CCGTATCTTTAACGACGCAACCCCAGGGGAACGCTTTTAAGGGAGTGTTCCCCAAGACCTTTATAACGTCAGACAAGAGCATGACGTATTCCTCACAGGCTACTTCCTGAGGAACCCGGTCGCTTTTCGAATCGCTTCACCATGGGAGATTGCCACAGCTATAGCATCGTACTCGTGTTCCGTCAGGGTGTGTTTATCAATGTCCTCGTTGTAGCTAATGTTGGTCATGGCAAGGATGCAATCTTTGATCACAACCTTTTTCATGGTGAACTTCCCTGACTTAGCTGGTTGGACAGCACGCTTAGCTTCGCCTGGAGTTACTCTATAGATGTCCCTTCCCGAATGTTCCTCTACCGCTTGGCGGATGAAGATCATCATCTCAGTCAAGGTCTCGAAACTCTGGACACGCCGAGGCATGAAGAACGGAGTTTCAACTGCAACCGCATGAGGGTTATGCCAATGCAGTTCTCGACGGACGCAGTCCCTTAGGGTGTTTTGTCTCGCCCATCTCGCCCCATGAGACACTACGGTCCCTTCGTGACGCGAGATGAGCTTTTCTGCCACGAACGTATCTTTCGCTACGACGTGATAGTGACCGAGCCTAAGGTCGAGAAGAACAATCACCATCCCCAACATGGACGAACCGTTATCGATCGCCATGATCCGGTAGATGTATGAATCGTCTTGGTACTTCATTTTCTCACCTTAGGCGGCTGCTTTAGACACCGCCGAGCAGCGACATTGTGATGGTTGGAATTTGACCCGTAGCCAACAGAGGCTGAACCGCACCTACCTCGAGGTTGAAGTCGAAGCCTTTGCTGTTGAAGATCAATTCGTAGTGGCCAGAGATGATCGCAGTGATCTGCGCACCGATGGCTTCCTTGAACGATACTGCACCGCTCGAGGTGTTGATGGAGACGTCTGCCATGACAGCGGTGCAGAAGCCGAACTCGGAGATGATGGCCATGCGGCGATCACCGAAGAGGATCTCGGCTACGTTGTACATCTCTGCGACGTCTTGCTCGGTGAACGGCATTGGTACGATGGCCGAAGTGGCCAGGTACTCGTTGCTGGTGGTGACAGCTTCGTTGTTCGGAATCGACGCCGGAGTTGGCGACAGGTTCTTCTCGGTGTAGACGTATTCTTCGATGTCTGGCTGACCGTCCACCATGGTCCGCTTGGTCATCTTCGGCACTACGCCGTCCATGCTCAGGCGCTTACCGTAGTAGGCGTAGTAGTTCAGGTTGTCAGGACCCGTGATGGTTTTACGCAAGCAGTACTTGCTGCGCTCGCCTGGACTCAGGTCGTCGTTGATCGGACGGAGGACGAACGGCAGGTGTTTGAACAGACCTGCGTCGCCCGAACTGTGGTCCAGGATGTCGGACAGTGGGATGTCGTTCGGTCCCATGGTGTAGGTGTGACCACCAATACCGATGGTGTAGAACTGAAGCGTAGGCCGCATGTTCGGTTGGAGCACGGCGCTCGCTTGAATGTCGAACTTCTGGTTCAACGTGGTGTTGTCGAATTTCTCGAACGCGGTGCCCAAGAAGTTGGATACCTGGAGATAGTTCGACAACTGCGTCGGGACGATCTTTTGCATGGGGCGGCCTTTATGGTCAGAAAGAAATACAGTTCATACGATAGCGCAGGGATTACTGGTCTTGGATCGGGAGATTATCGATCCTTTCACGACGCAGCCACGAGTCACGGTTGTAGTACCCGATAACCCATTGACCGCGGATGTTCGAGCAGTGATCATCGGAGAATTGAACGATCAAGATGTTGGACACCTTTGGATCGTTAATGTAAACCTCACCCGTGTTCAAACCGTTGTAAACCACCTTTGTACCGTAGAGGTTGAAGGGGTTCTGGTTCTGCGTGAATACCCAGTCGTCGCCAGTGATGGCCTTTGCCGTGTCCACAATCCACTTGTCCACCAGATCGCCCGGCTTGAGGTTCTTCATGACGTAGTCATGGTCCACAAAGCGGTTGTTCGGGAGGATCATCTCAGCCGGCATCTTGTGATGCTCTTCAGGCCCCAGATACTTCAGGACTTGCAGAGTCGTCTTGATGTCGCGGTTGAGGAATTGGACGGCTTCCCGGATGTAGACGTGGATCTCGCCAACGTAGATCGGATGCTCTGGCTTCATCTTGATGATGAGGTTGTAAGCAATCGGTTGTACGAAGTCGGAACACGCGTCGGTTTCCAGGATGGAACCCATGTGCGTACGGAACAGTACTTCATTCAGACTCACCTCGACGAACTCCAGTGTCACGAGTTCTTTGTCAAGGTAGAGACCATACTGTTCGCTCAAAGCTTTCAGAATTACCTCATCCGAGTTGTCCACGCAGTAGATCACGAAGGGCACACTGATAAACTGATCCTGAATCACCGAACGCCGGTACACCAACTGCGCTGACTTACGCCAGCCGGAGGCAGGGGTCGGATGGACTTCGATACCGGTCAGGGTGTTGGCCGCTGGACGGACGTTGTTGTAGTCGTTCAGGTGTTGCACGTTGATCTGAGGAGCAGGCTCCGAGACCGGATACGGGAGACCGAACGTCACCTGCCATGGCTCGATGGCCGTCTGGTTGGTCATGTTCATGATGTCCAGCATCATTTGATTAGCGGGTTTGTTATACCGCAGCGGGCGGACGTACATGGTCACCTCTAGGCTTTCAGGATGGTCATCTGCCCGTACCACCTGAGCGAGTTAGGACCCGCTTTCAAGATGGCGTTCTCAGGCGTGAGGACCACGGATTCAAAGTCCGATTCATCGAAGACGATACCGGTGCGTTGCGTGATGGTTCTGGCCACGTCGTGACTGACCACCTCACCGAAGTAGTCCATGACGAATGGATTAGGGAACAAGTCAGCCAAGTTCAAGCGTTTGACCGTGATGTCCCCGCTCCCTGTGAAGCGGTTGGCTTCAGAGTTACTGCGTTGAGGGATGGCTTTGAGGCGAACCACAAGGTCAGCCCCATTGCTGCTGATGACCTGGTCCAAACCAACGAACCGAGGGTTAAGCTGCGTGCCATGAACCTCGTTGAACGCAATCAGGAGCGCTTGGTACGGGGTGAATGTGAGGAGCTGGTCCAAGGAGAAGTTTGACATGATCAGTTAGCCTTATAGTCGATGGTCAACTCGCCCGTGTAGCGCAGGTTGTCGTCTTTGAAGGTGATCGTCAGCGTCTCCAGACTGCCCGAAGGGATCGATGGATAGGACTGTGCGTTGACATCCTGCACCGTGATCGGGAAGCCTGTCTGCAAGGCCACCTGTGCCACCATGTACGCCGTGGTTGGGATCGACGGACCGTTCACAAGGAACTGAGACCCGTTGGTGCTCCAGCCAAAGTCGTAGCGGGTGTAGACCAAGTCCACATCACCTAGGTAGTAACCATCGCCTGTGGCAGTGGCACGGATCTGGGTGTTGTCGTACCGGTAGCCCGAAATCTTGATCGGCTCACTGAATGAGGTCAGTGCAGGCTCCAGCGGATACGGCAGGGCGTTGTCAGCCTGCATCTGGTTCAACAGCCGTTCCTTAGGATCGTTGCTGAAGTACCCGACTTCACGGAAGCCCACCAAGGTGGTCTCTTTAATGACGTCGACCAACTGACGCTGCTTCGGCTTGATGGCAAACGCTGCTCCACCGTACAACAGGAACTGGCCCGGGGTGAACGTGATGGTCTGATTACCCACCAGTGTGACTGGTTGGTCCACCACTTGAGCTGAACGATCAAACAGACCATTGGAGGTCAGGTAGATGCGCATCAGTTCTGCGGTAGTGGTAGGCAAGTCAGCACGGATGGTGCCACCGAACCGTGCCTTCAAAGCCCCCATGGGGATACGGCGATACCGAATCGGTGTCTCGTCCTGATACGGCCAGAGCGAGACGTTGGCTTGATCCCGCACTACCTTGACTGGCGTGGTGGCATACTGAGCGTCTGTAGCATCCACAGTGACCTCACCGTGTTCAAAGCCAGACGAGTTAACGCCTTTCTTGAGCAGGGTGCTCAGGAGCTGTTCAAAGGCCTCCTGATCGGACACCTGGAGTGCAGTCAACGTCAACTGCGTACCATTAAGGGTTTGTGAAGGCATCGGTTTGTGTCCTGTCGAAAAGATCAGCAATTGGCTTGACTGGCAACGCTGGGAGTGTGACCACTTTACCGGTCAGGGTGGCCAAATCGACCTGTGGTTGAGTCACGACCCCGAAGAGAGTGCCCAACGCTACGCCGTGGTGCAGGAACTGGTTCAGTCCTGACAACTCGAACTCCAGACCGATGTCCACTTCCATGTCATGAGCCGAGTGCTGGTCCATGGTTTGAATGGTGACACCACTTACGTCAATCAACTGGTGCAGCTTAGCAGCGCCATGGAAGTCCATCGGCAAGGCCAAGGTAGCAGGCAGGCGCATGTCGTGAGAAGATTTACCACCGACGTTGTGCCAACGAATGTGCCCCCAGTCGAACATGACCACGGCGTCTTCGTTGATCTGTTGAATGTACTGCACGCTGTAAGAGGACAGTTGCGACATGATCCCCAGCATGGCTTTCTGGATCTGTTGCAACGTCATGGCAGTCCGCAACTTCAAGCCAGTGGCCTGGTTGATGACCGACAGCATGATGTCATCCAGTTCAGCCGGCGAGTAGCTCTCGAAGTTAAGGCCTCGAGTGCGCAACCATGCCGAATAGTTCTGACCATGGTCCATGTCCACTGGAACGTCAGCGTAGAAGCGGTTACACATCAACTGCATCTCAGCGTACGTCCACAGATCTTCCCGGAACACGTACAGGTCACGGTGCAACAGCATGCGCTGCTGGATCTGCTCACAGACAGCCAAGAACGCATCGACCGACACGTAGTTGGTGATGTCCACGTTGTCCTTTAAGGCTGCGTAGATGAACTTGTCCGAGACGTTTGCCTTGGTGGTCATCCCGCGCAGCTCTTCGAACTTCGGCAGTGGCATCCGGCGAACCCGTTTGGCCTTGATCTGTGGGATCTCGACCATGTCCACACCCAACCGCAGCATGTACAGGTACTGGTAGACGATGAACGCCTCTTTCATGGACAGCTTAAAGCTCTCTCCACCGTTTGGAAGCTGCAACGTGAGCACGGTCTTGTAGATACCGAGGTCAGCGAAGTAGATCCATTGGTTGAGCAGCACGTCAGCGAGGGTGTACGGCTCCGATTCCTTCATGTCGAGCACGTTGGACTCAAGAACCTTGGTGTCGACCTCTGCGTTGAGGCTACGAACAGCCGCAGCAGGGATGTATTCCTCGGCGTACTCCTCTTCACCGACGTTAGAACGTGCCAGAGTGCGCTGGAGGTCCAGCATCTGACGGGTGTTCTTCATGTCCAGGCCCAATGCCGACGGAATCCCGTTGATCGAGGTCCGCAAGTACTGCACTGCTGGGTCAAACGCCGTGACAATGTCCGCATCATTCTGCTGAAGGGTGTATTCAGCGACCGGGAAGTTGCGTTCGGTCATTACATTGCCGATCAACTCACGGAAGATCTCGTCTTTGCCGTTGTTGCGCATGATGTAACGAATGTTACGGTAGAAGTACAGGCGTTGGAACTCGTTCATCTGGCTGTAGTACTGATCCAGAGGACCAAACGAGGCCAAGTAACGACGAATGTGGTAACTGTGCACTTGAGGCGTGTGGCAGTTCTCACTGCGGATGCTTTTAATAGCACCCGGCATCGCCATGAACAGGATAGCCAAGCGTGCAGCCGTGAAAAGGCTGTTGTTGATGCGGTAATCGTCCTGCGCCCAGCGAACAAACGTGCCTGTGATCCACTCTTGCAGCTTCTGAATCAGGTTCGTCTCACGACCTTCAACCAACGAAGAGTCAAAATAGAGAATACTATGATCCGGCGCGGCAATTGCCGTGGCCATATCCACCGGGTTCAAAATCCCATGGATCAACATGTCCTGCTTGGGGTATTTGGTGATGAGTTCGTTGTAATAACGAGACCCGTACTGGTACTCCCGCCAAGTAGCGCGGTGGATGTCCATATTTTCACGTGTGAAGTCAATTTCTTCATGGGTATCCATGGAGGTGACTTTCATCAACGTATCGGTCGGGTGATACCGGCCGTTCAGGTTAAGGTAATACTTCCAAGTTTCAGGCGAGTCGTCCAGAACCTCTTTGTTGAGGACCGACAACCGACTATTGATCACTTGGCAAGTAGCCTCATCTTTCACCACAAGGGTGGCGGCCAGTTTGGTCACCGACTCGTGATAGATCTGATAAAGATTACTCATCGTTCGATTTCCAGACGGATATAAAGAGGTAAACATGACTGACGAAGTACGGCGGTTTACGAGATTTGCTGCGAACCGTTCTATTCCGAACGAGGTCAAGGCAGCCATCTCCAAACTCCAAGCCGACCCCCACGGAACTGGCAACCAACGCAAAAACATGCGGCTGCCCGATGGTCGTGTACTGGCTCATGTTGCCAATACGACCATCGGTAACATCCGGGATGCTCGCAACCTGTTCCAAGTCTTGCCGGACATGGACTATGCGCGGCAGATCCTGATTTCGGCAACGATCTCCCCCGGGGACTTGACGGACACCAAGGTTCTGTACAGCATCAAAGATACCTCCATGGACAGCAACCTGTCAGGGCCGCTTCTCAGGAAGGTCCAGGAGTTCTTTGATAATTCCTATAGGATTAGACCGCTGCTGCATCCGATGCTCAACGATGTATTGTTCGAGACCGGTAGCTACCCTGTCCTCATTATGCCGGAATCCTCGATTGACCGTATCATCAACTCCGACAACTACGGCGGAGTGTCGATGGAGTCTGCAATGCAGACGCTTGACGGTCACTTGCGGGAAGAGACGGACCAGAACGGCAATTATGTCCCTTGGGGCATTTTGGGTAACTCCAGCGCAGCCAAAGACAAGGTCGACAGCTACACTGGCGTGTCCTTCGAGAGCCTGACGTTCGGTGCTGACTCTCGTTCCGGTGCGTACAACCACGACATCCAGTTCAGCGGGATGAAGGTCAGCCTTGAGCAGTTGTTGGTTGACGTTGAGGAGAACAAGGAAGCCCGTCAGAAGCTGACTGAAGCCAGTGCCAAGGCGATCAAGCAGGTAGAGAGTAAAGGTTCGACCATTACTGTCTCTGACAACCTGACCATCCTCAAGCGTCCCATGGTTGTCGATGCCAAGCGCAAGATCGCTGTGCGTCGTATCTACGGCGGCAAGCTGCATCAGCGTGCTTCGCTTGAAAGCCGTGCTCAGCAGGGTGACAAGGATGCTCAGCGCAACTTGGCGGCTGTTGAACGCAGCATGTACCAGAAGCGTCGTTATGCTCACGTCCCAGTTCAGCCACTGTTGACTCATGAGCAGACCGGCACTGAGACCTACGGTCACCCGCTGGTCATGCACTTGCCTTCGGAGTCGGTGATCCCGATTCACGTACCAGGCAACCCGTCGGAGCACGTGGGCTACTACGTGATGCTCGACATCGACGGCAACCCGATCAACGTAGCGGATCAATCGTCGTACTACGATGACATCCGTTCGCAAATGAACAACGTCGACAGCTACGCTTCGCAGATCATTCAGCAAGCGCGTCGTGGGTTCGAGGGTTCGGGCGGTCTTCAGAATGAGATCGTTGACGAGCTGGGTAAAGTCTACTCCGACACTGTAGAACGTGATCTGTTGGCACGTCTGCGTAGCGGTGCGCTCTCGGGCAACTACGAGTTGGGCAAGACTGAGAACATCAACCGCATCATGTTCTCTCGCCACATGAAAGGCCAGAAGACTGTCATGCTGTTCGTTCCGCCGGAGATGATGACGTACATCGCCTTCGATTACAACGAGTTCGGCGTCGGTAAGTCTGTGCTGGAAGACGGTAAGATCCTTGGGTCGATCCGTGCCTCTATCATGCTGGCTAACACCCTGGCTACCCTCAACAACGCAGTCGGTGGCAAGACCGTTGAGATCGAGTTGGACCCTGAAGATGAAGATCCAGTGTCGACGGTGGAGTTCATGCTCTCCGAACACGCGAAGGTCAACAGTCAAGGCTTCAGCAAGATCATTGGTTCGACTCACCCACTGGGCTTGGCAGATCAGATCCAGAACCATGGCGTGAACGTGGTGGTCTCCGGTAACACCCGGTACCCTGAAACCAAGTTCAACGTCAACCAGCGCGAAGGGCAGAACAAGCCAGTCGATGCTGAGTTCGAAGAAACCATGCGTCGTCGTCACATCCAGATGTTCGGTCTCTCGCCGGAGGTCATGGAGGGTATCAACCAGTCGGACTTTGCGACCACGGTCGTGCAGAACAACCTGATGCTCCTCAAGCGTGTGATTCAGAGCCAGGAGAAGTTCGAGCCATTCCTGACGGACTTCGTGCGCCGTTACGTGTTGAACTCGGGTATCTTCCTGACCGAGATGCGTCAGCTCATCAGCGACAACAAGCAGTACCTGCCGGACCACATCAAGAGCGACCCGAACCTTCAGGACGAGATGCTTCAAGTCGATGCGTTCCTGTACGAGTTCATCGAAGCGCTCAGTGTTGGTTTGCCAGCACCGGAAGTGGGCGACATCAAGAAGTCCATGGAATCGTTCGACTCCTACTCCGAAGCACTGGACAAGGTCATCGACGCCTACATGAACGAAGAGATGTTTGCTGCGGATTCGTCCATCGGCATGGAAGAGCTGATTCCAAATGTCAAGGCTGTGGTCAAGGCCGAGTTCCAACGTCGCTGGCTGCGTCACAACAACGTCATGCCAGAACTCGATGTGTTCAACACTGTCTCGGAAGAAGAGGGCTCTCCAGTCTTCGATCTGCTTGAGGCCAGTGCAGAGCATCTCGACGGCTTGAACAACTCGATCTCTGAGTACGTCAAGAAAGTAGTGAAAGCTGCCAAACGTCGTGCGAAGGTATTGGGCAAGTTGACGACTGAGAAGTCTGATCTGGAAGAAGCGAAGAATGCTGCAACCGCGCCTGCTGATGGCGGTGATGGCATGGACGGTGGTCTGGGGGATGATCCTTCGTTGGATGCAGATCCTAACGCCGACCCGAACGCTGATCCATCTTTGGGCGGTGATGAGTTCGATATGGACGCTGATCCGAATGCAGACCCAGATGCTGATCCAGCAGCCGATCCAAACGCAGATCCAATGGCTGACCTTGATGCCGATCCTAATGCAGACCCGGCTGATGCAGATGCCTTGGCAGATCCAAACGCTGATCCTGCGGCTGAACTCGGTGATGACTCCGCTATTCAAGCGGCTGATGCCGACCCAGCAGCATTGGATGCACCGGTAGACGCTGAAGCAGCTCCAGATGCAGACCTTGATGCATTGGCCGATCCGGATGCTGAGCCAGCAGATCCTGACTTGGCGGCTGAGCCGACAGACCCGGTAGATCCTGAAGCGCCTGAGGCGTCCTTGGATGCACCAGACTTGGATGCTCCGGCTGATCCATCGCTTGACGTAGACCCAGATGCTCCTGTCCCAGATGCAGACGCACCGCTACCTGATGCCGATGCTCCACTGGGCGATGAGCCTGCGGTAGACGCACCTGTAGAACCCGTTGAAGGTGAAGAGACCGATGCTGATCTTCTGCCTCAAGCCGGTGATGTCGAGCCTGTACCTGACACCACCCTGGGTAACAACGGTCTGGAAGTAGGTGACCTGGCTGGTGCCGATGTAGCTGCCGCTGAGGTGGATGCAGAGAACCCAGAACTGGCGCCTGATGAACCTGCTGCTCCGGTAGAGCCTGTGGAAGAACCGACCGACCCTGTCGATCCGGTAGATCCAGAGGCGCCTGATGCAGCGCTGGAAGAAGAGCCTACTGACCCTATCGATCTTGATGCGGACCCAGTAGAGCCGGTCGATCCAGAAGCTCCAGTGGTAGAAGACGCTGATCCGATTGATCCAGATGCTGAACCTGTGGACCCCGTTGATCCTGACGTGGACCCACTCGAAGCAACTGATCCAGTCGACCCAGTTGATCCGGATGCAGATCCGGTAGACCCTGATGCCCCAGTGGATGATGTACCCCCTGTGGTTGAGGAAGAACCAACTGATCCAGCGGAACCTGCTGCTGAAGTAGATCCTGCTGAACCTGTAACCGATCCTGAGCCTCCTGTTGTTGAAGAGGAAGAGGAACCGGATGAGGATCAGAAGGAGAAGGACAAGAACCAACGTAAGGCTGATGCGGCTATCAAAGCGCTGAAGCTCCCTACTACGGGTTCTATCCTGGACAACCTGCCTGACAACCCAGCACCGAAGGTGTAACGGTATTAGCGAGGGGCCTTCGGGTCCCTCGTTATGCTGTTTGTATTTTATTCCGTTGTTGTCTCATCCTCTGAGTAATTTCGAAATGCTATAAAAAGCATTGTCGGAGTGTAGCGAAGACAATGCGCTAGCGGAGGAGCGAAGCGACGACTTCTCTTATGCTTTATAGTGAACTGGGGACCAAGATGATCAACATCAACATCGTAGCTGACTTCCTACTGCTCATCGCACTGCTCATCAGTATGGGATGCAGTGCGTGGGTAGATGGGTACGTCAAACAGAAGAACATTGAAGCCATCCGAGGAGCGGCTTGCTTTGCCTCCACCCTTCAAATGTTCCTGTGTACCATGCTCATTGCAAAGATCGGAGTGGCGTTGTTACACGGGGGTGTGCAATGAATTCCGTTGTATTGATCATCATGGGTGTCTTGGTGATCTTCAGTATGGCCGTGACTGTGCAGGTCCACGATAAGATCCAGTACACGAGCTACCGAGATCACATGCGGATCGTCTGGTGGTCTGGGTTTGCCCAGTTCATGGTGTTGATGTTCATCGTCTCGTGGTTGTTCATGCGGCATGTCCGAATAGTCAATGTAGGGTGGTGGTGATGAATTCATGGCTGGTGTTGTTTATCATGGTGATGTCGATAATGCTGTACTGTCACCTCAGCAGACTGGAGCGCAAGCTTGCCAAGAGCACGTACCTGTGGAATGAAGTGGGTGCTCTGCAAGGCTGCCGCATCGTGCTGGGCATCTTTGTCCTGATCACCTTCCTAGTGTTGGCAGATCGGTACGCGTACGACCTGTATCAACTGGGGAGCAAGTCATGAGCATGTCCGGTGTGTGGTTCATGGGTACTGCGGTAGGGATCGTGCTGTACATGATCCTGCTGCTGTTTGCTATGCGGTTCGTTCTGTTGCGCATCAGTGAAGAGAAGATCCAGTGGCGGCGTGGTTACTACAAGCTGCTGGGTGTGTCCAGTGTGGTCAACCTGGTCTTCTGTGGTGCGGTGGTGTTCGCACTGCTTCAAACACTCAAGCACATGGAGGGGTGGTGATGAGCCGTTCAGTCAAAGACGAGTTGGCACACATTGATGCTGAGATCGTCTACATCGACAAGGTCCTGTTAGCCATGCGTCAAGCGGCTGAGGAGATGCGTCGTACGTTGCACACGCCTCATCTGGATTACTGCAATGACTCCCACACGTTCATAAGTCGGCTAGAGCTGAAGAGAGACGGCCTCAGGGCACGCAGGCTCAAGGTAGAGATCTTTGAAGACATGCCTGAACGTCGTGCAGCCTTACGTCGTATCTGCGGTGCAGTACCCATTGTAGACGGTGAGCCTTAGGGCTCCCGTTTTATGCTGTTTCTCAATTCTACTCAACGAAATCTCAACCATACATAACTAACGTGTCAACGATCGTTGCGATGATTGTTAACGCCAGTCCTGTTGGGCGAAACCTGCTCAATGGTAAAAAAATACAAACCTAGGACATGATGTAGGAGAAGGTACCAGTCTCCGGAGATAGATCAGGCGCGCGGATCGGCAATAGCCACCGCCCCTGACTATCTGCTATGCCGTCGCACCAAAATCGTTCCTCTATAGACACTATGGGAAAACCATCATGGTAGTAACCGTAGCTCCACAACGTCGTAGTAGTGATCTGATTATCGACTCAGCGTATGACGATCATTTGAAAGAATTAGAAGTCAGAAACCCAGCAGCGCTCTCCCTTGTCAGGCGACTGCTGAGAGACTCCGCTGTCTTTCCAATGCCCGTGCCAGCACGACATAGCGAACCGATTCGCCTTTCGTAACACCCTAACCCGATAGAGAGCGTTAATGCTGTCTCCCTTAAACGACACCCTTTCGTCACCGGCCATGTTGCTGGTCTACACCCCATCCCCTAAAAGAGGGTGATGGGGTGTAGGGGTGTTTATGTCATTTAACCAGGAGTTGTAATGTCCCACGCGTATCTGTACACCGACACTGAATCTAACAGCGGAGGCGGTAAGCTTCTGTCTGCTGCAATGGTCAGTAACCAAGGACATCGGTGGTACGAGGCTGTCCATCTTCCAGAGGACGTTCGTCTGGAGTACTGGCCTCGTCAACACGTGATCCCGGTCTTGGGTAAACCTCAGATCACTCGGGAAGCGATGCTCGAATCTCTGGTCAAGTTCCTTTGCCAGTTCGATGCTGTAACACTGGTGATCGACAACAACTCCGATGCCAATCACTTCGCACGCCTGTTCGAAGATGCAAAAGCCCCGGTACTGATCGACATGTTGTTTGTTCGCCCCCTCGTTGGTGTCAAGCACATCTCCAAAGTCCCCCACAACGCCCTCAGCGATGCTTACGGCTTGATGGAGGCGGTACTGGGGTCAACGGTGGTCGATCATCGTGGCGTCTCACCACGGGCTGTCTATGGGCGACTTGAGGTGCGGCACATTGGCCTCAATGTCATCAACAGTGAGTTCCGTGTCATTGATACGGATGCGCAGGGTGACATCATAGTTGAAGTCTTCCCTGTGAAGTCCTCTAACCGCAAGACTGTCGATCGTTGGACTGACAGTTACAACCACGCGATCGGTAACATCATCCTTACCATCCCAGCATAACCACCCAGGAGTATCACCATGCAGAAGCCAGAAGCAATCACCACTCGTGTTGACCTCGTCGCCCAACCACCGTTCAAGAAACAGCCTCCGTCACTTCCTCGTATTAACTACGGCCAGACCCTGTACACGCTACATGTGCAGTTTGAATGGCAAGGTCACTCTGTGCGCTTTATTGGTTACCTGTCGCCAGGTACTCAGTTCACCACCCATCACAAACTCGATCCAGTCATTAACCTGATCCTGACCCGCCTGATCGTCAATGACAAGGACGGGAAATTCATCGAGGGCTTCAATGAAGATGCCCCGCTGATGAAAGCCTGGAAAGGTGACAAGCTGGTATCCGTCGGTCAGATGTGTGATGAGCTGGGCATCAATGACAACCACATCAACGTCTACCTACAACCAGGCAACCTCGCCGGCTGGGGCATGAGCAAGGACTATGAGGACACCCCAGAACACAACGCTCTGGTTGAACTGCATGAGCAGGTAATCCCTCTCATGTTCAAATGCGGTCTGGGTGCTGTGAAGCTGCGTTGTGAAGACGGTCAGGTGGCGTTGTTGGACATGTACCCGCTGGGTCTGTCTCAAGGCGACCCGTCTGGGTTCTGTAAAGCCATGGTGAAGCTGGCACGTGGTCGTAACCTCATCATCCGTGCCCATGGTGCGGGTGGCTCGACCTTCACGTTGAACGAAGGCGAAAGCATGATCGTACAGACGTTCGCATCCTTCGCGATGTGACATAAAGGCCTAGGGGTAATTCCCTAGGCTTCTTTTTTCTTTGTATAAATGCGATTCGAATTTATTTCAACAATACATTGTAGTGGTGAGTAGGGAGAATAATCTAACTACCAATACTAACCTTGTAGGAGAAACACCATGGAAGCTAAACAAATCGCTGTTGCTGTTGCCGGTACCGCTGCTGTTGCAGGTCTGGGCTGGTTGGCAAAACGCGCTATCTCGAAGATGACCGTCAAGAAGGCCATCACTCCTGAAGTCGTAGCGACTGCCAAGAATGCCGCTGAACTGTCTCGCATCAATGCGAACAACGAACTGATCAACTCCCTGAAAGCCAAGTCTGGCCGTGGTCCTGGTGACCGCAGCCCGCTGGAAGCTTCGTTCGATCACGTCTATGCCAACATCGACACCCTGCTGGATTTCGATCCACGCTGGAAGAATGGCACCGGTTACTTCAACGGTGCTCAGACTGTCGGCCTGGCAAATGGCAACATGGCTAAAGCGACTGCCGACTGTGGCCGTCGTTTGATCATGATCGGTACTGAGTTCGGTACCGCTGTGTTCTTCGAACGCTTCACCCTGGGTCATGGTCCATTCGTAGTGGTCCACAACTCGGCTACTCAGTACCGTGACCAACTGCCAAACGGCAGCCTGTCGGTTGAGCAGTTCAAGGACTTCATCACCGCAATGCAGAAGTAAGGAGCGTTCATGAAGAACATTCTGGTCAGCGTAGTAACCATCATCGCCATCAAGGTGGCAGTGGATGTCTACAGCACTTCTAAGTTCCGTCAGAAGCTGCTGAACCGTAACCGTTAACCAAGCGGGGGTGGCGACACCCCCAGCTAACCCAGGAGTTTCACCATGCGTAATTTCATCGTTGCACTCGTTGTCGTTGTAACTGTTAAAGTGGTTGCTCGTGCAGCCATTGAACACGTCGCCCGCAAGTGCTTCGAAACCCAAGCACCGAATAGTTGAATCAGTCTGAAGGCTCTTGATGAGAGTCTTCACATGATCCAATTACCTACCCAGTATCACAGGAGATACACCATGAAAGTCTTCACTTACAACCCTACCGCCGCTTGCATCGCTCTGTCCCGCATTGGTAAAGTCCGCGGTCTGACCGTGGAGTTCAACAGCGGTAGCGACGTCAGCTTCTCCCGTTGTGGCAATGGCTACAAGCTGAACCGCATCCGTGACAACTACAGCATGAGCCTCATCATGTTCACCAGCACGGTGGACGAGTTGAGCCATGAAGAAAACGTCATGCTGGTTGCAGCAATGATGTTGCTGAACATCACTTCGGTGAAAGTGGGTTCTGAAGTAATCACCCTGGGTGCTCCTGCGAGCATCATCCACACGGTGATCATCGACGCTCCACAACCTCAGCCGGTGCGTCATGCATCGAACTGGGACACTGCTGAAGAGTTCGCTGTCAGCGGTCACCGCATCAAGTCCACCCCAACCTACAGCCGGCCTGTAGAACCCATCCGTCTGCCTACCACCAAGAAAGGGTGGTTCGCGCTGGGTGTTGCAACTGTAATCATCGGTGTAGCCACTGCTGCTGCCGCAGCCGCTGCTGACCGTTAATCTAACCGCTACTCAGGAGTAGAACCATGTCTCAAGTATTGACCGTAAACCAGATCCGCATCCAAATCGCTGTCCGTACTGCTTGGGAAGACAAGCTGCACGGTGGCGTGTCCAAATGCATGCAGCAGATCGCTGCTAGCTTTGGTCGTAAGATCCATGGTGAATCGGACCTGTCGTTCCGCACCCGTGCCATTGGCGAGATCGTCAAGCGCATGAACGTGGAAGGTGTTCCGAAGGATGCCAAGAAGGCGCTCTATGCGTTGGACGTCTGCGACAAGCTCCCACAGGAAGTCATCGGCAACAAGCTGGTGGGCATCCCGTTCAACAGCGATGAGATGGCCATGAAGTTGGCTGACATCGCGTGGGAAGAAGGCGCTAAGCACGGCCTCGAAGTAATGACCTACTAAGGATACCGCCATGTGCAATAAATGCCGTCCTCCCGTTACCCGAGCTTACTTCATCGACGACAAGGGTGTCGAACGCGACGCCCGCGAGATCAGCCAGATCATCGATGAAGTCTTCTTCCCGCCTCCGACCCCTGAGCAAGCGAAAGCTGCCCAGGAGTACTTCGAGGCGGTGGAGAAACAACCCACTGAAAACATCACGGTCATCGACATCCCTCCTTCGAAAGGACCGTGGCCGTTCGATTAACACCCACAGAAAAGAGCCTTCGGGTTCTTTTCTTTTTCACCATTTAGGAGTTACACCATGTTGATCAAGAAACCTGTCTTTCCAAGTGTCCGTGATGCTGCCTCTGCTGTAAGTTCATTGGCGATCGCTCCCTACTCCGACGATGAAGTTCGTCGGGAGTATGTCAACCGTCTGGAAGAGTTCCAAGTCAAAGGCGCTGACTGGGAAACTCCCTTCGTCTGCCTGTGGGGTGAAGGCGACTTCTTCTTCCTCTACATCGAGAGTCGGGACCTCACCACCGGCAAAGAGACCTACGTCATCGTTGACGGATGTTCTTACATCGACCCCACCATCAACAAGTATCACGATGACATGTTGCAGTTGATCCAACGCTGCATGCTGGTAGGGTACATCCCAGTCGTCTTGATGCAAGCCATGTACGACTACGGTCGATGTGAAGAGGAGATGTTCAGCGATTTCATGAACATCTTCGGTGAGTTGGTCGACCACGTGGAAGACATCCTTGAAATGTTTGAGGTGAAGGATGAAGCCTGAACGCCTAGTGATTGAGTGCCGGCATAACGAAATCGGTCTCGAAGAACGCCTCCTCATGAAACACGCTGAGGCCCACGATATCCCAGTGAAGATCTATTACGAGAAACACATGGCCCGTAACCAGATCCCACTGTCATCTACTGATCTGGTAGCGGGGAGCGTCCCTTTCATCAAACATGCACTGCGTCAGTTCGGAAAGGAATTGCCTCCTGAGGATTCCTACCCCGAATGCTTGCACCATCACCTGCACCGAAAGGTTGCAAAGATGGACACCTTGCGAGATGCAAAGAACCTGATCGACGATGTCGGTTCGCACTTTGTCAAACCCGTCGCCCTGAAACGTTTCACAGGCTTTGTCACCTGTGACTCCATGGACCCTCGGTTCAATGGAGCGTCGGATAAAATGCCAGTGTGGGTGGGTAAGGTCGTAGAGTTCGTCAGCGAGTGGCGATGCTACGTGGCTAACGGTTGCTTGCTGGACATTCGCTTTGCGGACCACGGCGGGGATCGGAACATCAAACCCAACCGTGGCATCATCCTCGATGCGGTGCGTGACCTGACGGAGTGTGCTGCTCCTGCCGGTTACGCGGTTGACTTCGGTGTACTCTCCACAGGACAGACTGCGTTGGTTGAACTCAACGACGGTTTCTCCATCGGGGCGTACGACGGAATCGAACCAGGCCTCTACTGGGAAGTCATTCAAGCGCGCTGGCAAGAGTTGATCAGCTAAACGGCATAAGAGGGAGCCCTAGGGCTCCCTCTCACGTCTTTCTTTTTTCTTTGTTACGCTACCCGAAGGTTGTTCGGGTGCAGGCCGTCAACGTACTTCTGAGCAACCTTTGCCGCAGCTTCGGCTTTGGTGATCAGACCATCACGGTTGGCATCGAGGCCTTTGTTCTGGAGGTACGCCTTGGACTTGGTGTTCGCTTCACTGAACAGCACGTAGTCTTCAGGTTTACCCACAGCAGTCGGGAGCAGGATGCGCATGTAGATGTCGCTGAGGGTCTTCAGCTTGCCGGTGTACGGCTTGAAGAAGTTGTAGACGTAGTCGAGTTGTTGCTCGGCCGACATCTTCAGCAGCGAAGGGATCGAGGTGCCCGAGTCCTTAGCCGCCGCAGCACCGAACTGGATGAGACCGTAGTACGGAGCACCAGCACCATTCTGGATGGTGGGGCTGAAGCCGCTCTCGAACGCCATGCAGGCCATCAGCGTATCGGTACCGTCCCACGGCAGACCCAGATCAGTCGCGATCTTGTTGGTCTTGCGCAGGAACTCATCAGAGACCTTGGCAGACCACGCAGGAGCCTTGCAGTAGGCAAACAGCAAGCCATTGATACCATCGGCAGCCGTAGACGGCTTCGACATGTTCACGGCCTTACGGCGAGCGTTCAGGAAAGCACCGTGAGAGGCACCACCCCACAGACCGTCGATGATGCCAGTGTAGAAACCCAGTGCTTTGAGGTTGCGCTGGAGTTCCTTCAGTTGTTCTTTAGTTGCCGCCATTGTTGAGACCTTCCAGGTAGGTTTGCATGGCCGGGTAACAATCCCGGAGTTTAGCAAATGGGTAGTCGCTCATCTGAGCCATCTCCATTTGTTCTTCTTGGCCGGACACACGCCAGTCGAACCGCAGGCCTTCTTGCACCTTCGCCAGAGGGCCATTGGCAGACGCCTCGAACTTGGTGATGTGAACTGCGTTGGCGTAATCCCACGCAGACTTCTGCAACAGGCGCCAGGCTTTCGCGCTGGTGATCTGCTCAGCCGCTTCTTGAGAGAAGGACAGGAGCGTCATCGGTTCAGCCAGCACCTTGCTGTTCAGGAAGTCGTTGATGATCGCATCTTCCAAGTACAGCAGCTTAGGCGTCACCGACGTCTTCATGCGGAAGTACAGCTTGGTCACGCCCGGACGATTACGCGGGATGTACGGATATGCTTCACCGCCTTGATGAGGAGCCAGCGTGTTCTCAGGCCACCACTCAATGGCGTAACCCACGATGGCGTACTGAAGATCGCTCAGATAGTTGAAGACCGTGGCTTCTTTGATGCGGCAGTTAGCCCGCAAAGCGACACCGGCGTTGTCGATCAGTCGCATGGTGCGGAAGTGACCGCGATCAGCGCCTTCGTAAAGAGGTTGTTCGTCAGCCATGATTACGCCTTGAAGTGGAAGTCGTTGATAAGGGACAGACGCATGTCGGCCGGGTTGGCTTCTACGCTGTGTTGGATGTAGCTTGGCATGAGCCACAGGTCACCGGCCTTCGGAGCGACGTAATGCTCACCGAAGTGCTTGTCCCGTACAGGGCGTGGGTAGCCACGAGAAGCATTGAAGCGCGGGTCTGTCAGAGACATGCCAGCCTTCGAATCTTCAGGGTAGTACACACTGGTCAGGCAGCTATTGCCGTGCAGGTGAGAACCCAACGCTTCGCCGTTCTCGAACGACTTGCCGAACGTGTCGATGGTGATCTCTTTCGGCTCTACACCGAAGCACCGACGGATGTACTCTTCAGCAATCGGTCGAAGGATCTCATCACGGAAGTGAGCCAAGGCAGGGAACTGCTCAGGCGTCACGTCCAGAGGAGTCTGGCTGCTACGAGGGCACAAGCAATGAAGCATGTGGATCTCGTTAGCGAGTTCGTCGTTGTCAACCCGATCCAACAGGTTGAGTTGAGCGATCTCGATCTTCCAAGGTTGGATGATGTTCATTATCGAGCCTTCTATAAGTTTCGAGTGACGTAGTACTCGTGCAGCAGGGACAGTCTGATGTCCTCCGTCACATGAGGGACACTGTGTTGGATATAGCTGGGGAAGATGAAGATGTCCCCTGCCCGTGGCGAAATACTGAAGTTGCCAAAGTGGGCTTGTCGCATAGGTTTTGGGTATCCGCGGCATGCATTGCCTCGTGGGTCGAACATGGTCATGCCATTGTCCGAGTTGCACGGGTAGCAGATCGCAGACACCACAGAGCCTGGATGGTAATGCGGGTACAGTCCTTCACCCGGCTCAATCCACTTGCCATTGGTCTCGACGTAGAAGTCTTCCAAGGTCGTGTCGAAGCAGCGCTTGGCAAACCTCTGAATCAGAGGGGTGATGAGGTTGTCTCGCATGTCCATCGTGACAGGGAAGTTCTCAGCGTTGATCTTCTCCTGAGAATTGGCTTCCCCTTGCGTCATGGAGTACATCATGAAGACCTCGTTTGCAAAGGTCTCCATGTCGAACTGATCCCTGACGTTGATGCGAGCGATTTCAGTCTTCCAGGGTTGAATGATTTCCACACTAGCCTCCAAGAACGGATTGAACCCCTTCCTCCGTGCACTCGAGCAGGCAGTACTCGACTGTCTGTGGTGCCCAGCCCGATTCAATCCAGTTGGGGATCTGTTGCAACCCAACCAAGATAGCGTCGTAGGTGTCTGGGTCTTCGTCGTACGGCACGAAGAAAGGGTCTTGACCTAAGAACAGGTCTTCATCACGCAAGGAGTCGTAGATGCTGATCCCATAGAGTTCAAACAGCTTGAACGCATAGATGATCGCTACCGAATACGACTTGGCTGGGTAGAACAACGGGAACGTCGCTTCACGGAAGTAATGCAACGCGTTGTTCACCAGCTCTTCTGACTCGACGATCTCCATGTTGGCAAATGCGTCGGGGTGATCAGTCACCATCTCGTTGTAGAGGCGCTGAAAGTCTTTATACGGGTGTTGTGTATTCATAGTTACTCACAAACGAGATTCGCAGCTCGTCATTTGGGGATTGTTCGACGTGATGCAGTAAGTGAGCCGGTAAGAAAACCAACCGACCCTCCTTAGGCACGACATTCTGGAACTTTCCGTCCGGCAGATGGATGACCAACTCACCTTCAGCGTCGGTCAGGTACAGCACTGACGTGAACGCATGGGGCAGGTGATCATGAGGTGTCAGGCCAGCCGCTCCGATGTGGAAGTGGTTGGCACAGATGGTGATCGTGTCGTCACCGAGAAGCTTCTTGATCATAGGCAGGATCGTTTCGATTGCCCACTCATTGACTTCAGGGGTTTCGATGAAGGCTTTGTTGACCTCACAGAACGCTTGGTCGATCATCCACTCAGGAATCACGACCGGCTCAGTGAACACAGTGATAAACCACTTATCGTCAATCATACTGGCAGGTCCCAACGGTTCTTCATGTCGACAAGGCAGTCGCTGCTGCACAGGTGTGCCATGATGGCTTGAACATCACCGCGAGCACAGCGGTCCAGATGCATGCAATCGCTGCACGGCTGGTTGTTGCTGTTGTTCACCAACTGCTCCATGTACTGGTCTTCCTCAAACTGCTCGATGGTCGTGTTGCACCACGGCTTTGGAACGACGAAGTCATGATGGAAGATCGGGAACTTCTCGATCAGGGTCGGCGTGTAGTACAACTTTCCTGAACGGTACGTGGCCTCCAGAGAGTCCGCCAGAGGCTTGATCAGGTACCTGGTGAACTCGGTGTCCTTGCAATCGTGAATCACGTCACAGAACTTACCAAAGGCCCTCAGGAAGGCAGAACGGTTGAGCAGGTCGTCGAACCCTTTGCGCACATGAGGGAACACGTACTCCACCAAGCGTTTGACCCCAAAGTCCAGCTGATGGATGTCACGATTGGTCTCGACACTGAACTGGTCAATGGAGTCACCCGTCATGTTCACGGTCAAGTAAAGCAACTCGAACTTCACATCCGGCAAGTGGTCAATGATGAACTGCACACGGCGGTTGATCAGGTCCTGATGCTTGGGGTTGTACGTGCTCTTGAGCGGGAACGGTGTAGCGATGGTGAAGGATTTACCCTTCATCAAGAAGTTGACCTTCTCACACAGCTCTTCCAACCCGTCGTCCGTCAACAGAGCCAACGGCAGCACCATCGAATCGTAGCGCTGAGCCAGTTGGAAGATCAACGGATGGTCAAGGATGTCCACACCTGCCTTGGAGGCAATGACGTCCACCGGCCCGACAGTGAACTCTCGCAGGCGATAGCCAGCAGCTTTCATGTCATCGACCATGTCCAACAGTTCTCGACGGTCTTTGTTGAAGGGACCTGGATCAAAGTCCTTGTCCACCATGCAACCGACGCATTGGAACTTACAGCCTTGCAGAATCTCAAGCGTTAGGTTGAACGCTCTGCTCTGAATCATTGTCGACATACTGCAACCCCACGAGGCATTCACGGATTTGCATCCGTTCCATGATGTTGATGATCCCTTTTTCGCTGCAACTACTCATGTAGACGCAACTCATGCACGGAGTGTCCTTCAGATACTCCATAGCGCGCTCCATGGCCTTCTGACGCGTGTTCAGAAGGTTATCCATAGACCAGGGGCGAGGAACGACGAACTCGTCCTCAAGGAACGGACAGTCGTCTTTAAGGAAAGGCACCCAATACAGCTTGCCTGCCGTGTACAACAGGTTGACCATCGTCCCGGTGTGGTAACAAAGGTCAGGATTGCGACGACGTTCATCCGTGCCATTCAGTCCTGAGTAGAACTGCGTGATGCGGTGAGACATCCGGGTGATCCGCTGAGCGGTCATCAGGTCTTTGACCTTGAGACGACCATAGGGGATGTTCAAGATGTCGTCCTTGTCCACCGGGAAGTCCACAGCGAACCCATTCTTCATCAAGTCATCGAAGTCTTCACCCACCGTCTCGTGAGTGCAGTTGACCACGAAGCCTGCCTCGTTCAAGTAAGCGACCTTCAGGTGCTCTTTGACGAACGCAAGCTTCTCACTGATCATGTCCCCGAACTTCTCGCTCTTGAAGAAGTGCGGAGCCGCAGGCATCAGGAAGCGAACGGCCTTACCCGGAATGGCTTGGTCGATCTCTTCGCACATGGTCTTGTACTTGTCCATGTCCTTCTCGAGGAAGGCAGCATTGAACGTGACCTGATGAAACCACTGAGCCATTTCTTGAAAGACCGGATGGGTCATGACGTCAGAGGTGTTATCAGAAGACATGTAGTCAGTGGGACCGATCCCCATGTCAAACGCAACATACCCTGCATCAACCATCTCTTTGATCATGATTGCCAACTGAGGGATGTCATCGACGTCTCCCCCCAACTGTTTATCAATCATGCAACCTGAACAATGGTGTTGACACCCTCGGAAGATGTCGAGGGTGATCTCCAATCGCTGCCGATGCTCTACGTGTTTAAGTTCCATGCTCCACCCACTTTAACAAGAGACCCCGGAACCCGTTACAGGAGTTCTCAAGGGTTGTGACTTCCCGCAAGTGCTCAGAGAGGCACCCGCCGTGGAACGTACACGATGCACAGAACGGATTGTCCGCTACTCGCTCATACTCTTTCCCGCACCAGTCGAGGTATCCTTCGATGCCGTCTACTGTCAGGAAGAACTCGCGGTCATTCTTGTCAAACTCCAGTACGGCGTAATCGCCGGTTGGAGTGATGTAGATGTGGTCATCAGAGAAAGCATTGCGGCTACCGTCTACCGCTTCCTTGACCTGAGTCTCGTTCTCGAAATAGAAGTTACGTTCGGGGTGTTTGATGACAGCCCAGACGAACTCTTCGAATTCCTTAAACGACACGTCCTGATCGTTGGCTTGGTTAGAACTGTACGGTTTGATCTCACAGCCTTTCAGATGTGGGAACCCGTTCATGGTCTGCACGTATTCGTCTGGGGTCACCAGATCCAAGAACGTACGGCCGGCCAACGTCAGGATGTTGAACTTGTTGCTGAGTTGGAAGATGTTCTGCAACACCTGGTCGTGCTTCTCACGAGCCCCGAAGTCATACGACACCGAGATGTCGAACGCTGGGTCATGAGCGATGTCCGGTACATGCGACAGGTTGGTGACGACCACGATGTCATCAATGCCCCGCATGTGCAGGATGTCTTTGATGTCCATCAGGTACTGCTGAGGCAACAGGAAGACTTCCCCACCGTAGATGTCGATGTGACCGATCTCGAAGTGCTCCAGCAGTTCGTCGATGCGTTGTTCAAAGACGTCCAGCGGGATGAACTGCTTGTCGCTCAACTGTTGCTCGGTGAGGTAACAGAAGTCACACCGGAAGTTGCAGTAGTACCACGGGTTCAGCGAGACGTTGATTCTTGACTTAGGCATTTGTAGAAATCTCGTTGATAAGGGCTCAGTTTAAGACCCCGGGAATCACTGACCACGTCGAGGAAGTCATCAACGCTTTCAACGCAGCGCTTGAGGACGATCTTCTTCAAGACCTCAGGGATCTGAAGCTTGACTTCATGACCGGGTGGAAAGAACGCCATTTGATCCAAGATAGGAAAGGACATGTCAACCTCGTGCAATCAAGGGAAGGGATTCATCTTCGTACGGCGTCGGCTCTAGGTGAGCGGACATGCCATTGATTTCGATGATCTGGGCAGCTTGACTCTTCATCTTGCGACAGTGCTGTTCAGTCAGCCCCATGCGCTTGGTGTCAGAGATCGTCTTCCGACACCCATTACAGATGTTGAACATCGGACAGATGTAGCACGAGTCTTTCATGCTTTGCAGTTCCGGCTGGTTCTGCAATGGATAGACCATCCCACCGTCCATCTCGGTTTTGAAGTCGATCGGGTACGCCCCGTCATCTGCAAAAGAACCACAGGAGAAGTAACCACCACCCGGTTGCAGTGTACGGATGCCCGAATCACACTCACGCGCCAATGGACAGGTCGTGTGCTGATGCTTGAGCTTCTTCGCCATCTGCTTGGTGTTGTATTCCCACTCCATCAAGCCGGCGTTGTAGATCTCGATGTAGTGGCCGTAGATGTCAGCCTGCGTAAAGAAGTTGTCGATACTGCCCATGGCAATCCCTTTCTTCACAACCACGGGGCCCGAAGCGACCACATGGTTGATCTTGGCTTCGACGTCCATCTTCTGAGCCAGACGCACCGTATCAAGGACTGTGTGTTCATTGTCCTTGTCGATCACCGCAATGAAACCCGGGCGGTAACCGATGCGCTCCAGGAACATGTCTGAGACGTTCCAGAAGTCCTCTTCGCTGAAGACTGTACCATCGCCCTTCAAACGCTTGTCGCCGTACTGGAAGGACGTTGTGACGCCCAGACGGGGGTGTTTGAGCAACTCCTCCCATAACTCTGGCTTCTTGTAGAACGGCCACAGGTTAGAGGTGAAACTAATGCTGGCCTCACTGCCATGCTTGTCGAGGATCTCGATCAGCTTCCAGTAGTACTCTGGAGGCATCATCAGAGGATCACCGCCGTTGATGATGATCGTGTGCGTGTGGAACCGCTGGATGAACTCCTCGATCTGGGCCAACTCAACAATGTCGGTGGCGTCTTCAGAGAGATGAGTGCTCGAGCAGAACGTGCACTTGAAGTTACAGTTGACGGTCGGTTTGACGATCAGGTCCATCGGGCTTTTCCTTATCAGCAGGCTGTACGGTCCATTGACCGAGGTAGTCACGACGGAACTGTTCGTTCTCTGGACTGTTCGCTTCTCTTAACTTCTTCAACAGCCAATCGCTATCACCGAGCGTACGTGGAAAACGAGGCACAAGTGGTTTACGGCGACGTATTGGCAGAATGGAATCGGTCATGGAATTATCTCGCTCGTTGTTCGTTAAGAAGGTCTCTCCAATGCGGCTCACCTACAGGGGATTTCCGAGGAGCAGGTTTAGGTCCGCATTCAAGGTACATCTCAAGACGTCTTAACGGACTTGCCATCTTGAAGCGCAGGTAGCGTTCCTGTATAGGAGTCCAACACTTAGCCATGGTTAACCCTCCAGATATATTCATAGGAATGATCCAGTAAAGTTTTAAATAGGGTTCGTCTCCTATAGCCAATAAAGGAGTGTTTCATGAAGCGTATCAATGTCGTAGTGGCCTCCCATGCCATGAACAATTGGGATGTACTGAGTCAAGGGATGTCACTGGATAACGGTAACTACGAGGTCTACTTCCACCGTGATCCACAGATGAGCATCAACGGTGGACATGCCCGCTTCAACTTCGACGTGGTCGTCAATGACGGCTCCTTGAAGATCGACGGCATGGACATGCAGAACCTGCTCCCTCCCCGTCGGATGCACACCATCAAGCGGTACAACAAGGTCGAGCAACAACTGCGTCTCTTGGCTGCGGTGGAACTGAACAGCGATGAAGAAAACGAACACCTGTTCAAGAACTTCTATCCGCTGACGATGCATCACAACCCACAACTGCACGGCTTCAGTCAATTGGTGAACCCGGACAACCGCGTCGTGGTCAAGCCGCTGGACGGGGCTCGTGGTATTGGTCAGTTCCTCATTGACCCGGACAAGATTCCATTGACTGCTGTGGTGGACGTTCTTGATGGCCTAAAGACAGGCCGTACTCAACTGGCTGACGTCTTGCCTGAGCTGCATAAGTACGACCCGTCGTTCAAGTATGCAACCTCTGCTGAGAAGTTCGAGAACGAAGGTCTGACAGCCATCCAGTCTCAGGGCTTCTGCATTCAGGACTATGTACCCGGCATCAAGTTAGAATACCGTCTCCTGACAGGTCAAGGCGGTGAGATCGCGTACTGCCAACGTCGCAACATCCGTGACAAGGACAACACCGGTCTGGCTCAAGCCACGGGCTCTGAAACCAACAGCGCCAAGGGTAACGACATCTGCGCTATCAATGACGTACTGGGCGGCGCTGATCTTGAAGGCCTGCGTGAACTGGTACTGACGGTGATTGGTCCATTGTCGTCAGTGGATCTGTTTATCACCGAAGATGAGAAGTGGGGCATCTTCGAATACTGCAACCAGTTTGGTATGAAGGGCGTCCCAATCGGCCTCGCTCAAGCGCTGCACTCTGAACTGCTGCTGAACCTTATCAAGAAGGCCGGCCTGTAAAGCGAACATAGGGCAGGGGCATCAGCCCCTGCCTTTATGCCGTGTCACAAGATTTCGTCGAACATGGTCTTGATGCTGCACACCTTGGACTTCTCACCCAAGACAGTGTCATGGAGGAAGCACCGCAAGCCACACCGGGTGTAGTACTCACAGGAGAAGCACTCGTAATGTTCCACGAACGCAATCTCTGCTTCGTCCTTAGCCCGCAAGCCTTCAGCCTCATCCAAGATCGCACCCTTGCCTGCCTCAGACCAACAAGTACTGACAACGCCGTCCTTGTTGATGATCTTGGTAGAACGGCACGTGGTCTCATTGATCACGTTAGCCTTCCAGTCCTTGATCGGGTAGGAGTTGGGGTACTTCTTGTTCAGGTGCAGGTACAAGGCGCTGATCAACTCTTCATCCGGCTGAATGTACTCGTACATCTGGCTAGGGATGTAGTGATCGAAGTACACGTCGAACTGCTCACAGAGCCAAGCCACTTCCCGACCTTCCCGGCCCGCAAGGAAGGACTCGATGTTCTGCTTGGTGATCACCACGTTGACCGTTTCAACCAGAGGAGCAACTTCTTCAAGCACTTCGAAGAAGCGAATACGCTGCATCTCATTGAACCGCCCAGCAGGATCATACGACGTAGCCAGAACGACTTTACCATACGGTCTCAGCATGTGGATCAAACGAGCCACTCGCCAGACATCCTTGAAGATCAAGTTCGTCCCCCAGACCAATTTGGCATGAGGGAAGTTCTCGAGCAGCATTCTGCCAATCGTCAGGTAGTAACCGAACATCCAGTCCGGTACATCGTCCATGAACAGTTCACCACCGGTGATGTTGATCACGATCTCCGATTCACTGTCCACTTCGTCGATCAGCGTTTGTGCTTTACGGATCATGTCAACCGCATCGAAGCCCACTTTGGAATCGTGGTCCTGATGGCAGAAGGAACACCGCAGGTTGCACCATTCGAACAGGATCAGATGGGCCTCCTTACGGCGACCCTTCTTATCCCTGAGTATGTTCACTACAGGGATCAGTTCCATTACCAGGTCGCCCCTTCCAAGGCTGCCTTGAGAACAGACAGCTCCATGTTCAGGATGTGACGAATGAGGTTCTCGTCGTACTTGCCGGTGTCACGCATGGCCAGGGCAATACGCATCTCGCCATTGAACATCCGGTTGACCCGGTCCAGACAGTTAGCTGCCTCGACCATGTTGCGGTCATCTTCCAGCAGACGCAGGATCTCAGCGGCACGTTCAGCCGACGAACCATCTTCAAGACGGTGCATCAGGTCCACTGCTTCACGCAGCATGCCTTTGATCCACGTGTCGTTCGGACGGAAATCGTACAGGCCAGGACGCAGCAACTGTTGGGAGGCCAAGTGAGGCAGACCCAAGCACCCTTCAAACACGGACGGTGCATTGAGCAGAGTGTCCATGTCAGCACCGGCCATGTCCCAGAACTGAGGACGGGTCAGGTGACGGGCCCAGACATCCATGGCATCATGCGCGTTCGACAGAGCGATGCGGCGCAAGATGGTCTTGGTTGCCTTTGGGATCTTTCCCGAAATGCCTTCAGTCCGCAACCGAGCAATGTGCCATTCCAGCGACAGTGCATCAGCGTCGTCAGCGACCAGTTCATTGAAGGTCTCTTGAAGAGGCTCTTCAGCTTCGAACAGTTCTTTGCAGACAGCCCGGTTGATCACCACGCTCGACAGCACGTCAACCCGGGGTTCGCCCATGGCCACGATGATCGAGTTGAACGTGGCTTTCTTGCAGAGCATGAACCAGCAGAAGTTGTCGAAGTCGATGTTCGGGAACACCGCTTTGACCAACATGGCGTACATGCGAGCGTAGGTCCGGCCATCGCTGTAGATGACAACCTTCTCGTTCAGCTCATTAGCCGCCACCATCAGGTCATGGAACTGTTCTGGCGTGAAAGCATCCAGACTGGTCCCGTAACCCAAGTGAGTCCCGACCTTCTCGTTAGGCTGAGGGATGTATTCGAACCCCACCTGTGGCGAGATGGTGATCGTATTTGCTGTACGGTCAATCCGTGTTTCAGAATCGACGTACGTCTGGTTAAGCAGATGGTACATGTTCGAGGCCCTTTAGGTAAGTGTGGTTTTCTTGCAGGATGGTAGCCGCTGCAATCCCCAGATCACCCACTGCTTCCGGTTCACTGATCACCAGCAACGCCATGAAGAACGGGTTGTTCTCCGACTGCGTGTAGTAGAACAGGTTGTGTCCACCGAAGCAGTACTCCTTGAAGAACGTCTTGTTCCAGCACCAGTGCTCTTCAGGGACGTCAGAAATCAACATCGGGAACAAGATGTGGCTGGCCAAGTGCACGAAGTTGATACCGCTCAGGTCATCACCTGGGATCTCTTCGTAGTTCTTGACCTGGTCCTCAGTGGGCGGGTAACTGTGCAGGGCGTACGTCGGGACCATGCAGCAGTTCCGCATCCATACCTGAAGGATCTCTTCGTTCTCCAGAATGAAGTCCAGAGGATTGAAGTCCAAGTGGTAAGGCTTGCCCGTCGCTGCCAGCAACAGATTGATCACGACGTCTTCCAATTGCGGCAGGTCCACCATGGAGGTGACGTGAAGATACTCTTTCACCAGTTCCAGTTTAGACTCAACGGACCCGAACCGCAGTTCACATTCAACACCCATGTTGGTGATGTACGTGATGAACACCTTGCCTTTGTGACGGCTGTTGTCGTAGTCCACGATGAACTTGATGTTCTCGGTGAACTTACGACGCATGACCATGATGGGGACAGGCACGGTGGTCTCAATGACAACCAGCTCACCTTCAATGGGTGCAAAGCGCGGTACTGGCAGCTTGTTAGGCTCTTTCTTGACTTCCACTTCGGTAGTCTTGTCCACGATGTTCTCCTCGATGATTACCGACGACCGCGGGACGAGTGGCAACTTACGTGGCAGCTCGTGTGGCAAACGGTGTTGGTCAGGGTAAGGACTTGGTTACGGCAGTTGGCCACGTACACGTTCCAAAGCGCCAGACAGGCAGCGTTGAACATGTTCAAGGACAAAGGAGTGTTGACGCCAAGGCCACCGAGGTTGGCTTGGGAGGCGAAATCACCTACACCGTATATAGTGTTGGCCACCGCAGTTCCATCGTACTGGACTTGCAGGTTTCCGTTGTTGTTGTAGTAGATGACGATCCGCGTAGTCCGCACGCCACCGAAGACGTTTGCGATGTTACGCAGCACAGCTACTGTCTGAGACGCACTGGGTTTACCGGCTTGGAAGTGCGCTACAGTGGCAGTGAAGTCTACCCCAGCAGTCGTACCAGCGAACCAGCCGGGAATGGAGTTGGCAGGATAGTTATTCGTCCCCCAACTGATTCCGCTGTTCATGTTGTTCTTCAGAATGGAGTTGGCGTTGACGGCCATCCGGTTCCGAGTAATTACTTCGGCCATATCACACCTTTATAATCAGGTTGGACTGTTGAGCACGACCAGACAAATAACGCAGTGTGTTTTTCAGACCACCACAGCGACCTTTCTGCCATGGGAGACGATGGCAATCACCCCCACATAGATCGTACACGTCGCACGTAATGCACGTATCACTCCGCGTCACTTCGCTTACGATCTCATCAATCCGACTGTCGGAATTGAGGAACGCATCGACGCCCTGCTCTAACTTGGCATGGTGAAGCTTGGTGGCTGCGTTAGGGCAACCCGACAACGACCCATCTGGGTTCATCGTCACAAGGTTCTGCTCACAGTTCCGGCAGTTGGTGTCGACTCTTACCATTTTCATCTTGAGCTTTTGCTCGATGATGTCCAAGGTGCGAATCTTTACGCGCGGGTTCCTTTCTTTGTAACGCAAATAAAGCGCGAGGTACCAGTTATCCTGAGCCTCGTTGTTGGGGAAGATGTCGAGGTTGACCTCAGCACTGCCGTCGTGGGTCAGACGCTCAAGCGACACATCGTCCACCGCAATGGCTTCCATCTGATCAATGAACCAATCAGGCGTGGTCTCAATCAGAGGACGACTGACAGACACCTTGAGACCAATGTCAATGCCATGGGACTTCAGCAACCGAAGATTGCTCTTCCACAGGTTCACCTGCTTCTCGTTGCTCCAGCGAATCCAATGATCCCAACTGGTCCCGATGTAACCACCAAAATAATGCTTGATGAAGTCGATGTGCGCATCAGTCATCTTGAAGGTCAAGTTGCTGTTGGCACACATGGACACGTTCTCTTGTTCGATGAACGCATCCGCTACGATCTGCATCTTCTCCAAGGGCACGAGGAAAGGCTCCCCACCATGGAACTCGATGTGGTAGTGGGTGTCTTCCGGATACCGAGACATAAAGTCTTTGATCCAGGCCACTGTGGCCTCTGGGTTGAAGTGGGTCTTATCCCCGTTCTTCCCGTTGGTGAAACAGTGCTGACAGTTCAGGTTGCAAGTACCGGTGGTCTTGACGTAAATGGTCTTTTGATTCACAGTTTGGCTTCCGTGAAGAGTTCCAAGCCAAAACTCAGCATAAGGGAACTGTCAGTGTTGATGGCACGATGCTTCGTGCCTCTCGGGATGTAAATGGAGTCACCGGCTACAAGGTCCATCGACCCGTCCGTTGACTCGAAAGTCTTTTGTCCTGTGACCATGTGAATAACCACATCATCCAGGTCAGTGTGCATCGGGAAACTCACCCCGTCTTTAGGGGATATAAACAGGTGACAGGTCACCGGGCCTTCATGGCCGAAGTGATCTGCCAACCGCTTACAGACTTTCCACATGGTTCCGTTGAGGCGTTCCATGCCTTCTACCTTGACTGGCTTGTCGTCAATCTCAAGGTAATCGGAAATAGTGAATACGTCATGACTACCGCCGTTCTTGATAAACTTCACCAAGCCCTGCTCGTACACAAAAGGACTCATCATCAGGACGTCAAGGTCCAGCAGTTCTTCACTGATCTCAGCGAACAGGTTATCCAGCCGTTGAAACATGATGCAGTCCTCTAGGTAGTCAGATCAATCTTGCCACAGCGGTGGCCACACTTGACGCCAAGCACCGCCGCCCCACACGTAGGCCGCCGAACCGTTCCAGTGAACAGAGCAGTCGACACCCGGGGTGTTCTTGGGTGCGTAACGAGCATCGTGATCCGCAGAGTTCACGTGATCGAAGATGCCGCCAGCGGTCAGCAGGTAATCGTCGGAGTTCAACCCACGAGAACGAGTGATGTTGTTCGGGATGTTCCCCAACCCCACTTGCGCTTTGGTCGTGTTGTGCGGATTGTTGAAGTTCGAGATGTGCTGGTTGATCACGTTGCCGACCATGGCATCAATAGCCGCCTTGGTACGAGCAGGTGTCATGAAGCGATCGTTCAGGATACCTTGCTGAGCTTCAGCCACCGACGCGGTCTGGAAGTTGTCAACCAAACCGAGACCGACTTGCGCCTTGGTGGTCTGGTGTGGGTTATTGACGTCAGCAACGTGCTGGTTGATCTTGTTGCCTGCGAACACCATGATCGCTTGGTACGTGCGCTGAGGTGTCATGAACACATCAGGGGCTGTACCGGCTTCTGCCTGGGCTTGCGAAGCCGTGGCGAAGTTGTCTACGCTGCCCAGACCAACCTGTGCCTTTGTAACGGCGTGAGGGTTGTTCTTCTTGGCTTCGTGAGCATCCGTGATCTCCTGAGAGATACGGTTGGCCAGAATCGACACCAGCGTAGGCGTCATGTAACGGTTACCAACGACACCCGCCAGAGCCTCAGCGTTCGATGCCACCGGATAGTTCTCAACAGACCCCAGACCCACTTGAGCTTTCGTGGTGTTGTGAGGGTTATTGAAATCGTTCAGGTGGTTGTCGATCTTCAGGTCCACTGCATCGATGTTCGCTTGCAGTTGATCCCGAATGAATTGCATCTGTTGACGCAGTTCATCGTGAGACGCTTCGTCACCGACCAAGATCGCGTTGGTGATTCGCTCCAGTTGCCACACCACGTATTCCCAGCCGTATGTATCGCCGATGTCGTGGATGTGAGGAGCCGGCGGATACGCCGTAGGACGTCCGATGATGGAACCCCATTTGATAGGGCGTTCATCGAGGTTGACCTGTTCGATCAAGTCAGCCAGCGCCTTCAGGTTCCAGGAGTACTCACCACCCACCACTTGGTAATCCATGATCACCGTGATAGGGGCTTGCACTTTAAGGACCACAGCGCACTGCACGTCTTTACCGCTTCGCAAGGAAGCCTGAGAAAACGGTTGGGCCAGCACGTAGTCGTCAACCGGCACCAAGGGAACCCCGGTGTCTGCGTTGATGATGACAAACGAACTGGTGTAGAAAGGACCTGCCTTGGGAACAAACGCGCGAGCCGTGTTTGTACTGATTTCCCGTCGCTCACCGACAATCTTGTTCGTCAGTGACGTACCGTCTAGGTCAAGAGGGTACTGGATAATCGGTGGTACACTCATGGAGAAACTCCATCATCCGAATAGTTTCGAAAACAACACGCTACGCCGTTAGACGCAGCGTGTCTCAAGATCAAGCGAACAGCGGCATCGACGCATCAATGACCGTGATCAACTCATCGCACATCTTGCCGATAGAATCATCGACTTTGGCGGTGGTTGTTGCAGGGGTCATCAACAGGTTCGTTGCAGTGCCGGTTACCGCCTGGGCGTTGGTTGCCGCAGCGTAGTTCGGCGTGGATGCCAGCCCTACTTGAGCTTTGGTCACAACGTGAGGGTTATCACGACGGGCTTGGAAAGCCTGCAATGCCGCGATGTCTGCTGTACCGTCAGTGAAGACAGCCGGGTAAACAATCCCGGTAGGTTCCACAGTAACGATGTCAGCCAGATCTTCCCACGATGGGAACGTAGCCGGAATCCAGAGCTTGTCCGACAGCTCAGTGATGTTGATCGGGTTGCGCTGACCCACCCCTTTGAGGTAGACATCGATCTTCGAGTTCAGGTTAGTACCTGTAACCACAAAGCCCAACGTCATTGGGTACGCACCAGCCGACAAGTGCTTGACTGCCGCACCACGAGGATGCAGAGTGAAGTCACCTACACCGCCTTCTTGGTCGTAGGTCGCACCGATCTCCAACAGCGCAGTGTGTTGCTTGTCTGCGTTGAGGGATTCATCGTTACGGCCACCAGTCAGCATCAACGTCAGGTCTGCATGCAGACCATTGATTGGGGCTTTGAAGCTACCCAACAAGATCCAGTGAACCGGAGCAGGGACTTCGTTACCGGTACCGTCGATCAGCAGAGGCATTTCAGGGACAGCGTACTGAATCTTGCTGCCCGCCACCTGACCGGCCATGTCGGCCTTCACTTCAGCGTAGGTCTTCCCGTCAAACTTCGACGTGTCAGCAACCTTACTGGCCAAGAAGGTGTTCATGACATCGATGTAGGTCTTGCCATCGAACAGGATGGTATCGCCTGCCTTCAGAGTCCCTACCCATGCAGCCAACTGAGCTTGAGTCAAGCCGTAGACCTTCAGGGCGTTAGCTGCCGCGGCAGTCACGTCCAACTTGTCCAGCAGCAGAGCGTCAATCTCTTGCTCGGTGTACGTACCAACCTGAGCAGCCGTCACTTTGTGCGGGTTGTTGAAGTCACTGACGTGAGCATTCGAACTGTCACCCACCAAGGCGTTGATCGCTTGACGAACAGCCAGCGGCGTCATGTACTTGTTGTTGGCAGTCGCATCAGCAGCTTCGGCAGGTGTAGCAATACCGAAGTTCTCAACGCTGCCCAAGCCGACTTGGGACTTGGTCGTGCTGTGTGGGTTGTTGAAGTTATTGATGTGGTCAGTAACACCCGACCCTACCGTTTCACTCAACACCAACGACAACAGACGAGGGGTGATGATACCTGAGTCATCGGTACCGGACAGAGCAGCCGCGTTGGTTGCAATGCCGATGTTGATGACGTTACCCAAACCTACCTGCGCTTTGGTAGTGCCGTGAGGGTTGTTCTTGTCCGCAATGTGACCGTCGATCTTTGCACCTGCGATGGCTTCGATTGCTTCACGAGTCCGCAGGGGAGTCATGTAACGGGCGTTCGAGGCACCGGCTTCGGCTTCAGCCTGTGTGGCCAAGGCAAAGTTCTGCACACTACCGAGACCGACTTGCGCTTTGGTCACGGTGTGTGGGTTGTTCATGTCAGCCATGTGCGCATTGAGCGCGGCAGTGGCGACAGCGTCGATCAACTGCTTGGTTCGCAGAGGCGTCATAAAACGGTTATTGGCTACCGCAGCGGTCGCTTCACCTACAGTAGCAGTAGGGAAGTTATCCACCAGGCTCAGTCCGACCTGCGCTTTAGTGACAGCGTGAGGGTTGGACTTGTCGGCGATGTGTTCTGCGATGCCACCGACACCTTGTTGAAGCAATGCTCGCTCAATGTCCGCCAGCTCATCGACCACTTCCGACATGCCGACAAAGTCGTCAATGCTGAAGTCATGGTTGACCACCGGGAATTCACGAGGCAGTTCAACCACCTGTTCCCAGTTTGCGATGCGTGGGTTAAACGCCACGTTAAGCAGGAGTTCACTGTACGCCTGATCATCCAGTACCCAATCGTCACCGATGGTCTGGTACTCCATGCGGAGCTGACCTTCGAGATTGCGATCGTAGAACGTAATGGCGCCGTAGACCGGCAAACCAATGGTATGAGACGCGTAAGCGAAGTGATACCCGAAGTTGTAGTGCTCACCTTCGTGAAGGTCAGTACCCAACGCTGGGTTGTTGACGTTTGCACCCTGCGGATACAGTCGCAGCTTTACGCTTGTGGCGTAGAACGGACCGAGGCGCGGAATGATGTAATAGTGATCGAACGTACCCCGCGAACGAATCGACTGGGTCTCGGTCACCTTGTTTGTTGCCGCGACACCCGTCGGATCGAAAGGGTATTGTGGAAGGACAGTACTCATTTATGCTCTCCGTTGGGATCTCCATCGGTTCAGATGCCGCTTGGAAAAGGGGCCGTGAAATCTTTGGGGCGTTACTTAAAAACGAAGCTTGTCTAATATTGAATATCAGACAACTGGCATACCATTATCGTGGGAGACTCGATAAATGTACGAATACCAAGGCGCTTTGGTGAAACACCGAAAGCCTGACGTGAAATTCGAGGAACTGAACGTCAGCAACATTCCGGTCAAGTCGCTCCTGCGCATTTATGCCGAAGTCTACCTGATCCTTACTCACCCGGTCCTTGGCGAGAAACACACGCTTAAATTGACCGACGTGAATGATCGTCTGGCCACAGTTCTGGAAACCGTCACGGTTAACCAATGGCTGACCAGTAACGCAAACCTGACACTGCCTACCGTCAAGGGCATCCCGAAGCCGACTACTTATAAAGCGTTGGCTCGGGATGCTTGGCAGGCAGGTTACAAGTGCGACCTGACTGTACCTATCGGCTCGCCCTTCAACGATGCGATCGACTCTGACAAGACTGACATCTGGTTGGTTCGTGATCTTGAGGCTGATGCTGCCCAAGAGGTCAAGATCGACTACGTTGACGTGCAGCAGCATTGCTTGGCAACGGTTAACGGTCTGGTGCACCGACTGGACGCCGATAATGATGGCGCGTACATCAAGGATGGCGGTACTACATTCCGTCGTTCTCAGAACGCTCTGGTTGGTCTGATCAGCTTCAAGAACTTGGGGAAGGTTCACACTGCCTCGATCACTCCTGAGATGATCTACCAGCCCGATGAGACAAAGAAGCTGTCGTACAACTTCTACGTCAAGGTCCCGTTCGACACCACCAACAAGGTGATGGGTATCGTCATCGGCGGTTACCTGCACTTGGCTACCAGTGACATCAAAGTCATCGGCAGTAACTCCATGAAAGTGGAGATGCGCAAGTTGCCATTCCTTGAGCGGTACATGGTCTCTCGTTACCTGATTGACCAGACGTCGATGGAACGCTTCCACGATGTGTCACCGACCAACGAACTCGACTATGACCTGCAAGGGTTCTACAGTAACGAGTGCATGCTCGAATTGCTGACCCTGAGCCAGTCGTTCATCGTGGGCATTGAGGTTGACCACTTGGTGACCAACGTCATCGGGACAGGCCGCACTCACTTGCCGGGTCGGTTCTACTTGGACGAACGTCCACTGTGGCCATTGCGTACCGAACTGGGTGCGTTGCCATCGTACGTGAGCGAAGAAGAAAATGGCGTGTGGGTGATCCGGGTCAACAACAACCTGCGTCAACACCGCTTCATGGACACCACGGACTACACCTTGCAGCCCAAGGTCGATGAGAAGCGGGTCTCTTCTGAGCCCCAGACTTTCGCCCGTGGTGATCTGATCCAATGGAGCACCAGCACCGTTGAGATCGTGGTTCCTGTGGCGTGACAACATACGAGGAGGAGCCAGTGGCTCCTCCTCTATGCCGCATCATGGGATGTACATGTCAGCCGAACCTGTTGCATCATCATTACAGGTGGCCTTGCTGGTGGCCCGTGTGACGGGAATCCCATCAATGCTGAACCAAGGACTGCCGTTGGCAATCTTAGGTCCTGCGTGAGCCCCTGCACCATGACCTGCTACACCGTCGTTGACCACAGACATGGGTTTGCCATTCCACGTCCAGTTAGGTTTCCCCGGACCTGTGATGACACCCCCTGCTTGATCGACACCGACCAACGAGACTTTATTGCCCATCAGCTACTCCCATCAAATCGAGGCGTCTTGAGTGTTGTACCGCCGCCTTGCAGTTGGAAGATACTGCCCCCGCCATTGAGAGTGATCTTCTTGGCCTTGACGTCAACATTGCTGTCGGCTGTCAGACTGATGTTCTGCGGAGCGTACCCATTGATGTCGCGCTTGTTCAACTCAATGAACGCACCCAACATGTTCTTGATGAGGATGTGGGTGTTCGCCGTGTCAAACAGGATGTGGTTACCCTGATCATCCTGGATGATGATCTTGCCCGATGCCATGTCGAACTGCACGTCGTACGTACAGACCTCACCGTTCTTCTTGCTGGTGCTGAGGGTGATCATCTTCTTGTGAGCTGACCATTCCACGAAGTACATGTTCTCAGGATCTGCGCCATCCGATGCTTCAGCCGGGTTGGCGTTGATCCCAAAGACCACAGTCTCCAAGCGCCGCAGGTGGTCATCCAGTCCGAACACACGCCAGTAGTACTTGTCGTTAGCGCCGAACTGGTAGATCTTGATCCGCTCACCACGGCGAACGTTGGGTGGGGTCTTGCGGTTACTGTCTGGTATCCATGTAGCTGGGTGGTTACCGGACACGAATGCGACACCGCTGTTTTCTTTACCGTCTGAGTTCTGATGGCCATATTCCATGGCATCGACTTTATCGACAGCTTCCCCGTCCGTGAAGCCCAGCTTCTCATGGGGCGAAACCATCAATTCAACGGAACCTAACTTGAGGTTTTCCACAGCGGTGCCGACAGCTACCAGACGAAACATACTGGCCGTTTGCTCTGCCATACACACCTCTTGTTAAAATGAAACTCTACGACCTATCCTACAGAATTAGGGGAAGGACCTAGCTAATGTTTATTTCTGAAATGGTCTTACACCGTTGCAATCGTTTTTATCTGAAGGGCATCGAGACTCTGAGGATCAACCCAAGCCTCAAGACCCAGATCGTACTGGGCACCAATGGCTCGGGTAAGTCCAGTCTACTCAAGGTAGGCTTCAGTGTCTTGCCGGGCGAGAAAGACGACTTTGAAAAGGGTGGCTACAAATACGTCAAGGTGTTGAACAATGGCCGTGTCTATGAACTCCGCAGTGAGTACTCAGGCAAGGGCATGTCGCACAGTTTCAAGATGTGGTTGAACGATGAAGAGTTTGAAGAGCTGAACGACGGACACACTGGGGCAGTCCAGCGTGAACTGGTACGTGAACACTTCGGCATGACCAACGACCTGCACCAAGTGTTGACAGGGCAGTTGAAGTTCACCGACATGAGCACCAACCAACGTCGCGAATGGATCACCTTGCTGTCCTCTGCTGACTTCGACTACGTCATCAAGTTGCACGGTCGGATCAAACGGGCAGTGCGTGACACCAACGCCGTCATCAAACACCTCTCGGGTCGTTTGGTTAACGAGACAGCGAAGAAGATCGACGACGAGACGTTCCAGACGTTGCGTCAACAGTCGGCTGCGGTCTACGACAAGCTCATGAAGCTGCATCAGGTCTCACGTCGTGATGGATTGGCCCCAACCTTTGCCCATTACGAACGTCAGTACCACGAACTGCTCTCTGACATTGACGGTTTGTTGCAGCGTACCAAGTACTTGAAAGGTTCTGCGCCTGCGGTCGTCAAAGACGTCGACAACGAAGCGGTTGTCCAACTCAAGGATAGCCTCAAGTCCCGTGTGCAAATGCTTGAGGCAGCCTTACAGGAGGTCTCAGAGCGTCATCACGAGATCGACAAGCAGATCCATGACCTGACAGAGCTGGAAGAGATCGATCCGAAGGCTTTGGCCGACCGATTGACCGAGTTGTGTGATCAGAAACAGGATCTCATTGCTAAATTCCGTCTGGTCAAGGACGGTAGCAACCTGCCGGTGAGTGAGTACTGCTTCTCGACCATCAATGAAGTGATGAACCTGCTGCATGGCGTGGATGTGAAGGACGATGCGTACCTTGACCGCCATGTCTACGCTGCCAAACAGCGTGAGTTGGCCGAACATCAGAACAACATGATGAAGGGACAGTCTCGGATCGGGGAATTGGAGTATCGTCTCGAACACATCCGTAACTGCAAGTCCACTCAGTGCCCTAACTGCAACCATACCTTCAAAGAAGGCGTGAATGGCAGTGAAGAAGACGAGATCAAAGCATCGTTGGCAAAAGGGTACGGCTTCCGACAGTCCATGCAGGAGAAGATCGAGACTATCAGCTCGTGGTTACAGGAAGCGAACACGGTCAGTGAAGGGCTGTACGGCCTCCAGCAGATCCGTGACCGTAACCCTGATCTCAATGAGCTGTGGCGGGTGATCAATGCCAATGGGGGCTTCAGTGCGGGACGTGGACTGATCCCGGTGTGCACTCAGTTCATGGGTGATGTGAAGACCAACATGGCCATCGCGGATCTTGAGCGTGAGTTGCATCCTCTGCGTGAGCGGGAAGCGGCACTGGCTCGGATGGACAAGTCAGGTCATCTGCGTGAAGTGGCTAACTCGTTGGGTGATCGGGTTGTTGACTTGAAAGGTCACTTGCTCGATGCCCGTGTCACCTTGAAAGAGGTGGAGCAGTTCCACAACCGCATGACTGAAGCCCGTGAGATCAGTCGGACCATCGAGATGGGCATGGCTCGCCTTGATGAACTGATGACCAACATGACTCGGTTCGTGGCTGTTGAGGAAGTCGAGGCTCAGGTCAAGCGTCACCAAGTGCAGTTGGGCATGCTGGAACAATCGTTGGCCGAAGCTGAAGTCCAGATGGGGATCATCAATGACCTGAACCGGTCGTTGGAGGATGCTCGGGCGGAAGAGGAAGCCCTGATCCAGTTGGAGCGACTCCTGTCCCCTAAAGACGGGATCATCGCTGAACAGATCATGGTGTTCATCAACACCTTCATCAGCGGCATCAACGACGTCATCGCTAAGGTATGGGGTTATAACCTTGCGTTGGACACCTGCAACATTGACGGTGGTGAGCTGGACTACAAGTTCCCGATCTACGTACACTCCTCAGAGAACCTGATCCCAGACATCAAGTATGGGTCAGACAGCCAGGTTGACATTGTTAACCAGGCGTTCGTTCTGGTGGTGTACAAGTTCCTTGAGTTGCAGCAATTCCCGCTGTACCTCGATGAGCTGGGTCGAACGTTCGATGAAGTCCACCGCTTGAACCTGACACTGGCCATCAAGGACCTGATCGACGATGACACCTACTCGCAGGTGTTCTTCATCAGTCACTCCTTCGAGAGTCAGAACAGCTACCCCAATAGCCAACTGGTGGTGATGGACGATACGCACGTTTCCATGACCCGGACGTACAACGAGCATGTGGAGATTGCGTAATGAGGATTCAGGATCACACGGTACAGTTCTTTATGGGAGCTGGGACGATGGGCGAAGGGAAGGGGAAGTGGTCTGCTCCAGGCCGTGACCTACCTTACCTCTATCGTCGTCAGTGGGCTCCCGGTCGGTCATGCTCAATCGAACCGAGCATTGCAGACTGGCGGGCCTGGGGCTGCATGGTAGCCTTCGTTGAAGGTCAAGGCATGCGCTTGATGAAAGTGGATGACTTTGCCAAGCACTTTGGTGAAGGTAAGTTGATCGCGTTGCTGGCGGGCTCTCCGGGCGTCTACCTGAAAGAGTCCAAGGACGAGATCCTTGACACACTGGGCTGTCCTCGGTGAAACGACATAGAGAGCGGGCCATTGGCCCGCTCTCTATGCTGTCAGTTCAGCACCGGCTCATCAGTGCTGTTGCCTGCCAAGGTCGCATCTTCAGCCGAGTACTTCGACGTCACGATGAGTTGGAAGCGGTCCAGCGTGTAGGACACGTACAGGACACCGTCACGCAGCAGGCGAGTGAACTTCACTGGCACAGCCGAATCAGGGGTCATGTCTTCAGCCACAGCCAGCATCTCTGCCAGAGCCAACACCATGCGACGGGTCTCAGGACCCATCCGACCAAAGTCAAGCGACGTAGGGTCGACGTTGATGTAGTCGAAGTACCGCTGCACGAAGCTGGTCACGCCGTCACGGTTGTACGGACTGCCTGCCACTGCCACGGTGATCGCCTTGTGAGATGCACCGAAGATCTCGGCGTTGCCATCAAGGTAGGCATCGGTATAACCTTCACCACGCACCAGACGAATCAGTTCCGCCTTACCGTAGTTGAAGTTCGACACCGAGCTGTAGAGACCGCTCTCCAGGACCCGGTTAGGGATGGAGTACTTCTTCCACATCGGCACGAAGATGAACTCGGTCGAGGTGAAGATCTCTGGGAAGATCGCAGCCCAGTCGTCTTTGCCATGGTCGGAGTGAGACAGGATGTAGTCCCGCAGCGCTTCCTTGATAGCATCAACGTTGTTACCGGCGATACCGTAGACCAGAGGCGTCCAGTACGTGGCAATGCGACGGGTCTTGTCGGCCGGGTCAGTCGGGTCGTACCACTCATACATCGGACCGCTGATGAAGGACTCAGGGTAGACTTCACGGATGGCTTGGACTTTCTCCATCTTGAGGTCGTGAGTCATTTCAGCCAGGGCAGTGATGACCGCTTGACGCCCCAGGAAGAACACGTCCAGGTCTTCAACAGGCGCAACGACTTCAATGTGGAACTCGTCGTACTGCTGTTCGAACGTTTCCGACGAGAACCACAGTTTGTACTGGAGTTCGTCGTTGGCGATGTCGCGGATCTCAATGACCGTAGGCATCCACACGCCCTGAGCAGCCTGAGTCATCGACCCTGTGGTGAAGATCGAGTACTTGGCTTGCCACTGCTGAACGAAGGCCACACGGAAGCTTTCGCTGCTCGAGTTGAACTTGTTCGCCAGTGCCGAATCGTAGGCCCACTTGCAGACAGCCAAGAGATCCTGAGCCAAGATACCGTTGATCTGCTCACTTACACCGTCACGCTTGCTGGAGAAGCCAATCAGGGTGTAGCCAGGGGAGGCTGCCGAGTTCAACTTCTCTTTATTGCGACCGTAGGTAAATCCACGATCGGACAGTTCCCCGATCGGTGCCACGATGTCGACGCTGTTGTCAATCAACGCGGCGATCTGGCAAAAAGCCTTGAGTTTATACATGTCTATCTCCGTGCTGATTGTCACGTACACTATGACAATCGTTAAAGAATACTCGGAACGTCCATACCATTTCCAGGGAATAAGATGATAACGCTCTTTAAGGTACTCAAAGCACTCTTCCGCTTCGTCCGGGAGATTTGGCTTCGTGATCGTACCTTCAGGCAGTTTGTCCGAGACAACCTTTCATTAATCGTGACGACGCTGGGTTTCGTGATCATGACTCTCATGTTCATCCACGTCTACCTGATCGTTCTCGACCAAGAAGATGTCATCGCCGAACACGAGCGAGCTGAAACTGCCATGAAGAAAGAGATTGACGAACAGATTCCATACCTCAAGGAGAGGATGGAGTGGTATCGCGATCGCTATTACGAGTTGAAGTCCAAACCTCCTAAGACACCGACGACCACTGGTCCGCCGGAGCCAACCAAACCCCAAAAAACACCGGAAGACAAGCCGGTGATCATTCGCCCGCCTAACAACGATCTTGTCGAACGTTGGAAAAAGCTTAGCCAATAGGTTTACCACCATGATTGCTGGTTTAGTGAAAGGAAGCCGGATCTTCCACCTTTGCTGGATATTTGTGTTCCTTGGCTCCTGCTCAGTCGTGCAGACCATCGACAACCGTACCACAGTGTTCTCGTTCCAACTACCGGACGAGACCGCTGACTCACCTTGTGGAGAATTCAAGCGCACTGTTTACTTGCAGCACGTCAGGCCCACACTTCCTAAGGTCAACATTGCCAAGCTCACGCCGGATGAGATCAATGATGTCCTCCTCGCACACACCGAAAAGCTCAAGGTCTACCTTGACCATGAAGAACAGTACCTTCGCGAAGACATCGCTCGCCACAACATGAAATGCGGCAAGAGCGGACGTCCTGTTTTTCAGAAATAATCCGGTGTATCACATGAGCACTGTGACAAGTGCGCTAACACATCTAAGGGTTCAGTAAATGACGGATGTTAAGGAAAGCCCGGCATCCGGCGGGTACAATGGGGTATTGTACGCCGACGGTGGGTTTTATAGCAGTGAACGCGCTGGGGGGTGGGGTCTACATGGTTACGTGTACACAGCAGACGCGTTACCGGACAAGACCCGTGGAAGTGGTGTGCCTGGATCGACACCAACGGCTGTCGGCTACTCCGACACGAAGGATGAGCAGAAAGCCGTCAACATCCTAAACTACATTGATAGCTTCGGTGGGGTGCCTAAAGCAGGCAGCAACAACCACACCGAGCTGCTTGCTGCAAAGGAGGCGCTGTCATACGTACTTGACAAAGGGCTGAACGAAACGATCATCTACTCGGATTCCCAGTATGTGGTCAAAGGCGTTAACCAGTACCTGAACAAATGGAAGCAAACCGGCTGGCGTAAGCAGGATGGCGAAGAGGTGGCCAACAAGGCCGACTGGATAGCCGTCGACACACTGCTGGGCCAATTGCGCGACAAAGAGAACAAAGTCACCCTGGCGTGGATCAAAGGGCACAACGGACACACCGGGAATGAGAAGGCAGACAGTTGGGCCGGTAAGGGCAACAGTCTGGGCCTCAATGGCTACGAACTCACGTACAAGCTCGAGCAACAGCCGGAAGGGTACTGGAAAGCAACCGGTACGTACAACCGCATGTTTGACCAACCCAAGTGGTATTTCAGTTCTGACGCTACGGAGCGCAGGGTCTCAAAGGACGGTCGCCACGTTTACTGGACTGGTCAGCATGGGGATGACGAAGACATCGCTAAGCCGCAATCCGACTCAAGCAACGCTGTTCTTTATTTGAAAGACGACGTTGAAGTCTTGGAGAAGGTGCGTCAGCATTTCGTCAAAATGGACACCTCACAAGTAGGGCATCTGTTCGTAGGTGCGCTGCGCAACATTCTGAACGCCAACACCACCGAAGACATCATGCGTTTCGGTCTGGACGTGCTCAGGCGTAACAAGTCGAACTGGAGTCTTCAGACTGAAAAGAAGATCCCGGTCATCCATCACGTTACACCCACTGGGCTGTCCTACTACAACGTGGACAACCTGGAATGTATGTCGGTAATCCTTGACCAGTTCATGGAGGGTGACAAGTCGGTGATCGCTACCGATTTGACCGACCTACTATATGAAGCCGTGGAAAAGAAGGCAGTGGTGACGTTCAAGTTGCGTAAGGAGATCACCTCAGCGGTGAAACACCTGGACGTGAACGTGAATTACAACACTGGCTTCGCCCGCGAGCTGAGGGCGATGGAAGAGGTCCCGACGACGAAGGCGAAAGTCCGACTCATCGTGGGTTCCGACATCATTGGTCGAAATGCGCTGTCGGCGCTCGCGGATGTAGTCAAGCGAGTGGTGGCTCTGACCTGGCGTGAGTCTGATTCGGTGATCCGTTACGCAACTATTATCGAAACAGAGCACGACATTGGAATCTGGGCCAACCCGTTCGGCAATTTCAAACTTGTGAACTAAGGGCTCGGCTATGTACCGATCTGTTGCGATAAACCAGTCAATGGGGTTCTGGACTTCCTTCAAACGCATTGTGTTTGTTGTAAGTCTGTACTTCCGTTTGATTCGGAACTACGACCCTGACGATTCCCTACTTACAGAGTTCAACAAGCTTTTCTACCTGGTCAATGATCCGACGACCCTTTCCTTCCCAGCGATGTCTGCTCGGATGCTTTGGAAGGGTAAGAATGTCGACCAGATCGTCAAGTGCTGTGAAGAGGGGGATTATAAACAGGCGGTCGAACTTGTCTATGGAACCATGCCTAAATGGTTACGTTACTTGGACAGGGAGACCATGTGCAGAGACGTTGAACGTGTTCTTCGTCAATCGCAGCACCACGAAAGATTGGCATGACGCAGCATAGATGGGAGGGACTCGTGCCCTCCCATCGACTTTATGCCCGTTGTTATTTTTTCAGCTCTTTGACGCTGTCTTTCAGTGCTTCAGAGAACTGGCGGATACGGAACAGCAACACGCCGTACGATTCCATCTCCTTGGCGATCTGCAAGGTGATGTCGATCAGCTCCTGGATCGAAGCCTTGGACACGCGGGAGTTACCTTCCACGTAAGGCATGAGCTTCTCAGACAGCTCCATGGAGCGCTGTACAGCTGCCAGAGACTTGGACGCTGGGTGAGCTTTGTCCTTGGCAATGGCGTCGTTGATGTTGTTGTGTACCGCGCGGATGTCAGCAGCACGTTCTACCACAGCACCGAGGGTGCGGGTGATGTTGTTGCTGTTACCGTCGAAGTAGGTTTTACCTGCATCTTGCATGCTGGTGGTCAGACCCAGATCAGTCGGACCGCTGTAGCCAATGCCCGATGCCGATTCAAGGATCATTGGATCGTTAGCCAACTGACCCAGTGTCTCGTTGAAGCTACGGATCATGTATTCGGTTTTAACCGCACGACCCATGGCCTCGTTCAGGAGGGCAGAGTAAGGCAACCACAGGCCGATGAAGCCTTCAGGGACGATGACGTTCTTGTTAGCGGCGTCGACGAAGCCAACTTTGCCAACGAGGCCATCCATGTCGTTGGAGAACAACTTGACGCCAGCCAGGAACGGCATCTTCATTGCGCTGAAGAAGGTGCCAGCACGCTTGAAGAACTGACCGAAGCGCTGCTTCGAGTCAATGGTGAAGGTGGGTACAACTGAACTTTCCATGGAGATGACACGGGCAAGGTTCTGCAAGTCTTCCATGGATACGGTGTCGAGGGCGGTTTGGTAGTCGGTGGTCATCCACATGGCTCCGTGTTAAAAGAAAGTAGTTTTTCATATCGTTTGCGCACAACCGAACCTCTTTCAGATGGAATAGAGTCAATGTCCAACAACCCTTTTGCCATGTTCAAGAAGGCTCCGTCGATTCGTCCCATGTGGAACATCGGCGCGCTCTTCGACATCCAGACCGGTAAGTACTATAAGGGCAAGCACGGCGAGTCGATCCTGTGTGGTGGTCTCAACCACTTCACTGGCGTCGCCGGCCTGCCCAACATGTTCAAGACGGTCATCTCGCTCTTTCAGCAAGGTTCCGTATTGAACCGAGTCTCACTGGCCATTATGATGGCGCATGACTCAGAGAATACGCTGTCCCCCGGCCGAATCATGCACGTATTCCGTCAGTTCCCTGAACTGTTCGGCATCGATCTGGTCGAGCAGGGCCGTCTCCTCTTCACCGACGCGACCGTGTACAACGGTAACGAATGGTGGAACGTCATGCGCGAGTACGGTGAAAGCCGTCGCAAGGACAAGTCGATCCTCATCACCACTCCGTTCGTTGACGAGAGTAGTGGCGAGCTGATCAAGATTCCAAGTCCAACCCTTTCGTTCCTTGACTCCCTGTCTGGTCTTCAGACTGAAGGCGTCATGAACATGTACGAGAAGGGCGACATCGGTAACAAAGAGCTGAACATGGTGGCCATGAAGGCTGCCGGTGCAAAGAGCCAGTTGATCGACCAAGTGACTTCGGTCACCAGCGGATCGGGCCTGTTGCTGACCATGACTGCGCACGTGGGTCAGGAATACCAGCTCGACATGTACAAGCCGAACGTGAAGCGCTTGAAGTTCCTGAAAGGCGACCTCAAGATGAAGAAGGTCCCAGAGAACTTCTCCTTCCTCACGGCGAACTGCTGGTACTGCGTGTCCCTCCAGCCTTTGCTCGATGGCGACAAGCAGCCTGAATACCCACGTGACGATGAAGACGATCTGAAGGGCGACACCGACCTGATCTGCATCACGTTGGTGAACCTGCGTGGCAAGTCCGGTCCATCCGGCATTCCGTTCGAAGTGATCGTGTCTCAGTCCGAAGGCCTCAAGCCAGAACTGACTGAGTTCAGTTACTGCAAAGGCTTCGAGTACTTCGGTATCTCTGACAAGGACGGCAACAAGGCGAAGGGCAAACCGAACTTCCGCCTTGATCTGTACCCGCAACAAAACCTCACGCGCAAAACGGTCCGCAAGCTGCTGGAATCCGATTCGCGTCTGCAACGCGCCATGAACATCACTGCTGAGCTGTGCATGATGCGTAACCTGTGGCACGACCTGCCAGAGGACCTGCTGTGCAACCCGAAAGAACTCTACGACAGCATCGCTGCCGCTGGGTACGATTGGGACCTGCTGTTGGACACTCGTGGCTTCTGGCTACCGCTTGAAGAGAAAGGCACTTACGCCGACATTCCGTTCTTGTCGACGATGGACCTGCTCAACATGCGTGCCGGTACCTACCGTCCGTACTGGTACGATGCTGCCTTGAAAGCTAAAGGCATCGCTACCAAGGCCGTGGCTACGGCTGCTGCTCCATCGCAACAACCGGACCTTCCGAAGCCTGTTACAGGCGCTGATCTGTTGAAGAAGATCGCCGCCCGTCAGGATGCGAAAGTTTCCTAATAATCTGAGGCCGGTGTGCGCAAGCCGCCGGTCTCTATCCCACAATCCCTGGAGACACTCTCATGAGCAACTCGATTGTGTCCGCCGTCGTTGATATGCTGGCGGACCGTAACCCTAATGCTGCTACTCGTTTCGCCCGTGACTTCAATGTCCGGCTTGCCGATGAGCATGACGAAATCCGTGAGCTGAATCGCTACTGGCGTGACCAGCTGACTCGTCTGCAATCCTCGACCATCTCGGCACGCACCTGCCTGGTCGACAACATCATGCCGCGCGATTGGCTGCGTCATTTTGAACAACTGGTGCTGCCAACGATCGTCTCTCACGATCTGCCCACCATTCACTGAGGTACGTTAGATGGCCAGTCGTCAAGAAGTCACCGCGTTCATTGCAGGCGCCATTGCGGAGATTATTCCGGGTGACACCTATAACAGCGACCTGACCAAGAAACGCCTAGACGAAATGTCGGACGATGAGTTCGATGAATACATTCGTGCACTGGCGAAGCCAACGACTGAAGAAGGGATTGCGACGCAGGAAATCCTGCCGTTCTACTCTCCTAACCTGAAAGACCCACGAGTGACAATGCCTAACCTCTTGAAGGTGGCAGACCTCATCGGCTTTGAGTTCTTTGAACAGCTTTGGCTGACAGACCCGCAAACAGGTCGGGTATTCCTTACACCCCAGAAGTATCTCGTGATTGACATGACCGTAAGGCGTCAGGCACAGATGCTCACCAAGAAGTCTTCGATCCCAGAGAACTCCCGCCACGTCGATGAGATGTCAGGCCAGGTGACCGGTAAATCGAAAGGCTCCAAGATTTCGTTCCCTGAACTACAGGCACAGCTCGCCCAAGGGCTTGAGCACACCCTGATCGAAGAGATCAAGGTGCGAGGCGGTGACCGTGCCGCACAAGTAGAGTTTGATCGTCAGTTGATCGAGCATGGGGAAGCCAGCATCGTCGATGTTACGGAAGGCACGGGTGTAACCACGTCGACTTCCACCGTCGGGAAGCTCCTCAGGGGCATGATGATTGATACTGACATTGACGAGGTATAGGTAACATGGCAGCGACGGATACAGACCGCAGCACACTGGACAACCTGAACGCAGCGCTGCGCAAATGGACTGAAATGCAGTTCAACGACACCACCAACACTGCCATTGGCCTACGCGCGCAGATCATGGAGCAAGACCTGCCTCAGCTTCGGCGGGTACGTTGGTATGCGATGCACGATCAGGTGCACGCAACAGATCTGTGGCAGCGTTACGTGGAGAACCTTGAGCTTGAAGGTGAGCTCAAGGAAACGGTGTTCGACTTCTACGTGACAGGGGCGTCGTACATCTGGTTGGTTAACCCAACAGCCAGTGAAAACTACGATGCGTTCATCGCGCACCTGTGCACCAACCTGTCTTGGATGAAGCGGTGCCAACTGGTGCCTCCTGACCTCAAAGAACATGCGGCTGAACAAGTGCAGATCGAAGGCTTCCTCAAGGGTAACCACTGGGCTGTGTTCTTGATCCTGCTGTCCATGCTGGATCTCCAGTAGTCTTTATTTCAGCAATACATTATCCTTGAGACAATACCATGCAAAGATCAAGCGCTTTCAATCTCATGTTCGACATGGACGCGATGTTTGACAGCCGCATGGGGACGTTGTTGTGTTTGCGGGAAGACCTGCCTAAGGTTCTCCCGCTTGCAGCATACCGCGGACGCACGATGGATGATTGGGAAACCTTAACCGGCGGAGCAATCACCCAGGAGGCGTTCAATGAGCGTTATGCTCGGCGTGACATTCTCGTCCTCAAGCGCAGTATCATCACTGGGATGGTGCCAGTCTTAATGAACTACGTGGACAGTCTGAAGGAGCGATTCTTCCGGGGTGTCGACATCACGTCTATTTCGGTTGACATCAACTCGTGGCCGTACACGCTACCGGGTCCTCTGGCAGAGACATTCCAAAACTGCCTCAGGACTCTGTTGCCGGCTTATGTCCAAGTGAACATGTGTCACCATTCTCCGGCGTCCATGACCCCGACATTCATGGGCGGTCACTACAACGGCTGGATCACTTACGATCTGGACTCGTGGTTGGCCATGCACAAAGAAGAGTTGCTGGGCGTGCCCATTAACGAACTTGCGTGCATAACCCCCAAGCTCTTTAAGAAAGAGCCTGGGGAGTCTGAGAGCAGTGAGGAGGACATCTTCAAGGACATGGACAAGCACGGGCTGCTCGAGTTGATTATGGAAGACTTCGTCCATATCGAGCACATTCCCGTGACTGACTTTTGCTTCTTGTTGCCGCGCACCTACAAGCTGCCGGAAGAGGAAGAAGACGAACCTCAGTTGTCCTCGGAGTTCTCTTCGCGCATGGCGCGTTCGGAAGCTTCGACACTCTGAACAAAGTCGTCGTATTCCACTGGCTGAGTGCCTTGGGTGGTGATGTCTGGAACCAGTACAACTGGAGGCAGTACAGGTTCGGATCTGCGGGTAGCCACAGGTGCCGAGCCCAGCTCCACAGCAAACGGGTTCTTGCCGCCCAAGATGCGCAGCAGTTCGTTGTTCGCGTTGGCCAGACGTTCGGATTCGTTGACACCCATTTCTTCCACGTCGATCTTCCGCGTGGTGAGTGCAGCCGAGTCCAGGTCACGCAGCAGCTGCATGTTCAGGCTGAGTTCTTTGTCGTCAGACGGAATGCCCTTGGCGAATCGGCTCTTGAGGATTCTCAAGCGAATGCCTTGGGTGGTCTTGATCACATCACTGGGATCAACAGACTGATTGATATGGATAGGTGCCTGATCTGGATTCAGGTATTCCCCATCTTGTACAGGGTCCATATCGTCTCTAGCGAGAAATTCGCCTTCGAGCGGATTGATAGAGTTCATAGCTCCACTCCGTTAGGAAAAGGTATAGGTTCATAGGATCAGTGGTGCGAATAAGGGCCCACACATGCTCAAGCAGTTTTTAGCCTGGTTCAGGCGTAAAGAACCCTTGCCTCTTGAAGGCGAGAACATCTACGAAACTCTCATCAACCAACTGGAAGACATCCATGAAATAGCCAAACGCGGATTCAACTTACCCAAGACACGTACCGTGCTTTTAGAGACGGCCACAGTCAACCTAGAGGATCTGGCTGACTACTTGATCGAGGCTTCTGTTACCATCACCAAAGGCGATTCGCTTCCTGGTCGATGGACTACACGGGAATTTCGGTACGAGTTAGGCACCCTCGAATCATTTATATCTGAGGCTAATGAGTTGATCCATCCGATCGATTGGGTGATCCACCATAAGCTGTACATCGTGAAGTTGCTGGATGCGTTCCTGAAAATGGACAGCGCAGACCGCGACTACTACCAACGTAAATGCAACTTCGTAGTCGAAGACCTCCTTGCCTTGCTTAAAGCCAGTCGGGAGTGCCTGAGATAACCACCCAGGAATCACATCATGAGTAAAGAACAAGTTCGCATGATGAACGACGACGATAAACTGATCAAGGAAGCGGGTAACCCGCTGACTAATCTGTTCCGTCGTGTTCTAAAGGAGATGCGTGTTGAAACGCAGTCGTGGAACCGCCGACTCACCACGTTCCTTCAGAGCCATCTTTCCCGTGTCCCAAAGAACGCCAAAGACATTGGACAAGAGCGCAATAACTTCAACCGAGCTATTGCAAAGCGTCACATCACGTTTAAAACCTTTCAGAAAGCCATCCAGATTCTGGGTCCGCTCAAGTATTCTATGAGCATTACCCTGGTCATGCGCGATGGTAAAGAGCTGACGGTCTCTACAGGGTTGATTAACAACCCCTATTCCCAGATTGATTCGCTCAATGCGACCATGACAGGTAAAGGGCTGAACCCGGAAAACGACAACGTCGATTATGACGAAGACGAAGAAGAGCTGGAAGCCGACATCACTGACGAAGCTGTTGATGAGATGATTCATCAGATTCAAAGTCCGGTGTATCGTTCACGCAGTCCCGAACAACGCGCACGGCTCGGTCGAGTCCTCTCGACAGTCAGCGCGAAAACGACTCAAGTCAAAGACTAGGTCCTCGGTCGTCTACCCAGTTATAACAGGAACAGTGCCATGTCTACTGACACCCCAGCGAAAACTCAGAGCAACCTCCCCTACAAGCCGGAGGACGATGGTGTAACCCACATCAACGTCTATACTCGCGGTGCGACCACTTTGGGTCGAGGTCTGAGCAACCTCTCCGAATGCAACATCGAACACCCCTACTTCGGTCACTTCCGCACACTGGAAGGCCTGTGGTTCTACATGAAGACCGACTTCAAGGATGATCAGTTCCGCATCCTCAAAGGTATCGCTGCCCGGGATCTCGGCAAGTCGATGCCAACGGAACCGTACCCACTGTTCAACAAGATGTTCAAGTTGGGCATGTTGGTGAAACTGGAGCGCAATCCATCGCTCATCCAGGAACTGATCAACAACGACAAGCCACTCGCGCACTACTACTCGTACGGCGGTGGCAAGAAGATCGTTCAGCTTGATCGTCACCAGTGGCAGTTGGACTTCTGGATTCTGCTGCGCAGTACCTTGATCAACACCGGCTCGCTTGATGTGATTCGCAACGAGCTGGAAGAGTCGATCAAGTACCACCTTGCCAACCCGAAGAGTCCAAAGGTTGATGAGTGATTGACCGCATGAGGGCCTCCGGGTCCTCATGACACCCTCTTTCTTTTTTCTTTGTCCGAGGCTGACATGTCTTTGATCGCTATTCCGTTTTTCAAGACGGACAAAACCGAGAAGCTGGAGGCGGCTGACTCCTACGACATCTCGAACTCCCGCCCCATCAACAAGATCTACGATGCAGCCAAAGACGGAGCCAAGAACGTCTATGACCGTCTCGGTGGTCGTCAAGGCATTGCGACCGGCATACAGAGCCTGATCACCGCTAAGCGCTCTGGAGCCACGGGCAAGCAAATGCTTGAGGCTGGCCTGGGGATGTTCGGCACGAGCACCATGGGCATCCTGAAGACCGCTGGTAACGGTATCTTCGACAAGGCGGCTGAGTTCATCGACCTGAACCCTGAAACGGTCAACAAGATCAAGGGTACAGGGGAGCAACTGTTCTCTCGGCTCGAATACGGCGACCCCAGCGACCTGTCCAACTACGGGGAACTGACCACACTGTTGGGTGAACTGACAGGCAATGAGAACTACGCCAGTTACGTTAACTTGGGGCTTGAGTCAGCGGTCTTTGGTTCGGCCATTGCCAAGTCGGTTGAGTACGGGCAGTACCAGTACATCGGTGACGTGAAGCAGTACATTGACCCTGCGGTGTATCAGCAAGCGTTGGTGTACAGCGTCCCCATGGTGTCGACGTCAGGTTCTCTGACAGCCGTGAAAGAACTGCTGGCTCAGATGACACCCGATACGGCCATGGCTACCAAGCCGGACTTCATCAAGTCGTTCCTGCAACAGTTCAAGACGCCTGCCGATATACCGATGACACGGGAAGCCTACGCCCAAGACTTGGTGGACACTTTGAACCGCCTTGACGTCAACTGGTACAAGTTCAAGCGTCAGGACGATCAGACCATTGTGGACCTGACTAACCTCGGCATTGCCAGCGCAGATGCACTCTCGTTGTTTGAGCTGCATCCAGAACTGGGACGCTACGCCATCGCTGCACCATTCGCCCCGGAGTTGAGCGTGGAAGAAGTCATCCGCATTCAATTCCCCAAGATGGTCACGAACCTTACCTAACGAACATAGGGCCAGGGGCAGTTGCCCCTGGCCCTTATGCCGCTTTACTGTCGATCGGTAGCCTGACTGAAGCCTTTGATAGCTTCGCCAGTCACACCAGACATCGCCCACATACCAATCCGTTCTGGCGACACCATGTCGTCGAACGCTGCCTGTTGACGAGCCAAACGAACGGCCCATTTACGCAGACTGTTGATCTCAGCTTCCAACGGAATGCCTGCCAAGATGGCCAAGTAGTCCGTGTAGTTGTTATCGTCGTCGTACGTAGAGCCCAGCATCGCTGAGGAGACCGCTACGCCGTTTTCACCGCCTGTGGAGGCTGACCCACCGCCCAGCCACGAAACGCCTGCACCGACCCCATAGCCTGCGGCTTGGATGATACGGTCAGAGATCTCGAACGAAGGGTTCAGAGGCATGTTCACAGCGTTGGACAGGTCGAGCAAACCAACCTGAATGTCCACACCGAGGAAACCACCGGTGTTGTTCCAACCCACATCACCAACACCACGGGTAATGGTGAGGCTGTCGATGATCGCCAGTCGAGAGTGAGCACGCCCTTGAGCGAAGTACTCTACCAAGAATGGAGAGGTGTGCGATTGTTTACCGGTGGACAGTGGAACCGCCATGGCAAACAAACAACACATCGGCAGGATCAGGTTCTGCAACCGAGACAATGGATCACCGTACGGGGAACGCAGAGGGATGGTCAGCGAGAGCTTGTTGAACTCTGCACTGGAACTGTCCCAGACCTTTGGAATGTCGACGTAAGCAGAACCGGCCAACTGCGCCAGACCTTGGATACCGATACCTTGCCCGATGCCGAGAGCAAAGTCTTTCACTGCACCCAACGCACCCTGCACAATCCCCGAACCTTCAATGTTACCGTCGAACATGCTGAACCGGGTTTCACGAGCAGAGGCAGAGATGCCGTTGATCTGACCTTGGATCGAAGGTTCTTTGGTACCGTTGCTGAAGGACTCGGTTTGAGTACCGGTGTGGTCCACACGGAAGCTGACGAACTCAGAGGCCATGCGCGATTCAGACTTGAAGGCTGACTTGGTCCGTTCCCACAGACCTTCATCCATCCGACCTGTCTTCTCAACAACGGCTTCGTTCTTGGTGTCTTTCTCAGAGATCTGACCCATCATCTCCGAGTTCTTCCAGATGTCCACGTAGGCTTCGTAGCTGCTGTCAATCTTGTTGACAATAGCGTACACATCACCCATGTCTTCACCGTACAGCCGCTTCTTGAACACCTCACGCATTTCTGCTTTGTTGGTGATCTTGTCGAGCTGTTTGTCCAGCAACTTACGCCGGTGGTTCACCAACTTCTGACCACGCTGCGCTACAGCGAATACGTCAATACCGCCGTTGGCACGGTAGATGGACGGGATCAGACGGTGATACGAATCGACGTCAGTCTGATCCATCCCGTTCTCCTTCTCGTAGAGCGCCTTAGCGCCCTCGTAGATAGGTCGAGGGATGAGACCCATGTTCGCGGCAATTGCGTTGACCATCGAGCTTACAGCGCCCCAATAAGGCAGCATCGACGGCTTGAGGTAATAGTACTTCGACGCAGGACGACGAAGGAAGAACTTGATTGCCTTACCTGCCATGATGAACGGCAAGAGGCCAATGGTGGCTACCGAACCTACGGCCCAGCCCAAGGTGTAGAAGAACCCTGGAGCCCGACCCGAACGCGCCATGGAGGCAGCAGGGATCGAGTAGTAGTTGGCATAGAACGACGTCAGGCTGTTGAACTGCGGATAGCCACACCGGAAGTGCACCACCTGCATGTTGTCGTCGAACTTCTCACTGTACACCCGACCCATGCCGTTGGTCGAGTTAGCACTGGTACCGTTGGTGCGACTGACCTTAGGGATCAAGGTGTCTTTACCACGGCCACTGGGCTTGGTGAGGATGTTGTGCTTCAGGTCACAGTAACGGGTGAACTGAGGCAGTGGGTTGATAACAAAGTTGCCACCCAGGGTCGTATCAGTAGCCTTCTGCATCGACGTGGAGTAGATGCGATTGATGGCCGCCTGGTTACCACCCATGATCTGATCGGAGGGCAGCAGGAACGCTGATTTGACCCAGCTGTCATCCAGAATGTTTTCCATGTCTTGACCTCTGATAAAAGAAAGGGTGAGCAGGGTTTCCCCCACTCACCCCTCGTAGCTACGTCCGACCTACCGAAACCGTCCCCTTGTTTGCAGCTTTAGGGGTGTTGATCGATGGGTTCTGCGTTGTCTGTGCAACCTGAGGTCCCGAAGGAGTCTGAGCCGCATTCGGCATTGCAGAGCCACCGTTCCTGATCAATTCCACCAAGGAGATCAACTGTTCAAGTTGTCCCTCGTTGACTTCAACCAGACGGCTCATCATTTTATCTGCACCACCATACGTGTTGGTGTTTGCAGCGGTTTGGCCAGAGCTTTGCACCTCAGCCGTTTTGGCCGCCATCGCCAAGGACGCAGTGGTGTTCTGCGTTTGACGAGCGTCTGCTTTCTCCGCCATTCCTGGGGTGTCAGCATTGGCTGGGCTTTCTGCCACAGTATTTGGAGTAGCCCCATCAGCCGGTTTCACCATGGACGGTACTTCTGGTCCGGTGGCTGCAACGGTAGATTGACCTGAGGCTTGCTCTTCTGCGGCGGTGGAAGGTCCTTCAGCAGCTGTACTAGCGCCTGCTACTGGCTGACCGCCTTTCATGGAACTGGCGATCTGCATGGCATCAGCTTGACGGTGTTTTTGCAACTTCCCATCGAAGTCGTTATACACCGCCGCTACGGTACGAGGGTTCCTGTTCTTATCGTAGAAGATAGACGGGTTCGCCGCGGCTTGTTCAGGACCTACATGGTTGATCGCTGGGTCACCAGGAGGGGCCGACAGGAAGCGCTTGGCCCCATACGGTCCCAAGAAGTGAGCGAGGTAAACGTCGGTGTCAGTGACGTTGTTCTTCACCTTCTTGATGACGTCGATGTTTTCCTTGATGTACTCCAGACCCAGCAAGGCGTTAGCCCGAGGGTCATGCTGGGTGGTGTTCGGGTTGATGCCGTACTTCGCACCGTACTTGCCCATCAGCGACTTCCAAGTGCCTTTAATCACTTGGTAGAACGACGCTGCCGAGGAGAGGACTCCTGCGCCTGGGTTACGTGGGTTCTTGTACGGAATGGCGTTTGGCTTGAAGTTCGATTCCACACCTGCAATCGACGCTGCCAAGTTAGGGTCAACCCCCACCATGTTAGCTGCCGACATGAGTGTAGCACGAGTAGCCGCCCAACCATCGCCCGTTGGAGCTGGGACATCGTTGATGTTACCGCCCGAACCACCACCTGGGTGAGTCAACGGAGTACCGGGTGTAAATGCGGTAGGGCCAGAGGCTGTGCCTGCCGGTTGGCCGGAAGGACTGACATTACCTTGTTGAGGGGCTTTGTCATCACCGCCACCGAAGACCGACTTGACACCACTCCACATGCTGGAGAAGATGCCTTGCTCTTCCTTAGGTGCACCACTTGCACCACCAGAGCCTGCGGACTGCGAACCCTGACCATCAGCCGAAGCTGGACGGTTAACCTGAGTCGCATCCTGTTCGATGATCTTGCCATCCTTGTCTCGGACTTGACCCGCTACCGCAGCAGCGTTCTCAGTGAGAGTCTTGTCTTTGACTTTGGTGGACAGCATGTAAAGAGGTTCCTTGACGGTCTCTTCATCATCGTTGAGGTAGTAACCGGGCCACGGCGATTCCGAGATATCCCACACGGAGATACCGGAGTTGTCGCGAGTGGTGGCTGTCTCTCTCAGGACTTCCAACAGTTCTTGTGGCTTCAGGCGTTCAGCGGCATCCTTGGCGTCAATGTTAGCACGCGCACGGACCGAGGAACAGAACTGCAAGAAGGTAGGCATGAACCGACGGTAGAACCACACGTACAACGAATCAGCCTCAGGGCCGATCGGCGAGAACAAAGCTTCCGCAATGCCGTACGCCTGAGCAGGGTCTTTGAAGAACGCCTGCTTCTCGTTGTCGTAGGTCACCAGTGGGTACAGTGCACCCTCCAACCGATCCAGTTGACCGACTTTGATCATCAGCATCTCAGTCAGACCGTAGACACGGTACCGCACTGGTTTGCCATCGTCGATTTCACCGTCACGGTTACTGCCAGCCAAGATAGCCGCAGTTGCAGCAGCCGCCATGCCGCCATTGCCAGCCCACGAAACGGTTTGAGCCGCAGTGAGGTTAGCGCCAGTGGTTTTGCTGGTGGCTTCTACGCCAGTACCAGCTCCGGATGGTTTCGAGGCAGCTGTACCCGCACTGGATTGCTTATCAGCATTGGCTGCGACCTTAGCAACAGCACCAGCACTGATCCCACCAGCAGCAGCCACAGCGTCGACCATGTTCTGGTCGGTTTTGTCTTTGCCTGTCTTTTCGTTTTCATTGATGTATTCCTGGATCTCTCCCTTGACCTCAGCAACGGTGTCCTTCACGTCACCAGAGTCCATGTCCAGTTTCTCATCCTCGAAAGGACCGACCATGGCATTGAACACTTCCTGACGATCAGCCATTGCCACCTTATCAACAAAGCCCATGGCTACCTTGCCAGTGATCTTAGCGTCGATCTGGCTCAGATCCATGGACTTGGTCAGTGCGTGCATGTTGGAAACGTGTTGCAGGTAGACAGCAGAGAAACGACCCGTCAGGTATTTGATGAGGCGCCCGTAGGTTTCGTTCTCTTCAGCCGGGATGCTGGTGTCGATCTTGAACAGCTGCATGATCTTGTCTTGAGGCAGGCCTTGAGAGTTAACCGTGGCTTTACCTTCCGAGTCGACAGCAGTCTGGGAAGCGAAGATCTTCTCCAGTTCCAGCAGGGTCTTCAGCTCATCGCTGTCAGTCTTGGGTTTGATCCCGTACTGAACCATGCGAAGGCGAGTCAGTGGAGGCAACTTGTCCTTGTTGCGACTGTAGATGTAAGCACCTACTGCAATTGCACCACCTACGACTGCGACAGCGGCCAATACAGGCGCCGATACCAGACCAGCCGCACCCAACAGAGCACCCATGGCCATCCGGCCTGCAAAGCCTGCTGCCATCCGTGTCAGCGGGTTCGTCAGGATACTACCGCCCAACCGCAACGCACCCATCCCCAAACGGCCAGCGGTCTTAGCGCCCCACCATCCGAGTTTGGCTGTGTTCTTGGTCAACCAGGCACCACCTTTCAAACCGCCTTTGAGGATTTTACCAGCCGTCCCCATCTTGTCGAGTTGGCGACCGCCCCAGTTGGCAATCTTGCCCAGCTTACCGACACGCCCTGCACGACGAGAGTTAGTCCGACCGCCACGGCGTTTACGACCTTCCTCACCGCCTCCGAAGAGATCGCCAAGGCTGTCCATAATCCCACCACCACCGCCTTCCTCATCTCCGCCATCCTGTCCTTTCTTGCCGCTCAGCATTGCCATGAGGCCGGCGAGACCTCCTGCCTTACCAAACAGCCCCTGCACCGCTTGACCTTTCTCTTTCGCCATCTCCTTGGCTTTGTTCACCATCTCGTCACGTTTGGAGTTGATCTCCGTGAACGAACCCTTACGCACCTTTTCCTTGGTCACCTGTTTCAAGGTTTCGTACTGCAATTGCACAGAACGAAGCGTCAGAGTCAGCATGTCTTGTTCTTGATCCCCGGTCAGTTCGCTGGTGACATCAGCCCCCACCTTACCGCCAGTGAAACGAGACATCATGCGCTTGACACGAGGCCTGAACTTACGACGTTGTTGTTGCAGTTCTTTCGAGACCATGGCGCCCTTATCAGACACCCGACGACCGAGGTTGTCGATGAACTCGTTAGCACCGCCTGTACCTTTCATGTCCTTGATGGTACCGCCCAACTTGCCGAGCTGAGCACGGCCTCCAGCAACTGCACCGGCTGCCCACATCCCAGCCCCACTGTTCTTGAGCTTGGCGTACTTCTCAGCAAACGTGCCAGTGATCTTTCCTTTATAGTCCGCGATCACGCCTTCATCGACGATCTCGTTGTAACGGGCTACCGTCCGGCCTTTGAGGTCAATCACATCACCTTGGATGTCTTCCCACTTCTTGATCACCTTGTTGGAGACCTTGTCGCGGTACTCGCCGGCTTGAAGCTTAGCCTCTACCAAGCGAGGGTGGTCTTCACCCTGAATCCAGATGTCCTTCGCAAGTTGCTTAGCGGTGCCGTACTTCTCTTGGCCCATCTTGAACTTGTCTTGCCCCCATTGATTCGCTTGTGTAGCGAACTGACCACCGCGTTTGCGCATGCGCTTCATAGCGGCTTTGGTCTGGGTTCCGTAATCGCCAAGCTTACTCCCACCACTGCCTTCACCATGGCAACCACAGGCTGCCAGTTGCTTGAGCAGTTCCACCGTTTCCGAATGGAAGTCACGCGACTGAGTGATCAGGGTAATCAGGGTAGACTTGTCACCGAGGTAATGTTCTAGGCCCGAGGCTCCTTGTCCGAGTCCACGCCGAGCACCATCCATGCGATCAGCTCGATCAGCACGACGGGAAAGATCGCGACGACCTTTAGAAGACCGAGAACCACGATCAGAACGCTTACCACCGCTATTATCAGCATCCGGGCCACCTTTCGGAGCTCCGCCTGCGCCGTCTTCGTCATCTTCATCGAGTACTGACCCCCAGATCTTGTCGTAGTTGATCCGGTCGTCACGGCCTTGACGCTCAACATAGCCCAACTTGCGCAGGGAGTCTTTGCCGAGGACATCGCCCAAGATACGAATGCGATCACCCGCAGCGGGGATCATGCTCGCCATACCCAGGAACTTGTCACGGATGTCGTTGAATCGCCCAGCTCCTTCAGTCGATTGGTCCTGACGATTCCCCTCGTGATCAAGGTTGAATGTGTCGGCAATCAGCGAAGTGATCTCATCCACAATCCCAACGTCAACGTTAGGGTATTCGGCAGGATCAACCAAGCGTTTAGGCACAAGGTCACGACCGTTGGCCAGCTCATCAAGCAATTTCTTCTTGAGGGCGCGCTGGGCCTTGGACGACATAGTGTCGCCACCGATCGTCTTGATGAAGTCATCAGCGGCAGTACGCAGCGAATCACGCTCCGAACGGCTCATGATCTGACGACCCACATCCTTCAGGTTTTCACCCTGAGATGTAAAGCCACCACGGACCACGTTGTACACTTGCTTCTCGGAATCCTTTTCACCCGTGACTGCCACTTTGGACCAGTGAGCAATCTCAGACAGGTACCCCGGGATGATCTCGATCAGGGAACGACGGGCAATCTTGTCGAACGTGCCGATCTCATCCAGTTTGTCGACGCTGTCACCACCTGGTCGCGAGTCCAAAGAGAACTGCGGCAGGAAGGTTTTGAACATCTGCGTCATGACAGACTTGAAGCCGTTGCCTTTGGTTTCCGACTGGGCGTATTCGTTAACCTTTTGAGGCATGCCAGAGAACGTGGTGCGCAGTGCTTCACCGCCTTTGGCAATCGTTTTGTTCTTGTACAGCCACGGTGCAACGTGCATCGCAGCTTGATCACGGATACCGGAACCGATCATCGAACCTACAACACGACCGCCCATCGCGTGTTTGTCGATGTCCATGCCTTCAGTCATGTTTTGGGCTTCAGTCAGCGGACTGACGACGCCTTGCACAAGACCTTGGACGTTGTCCATGATTTGTTTGGTGTAGTTTTGAGACCAGTTGGAAATGGTGTTGAGACCACTCCCCATCAGACGCTGATGCGCCATCTGCTTGAACATCTCACTGCCACGGATTTTCACTGCCTCAGGAAGCGCGGTGTTGTGGCGAATGGATTCAAGGATCTGGGCTTGCTTCTGAGTTGCTTCTGCCATTACATCCAGCAGTTGCTTCTGTGTCGCAAACTGACGGTAGTTGAGTTCCAGCATCTTCTGCTGGTACTTGGCAGTGATCTTGTCCTGGTAGCCAACCATCCGCGCCATGGAGCGGTTGATAGCAGACAGAACTTGGATGTTGGACTTGAAGCGGACCTGGTCAAGAGCTTTGTCTTCCAGTTTCCCAGCGGCTTCTTGCTTCGCACGCTCTTCATCGGCACCGGTCTTGGCTTTGAAGATCTCAGCCAATTGAGCGATGTCGTTGTCTTCTTGTTCCTTACGGTATTGCGCCGCGGATTTGACCGGGCCGTCGTCGTTATCTTCCAGTGCGCTGTTGAGTCGGTCCGAAGCCTTCTTCGTCAGAAGCTTGTTACCAACCAGCTGCATGGCTTTACGACCGAAAGCTTTACTACCACGAACCAGTTGAGGCGAGTCGCCAGTCACCTTATCGTATAGCGATCGTGCGTCGGTTGCGACGTTCTCAATGGTGTCTGCGGCCAAGCCATAGCCCGAGGGCAAAGCCAGTGTCAAGGCTTTGCGCAGGGCGTTCTTGCTGGCCAGCTCGTCTTTAACCCCGGACAGAGCGCCTTTGGCAACTCGTTCAATGGGCTTTCTCGAATTGTCGTCGACTTCGGAGTCGGACTTCCACTCAGGGATGTCAAAGTCGAAATCGTCGAGGTCGAGATGGTCCAAATCGACATCTTTCTTTGCCATCGAAATTCTCCAAATTGGCTTATTATACTAAGCCTCCTTCATACCAACTGTCGAAACGACTCCTAAACTTACGGGAAGCATTTATGACCACTGAAGCAAGGAGTCTCATGACGGACTCTGGCTCGGGCATTAGATACGCCCAGACTCCAGCCAAGGTTTGGCCCATGGTGCTCACACGTGAACGTGTCGCACGCATGACCCCCGTCACCAGTCTCGACATTTATGACGGGGCCAGCGCTGAGTTCCATGACCAAGGTCTGTACTCCACCACCATCTTCGGACGTGTGGGTTCTGATGAGCGTGATGGTGCGTTTTCTTACATCGACTTGAAGGTCCAAATCTTCCATCCGAAGATCTTCCGTGACCTCATGAGTCTGAAGTCTATCTACCGCGGCATTGTGTCCGGTCGTGAGACAGCTATCTTTGACCCGGTGACCAAAGACTTCATCGCTGACAGTTCTGAGAAGGCCGAGACTGGCTACAGCTTCTTCGTGAAGCACTTCCCACAGCTGGAACTGCGTAAGTCCAAATCACCGACCCGTCGTATTCGGGTGGAATTCATCGAGAAGTGGCGTGAGTTTGCCCTGACTCGATTCATCCCTGTGTTGCCTGCTGGTATGCGTGACATCGAAGTCGATGATAACGGCGTGACCACCAAGAACGAGATCCACGACTTGTACTACCGTGCACTGTCGATCTCCAACACGATCCCGATCACCAGCGACATGGAATCTCCGGCACTCAACATTGCCCGGAACGCGCTGACCAATACCCTCTCTGAGATCTACGACCTCATTGAAGGCATGTTGGCAGGTAAGAACGGTTTCATCTTGGACAAGTGGGCCTCTCGTAAAGTGGTCTACGGTACGCGGAACGTGTTGACCGTGATGGATACGTCCATTGCCAACCTCAACGACACCAACGCTCCAGGGTTCGATAGCACGACCCTCGGGTTGTTCCAGGTTATCAAAGGCCTGACTCCATTGACCCTTCACCACATGCGTCGGACCTTCGGGCACCTGATTCAGAACGGGGAAGGTCAGGCTCAATTGATCGATCCGAAGACCCTGCGTCCAGCGTGGGTGAGTCTCTCGCCAGACACCCGAGACCAATGGTCGACCCGTGATGGTCTGACCAGCGTGATCGACCGTTACCAGATGACGGAGATGCGGACACGGCCGGTTGAGATCGAAGGTCATTACTTGGCCCTCATCTACAAAGGCCCGGACAACACGTTCAAGGTGTTCTTCGACATCCACGACATGCCGGCTCACTTGAACCGCAATGACGTGCACCCGATCAACCTCGTGGAACTGCTGTACCTGTGTGGTTACCAATACTGGAACCGCTACTATGCACAGATCTGTCGTTACCCGATCTCGGGTCTAGGGTCCATCTACCCAAGCCGTGTGTACGTCAAGACGACTGTGGTCGGTGAACGTCGAGTAGAGCTCGATGACAACTGGCAACCGTACGACGATGACGAGCATGTGGCGCAAGAGTTCCCTAAAACGGGATCGACGTCCTTTATGGACACTCAGTCCCCACACTCGACCAAATTGGTTGGGTTGGCAGCGGACTTCGATGGTGACACTGGCTCAGCAACACTGGTAATGTCTAAAGAGGCTCTGGTTGAGAATGACCGTATCCTCAGGTCACGTAACCACTGGATCGATGCAGGGGGCAACCTCACATCCTCCTACGACTACGACACCATCAAGTACGTCGTAACCAACCTGACAGGACGATTCAAACATGGCCGTAATGTTTCTGTATGACCGCTACATGAAACTGTTCGGCATCCGTAGGCTAGGAGAGTTGGAGAACCCACGAGTAAGACCAATCGCACGATTCGGTTTGCCTCGTGGTGCCAACGTCCACTACATGCCGATGAATGAAACCGAACTGGGTCCGGCTGCTGGCAGCCAGATCATTCAAGCGGCTCAGCGACTGATCTTCATTGACCATGTCCCTGACCTGCTATCGAAGGAGGGTAACCCTCGTTCCACGTTCAAGCAACTCGCTCCAATGATGCAGCAGTACCGTCGCGAGAACATGACCATCCGCCCAATGCGGGATTATGAAGCAGCGGCAAAAGAACCCCTGAACATGCTCGTAGTCAACTACGCCATGGTCGCGCAGATGTACAAGTATCAACGGTCGGCCTTGAGTCGCTGGTGGAACTGGCGCAACCTCAGGACCACTCAGTGGGATCGGTTCAATCAGTTGAAGACTGAACACGAACGGCATCACATCATCCTGTTTGATCTGCCTCAGACCCTGCCAGCGTTGTCTGACCTGCGTAAAGCTGAACGGGGCATGACTCCGACGCTGATGCAGGTGTTCAACACGCGTGAACGTCTGGACTTGCTCGACCTGTTTATCTGGTTGGGTGAGAACCGTCAACGTGCACCGATGGCCAAGCTGGATGAGTCACGCCTGAGTGAGATCGAACTGGTTATCCGTAAGGACGCTGGTTGGATCAGCCTGAACCTCGGCCTGCTCAACGGCTGGCGTAAGCAAGGCGTTGGCGTGTCGATGGAATCGTTCGTCGAACAACCGGTGAGTGAAGACTTCGACTTCGAAGACACTTACCAGCGTTACGTCTCCATGGAAAACGCAGGGGATGAAACCCTTGACGAAGACATGGGCGTGTCGATGGAAGCTGGGCAAGGTCTTGATCCTAAGATCATACAGGTGCGATTCCTGAAGTTGCTGACCAAGATCATTGATCAGACCAACCCGGTCGCGGTGATCACGCCTCAAGAGGCTGAAGCGCAGCAACAGGTCACAGCCGCTGACGATGCCGCTGAAGCCGAAGAAGACAAGCAGCAAGAAGCACAGGCCCGTAAGGAATTGGGTGCTGACGAGATGCTGGTAGAAGAGGAAGAAGAACTGGCCGAGTCTTTGGACGAGCCAGCAGTGTCTACCTCCGACGCTATCATGGAAGACGAAGACGGTGAACTGGTCATTGAGACCGGTGCAGAGCCTGTGGCTCAAGTCTCGCAGATCGTGGCTGACGGTGCAACTGAACACACCCTGACCAGTTCGATCCAAAGCAAGATCGACGAGTTGGTGGAGAAGGACATCCTGACGGCAGCGCAGTATCGCCGGATGCAACGGCTGGCAGAATCCTACAAGACGATGCCAGACCCGTGGGACAAGTCGAAGACTGTTGAGACGTCCTTGGACATCAAGCAGGAAGACCTTGTTCTTCAGGAATCTGAGCCGTATCCAGAAATGGAATCGGTGCGTGACAAATCGATGCTACAGTCGACCGTCGAGAAGATGGACAGTCAGTACATCGAAAAGGTGATGAAGTCCGACATCCTGAACGCCGTTATGTCCGTGCAGAAAGCGGGTGTGGCTGTAACTGGGTACGAGATCGAGACCGTGCAAGATGCGGTCAGTCACTACGAGATCCACAAGGTCCAGTTGACTCCGGTCACCGGCAAGCCGTCCACTATCTCCTTCCGGGTGCCAGTGGTCGACAAGCGTGGTTCGTACACCTCCAACGGCCAGAAGTATCGCCTGCGGACTCAGAAGTCCGATGTACCGATCCGCAAGGTCAACGCCATTCGTGTCGCCCTGACGTCGTACTACAGCAAGCTCTTCGTTGAGCGTTCGCAACGTGCTGTGTTCAACTACGACAACTGGATTGCCAAGCAGATCATCGCTAAAGGCATGGACCCAGGTGACACCACCATCACCAACGTGAAGATTGCCAACGTGGCAGACTACTCGCTGGACCTGCCGACTGCGTACACCGTGATCGGTAGCCGGGTGATGAGCTTTGAGGCGAACGGTCATTACTGGTTCGACTACAAGAACCGTGAGCGTAGCCGCCTGTTCGACATGAAGTTGGTCGAGACCCTTGAAGCAGAACACAAGGGTATGGTGGTGGTTGGTCGTCGTGGCCAGCGTTACATCATGGTGGACCGTGAAAGCGCGTTCTACTTGGTCGACAGCAAGAACAACCAGGTCAGCGAACTGGGTCAGATCGAAGACATCCTTGGTTTGAACAAGGACAAGTCACCGGTCTCCATGGCTGAGATCAGCATCTTCGGTAAGGTCATGCCGGTCGGTATCGCTCTGGCGTACCTGCTCGGTCTGAAAGGCCTGCTGGAGCTGACAGGGGCTCGTTACCGGGCAGTGCCGTTGGGTACCCGTGTACAGATGTCGGACGATGAGTACGCCATCAAGTTCCTCGATGAAACGCTGGTCATGGAAAAGAGTGATGTGAAGAACAGCATGATCTTTGCTGGCTTCCTCCATTACCACAAGTCCGTCCGTCAGTTCTCCCGTCACAGCTTCAACGACAAGGATGTGTACTTCAACATTCTGGAAGCCAACGGCATCGGCTTGCGCTACTTGCGTGAACTGGACCTCATGAATGCCATGTGGGTCGACCCGATCACCAAAGGCGTCCTTGAGTGGATGAAGGAACCGACCGAGTTCATTCCGCTGTTGACTCGGGCTGTAGAAATGCTGGTCACCCGTTACGTCCCAACGAAGGTTGAAGGGGCTGATGGGTTGGTTGATGGTCAAGAACGTGCGAAAGGTTACGAGCGTATCCCAGGCGCTATCTACGCAGAGCTGGTCCGGTCCATCCGGGTCTACAACTCGCGTGGTGCTGGTGCTACGTCGCAAGTGACCATGAAGCCGCACGAGGTCTGGACTAACATCGTACAAGACCCGGCTTCGGCCATTGTCGATGACATCAACCCGATCCAAAACCTCAAGCAGAAAGAGATCATCACTTACGGTGGCCGTGGTGGCCGCAGTAGCCGGTCGATGACTGCTGAGGCGCGTCTGTACAAGGAATCCGACATTGGCTTCATCTCGGAAAGTACCGTAGACTCCGGCGACGTGGCGGTTATTACCTACATGTCTCCTAACGCGAACATCACCAGTGTGCGCGGTACGGTGCGGGCTTACGATAAGGAAACGGATGGGGCAGCTAACATCGTCTCGACCTCCGCCCTGATCAGTCCATTCGCTGACCGAGACGACCCGAAGCGGGTGAACTTCATTGGTATCCAGCAATCGCACGTAATCTCTTCGGACGGTTATCGTGAGTCTCCAATCTCCACCGGCTATGACCACGTGTTGGCCCACCGTGTTGATGAGATCTTTGCTGTCCCGGCTACCAAGTCGGGTGAAGTGATTGAACGCACCGACACTCACATGGTCGTGGCGTACGATGACGGTACCTTCGAGCATCTGGACCTGACCACCCAGTACGGCATCTCCGCCGGTTCGGTCTACCCGCAGAAGCAAGACACCACCTTCCAGTTGGGTGACAAAGTCAAGCCAGGCGACATCTTGAAATTCAACTCGGGCTTCTTTAAGCCGAGCCGGTTCGAACCACGTCAAGTGCAGTGGAAGGCTGGGGTAATCGCACGTACGGCTCTGATGGAAGCAGGCTACACACTGGAAGACTCCTCGGCAATCGATGATTGGTTGGCCGGGCAGCTTGGGTCGGAAGTAACAAAGGTCAAGACCATCGTCGTGCAATTCGGGCAGCACATCCGTAACCTGGTTAAACAGGGCGACCACACGGACATCTCGAGTATTCTATGCACGATTGAAGATGCTGTAACGGCGGAAGCTGGACTGTTCTCGGACGAAGACCTTGAAACCCTTCGCAAGATGGGCTCGGCTGCACCTCTTGCAGGTGCTGTTGGCGAAGTCTCGAAGATCGAGGTGTTCTACCATGGTGACCCGGACGACATGTCGGACTCGCTACTGGAGCTGGTCACTGCCCACGACAAACAACGTCGTAAGGTGTCCAAACGTCTCGGCAAACCGGTTGTCACAGGTCAGGTCGACCAATCCCTTCGCATTGACGGGAACGGTCTGGAACTCGATCACGTTGCAATCAAAGTCTACATCACTCACCGTGAAGGCATGGGTGTCGGCGACAAGGCAGTGTTCTGCAACCAGATGAAGACAGTAGTTGGTCATCGCTTGAGCGGTGTCAACGAAACCAAATCCGGTTCACGGATCAATGCCGTCTTCGGCGCTAAGTCGGTCATGGACCGTATCGTAAGTTCGGCCCTGCTGATCGGCATGTCTATCTCTGTCCAACGCGCCATCGGCGAGAAGGCAGCAGAGATGTGGATGAGCAACGATACCAAGTAGTCGAAGTCCGGGAGTCCATTGAGGCTCCCGGACCTTCCTTTACAGCGCCTCGAAATTTCACAGGAACTTGCTCATGAGCACCACTACTTTTGACAACCTCGCGCTCGTCGCGAATGCCATTGACCTCTCCGTTGAGATCGTGGCGAACGTCGCAGGGAACCAGATCTCCAGTTACATGGACGGTGCCCCGTTGAACGACCGTACCATTGCCGCCATCGCGGCTGCGGACATCAACAACGTCATCGAGGGTCGCGATAATGCTTAACCGTATCGCCATCGAGGCAGCATTCCCAGTCGCTCAGCGTCTGGATGAACGCGGCCTTCGTATCCTGCCGAGCCAGAACAGCCCGCTGATGTCGTTGACCCTCGCGGTTGACAACACTCTGGTGGATCGCTCGCTGGTCGAAAACACTGACATCATCAGCGTCCTGCAATCGCGCGCTGGCGATGACGCTCACCGCATTGCCAAGGCCGACATCATCCGTCTGGCGTCTGCATCGGTTTCTCGTCTGCATGACATCTCCCGCAACCAAGTCCTGCCTGCTATTAAAGAGCTGGCTGGCAAGGTGCAGGAATACGTCAATGTCCGTCGCCTCGAGGCTTCGCTGCCTTATTCCGTGGTGATGCGTGAAATCCCTGCGGTGTACAGCAACCCTGCCCTGCGCCAACTGGCTGAGCGTTACCCAACGCCGTCGCAGATGGACTACGTGGTCCGCAACCTGGCTCCGGTCACGCTGGATCGCGTCAAGGAACTCGTCAAGACCGGCATGGCTGGTTTCGATGCTGAACTGGACCTGTCCCTCAGCCTGAAGAACAACGAAGGCTACGCCGCCGTCATGGACGTGCTGCAAGGTCGCGTTGGTGTGCAAGCTGTCAACCAAGATTACCTCCCGGGTGTCCTGGTCGCTGCGCAGTCGATCTACGACGAACCAGAGCCGGGTGTGAACCTGACCTTGGTCGAGTACAACGACAACGTCAACCGCCTGCTGGGCAAGTGCGCTCAACTGCTGCGCGGTGCGATGATGCGTTATGCTGAGCAAGAAAAGCTCGGTATTCTGTACAGCACCGATGGTCGTGAATCCCTGACCCAGATCGTGGTCATGGGCAAGACCTACCGTGCGCTGCTGGAAAAGGGCCTGACTCCTGAAGCCCTGATCGGCAACGAAATGGCCAGCCGTCGTTTCACCCAAGGTCAGTTGATCGAGAACAAAACCATTCTCGAAACCATCTACAACCGCGAAATGAACCTGCAAGCCGTTAAGGTGCAAACCTCGATGGCCGGTATCGTTCGTGATGCACTGCGCGGTGTGATCGGTACTGAACTGGCTGCACGTGACATGGGCGACGAAGCCGTCGATGCCAACAAGCGCTTGGTAGAGCTGACTGGTAAAGTCAATTCGTCCAACTGCGATGACCTGAACACTCTGGTCACCGAGATCGTGTGTGAAGTGTTCTACCCGCGCACTGACGCACTGACGTTCATTCGTCTGATGAACCGCGTTGGCAGCACGTTGGCCGCAGACACCGATCCACGCGAAGTGGCGCTGATGGCGACCATCAAGTACGTGAACTTCTGGCTGTGCCGTCAACTCGGCTTGGCCCAGGCTTAACACCCACATCTGCTGGAGGGGTGACCCTCCAGCTATCATCGAGAGTTCGCTATGAGTATCAAATCGAGTAAGTTCACCCGAGACGCAGCCCGTGTCCACAAAGCCTGGGAGAAAACCGCCGAAGGTTCTATGGTGGCACTAAAGCCGTTGAAGGTGTACATTCCCTCTCGGTTCCCTCAGCGCGATTTGGCCACGTTCGAAGATGAAATCACGTTCGTTGGCATCTGTGCCGTAGTGTTGGACGACCAGTATTACATGGCGTCCCGTATCTGTGCTCCCATCCGTAGTGAACCTTCGCTGGTCAACACTGCCGTCATCGACGATGTCGAATACATCGAGATGCACTTTGAACCCGGAGATCGGGTGATCTGTAGTGATGAACTGGTGATGATCGACAACCTGCTTTATCGGATTTACGACGAGATCATTGCAAAGGGTCGCGTGCCTTGGTACGTCCTTTACCCTGAGATCGGTGGGATCTTCCAAACCTCGCTGAAACATGCGGGCGTTCGGGTAGGTAAGACCCCGACGGTGATGGAAATCATTGCCAGCGTCATCTGCCGCGATACAGTCGACTTGCGTCGTTACTATCGTCAAACGGTGGAGACCTACGAAGACATCCGGTATACACCGCCGACCATCATCCCGCTTCGTAACGTGAGTTACGGTGCGACTAATACCATCGCAAAGTTGAGTGGTTCCCGCTTCGACGAAGGCATGACCTCCGCTATTGTCAACCCTGGCGATCGCGTAGAGCGGACCGAGATGGTACTCCGAACGTAAGGACTGCACCATGGACCAAAGAATCATTTATCAGTGTAACGTGTTGAAGGGCATCAATAAGGTTGGGGACCTGAAGAAGCTCGACAACGGTTACTACGAAGTTCGTCTGGGTGCACTTGGTGCATTCAACGAAGCTGGCTGGCTCTACAATGAGCGTGAAGGTCGTCAACTGATGGAAGGCTCTGCCGGCCTGATGCGGATGATCAACCAGAACAATGCCCTGCGTGGCGAGTGCGGTCACCCGCGCTTCCAGACTGGCATGAACCAGCTCGCTTGGTTTGGTCGTGTGAACGACATCTTCGAACCGAACGTCTGCTTCCACATGCGCCGCCTGATGCTCGATCCTGCCAAGGACGAACGTGGCCGCGCTATCACCATGGTGCTCGGCGAAGTTCGTGCATCGGGTAAAGAGAGTGCCTGGTTTGACCGTCAACTGGAGAACCGTGACGAGAACGTCTGCTTCTCCATCCGGTCCTTCACCGAAGACAAGATCGTCGGTGGCGTCAAGACCAAGTTCTTGAAGAAGATCGTAACCTGGGACACCGTGAACGAACCGGGCATTCGTAACTCTTCGAAGTACGCGACTCCTTCGCTGGAATCGGCTCCTGAAGCAGGTGGTCTGATCCACATGCCAGAAGCAGAACTGGAAACCGTCTTCTACGCTGATGCACTGCGTAAAGAAGCACTGGCCAATCCAGTCGGCGTAGGTGCAGGCGTGGGCTTTGAATCCGGCAACAACATGATGTCCCTCATTGCTGAGATCGAACGCCCAATCCGGGTTTACGTTCCTAGCGCCTGGAGGTGGTAAATGCAAGACACCATCAACGAAGCGTTGGTGGGGGCTGTTGAGCGAATGGAGTCAGAGGCATCTCTGGCTCCTGCGCTTTCGGTTATTTCCGACATGGCAGACATTGCTGACAGTCGCATGGTCCTCGAGCAATGTGTCGAGCGGCTCACCATGGCAGACGGTTCGGTGGTGGATGTCTTGGATGCCGAGCAGTCCTACCTGGATTGGCGTGCCGATCACCACGACGTAATTCGTGGTCGTGCGATGACGGGTGATGCATTGGTCGATGAGATCCGTGCCACCATGGAAATGCTGAACAGTCCTTCCATGGAATCTGATCTGGTGCAGCAACTCAAACGCACCTTCGGTTCCATGACGTTGACCCTGAAGACCTTCGGTAAGGATTTGATTGACATCAAGTCCAAGATCAGCCAGAACAAAGCCTCGATCAGTGCCAGCCCTGTACTGCTTGATTCGGCTGCTTCTTATGCCTTCTTGACTCGGGACAACAAACCCGTCAAGTTGGTGGGTTCGATCGACGAAGACCTCAAGTTCATCGACACGGCCATGAAGCACTACCAGAAACTGTTCGACATCTCGACAGACCTGGCCAAGCGTTTCCGTGAAGCGTGCAACGAGGACGATGATGCTGCCATTCGGGCTGCGGTCGATTACTTCGACGAGCACCTGATTGACCGCACTGAGTTCGAAGACCTGACGGCGTATCACTTGCTGGGTAACCGTACGGTGTTCTTGGACAAACGGGGCTTCCCGCAGTTCAAGAAAGATGGCAACCCTTGGAAGTTCACCACCAAGGACTCGGACGAGAACGGTCTCAAGACCAAACTCGCCAAGAAACAGATCCACGGCTTCAGTATCGGTGGGCCTCTCAAGGCAGTCACCGGCGTGGCAGGCATGAACGATGTCGCTGCCAAGCGTCAAGTACTGGCTCAGGTCAAGTCCACCGGTGGTGAGACGGACGTGAGTGGTTTCATGTCGGTAGTCGACAAGGCTATCAACCTGAACAACCAGACCGTGAAGTTTGCTCAGATGGCTGCAACGATGTCTGAGCGAATTGTTCGACTGACTGGCGACATGGACGACTCCTATCGCTTTGTCAACGACGAGAAGCAGATGGGCGACAACATCGTTCGTTTGAGGACTCTTCGTGCCCTGTACCGCTCGGCTCGCCGCAGCGTTTCGCAGTACATGTTCCTGGGCAAGGCCATCGCCACCATGATGGAGGACCATGCGTCCTACGTGTATCGCAATATCACCATCATCTCCAACGAAGTCCTCAAAAAATCCAAGTAAGGAAAGGTCATGAAAAACTCCGTTCTTACTGCCGCGCTGAAAGTGTCGCAGGAAAGTGCTGATAATAGCGAAGAGCTGCTGGACCAGCTTCGCGACGAGTCGAACCCAGTGTCGGCCGACAGCTACGTCGAGGACCGTCTGGAACTCGAGCAGGACATGAACACCCTGGAAGAGACCGCTGTCGTCCTTGATGGCGATACTCTGGTCAGTCAGGAGTCCCTGGACAGTGCAGCAGCACTGGTCTCGGCAGTCATGGGCCGTTACGGCATCACCGTGAACACCGCGTCTCTGGAGTCCGTTGAGCAGGGCCCTAAGGCCAAAGAACTGGCTGCTCAGATCCGTGGCATCAACGCGTCACTGGAAGGTCAGATCACTGTCGCCATGGAAAGCTACTCCATGACTGACCTGTGGGACAAGATCGGTTTGCTGAACCGTGAAGTGCCAAACCTGAAGGACAACGTCTCTGTCCTGAAGAACTACGCTTCGGCTCATGCCAAGCTGGCCATCACTCCTGCGTTCGGTCGTTCGCTGGTTTACGCCTTCCGTGTTGACGGTTCCGTTCCTGACAACATTCCAAAGGCTGCCGGTGAAACTGCCAGCATCATTGGCGACCTGATCAAGTTCGGTACCCAACTGGTTGACGACGCCAAGAAAGCGGCTGACATTGCCATGCGTGCTGACTGGAAAGACCAGGACGCTGCTGACAAGGCGATCAGTGCGATCAACGGCATCAACCCGAAGATCGACGAAGTGTACCGTCGCTTCGACCACACCTTCACCATGGGCAACCGTCGCCTGAACGTGAAGAAGTTCGACATCAAGGGCGCGCCTGATGGCCTGAAGAACTGGTCCACTGGCGGCTCCCTGAACGTGAGCTGGCCGAAGAGCACCCTCGTGGACTTCATCTTCGATCCGGGCGTCGTGATGGTGGTTGAGGGCTCTCGTAAGCGGGTCATCAAAGTAGAAGAGCTGACCGGTGCGCTGGACAAGTTCCTGGCTGCTGCAACCGCTACCCAGCAAATGCGTTCCAACTCGCCGAAGAAGTGGACCGAGCACAAAGCACTGACCGTGCGCATGAAGAAAGACGTGCAGGGTTCGGGCGATGCGCAGGGCGTACAACGCGCTATCATCGAGACCTCCCGTCTCGGCTGGCAGTGCCTGAACGGCGCAGTGACCGTGCTGTACTTCATCATCCGTGAGATCAACCTCGCGGCTGAGCGTGTGGCCAAAGACGCACGCAAGAACTCCCGCAGCTGATAGAACATACAGGGCAGGCCTTAGGCCTGCCCTGTATGCCGTTTCAATGTGATTCGAATTTATTTCAACAATACATGATTACGGTGAATAGAGGAACTAATCCTCACCCTTACCCAGTCCTTAGGAGGACAAAACATGCAACACGATATCGTTGAGCTGTTGGACGCCATCAAGCACGCCCAAGAGAACTTCGGCAGTGACAAGGATGCCAAGTACTTCTTTGTCCGTCGTGAATTGGAAGATGCATTCGGTGTGGCTTATCGTGAAGATCACGTTAAGTTCGAATGCGTCCAGATCTTGGCCTGGGTCAAAGGGACCAAGATCGAGATCCAAGTCATCGGCTTGAATGATGACGTCCAGTTCCAGCGGGAGTTCATTGCTGACGGTGTGAAACGCACCGGCAATCGAGCTTCCTAATAACCCCTACACATTTGGAGAGACATCATGTTTAAAGAAGCGATCCTCATTGGTACCGGTATTGCCATCGGCTTCTGGCTGCGTGGTGCTTCTAACGAGCGTAAGCGCTTGAAAGAAGACAACGCCATCCTGATGGCAAAACTGCGTGAACAAGAAGCTACTAAAAACACTGACAAAGGGAACAACTAAGATGACAGGCTTTAACCCATGGATCGACGTCGCAGTTATCGTTGGTGCCCTTGCGGTGCTGGCTGTCATCTGCTACATCGGTCATTCGTACGACAAGCGTCAGAAGACCAAGCTGCGCGGTGCCACCCGCTGCTAATTGAAATACCCGCGTACCTGTAACACCCATCCCTCATTTAGCAATACCCTCATTCTGGAGATACACCATGTCCTTCCTCGACACCCTGAAAGAAATCGCTGGCACTGCTGTTGAAGCTATCAAAGAGAACCCAGTCGCTGCTGCCGCTATCGGTGGCGGCGTCCTGGTCCTCGGTGGTGGCGGCATCTATGCCAAGCGTCGCTATGCAGCCCACAAGGCTGCTAAAGCGGCAGCACCTGCCGTAGCCCCCACTGCTACTCTGGCGGACCTGATCACTCCTGTAGCGGCTCCTGTGGCCGCTCCTGAAGCAGATCCAGCCACTCCAGCAGAACCTACTCTGCTGGACCCGAAGTTCCAACACCCTGAGCGTCCTCAAGGGACTGCAAAGGCGTGACCCGAAAAGAAAAGGCCCTAGTGGCTTTTTCTTTGTTTGTTTCCATTCCATTCAAGCGATCTTCGATAATACATTATCAAGGTGTACATTGAACCTAGTGCGTAAATAAAAACGCATGCGGCGCTTACTGTGCGACTACACACGTCGAATAAACTTTTCACACCCATCAGGAGTTACACCATGAGCGATGCTCTGAACAAAGTCAGCCAGTCCATCAAAGACCTCGGCGTAAAGATCCAGGACTCCATCACCTTCGACGACGACGGTGCTGCCACCCTGCCTGAAACCTTCGTCAAAGACAACCTGCCTGCCGAACTGAGCCTCGAAACCGTCAAGCTCGTCCAAGACCAAGAAGCCACCTTCGCCGGTGCTCTGGCTCTGGGCCTGGGCAATGCCGCTCAAGTGCACATGACTGCACAAGCTGGCTGCGACCGTGTAACCGGTTCGATCGACTACGGCAACAACACCATCCGCGCAAGCGTTGACCGCAAGATCATGGTCCGTGCTCCAGGCTCGTCCGAAGAAAAGCCGAAGTTCGGTAACGTCTCCCTGAAGCTGGACTCCGGCGCCGCTGCCAAGCGTGGCGACCTGAAGCGCATCGTGACCCACGTCTCCGAAAGCTTCGCCGCGCAGTTCAACAAGTAACACCTGCGTAGCCCGGCCAGCCCAGCAGCCCTAACCGGCTGCTGGGTTATGTCAGCGATCTTTTTTCTGCTAAACCTATAGAACATACACCAAGCACCATCAAGGAGCGACCATGAGCAAGTTGCAGTATTTGAAAGACGAGCTGGAAAGTATTGGTAGCGACCTTCGCAAGACCGGCGTTTACTTCCGCTTGATCATGAGCGACGACATCGACAACATGCACGACATCCGCGATCGCGCTAAGGCCGGCCTGAACTGGCTGGGCAAGGTCGACAAGGAGAATGGGTTCTTCTACGGCCTGTGCGTGGGAACTGCCCTGCAAAGCCGTATCGACAACCTGGTACGCAACTACAAGCCACAACTGCTTGAAGTGATCGCTGGCGGTGAACCGAACTGGGAAGAGTTTGGCATCGACGTGATCGAGGACAAGGCGCAGAATGCGAACCTGATCCTCTTCAAGAACTCCTGCTCCGGTTTCTACGTGAGTGAGCGTAAGCACACCCCTCGTGAAGACCGTGTGAAGCGCACGAATTTGAAAGACGTAGCCCACAAGGCTGCGATGGTACCCAAAGCCCTCCCTGGGCCAGTGGTGACCTCTGGCAAGCGTAAGTTCACTACCATCCGCCATCACGTCAACTGAGGTGTCTATGGACTTTCTGGCCCCTATGGCCGGTGCGTTGGTTGGAATCCTCCGGGTCATGGAGTCACGCATCGAGACCGCAATACAAGAGAAGGAAACCTGGACGTACCAGTTCGGTAACTTCCCGGTGTACGGTGGTGGCAACACCATCCGAGATTCCGTGGATGCGGACAACGACTTTATCAAGCTGTCGTTCCATCCTTCGGCAACCGATGGGTTCAACCTCACCATCATTGTGGGTTTCGATGCGGCGGACGGTGAAGAGGTCGAAGAAGTCGGTGGCATTGTCTTGGACCTCAACACCATCACGGGTGACTGTCTGTTGACACATCCCTGCGAATGCCCTCACCCGCCCTACTCCGACCTCATGGACATGGGCAGTGTCATTCAAGCGTTGGCTGTGTTTGACCTCTGTGGCAAGCTTGAGGTGGAACACCACGCTGAGTTGAAGAGAGCCCAAGAAGCGCTTGAGGCCCGTAATCAACGCAAGGCTCAGTTCCGCGTGGTTCAGTGATGGATGCGAGTGACGATTACATCGGCCACGACACGAGCCTTGACAGTGAGTACAACCATGTCGCTCTAGAGGCTGCTATAAGAGCCGTAGAGAGCGATTGCAACGTACCGGCATACTCTGTTGATCACAACCTCGATATACGCGCCATGCTGCACGTAGAGAGCGTTAAAGCTCTGCATGACCTGATCCGCGATCCCGGATTCGAACTTGACCTCAATAAGTTCCCTGGAAAGCCGGTCGAGTACACCACGCCATACCAACGAGATGTCAAACGTGGGTGGCAAACGAACCACTTCAAGATCTCTTCCAGTAAAGGCTGGCTGATCTTGGACTACTTCGTTGATCCACAGATAGAAGTGCGTAAATAGATGGAGGGCCTAGCCCTCCCTTTATGCCCGGTCGATTGAAACTTTCTGTAGCAATACATGATACAGTTGAGTAACCTATCCCACCAAGGAGTGACGCAATGCAACCTACTGCTGAATTGAAGATTACCCACGGTCAAGAGAACATGACCAAATCCGGCAAGATCTTCACGATCTTCCAGTTGCTGCAAAAGGTTAACGCCTTCACCAACGTCGAAGGTGATCCAGTCCTGTTCCAACCGTACGAGATGTTCCGTGTCCGTCGCGGTCAACGTGGCGCCATGAGCGTCGAGCTGGATCTGGGCAAAGAGCGTTACATGCCTCTGGGCATCAGCGAAGATGGCAAAGGTCTGGTTGCTGTTGACCCGATCAATGCCAGCACTATCCTGATGACCTGGACGCGTACCAGCCTCGAAGCACAGCACGACGGCCTGGGCGATCCTGCCTCGCAAGGGCAAGACAAGATCATGCAGTTGGAACTGGGCGAAGGTCCGGTGAAGACTCAGTGGGTCCACGGTGATCTCAGCGCTACAGTGATCTTCCAGAACCCAACTGATGTTGAACGTTTCGGCAACTTCAATGCGGAAGCGCATTATGCCCGTAACGTGATCGGCGTGATTGCCCACAACATCGAGGCCCTGCGTGAACCGAATGCGTTCGAGCTGGAGTTCTACGCCATCATCGGCCTTGGTGCTGAAGTGGTGCCTCAGGTGATCGTGGTCGGTGAACAGGAAACTCTGTTTCGCCTGGACTTCGAGTCCAAGGACATGTTCGCTGTGGCAAAACAACCCGTTGACCCTAATGCCAAGTTCGATGAAGAAACGAACATCCGCATCATCGTCAGCGACGTCAAGCGTAACGTGCCAAAACCGGTAGCGCCGAAGTTGTTCGACTTCGAAGAAGTAGGTGCTCAGTTCGTTCCGCAGTCCAAGCTCGAAGAGCAAGAACTGTTCGACCTGCTGGGTGCTGACAATCTGGAAGCCGTCATCAAGGCCATCCTGATGAGCGAGACTTCGGTCCTGGCTCGCAAGTGGATGAACAGCTACACCATCAAGGCTATCACTAGCCCTCAGGCGTACGCTGGCAAGCTGCACGTTGAACGCGTTCGCACTGGTGAACACGCTGAAGGGCGTGGTGACATCTACCACCTCGACATCCACAACAACCTGGTCCTCGATCGCCATCACATGGACACCAAAGGTCTGGAAGGCCCAGTGTTCACTCTCGAAGACCTGACGTTCAAGGCCAATGGTCGTGACGCTGGTCATTCCGGTCGTCGTGGTGACAGCGCTCGGGGCAATGATCGCTCCGATGCCCGTCTGCCTCCTCGCCCTCCACGCAACGACGGTTATCCAAACCGTGCGGATATGGAAGTTCGTCTGGAGCGTCATGCTGATCCAGAACGTCCGTCCCGTATCCCAACTCGCGAGTGGATTCCGCAAATCAACCAGTTCGTCTACATCGAAGACGATGCGAAGAAAGAGATGTACTTCATCGCTGACTACGATCAGTACGAGCACAAGTTCCTGCTCGTACTGGCCGATAGCCTTCGTCGTGAACGCGCTGCACGCACCACCACGGGTCGTCCAGACCTGACCAATGAGAAAGGCCAACTGCCCGTAGAACCGGGTCGTCTGCGTCCGTTCGTCCTCTTCCACTAATCGAGACGGCATAGGAGGGAGTCCCCATTGGGGACTCCCTCCTTGCCTCTTCTTTTTTTCTTTGCACCAAGCCTTACAGCTTGATGTAAGTGCGGTTGAAGTCCGCTACCTGCTCGGTGAAACCTACGTTGTGTTTGGCAACGTCTGCTTCCACGCCCGTCGCGAACGACGGCTTCAGGTTTGGAGAGGTACCGGTCTTCGGCATCGCGTCCAGCAGTTGCTGAGCGAAACGGTCGACGGCCAGACCCACTTGCTGCATGCCGGTCCAAGGGATCGACAGCACCAACTCTTCACCATCAGCCGTCTTGTCACGGCGGCCAGTGAAATCACCGGCAGTGGTTGGGTACATGTTGGTCATCAGCCAGGCCGAGTTAACCTTGGTGAAGGACGGGTCCGGCTCGAAAGCAATGATGCTCATCGAGTAGATGTCCGGCAGCAAGTCGGTAGGCTTGTTGACACGGGTGGAGATCCCAGGCACCTTCGAGTCCGGGTCCATGATCAGCTCGGTAATCCAGCTCTCGAAGAAGCGCTGAACTGGACGGCCGTACTTCTCACGGATGGTCATCGATGGATCGGAACGCTGACGCGTCACGTTGCTTGGGGTCTGTTGCATTTCGCCAGCACCCGACACCGGAGCTTCGACGCTGTTCACAGTCAGGGTACGGTTGAAGCCGTCCCACGTCTGTGCGTGCATCTCTACAATGCCTTTGAGGGCTTTGTAGTAAGCGTCTGGGTTGTCCAGGTATTGGAAACCACGTGGCGCTTGCAGAACCTTGATGATCAGGTTGCGGCGCACGTAGTCGGTGTTGGCGTGGAAGTAACGGAGGTCAGACTGGTAGGCGTTCTGCCCACCAATCGCCAAGTTGACCATCGGCGAGTTGTTATACTCGCCGTAGCCCAAACCGTTACCGAGCAGGGTGTCGCGATGACGGACGGTCATTACTCAGTCTCCGTACCAGGACGACGGCCAGCAACAACGGTCAATACTTCCACCGTCTTCATGCCGTCGAAAAGACCTTCGATGTCCGTGTGCCAGCTGTAGCCGCGCTGAGTGTCAGCCGCAGTGTAGTAGGAACTCGGGGTGATGTCCGCACGACCGTCGTAGCGATCCTTGATCTCTTCTTCGATGAAGCGGTCCACGTTCGTGGCGTATTCAGCAGCAGTCATGCGGCTGTCGCCAGTGAACATGCGCCAGGCCAACTCACCGATACGGTTGAGGTGGCAGCAGATCGCCATTGGGAAGAACGAGTTGAGGACCGACGTGTTGTCGTGGTAGACGGTCTGGATACCAGGGAAGAACACTTGACCGCGGTGGTCGAAGGGCTCTGCCGAGCTGATACCAGCTTGCCAGTCGGTGTTGCGTGGCTTGACTGGGCGGAACTTGGCGTTGTGGTCGACGAATCGAGTCACAATGCGACCAGCCTGGCCGTCAGGCGCGTAGCCTGCTTTCATGCGCTCGCCACCCATGTAGGTAGCGACCTTGACCGCGAAGTCCACAGTGAACGGCAGGATACCGTCGTACTCGGAATCGAGGTAGGTACCAGCGTGCTTCATTACGATAGCACGGCAAGCGCCGGTGTTGTAGAACTCGGATTCAGGAACCAAGCTCAGCGCGTTACGCAGGGTAGCGCCGATGCTCGAATCTTCTTCCGGAGTGTTCAACGGCTCCAGAACGTCCTGGGTGGAAGCCAGTACCCATGCGTCGGGACGCACAGCCATGACGTTCGACATCAGACGCTTGGTCGGCAGGGTGTAACCGGTGTCGATGAAGCTGGACATCGGGAAGCTTGCACGGTCAGCGTAAGGCACATCGCCTTCACCGAACACGTTCAGCTCGCCATTCACCGCTTCGTCGTAAGACTCAGGGGTCACGGTACCGTCTTCACCGCCTTGCAGCCAGTGAGTCGCGGTTTCGCCGAACAGCACGCCACCAGCCGATGGGCCTTCGATCTTGACCGAGTAGTACGGAACGCCATTGACGTTGGTACCACCGAACAGGTTGATCGAATGCTCAGGAGTGATCTCGCTTTCGATCAGACCGAAGTCTTTCTCGGTAGCGTAGATGGCATCCAGCACGGTTTTGAGGTGAGCGTTGTAGACGTGGAACGTCTTCAGCGGACCGTAACCGGAGAACACTTCAGGGTCGTTATTTTCGAACGCCTTGAGGATGCGCTTGTCGTAGCTGTAGTTCAGGTTGGACTTTGGATCGACCACACCCTGCTTCAGCGTGAACTCAACGAACGGGTTGCCGTCGAGGTTCATGCGGACCTGGCCAGTGCTGTTGACGCTTGCACGTTCCAGGATCGACAGGCGGTACACGTACGCACCTTGGCCTTCAACCAGTTCAGCGTTGACCGGAGTCGAGCTGTTGGTGGTTGGGGCAACCAGACGCAGACCGAAGTTGGAACCCTTGGCGCCGTCGAAACGGGCTTCCAGATCCATCAGCGGGTACTGGGTAGACGGTTTGCCGTCCCAGTTGGTCATGGTGCCGGTGGTCGGCGATGCTTTCTTCACGCCGTCTTCGCCGTCGATCTTCTCGACCACGAAACGCAGGCGGTAGCCAAGCACAGGCTCACCGATAACCACGAGCTGACCATTGGTACGTTTGAAGGTACCGTCCGGGTTACGCTCGTACTGATCGATCTTGTCATCGACCATGTCAACCCAGATACGCAGGTTGGCCGTTGCAGCACCAATTGCCTTCAGTCGACGGACCAAGGCCATTGCACCAGTCTGCATGACTTTCTGCAACATGGCGCCTTGGTGGCTCAGGAATGCCGAACCAGGGTAGAAGTTGTCCGCACCGTAAATAGTGCTGAAGCCACCCCCACTCACCAGCATGGCGGTGTCGGAGGGACCCCAGGATGTGAACAGCGGGGTCCAGGGCAGGAAGATCGGCAGGTTGACGATCTCCAGCGGTTGACCCTGACCGCTCACATCTTTAAAACCAAGAACTTCCGTTCTCGGCAAAGACGAAGCCATCGAAACAGACGACATGTTCATGTCTCCCATGGGAAAGAATATCAACTTCGCGCGTGAAGTTACGAATGGTATGGCCCTTGCCTACATTTAAAAACCGTAGGATTCGGTACTCGATGTATTCGATACCATCACCACATACTATTTTGTTATTTTTTACTGGTTGCGACAGAAGAGGTCGAAGATGATCACCAGCCCCTGGAACTCCACCGTACTTCGCCAACACAGAACTGGCGAAATTATCAGCGAACTTGCCGTGGCAAAAGCCATGGGTGGGTTGGTCGCCGACGGTCCCGCTGTTGTTCTGGTTACACCGGCTGTCGAGAAGATTGACGCCTTTGTCCTGCCGATTACTTCCGAGGAATACGGCAGTCGTAAGCTGAACGAAAACGGCGTCGTGTTTGCTGACGGTCGTTCGTTCATGCGCAAGGAACAGCGCTCTGCTACAGGCTTCATCGTCGCTAACCAAACCCAAGCTGACTTTGTAGTCCGCATGGGAGAGTTGACTGCGTTGTGGGTTAAAGACCGCTCTGTGCGGGATGACTTCCTGCGTGTGGGCGATTTGGCTCCCCAAGTGTACATCGCTTGGGTCGCTGGGCTCATCACAGGTAAGCTCGGCGTCGACGAAGTAGCACAACGCGAGGTTCAGATCATTACGGGACTTTTTTACATCCATCAGTTTTATGGTGCAGACGAAGCACTGTCGACTTATGGTAAAGGGACCGCTTGTGCATTGCTTCAGCGCTGGACCCGTCACCCGATTGCGATCATTCAGAACGTCGTTGAAACCTCGCCGTACATGGCGTTGCTGGAAGACTTCGTGTCTGTGCTGCGTGCTCACTTCTCCTCCAACACCCGCATCACTCAGGTCAACGTGGGTTTCATTACCATGTCCCTGGGTCGTTCGTGGTTCGGTTGGGGCAAGGAAGCCATCTGCGGCGTAGCCTTGGAATACCCACCGGTGTTCCTGTCGTTGATCGAGTCTGCTGCTAACGCGAAAGTGTGGCGCAAGACCAGCCTCGGCAGCCTCGTGCAGAAGATCGGTTTGAACGAAACGAACCTGTCTGGTTTCGTGAAGTCCATGGAAACCTTGGCGGGCAAGATCCGTCCGATGACCGTGTCGATGGAAACGTTCGAATCCAACGCTCCAGCTTCTCAGGCTGAAGTGGATCTGGCACAGAAAGAACTGGGCGTGAAGTTTGCTCCTGACTACGTGGCCTTCTTGAAGAAGTTCGGCGTGTTGTCGGTGGGTAGTCACGAGATCTACGGTTTGGGCCAGAAGGCTGGTCACCTCGACGTGATCGCTGGCACCAAAGAGATCAGCAAGTACTTCAAGACCAAAGGCCTGTACGTGATCGAAAGCGTGGGCGTGGATTCGGTGTTCATTGCAGCCGACTCCAAGGGCAACCTCTACGAAGTGAGCCCGTCTGGCGAAACGCCAATGAAGACCACCTTCAGCAAGTACCTGGATGAGATCATCGCAGGTAATGACTGATTACTCAAAAGGGCGAGTGTCATGACCTCCGATGATTTTCTGATCAACCATGCGTACAAGAACGTGTGGTGTGCACCGGAGCAGGACCGGCAGCACATCCTTCGTCCTGCACGCATCAGCCCTAAAGTCGGGGCTCGGGGAAGTATTGAAGTGCTATGGACGCGCTTCAATCTCCCGACTGTAAAAGAACGCTACCATGTGTTCCAATTCGGTAACATCGCCCTGAGCAATCTGGACCTTGACCTGAAGCGAAACACGTGGACTGCGGTCAGCAGCCAGATGGTGGACTCCATCCTGCTGATCGACATCTACACCGAACGGGGTCTGATGATCCCTCGGCGTTTGGCGTACTTCCTTTATACGGACGACGGCAACCTCGTGATCGCCATCGAGAACCTGCTCACCATCGGTGACTTTGGTCAAGAGAACGTCTACGTCCGGTTCTACAGCAACGCCTTCTTCGATCGTGACGACACGATTGATCAGTACGCGGGCATTGAGTACCACTACGCTCAACCGGCCTCCAGTTCGCAGATCAACGCCTTGACGTTCAAGTTGCGGGACATGCGCCTGAAGACGGGTTACTGCTTTGCCTTCGTGAATGGCTGGCGGGTCAATGAACTCAACGTGAGCACCATGAAAACGGGTGACCTTGTTGAGATCGTGCGTGATAGCTCGGTGATCCGCGTCGAAGAGTTCGAAGTCAAAGACCTTCCGGTGTTCCTGTCGGAAATGGATCAGAAGCAGAAGTACTTGCTTCATCCAAAGGTCAACAACGACGACCTCATCTGGTACCGGGACGATCAAGACATCTTCCTGATGTACAAGAAGACCCCGTACATTCACAAGGGCGTGTACTACCACAAGAACGTCGAGGATTCGTTGCGCATGGTCACCCATCGCGACTATTCCATTCCAACGGCTCAAGTGGACCGCTTTCTGAACCAGAATCCCAACTGGGCAGTCAACAACCAGATCACGGTGCAGATGTTCATTCGCCGTTCTGGGCTGGATCGTACGCTGATGAGCGAAGCACATCACATCAAAGAGCTGTACAAGCTCGAAGACGCTGATTGGCTGGGCGCAGTGCTCGGTACTGAGGCTGTGGTGGATGTGTGGCGTATCGAGGAGCTGGAGAAGTCTCAGTACACCGCCTTGATGCGCAGCCCGTCGGGTGGCATCACCCGTGAGATGGTCGAAGCCGCTTATGGCTACAACACCATCACTCGGATCGTGGCTGACACGCCGCAGAAGATCGCGTCTCCCAAGGCTTGGACGGAGTTGCCGTTCGGGCTGCGTGGTGAGAGCACCGTCTACGAGTACGATGGCAGTGGTCGCCTGTTGGGCTGGTACTTGAACCAGAACGTGCAGAACTACGTGCCTCGTGCTGAAGCATGCCGCTACATTGAGGGCATCGTGGGCCGTGGTACCGACGTGATGACGACCGTTTACGGGAAGAATGCCAAGGTCAAGGCAGGCCTGACCTATCGCTGCTACGTCTGCCCGATTGAGAACGCATTGCCTACGGGTGATTGGTTCGACGTCACGGACAAAGGCACGCACTACGACCTCATTGAAGGGGAAGTGGTGTGGAAGGTCAATCCGCAGATGTTCTACACCGCGGTCAAGTTCGATGACTCGTTCCTGACGTACAACCTTGAGTTGGACTACGCGGATGCATTGCTGCGGTTCAGCCTGAACGTGAAAGAGATCCGCATTGACGGCATTCTTTACGAAGGCTTGGTGGAGATCCCAGCTGGGTTGTTGGAGATCTGGTTGAATGGTTTCCCGCTGATCGAGAAACTCGATTGGTTCATGGTCGATAAAGAGATCATGATCATCAACCGGCAGTACCGCAACCAAGTGGGGACGAAGAACGTCATCACCATCCGTCACACCGGCTTCTGCAACCCAGACATGTCTCGGGTCAAAGAGGCAGAGTACGGGTTCGTGGAGAACGGTCTGCTCAGCCGTAACAACCGTTGGAACCTGCGTGATGACAAGGTGATCCGCGTCATTGCCGATGGTCGTATCTGGAGCCGTGATGAACTGAGCTGGGCAGAAGACCGCCCGGAAGTGGTTCTGAAGAACGTGCGTAACGGTGCACCGTATCAGGTCACTGAGCCGTTGATCCCTTTGCGGGGCGTGACGTATCAGGATGCGTACGACATGCGAGCGGTGGCGGAAGCCACTGACAAGCAGATCGAAGACTACATGACCATCCGGGCTGGTGAGGTCCCTCCACAAGAGGTCAACCTGATCCCGCACCGTCACTCCGTGTACAGTCCCTTCGTGGGCAAGCTGATGCACGACTTGATCAGTGGGTACTTTGACCAGATCCCGCTGACTGAGTACTACAGCGACGTGGATGTGCGCAAGTGGTGTGAGGGGTATAACTGGCTGCTCAAATACGAGCCAACGACCAAGGGATTCGACGAGCGGTACGTGAGCATTGAAGCCCATGAACGCAACGAAGTCTTCCGCCTCCCGATCTACCAGTACAACTTCCTGGCTCGGGCGATCAAGGTGATGCTGAACGACAAGATCGACATCACCAATGCCATCGTCATCGACCACCTGCCAATCGAATAACCTCAGGAGCACGGGGACTCGGTCCCCGTGATGATTAGATGAGTACTGTTGAAGACATTCCTCAGGTAGGTATTGTCGATCTGACGCGTGAACCCCGAATCTGGTTCATGAAACAGATCTTCACGGGCAAGCCAGGCACTGGTCTGCACTGCCCCAACGTGGATGACCTGATCATCGACCTGACCACAGGTTGGTATCTGGTGACCACAATCGACATCACCACTGGTAAGTGCACGTTCATTCCGTGGAAGCTGCCGATGGTGACCGAGAACAACGTGATCGTCGACCAATTGCTGGGAGTCGGTACCGGTTCGCAATCGGAAACATGGCGCGTGTACATCGACACCCGTCAAATGCCGTACTCGATGCAGATCGACGGTCGTCTCCACCTGTACCGTTCTGATGCGGACCACTACAAGGTCTTCCTCGGCACGGACTTGACCGACAACGGCATCTTGATCTCTGCGTCTTATTCTCCGTCTGGCGAATACATCAACGAGAACGTTGGGTTGGAACATGTCGGCCACGATGACATCAACAACTGGGCGATCTGGGCACCGAAGGCCGGTAACACGAACCGTAAGCTGTCCAACGGCGAACCGGTCACCGTGGTGCTGTACAACGCTGCGGGTAACGCCCTGAGCAAGTCGACCATGTTGGTGGAGAACACCACCCTTGTGCGTCGTACGGCGGCTGGTCGTAAGCAGATCCGTTCTGTGGGCCTGCGTAGTCCTTACCTGTCCGAAGCGGACCCGAGCCAACTGGTAGTGCCAATCAACGTCGACCTCAGGACTGTGGTCATGACCGGCGTAGTGCGGTACAACACCGGTGAAGAACTCGAGATCCCGGTGGTACTGGACGGCACTGGCAAGATGTCGTTGCACGGCCTGCGCTGGTACTCCCCAACGATCCAGACCTACGCTGCGAAGCTGACTCTGGCGTACAAGTTGTCCGACGATGAGTACTCTCTGGAGCACGGGATCACGGAAAACGGGTTCATTACCGAGCCATTCACAATCAAGGCCATCGCGGCAGACAACGCTTATAGTGTGCGTCTGTACGCATTCCCGACCTGGAACGATCCAGCGTCGCGTTATGACCTCGATTTCTGGCTCTTCAATATCGACCGTGATCAGTACTACCGTGTACCGCGTTCGGTTGTGGAGACCCCAGACAACGAAGTGGCCTTCGACGGTAAGGACTTCGTGTCCCGTCAGCGCCTGAAGTTCGGTGTGTTGCTCAGCAACATCGACCCGATCTTCCCTGAACACCGGTTCGTCCAATCTGCCGAGTTTGCTTTGATGAAGCCCGGTTCTGAGAAAGGCGACAAGTGGCAGGTCAAGTGCGACCCGACGCAGGAGAAGTTCTTCGGTGCAGGCGTCATTGCCAAGAACCGCTTCGTCAACGTCAACCTGTCGTACCTGGATCTCAAAGCGGGGGCTACAGATCTGGACGGTTGGCTCAACAAGGTCTACTACCCACTCAACCACTTGTTCGATGACACCAGTGAAGTCAGCGCGCTTGAACCTACGCACTTCGTTATCCAAACGAAGACGCGTGAGTACCCATTCGCAGTGACTCAGTGGAATCAAGAATTCCCGATCCTCAACGACGTGAAAGTCGGCGAAACCATCTACATCCGATGGGTTCGGGAGACCGCAAACGCCCAGCTTCAGTTGGGTGTGACTGGCTTGGCCGTCGAGCAAAGCAACTGATTGGTGCATGGGGCTGCTGGGGTGATCCCCGGCAGTCCTGTGTTCCGTATGTTGTCCTGTCAAGGAACAGTCATGGAAACGATCCTCTTTAAACCCGACTGGGACCGATATCCTACCGCTATCTGGGATACCCAAACGACCAACACGTCATTCCTCGAGTTCTCGTCCCTGTTGAAACACATGGGCGTACAGAACCACTTGTTCATGCTGGCTTTGATGCAGCCTGACCTTCAGGGCGTCGATCCTTACGACCCGTTCCTGACCGAGGAGATGAAACTCAAGATCAAAATTGAGTGCACCTTCAACCCGTGGTACTTCATTCGTGAAGTGATGCGTGTACCACCTGCCGCTGGTGATACGCCGGTTGTCCTTCAGGCTAACCGAGGTAACATCTCACTGTGGTGGAGCTTCCTGAACCACATCGACTACTTCCTGGTGCAGATTCGTCAGACCGGTAAGTCGTTGAACTCCGACGGCATCTCGGTATGGTACCAGATGTTCGGGGCACGGAACTCCCGTTCTAACTTGTTCACCAAGGGTGACTTGTTTAAAGAACACATCGCCCGTCTCAAGAAGCTGCGGGGCTTGCTGCCGAAGTATCTGGTCAACATTGTCAAGAAGGACACGGACAACCAGAAAGAATTCACCAACATGTCTCAGGGCAACCGCATGGTGGTGTACATTCCTCAGAAGGACGAGGAAGCGGCACGTAACCTGGGTCGTGGTCTGACCACCCCACACTCCCACACGGACGAAATCGCGTTCCTGAAGAACGTACACATCTCCCTCGGCGTTATGCTGGCGGGTGGTGGTGCGGCTCGTGAAGAAGCTGCACGTAACGGCCTGCCGTACGGTAACATCTTCACCACTACTGCTGGCGAACTGGATACGGACGAAGGCGCTTACGCTTACGACCTGATGACCGGCGGCGCAGAGTGGAACGATCACTTCTACGATTGCGACAGCAGCGAACACCTGTACGACGTGGTGCGTAAGCAATGCCGTAACAAGGACGCGATCCTTATCAACGGTACCTTCAACCACAAGCAACTCGGTAAGACCGATGCTTGGCTGCGTCAGAAGATCGCTGAATCCCGTCAGACCGGTGACAACGTCCGTCGAGATTACTTGAACGAATGGACCTCGGGTAACGCCCGTAACCCATTGTCCAAGGACACCCTGCGTAAGATCCATGCCAGCGTCACTAAGCCGCTGTACTTGGAGATCGACAAGCAGGAGAACTATTCCATCCGGTGGTACATCCCGGAATGGGAAGTGGAACAAGGCATTCGTAACCGCGAACTCACCATGGGCATGGATACCTCCAACGCCGTGGGTCGAGACAACATCACTGGGGTCATTGTAGACAACAGTACACTTGAAGTTGTAGGTGCTTGGACAGTCAACGACTCCAACCTCACGGCCTTTGCCATGTGGGTGGGTAAGATCTTGGTCCGGTTCCCTAAACTGACGATGGTGCCTGAATCCAAGTCTACCTGGATCGGTATCCTCGACACCTTGCTCCTCACCATGCCTACGTTCAAGATTGACCCGGCCAAACGTATCTACTCGACACTCGTGGATGCCAAGGACTCGTCGCCTGAAGACCGTAAGCGGTACCATGAATACATCGGCGACCGAGACAACTACCGGTCCTACCGGAAGTACTTCGGCTTCCCCACCAATTCCCAGTTGCGCGAAATCATCTACGGTCCTGTGCTGCAAGAAGCAGCCAAGAAGACCGGTGCGGTGGTACGCGACGCTAAACTCCAGAGTGAGTTGTCTCGCCTCGTAGAACGTAATGGTCGAATCGACCACGATGCTTCGGGCCACGATGACCACGTTATCAGCTGGTTGCTCTGCCATTGGTTCCTGACCTATGGCCGTAACCTTGAGCACTACGGCATTACCCTGAGTGAAGTGAAGCGTCGTATCTACGAAGCCGAGCACAAACTCTCGTGGGAAGAACAACGTCGTTATGACCAACAGCAGGCAGTCCGCGATGAAGTCACTCAATTGGGTGAGCGCATCGGTCAAGAGCGTAATACGTTCGAACGGATGAAACTGCAACACCGTCTGGAATTGCTGTTGTTGCAAATTACCGACGAGTTTGAAATGGAAGGCACGATGTCCCTTGACCAGATCAGGGAAAGCAGCCGTGAGAAGCTCAACATTGCCAACCGGAACTTCGGTCCGGGTCGTGCATTGGAGATCGACCGTCCAATCAACTTCAACACGGTTCAGCAACGCAAGACCTTCAAGATGCCTGGTAAGAACTACGTGATCTGTTGATGCGGCATAAGGGGCGGGGGATTCCCCCGCCCTGTATGTTGTCTCGCTTAGCTCTTGCGATAGTAGTTCATGGTGATGGTACGAGCCACCAAGTACAGGATCGCGCCAGTCCGAATCGACATGACCAAGTTGTCGTTCTTGGTCTTGACCGCTTTACGCACCACTTTCTCACCGACTTCGCGCATGCCCAGTAACAGGTCATTGTTAGCCCGCGAGGCTTTGTACAGATTGCACAGTTTGGTGAGCAAACCAGGAATGTCCCGGACGTTGATGGTATTGCGGTTGGTGGCGATGTAGTCGAACAAATGCTCCAGCGTCAAGTCCACCAGTCGAGCGACATCGGGATCGCCTTTCATCTTGGACGAGTGACGTGTCATGTACTCAAGGCACTGCATCATGTTGTGCAGTGGCAACTTCGGCATGCAGCTGGCCACGATCTCGGAGAGTTCCGGGATGATGAAGCTGTTGCGGTCTGTCATGACTTCGTCAATGTAACGACGATAGGTTGAGTACACGTTCTTCTTGTTCTTGACGACGACTTCACCGTCCATGTTGATCGAGGTGTTGCTGTTGGTGCGGATCAACGCGGTAGGGTCTTTCCGAACGATCTCGAACACGTCCCGGATGTTCTTCAGGTAGCCTTTGATCCGGCCCTGGATGTCGTTGACCATGTAGATGATGTCGTAGTCGTCATCGAACTTCTGGAACGTCTTGTTCTTGAAGTGTGGCGACACTGAATCCACTGTGGCTTCAGCCCGGTAGACCAGCAATGCACCCCACGAGCCCAATTCCTTGAGCTTGAACTTCTTCGGCAGTCGAGCGTACGTTGCCGTAGCCACTGCTTCGTCGGCCCGGTTGGGAAACCAGTAGGCCAAGATCGAGGTGATGAATTTGTATTCGAGGACGAGCAGGGCATCGATCATGCCTTGGTGCTTTTCCTTGTCAGTCAGGGACGAGTTGTAGATGGCGTGAACCAACCACAGGCACGAGAGGTTCATCACGTCTGTGGATACGAAGCGGACCTTGTTGGGATCGGGTACAAGGGTGCTCAGGGTCAGGAGGTCTTCTTGCAGCGTGACGTCGTCGATGTCCAAGACACCGCTGAGCCATTCGAGACGATCTGCCTTGGTAAAGCGCACATCCTGTACACCCATCAAGTGGCCACCGAAGAACGCGACGTGGTCATCATTCTTGTTGGCAAAGTGTTGGCGGTAACCTTGGAGCTTGTGGAGGAACTTGCGGTCGATGGTCAGGTGCTTAGTAGCCTCCTCGAACAACGACTTCACATTAGGAGCCGGGGTTGACATAACTGGTATCCTGTTGGGACAGAGTAGTCGAAGTTTCATAGCGATACGCTGTCTGCACAGGTCAATTCGAATTTATTTCAACGATACATTAAACTGGTGAGCTAGAAACAATAACCAAATGACTAACGCATTAGGAGTCGCCTACATGAACGCACTGACCCAACAATCAGACGTTACTCACGTACATCTTGATGACACTGCCCTGGAGCAACTGATGGCTAAGGAAGACAGCAACTTCACTGGTACCGTTGGCACCGTTCGCGTCGTGTCTCGAAACGCCGCCGACATCAGCCAACACAAACAAGCTGAAGGCACTCTCTTCGGTCGGATGTTCTCCCTGCTTGAAGCCACTCACTGGTGCAAAGTGCAAGCCGACTTCCAAGACACCGTCCTGGAACACCCGGCGTTCATCCTGATCCGCGATGAACTGCGCACTGCAAAAGAAGAAGGCAACCTGAACCAGAAGTTCGACATCATCGAATCCACTGGTGCCATCGTGACCTTCGAGAAAGACCGCGGTCTCGTGACCATCGGCCTGAACGAACCACAAATGCGTGCGGCTATCCGTGAGCGCACTCGCATGGTGGATTTGGGCAACAAGCGTCTGATCGGTCACCTCAATGACCCGATGACCAACGAGTCCTGGAAGATCTTCAAAGAGCCGAGCAAAGACGCAATCGACAACATTGAAATGTCGACTTCGTACTACGTCAGCTTTGCGGTATAACCCTACACACCCCATTGATTCTCATCACGTCCCCCAATCCGGTCGTGTGCATTCCCCTTCGCTTTAAGCGACCGGTGTGATGAGGATCTTTTTTTGCAGGAATGTCAAATGGAACAAACGTTCGAGCAACTGGTCCGGGAGTTCAAGGCGCTAGTCGCTTTCCAACAGTCCGGCAAAGGTGAGACGGTGAGCCCTACTGAGAAGCAGGAGATCCGTAAGCAGATCGGTAAACTGGTAGACGCTATCGCTACCATGGTGGTGGGCATTCCTTGTGCGGGTATGAAACGACTCACAGCAGCAGAGACTGTGGTCCTCATGAGTTCAGTGCGTCAAGATGTCTTTGACCGGTTGGACGCTGAAGGGATCAAGTACGGCCAGTACGCTAACGATGGTGCGGTTGCAGTACGCTTGACTGATAAAGATACCGGTATCTGCATCTACCGCAATGTCACTGATGCCTTCGACAGTTCAGAGATCTACACGCTGATGAACAACACCCCGATGGAAAGGGCGTTGGTTCACTAGCGGACATAGGAGCAGGGTCACCCCCTGCTTCTTTTCTTTTCTAAAACGAGGGTCTGTATAGTATGCAAGGCTTGTCAACTTCTTGGGAAGGAAAGGGAAGGGGGCAAGACTAATGACGAACGGAGTGAGGAATTAGTCTGGGGGTTGGGATAGGAAGGGAATGGTCTGCCGTTGTGGTGGCTGTCTGGAGGGAAGGTTACTGACCGGAGGATAGACGACGCAATGAGCCGTTCTAGTGAGGCGAAGCCTCACCTATACTAGATACCGGGAAAACGTACTCACTCTATATGTCTGATTTCATAGTGAAAAACTCAAGGGACTTACAATCAGTCAGCTTAGCTGGCGTTTTTTATTTTGATTGTTAGGTAGTGTATAGAACATTCGTCAGGATACTGCCATGAGTGCAGAGGCTATCAAACAGTGGTTAGACCTACAGCCCACTAACATCCGTAAGGCAGTGGAGTTTGTCTCTGCTGAGGATGCAGGTCCCATGTTCCACATGAGTCTGGATGGGGAGATCAAGAAGTTCACTCCGTACGTGACTCGTCGTGCTGCCCAGAAAGAGAACATCTCTGTACCGCGTGTCTCTGTGGCCCCGAGCATCATGGGGTGCTTCATTGGGTACGTGGCGGCTTGGGGTGACATCACCTGGCCTAACTACGATGGCAAACGTCACAAGAACGGTTGGTACCTTTACGACCTCCCGTACGAGTACGCCATCAAGCCCAACAAGAAACAACTGTTCGACGTAGAGCAGAGCAATGAGCACTGGCTGGTCACCTACTCTCCCCAGACCCGGGAGTACAAGGGTAACATCGTCGCCAAGATGTTCTACGCTGAGCTGAAGATGTTGCCTCAGACGGGGAAAGATCCTCAGTACATGGTCAAGTTGCTGGTCGACGTCCAACGTGAAGGTGGGGTGTTGTTCGGCGGTGACGTAATGTTGGACAAAGGCTACTGGATGATTGATGGCCCGTCTCCTGAAGTCCACGGTGACTGGTCCAACGTCAAGCCTTACTCGGTCAACAAGATCGGCTTTGGTGAATACGCTAAATTGAAGGGTCTGTCGGCTGACATGTTGTCGCTCAACCCTCCTCCTGCATTCAAGTGGTGAACCCATGAACATCTTTGCATCATTGGAAGAAACCCTGTCGCCCCACGGTGAGCCTAAAGCCCCTGTGGTCGGCCTGATGGTCGAAGACTGGGATGAGAACGTCCAAGACGCCGCTGGCGCGTTGGTCAACCTCGGTTACGCGGTGCAGACCATCCCCAAGACGCAGTCGTACTCGGCGGAATCGTTCGTTAACGGAATCGTGAAGGAAGACCCTGTACCGGACGGTCAGGTTCCTCAGGTCCTGTTCTATTACAAAGGCAAACCGGAAGACGTGACCGACAGCATTCCTGTCTTGGTCGCAGACAACGGCAACGTGAAAGTCAGTGTCGAAGGCAAGATGAAAGAACTGGCTGAATACCTGGGCATGATTAAGGATGCAGACGATGATAACTCTCAAGGCGATCACGAATTTCGTTGAGTGGGCGTTTGTGGCAGGGTTCTTCCTCTTCCTGCTGGTTCCCTACATCGATCACTACCGTGTCTACCGGACACTCAAAGGGTCGATGAAGGAAAACGGTATCGGTTACGCCATGGTCCTTCAAGGAATGGCGCGTAACGACTTGTCAGGGTTGATTGGGATCATCACGATCCTGTTCTTCCTGTGTGCCATCTTCCCTAAGGTCGCCTGTGCGGCCACTATCTACTTCTTCCACCTGATGTACCTCCTTCACCTCGCTCAAGCTTCTGGGTACCGCTACAAGCCCCAGAAGTACTAACAGGAACCACCCATGATCCTTGCCACTCCGCTGAACCATCACATCGTCACTCTTTGCACACTCCTTGAGCCTGTAGCCGGTGATCCTCGCTGGAGACAAGATGCTCTAACGTGGTTGGCTGTCGGGGCTACTTTCTTGGCAGCCCGGTCATCTGAGGCACGGGAACGCTATCCTGTCACAGTTCGTCGCATGGATCGTATCCTCGGCCCTGAACTGGTGGACGAGATCCTGGCCAACCCTGCTCATCCGCATTACATGTACGACCGTGATCGTGCAATGGTGGCGGAAAAGGTCTTCGGTGCACTCGTGTCTGAAACACATGAGATCGCCCTTATGTCAGAATCGGAATGGCACGAGAGCGAAGTGACCAGCGAAAAGATCAAGGACACCATGGGGTCGATGTATTACGCGATTCGGTTAATGGCGTCTGGTCAACACCTGACGTTCGAGAAAGGAATGGAGGCTGCGGCGTTCTACAACCACTAAGCATAGGGCGGGGATCAACCCCGCCTTTATGCCGTGTCGAATCTGATTCGAAAAGTTTGAAACAATACATTGTACATGTGACATACCCACCACGATCAATGGAGATCGACATGAAAACTGCACAAACTTCTAAAGCCGTTAGCCGTTCCACCGCTGGCCACCTCGCTGTCTTCGCTGGCAAGATCGCAGTGGCTGCTGCTGTAGGTTGGGTGATCGGCACGGTCATCCGCAAAGCTTCCGAATAACAACCCCGCTACACAAACCCTAACCAGTACATCAGGAGATACACCATGAACACTCTGCCTAAAGCAACTCCAGCACAAATCATCGAAGCCGTTAAAGCTGCTGGCTTCAAGATCATCGACAACCACGATTCGAAACGTGGGCTGGAGACCATCTGCGCTGTGGGTGTCCACAAAGCCGGTGGTCGTGAAGAAGTCGTGGCCCTTTACGGTCGCGTCTCTCACTTCAGCATCAACTCGATCTACCTCGATGAGGAAGGTCGACCACACCTGTCGACTTGGTCGGTGGGTGGCGTGATCAAACCATTCGGTGATGTCCAGTTGGGCGTTGACGAATACAACGAAGGCCAGAAGCGTAACCCGCTGTGCCCTGGCTTCATCGACCGCGTAGAACTGCGCGAAGCTGTTTAACGAGGAGAACACCATGCGTTTCATTCTGGGCTTTGTAGCCGGTGCTGTTGTCTACTGCTTCCTGGACAAGACCGACGAACACCGCAAGACCCTCAAACCGGCTGCTCCTACTGAGCCGACACCCGACACCCCTGTAACGTAAGGAGCCCACCATGGGTCGTTTCATTACTGGAGCCATCATCGGCTTCGTCGGTGTAGCTTTCGTGAAGTGCCTTCGCGACTGCACCGTGATCGAAAAGGAGGTGTCGGAAGACGGCCTCCGCTTCCGTTATAAAGCTTCTTTCAAGAAGTAACGGAATAGAGAGAGGAGCCTTCGGGCTCCCCTTTCTTTTTTCTTTGTTTCCTGTCTTTCTTAACGGCGGCTGCCTACTGTATACCGGAGTAGGCGATGATGCTGTGCACGGTTCGCCATGACGCCCGACTTGCGCCAGTTGTCCTTGAGGAACTCCTTGTACATCTGGTTGGCATCAGCAAACGAATCGACGATCTCGCGAATCCGACCCAACGAAGCACCACCGCGGATTGCACCTTCATCCAATGGAATGATAGTCCGCGTGTAGATGTACGCCTTCACAGCCAGGATCACCAGTTCGGTGAACTTGTCTGCGTAGTGTGGGGGAATGTTCGCAAGGTTCGGTTCATGGCTGACCAAGCAGCGCAAGTAACTGATCCCCGGGACACGACTCATATTGGTGATTTCAACGACGTTGTCGGCCACCAGTGTGCAGTACGCTGTCTGCACTTGAGTCCAGGCAGAGTTGGACTGGATCAGACCGGCTGCCGCTTCCAAGACCATCGAACGGTCTTCAGCGAAAGAGCCTGCCTGACCCATGTTGTTGCCTTGACCGTAACTCAGCCCGTAGGGGACTGTGATCGACCGGCCTTGGGTCAACTCCTTGGGAATCGTGTAGACGTACGTCCAGCGGTCAACCATCTTCGCTGGGCAACCGTTCAGTGGGATGAACAGCTCTACGCCAGAACACAGGTTGATGTCCACCATTACGCGGGCATCGATCACTTGACGGCGGATCACGGTGTCGTTGCTGACGCCAGTGCTGTAGTCACGGATCAGTCCATTCTTGGACGGGTCATAGCGGGTGGGTGAGAAGGTATAGCGGAGCACCTCCTGCGGAATTTCGAAACCTACCCTGTCAAGGGCAATTGTGATAAGGTCCATCATGGTGACTTGCCTCGATAAGACGAAGGTACACATGATTGGATAATAGAAAAGGAGCATAGCGTGAATAACGACATCGCTGGTTTGTGGGATGAGGTTCAGTTTCGCCAAGAGCTGCACGATCGCTTGTTTCATGGCGACATCTACAACCTGACCAAACCGCACCGTTTAACGCATTTGGTCCTACACCATTGCAAGTACACCTCGAAGCTGTTCACCCTGTTCGACACCGAAGTCCGGGCCGTGACGGGACGTCCTGCGTTCCATGAAGACGAAGATGCGAAAGCCATCATCCAGCGCCTGTGTGTAGATGGCATGATCGTCAGCCTCTCCATGCTGAACGTGGCAAATAAGCTGTACAGCGACCGCCCACGTCAACAGACGTTCTGGGCGTTCGAATGCTGCTTCCCAGAACTGATCCGTAAAGTGGGTGCACTGGCCAAGACTGTCGAGGACATCGACCACATGGCCCAGACCAATCCCATCGGTGAAGTCGTGGATAGCTTGCAAACGATGATGCACGCTTACACCGGGATCTTCCGTTACTTCGGTGAGAGCGAACGCGACCTTATCGAACAAATCTATGCCCGACTGAACTTCATTGAAGAGAAGAACATGTTCGGCGACCGGCTGCAAGCACAGATGCTCATGATCATCAACGAGGGCCGTGAACGCAAAGGTCTTCGTAAGCTGACCGCAGCAGCAGCCCGTGTAGGCAGCTAGTCAACTTTTCCACAGTGATACATTATCATTGTGTGCAACACCCAAATCAACAACCCTCAATGAGGTAGTCACAATGAGTCACGGTCTCTCTAATCGTCCTGTAGGCACCATGCGCATCATCGGCTGTGGTGGCGGCGGTGTCAACATCGCTAAGGAATACCTGGAAGCTGGTCACAGCGCCGACGTCGCGAACATCGAAGTTTGCTTCGTGGACACCTCTGACTCCAACCTCGATGACCGTCTGGTTGACAAGACCTGGCTGTTCGATGGTCTGGACGGCTCAGGCGGCCTGCGTCCTGAAAACGCTGAAGCGATTGCCAAAGCTGTTCCTGACATCTTGCGCAAGTTCCCACCTGCTGACATGACCGTTGTGGTCTTCACGTTGGCTGGCGGTACTGGTTCGGTATCGGGTCCCCTGATCCTGAAGAAGCTGCTGGACGATGGTCACATGGCCATGGGTATCGTGGTCTGGGCACAACAGGCCATCCGCAACGCCGAGAACACCATCGGTGGCGTGAAGACCCTGGACAACATCTCGCGCTCCTGCGGCATGCCGGGCATCATTCACCTGGGCTTCAACAAAGCCGGCCAGATGACTGACAAAGCTGTCGACAACGAAGCGCACCTGATGATCACCGCTTTGGCTGCTCTGGTCTCTCGCCGTAACCACGGCCTGGACACCGCAGACTTGAAGTCGCTGTTCAACTTCACCAAGTCGACCAAGGCTCGTGCCCAACTGTGCCGCATGCACGTGTCGGACAACATCGAAGACTTCACCAAGCTGATGCGTAGCGGCGCTCTGGCCTCTGCTTACCTGCTGCGTGAAGCCACCGATCCGACTCCGGAAATGTTCGTGCCTTACAGCACTTACGGCGTAATGCCTTCCATCGCACAAGCCAAAGGCAGCCTGTTCTTCGGTATCGAAAACGGCTCCATGGGTGAACTGCGTAAGCGCGTCGAAGACCTCGAGCGTGAAATCGCCGACCAAGAACAAGCTGCTACTGAAGCAGTCGCGTTCACTGGCGACAAGGACAAGCCAACGGCCTCCGGCCTGGTTTGGTAAACACAAGGACCGTGGAGGGGGATCTTCCACGGTCTTTATGCCGCATGTAGGAGTTACAATGGTACAGGCACGCCAAGGCACCCCCATCAACATCAAGCGCCTGTTACCGGGCGACGAATTCATTCGTGGTGGCAGCGAAAAGGTCTACCGCGTATTCGGTCGTTTCATTGACCACACAATCACCATGCGCGTCGAGTCACATCCGAGACCGCAAGACACCATGCACCCACCTGTCCGTAGTGCTGAAGGAGCTCGTCGTGAGTTCCTTGAAATCACCACTACGCCTGAGCGTGTGTTGGCTGGCCTGATCTTCGTGGATATGAACACGGGACTGGGTTACACCGACATGAGCGATCCATTGCCGATCCCAGGCTTCAAGCTTGACGATACGGTCATCATCATTAGCCCCATCTGCTAGGAGTTACAACATGAGCCAGAAGAAAGAAGTCATCCTCGGCCTTGACGGTAAGCCGATGTACGAACTCATCACCAAGCCACACGCTGAGCAAGCGTTCATCTGGCAACCGGTCTACGGTGGCACGCCACTGTTCCGTGTGGGCTTCCTGTCGCCGGTACCTCCGCGTCACCTCGACGACCCGGAATACATCCACGACTCCCGCCCGATTGCTTGGCCTCTGTACCACCCGTACTGGATCGTGCGCATGTCCCACGATGCCAACATGATGATGGCCTATGTGGAAAGCATCGACGACATCACGACCTTCTGGCCTGAAGCCACGGAGATCACCGTCTTCGAGAACAACGCCACGCGCTACGGTTTCAACGCCAACTTCCAAGAGCCAAGCTGGCTCAAAGAAGTGCACGCTGACGACTTCAAAGTTGCACCACGAAAGATCGGTGCGTTCCGTATCTTCGACGACGAAGACGACACCTTCAACATCCTGGGCTACAGCGATGACCTGGACTACGCCATCCAACTGAACAACCACAAGTTGGAATACGGCGTTCACCCAAGCAATGAGTTCCAGGCCGAGTACAAGACCTGGGAAACCCTGACCATCGAGATCTACCCGGCGAACAACATGGACGAAGCCAAGTCTCGTTACGAAGAGCTGGTCAAGTTCCACACCCCGGCAAACCTCGAAGAAGGTGGACTCCCGACGAACTTCAAGTTCTGATGGACTTCCACTCTAACCTCTCTATTGGCGCTGATGGGGTCGTGCTTCGAAACAAGCACGGCCTCAGCGGCTACTCCATCAAGGAACCCCGCAAGATGAGTTATCTGAATAACGTTGAACTGTACCGGCGTCAACTGTGGCGCGGTATTCTTCGCCAAGACACCAAGTACCCAAGCAACCTTTGCGCTACGAAGTCCAACTTCCAAGCCAAGTTGATGAAGTACGCCAAACGTGCCGGCAAAGATTACATGGCCATGTTTGATCGTGAGAACGTGACGGAGCAAGATCTCCTGATCGGCTGGGCTGGCAAGAAGCTCAAGGCCAAGATGCGTGAGAAGAATCGCATCCATCTGGGCAGCAAGCCGCGTAAAATCCGCCGCAAGGTGTTCAAGAACATGCTGTTGTACATGGGTCTGCGTGACACCATTCTCAACCACCAACTCATGCCAGTCGGCGAGATGCTCCCTGAGCTTCTGACCATTAATGAGCTGGTGCAGATTAACTACCTGCGCAATGGCAAGAAGGGTTCCCTTCAATTGCTGGACGGTGAAGGTAAGTGGCGAACCGTGCACTTCGAAGAGAACAAGGCTGCGACTCAAGCTGACATCCTGTTGGCTTGGTCTCCTCTGAAAGTGGTCAAGACCTGGCGAGACAGCAGTCAGACTGAACCACGCCCACTCTTCCGTGGTCCACGCGTACATCCACGCAGTCCTGACGTCGGCATCATCTCGGAATCGACGATCGAGACTTCTCCAAGTCAGTTCAGCCCTACCTACACGACTCTGCCGGTTGAGAAAGCCGAATGATCAAACTGACGACCGTCCTGCACGCAGCAGACTCCACGGCGTCCTTGGTGGATCTGCTTATGTTCCTGTCCAACAGTGAAGATAAGCAGATCCATGCCTTGCTTGAACCGTACAACGAACTCGTGTGGAAACAAGATGACGCGCCTTGCTGCGCTATCATGGTCAAGCACGAGATGGAAGACGGTTCGGTCAACTACAGCATCGGCATGACGTTCAAAGGCGTGGACTACATGATCCATGACTACGACGTCAGTCCGAAGCGGTCGGTTGAGAAGCTCAAGACGTGGTTCCCACACATCAACCCGAACTACTACTACTATCAGTCCATCAAGCCAGTCGGCAAGGCCTCCGATAGCGATTCACCGTTCGGGAACGAATACCTCACTGACCTGTTTAAGAAGGAAACGTAAATGACCAAGTCGTTGCTGAGTCCACTGGAAGCCTATCGTCAGGATCTGGAACTGCGGGCTGAGACTGAAAACAAAGCCCGTGAAGACAAGGAGCTTAAAGATAAGGAATACGTGGCTCAGCATTCGGCTAAGCGTCTGGTGCAGACCAGCCCTCCTTACCCTTCCCTTGTAGAGGCTCTGGAGGCCTGTCAGGCCAATCGCCAAGACAAACTCTGTGACTATGCCTATGTCACGGAAGATAACCGCGTGGTGGGCATCTACGACTACTACGACGTCACCCCCGATCAACCAGTAATGCGTGGACAACGCCGGGTTCGTGTACCTGCAAACTTTTGAAGCCATACATCATCAAGGTGTATACAGAACCCTTTAAGGAAGGAAAGAATCATGACCGACGTGTTTGAATGTGAGACCTGTGGCCAAGTCGACAACATCCATGCGACTCAGCAAACGGGTCCTGGCTACGAATGTGGCCGCTGCAAGAATGGCGAGTGGCACCATCAGTTCCCTGAAGAGCGCTACAGCTTCGAGAAGCACGGTCCTGCGCTGAACAAGTCCGACCCGATCGGTAATGATGGTTGGCCGAGCTTGGGGTGACACTCCATAATGAGAGCAGGGACTTCCCTGCTCTCAGTGGGTTATTTTTTAGGTCTTTAAATACCAACACCCGGTATCCTTTGAGGGGACATGTATGAACATCGAATTTAAGGGCCCTACAGCGCTCGTGTTCGACGTTTCGTTCCTCATTGGTACCATTGACGAGGGTGGAGAACTATCGTTGCTTGCATGGCAGTATGTGATCGAACGAGAGCTGGTTGAGAAAACCGGAATGACTTTAGTCTCATCTACCCCACGGTGCAAATCGTTGGACAGCCAGTACCGACAGATCCATGCTCTTCAGGACCGGTGTGGGATGACATTCGTCGATCAGCTGGATAGAAACGTAATCGCGCACTTGCAACGTTACGTCGTAGCGATCGAAATGACCAACGAGATCCTGGTCATGGTCAAAAGAAAAAGACTTAGTTTGGAGTGAAACCGTGCAGAACATCTCAGTTCCCATTTCAGAGGTAGTGTCTTACCTCGACGATACACTGGACTTGTGGCCACGAGGTCATACAGTCGAGAGCAGTGGTCCGCGTAGAAATGAGGTTCTGGTGGAAGCCGCTGCGGCTTTCGCGCAAGCTTATATCCAGATGTCCATGCGACACCTTCGGAGAAAGCCAGACCCGCTCGAAATACTGATCAAGGCATTGGGGTATCCAACGCGTGCAATGTCCCACGATGAAGTGGACGATCTGTGCGCGGAGTGCGATGAGCACTTCATGGCCATCATGATGACCATCGATCCGATGATCAACACGATCTTGAAGAACATCGGGACTCGTCAGGTAGAGTTCCGGCACGTGAAGTTCACTGAAGACCTCATCATCGAGGTAAAAAGTGACCCACTGCTACAACGGTATAAGGACTTGCTCCGCCAAGTCAAGCGCCTCACTCCGCCGAAGATGGTGCGTGAAGTGGACGACCTTGAAGAATACAGTGAGTACATTGACTACTGCATTCGTGAAACATTCAAGGACATTCACAACCCGGTCATCCGTGACGAAGTCAAGCGCATGTACATGGAGCAGCTCAGCCGTCAGTAACAGGTGCTCAGATGACAACATTCCTAGTCTCCACTGGGGAAGTTGAGACGATGCTCAGGGAGATGTTCCTTGAGCAGCATGGCTCATGCTTTTCCTCTACCGTGACCAAAGCTGTGATAGCGATGGTTCATTCATACAACCGGACTGAATCAGCCACGTTGGTTGATGATGTGATCGAGTCGGTTAAGGGCAACCTTTCAGACTACTCCCCTGTCGATGACATTGTAGATCAATTCCGCCGGTTGGTTGAAACCGGGACTGATCTTAAAAAGTACTCCCTTGAACTGGAGTACCATCCACTGAACGAATCCTTGTTCGTGGAGCAACGTCCTCGCCCGGTGCCAAAGCCTAGCCACCGATTAAAGGAAGACTTCAACCATGCTCAAGCGCAGGGAGATTTCTATCCTGAACGGTTACGTCGAGCGCTCGAAGAGCTTATATCCTCGGGCCTATGAGCCATACACAGTGAGTCGGGTGACGGTAGGGCAGGCGCCCGACCACACCCAGTACGTCCTGATTGAATCGCCTATGGATCATGATGAGTTCAAACGCCATTACAGGCGATTGGGCAAGATTGGCATCATGATTCCTATGGTCGAGATGATCAACTGTGCCATCATTGCCCGAGATGTGCTTGACACCCGAGCCGGCCGTTCATGGATAAACCGCGTGCGTGAATCAGTACTTGCTGCTGAGCGCATGAATATCCACGCTGTCAACAGTATCATGCAAGCCTGCTTCAAGGGCCTGCTCAGGAATGCTTGTTCCGATTGCCGGGTTCTTGAATACTGTGATGGCGTAATGGTAATAGAGGTGAGACGAGTTGTCGACTGGAATAAGCTCAATCGCTTTGAATCTACCGTATGATGAGGCATTCGATATGCTCGGCAAGAAGTTAGCCGATCACATTGGTGCCTCAGCTTTACTCTATGCCGCCATCGCGTATTTTGTCTTCGATGACGCCTTCTATCTGGAGGACATCAACGACAACAATCCGGATATGGAAGAGGAACTGAACTGGTGGTGCGACGACATCTACTCCACCTTCTACACCCTCTTTGATAACCTCAGGACTTTTTATGAGACTACCGATAAATCTTCTGGATCAGGTCAGAATTGGCGCACTCGGAAGCCATTCAGCCTCCTCAAGGTTGTCTACTGGGAGCCCGACGAAGATCTCTACATCCAAGCCTCCCGAGACCAAAGTGATTATCACCTTGGAAACCAGTGGCGAGTTCTTACAGAATGTGGCTCGGGTACTGGAGGCCACAGGCCTGTCACTCGACCAACTATTCGCGTACCTATCCGCCGCCGCTGGAAGGCTCCATCGTCATTCTGACATGATGAACGAGCCCATGATGAATGACCGGCTTCCCGAGTCGATCCAGTCAGAGCTGGCCAGCATCATCCATGACGTCGTCGAAGATCTGTCCCACTCGACCAGTCACTTCGTCGATCAGTTAGGTGACTTCCAACTGGTGGAGGTGTTTGATGATGATTCTGCCATTGTCGAGATTACCCCGCGAACAACAGGAGACCCCACCGTTGATCCCGCTAGTATTGTGTATCCCCGTCGAAGGAAACTGGCTCCTAAGTATCAATCGAAAACTGCTGGCCGCCACGGTGTCCTCAGTATTACGGGGCGTCATCAAGAACACGATCGCGATTGAATATGGCCAAGTACTCAGTTATTGGATGAGAGAGTCTGCGAATCGGAATGCCCTTCGTGACCAGCTAATGCTGGAAGTCGATGAAGCTTACGAGCTGGTCATTCCCGTATTCTCTGACTTTGCAGACCAACTGAGCCGCTTCCGTAGACTTGAGCATCTGTTCACTGAACTGGTAGCTTACGACGCGTCAGACGGCTCACTCGTTGTGAGAATATCCAATGGCTGAGCGTAGCATGATCTTCAATGGAGGCGAGATACACGAAGCCTTTTTAACCGACTTGTCCCAAGTCATGGACCACTCGTATGTGATGGACGAAATGTATTCGTTCTATGCTGACTGGTGCCGGAGGGGTGAGGTCGCGGTAGATAACTACTGCAAACCGATGTACCCCGTCTACCCCGGCTCCACACGAGAAGAGCAGGAAGATGCCCAAGACAACTTCATAGCGCTGAGAAATGCTATGATCAACCTCTACTGTGCGATAGACCGTGCAACTCCTGGACTGGATAGACGCAGCGTTGTACATGCCGCGTACTACCCCGAAGAAGAGGCCTTGATCGTCGTTGTGCGCTAAGGACCACCCATGATTGTCATCAACACATCAGAGGTTCTGGCTGACCTCCTGCCCGAGGTCTGCTACTCCCTCGACCCAGATTTGCCACATGACGAGGAACTGCCCAGTGCGGTTCGCCGTTACGTGAGGGATTTGATCCTCCACGCGTTCTTCATAGCCCTCAGGGAAGACCTGCGGCATCATGGTGAATGGTTGGCACGAATCCGCCAAGACCGCTCCTTCAGCGCACTCTCACACAGGCAGTGGGTTGACGTGGAAGTAGTGGACACAGAAGGGACATTCGTTTTAATCATTGAGGAACATCCGCATGATCACCGATTACAAAGGTAAGACGGTTCGCTTCAACACGCTGGTCCCGAACATCCTCGGGGCCAACCGCGATAACGTCACCATTGTGGCTGCGGACTTGGACCTCGACACGGCCCAGTTGATTTCCGATGTCAAGTCCAAGCACAGCCAGGTCAAGAACTATTTGACCACCCTGCCCCAGTCGGCAGGTTCGTACAGTTACGTGAAGTTGCGCTACGGCAACGGGGCTGTTGAAGTCCTGGGTGTGCCGTGGATCGACCTAAACACCATTGAGGTTATCACCGACCGCAAGCTGGTTGTTACAGTGGGCAGTGTCAGTGATTCGACCGAACAACTCGTGCGCGAGGCACTTCTCCAAAATGGCATCAAGGATTTCAAGATCGAGTATTAAGTGGCCTCCCCGTCGCCCAAAGCGTTTGCAATTCGAAGCGGGGACGGAGAACCACATCCTGTTCCCGTTTGACGATGAGTTTTTCAAGGCGTACGGCGACTTTCTTGAAGCGGTTGAGAAGGTGACGCACAAACACCGCGTCACTGAGCAAGTGCACAATGACATGATTGCCATGTGTCACCCGGCCTTGCACGTTGACATCATGATCCATGAGGAGAATGGTGACACCGCGTACACCGAAGCCCACATGGACGACATCTACAGCAACTTCGATGATGCTGTAGCGCAAGACTTCCTCGATGAGGTGGTCAACTTCCACAACTGCGGCATCCGACCCCATGGGTTTGACACGCTCCGCCTGATCCAGGCACAGGAAGATGGCTTCGTTCTTACCGAGGTAGTCCCAATGCGGGAAGAAGACACTGTCGTTTACACGTTCGTGAACTTCAGTGAATAAAAACGGAGGGTTGCTCTATTATGAGCGATCCTCCCTTTCTTTTTCTTTTGCCGTATCAAGGGCCCAACTGATGGAAAATCCGTTTGTACTTCCGAAGGAAGCCTATACCCGTGACCTCGATCTGTTGAAGGGGTACTTCGAACAGAATACCCACTATCTGCATCGGATGACCGGGCAGCCGGAAGACAAGTGCTTGGCGTTCCTGAAGCGTACACTCTCCCGAGGTGGGAAGTACCCGCTTCGTGATCCGAACATGCTGGTCTTGAAACAAGAATCACCGGGCAACCGGGTCAAAACTGAAATGACCCTGCTCAACTACGTCAAAACCGTGACTGACACCAACCGCATCATCAGTCCATCGATGGTGTGCTACGAGAACCCGAAGGTGTTGAAGTCCCCTTCGGCCAAGTTCGTTGAATCGGGCATCGCAGGACGTAAGAAAGCCAAGAACGAGATGTTCCTTGCTCAGGTAGCAGGGGATGAGACCCTTGAGAAGATCAAGGACGCCGAGCAGAACGCCAAGAAGATCGCGATTAACTCGCTGTCTGGCATGCACGGCTTCACTGGTAACATTCTCTACGTGAAATCGGGCCACTCCAGCCTGACTTCGATGTGCCGTTCTGCCACCGGCTACGGTAACGCCAGTAACGAGAAGCTACTGGCAGGGTCAAGACACTATTGGTCACCCAAGATAACGATTGCCAACATCCTCGCGCTGGTCAAGAGCCAACCGCACGAGGAATTCCGTCAAGTGATGGACAGTTGCGGCTTTGTCTACCCTTCCACCGAGCAAACTGTCAAGTGCATCAAGCGCAGCACTGACTTGTACTGGCGCAACGAGGCCAACTTCCAGAAGATCGCTGACCTGATCGAGAAGTTGACCCCGCTGGAGCGTGCGATCGTGATGTACACGGGCGACCTGTACCACATTGCCCAGCTCAACGATGGTTTTGTCCGTGGGTTCATGGACCGGATCATCAAACACGAGCCACGTAACGATTCCATGGAAGTGGAAGACGGTTTTGCCATGCTTCGCAGCAAGGCATTCGACGACGACACCAAGATGCTGGCCACGTACCTCAACGCGGACATCACTCGGGGTGAAGACTTCGACTCCATGAAAGAAAAAGGGATGACGGCTGAGCTGGCACTGGTTGCCAAGTCCTCGGCTAACATCCAGAACACGTTGCAGGACTACTTCCAGTTCATCCGTGTGTTCCTGACCCCAGTGTTGCTGGCTCCAACCGTAGCGAACATCAAGGGCATCCTCCGTCGTGTGGTACTGGCGTCTGACACAGACTCCACGATCTTCACCACGCAGGAATGGGTAACGTGGTACACCGGTAGCGACGTGCGTAGCCGTGAAGGTGACGGCATCTGGTACACTACGACCTTCGTGGCTTGCCAATGCATCGTGCACGTGCTGGCGAAGCTGTCTGCCAACATGGGCGTGATTCAGGAAGACCTACACCGCCTCACCATGAAGAACGAGTACGCCTTCCCGGTCTTTACCTTGACCAGTCGGGCGAAGCACTACTACGCGTTCATGAGTGCTCGTGAAGGCCGTGTGTACCGTGACTACGAGATGGAGATCAAAGGCGTAGCCCTGCGTTCCTCCACCGTGCCGGTAGCGATCATCAAGCAGGCCAAGGCGTTCATGAAGGAAGTCATGACCCGTGCGGATGAGAACCGTCAGTTCACACTGGAAGAGCTGTACCTGCTGGTGTGGCGTTTGGAGCAAGACATCTACACCTCGATCAAGTCCGGGGAACACCGTTACCTGAAGTCTGCACAGGTTCAGGAATCGTACCCGAACATGAACAAGGAAGATCCATTCCGTGAGAAGACGAACTATCGTCACTATCACTTCTGGGAGCACGTCTTTGCACCGAAGTACGGCCATGTAGAAAGCCCACCGTTCTCCGTGATTAAGGTTCCGCTGGCGATCAATAACAAGACCGACATGCAGGAATGGCTCACTCACGTGGACAACACGGACAAGGAGCTGGGTGCACGCCTGCGCGAGTATTGCGAACGGGCTGGCAAGGACAAGATGGGCACGCTCATGCTGCCTCTGTCGATCCTGTCGGGCATCGGGATGCCAGATGAGGTCATGGCACAGATCGACGTCCGTCGTCTCACCTACGAGATCCTGGAGTCCTTCTACATGATCCTCGAGACGCTGGGGATCTTCCAAGTCGACAGCAAGTACGTCCGCTTGATCAGCGACATCTATACACCAAAAGGCGAAGTCAACCTGCAACCTGATCCGACTGACGCCAACAGCATCATCCTCAAGATCGACGAGGATGACGATGAGGAGTATGAAGAAGATGACGGAGAAGACTGGCTCGCCGACTGAGTGCAAGATCCTCAGGTTCCCTGACCGGCGTGGGCCGGTCTTGACAACCTGGGGTGACCTCACTGGCGACTACAACAAGGCATGCGTCACCAAGTCGTCCATCAACCTTGATCCGATGAGCAATCAAGCCATCATTGATGTGTTCTCGGAGATGGTCGAGAAGGCAGTGGAGCAGTCTCTGATCAGCGGGGTGCCTATATTCCTGCTGGTGGAGACTGCGGTACGCCAGCACGGCAAGATAAACATTCAGGTGGCCAAGCGATTGGGTGATGCCTTGAACACATTGAGGAGGGCTCACGATGCCCAGCTGCACCGTCTCAACACTCAGGATCACCCCGTGGTCCAAGGTCCACGCGTTCCAGATCCAGCGAGTTGACCGTACGGACTGGATGTTCCATGACGATCCGTCCTACACCGCTTATGGGTTCAATCCCAAAGAGGTCATGCAGATCGACCCTGACTTCTACCAGCTCTTTAAGCCAGAAGGTGGCCATTGGCTGATTGTCTGGCCTCATGGATTGGTGACCTTCCGGGACGACATTACCTTCAAGCAGGACTTCACGCATCGTAGTGGTACGGTGTATGAGACCCCGCTGATGGCGTTGTTCCAGAAAGGCATGATGGACCCAGAAGGCCAAGTCCAGCGTAAGCTTGACGACGTGGCTCGACGGGAACGTCTGCGCCTTCAGGCAGAACGGTGGGCCAGAGAGCGTGAGGCGCAGCCTGCGGTGCGAGAGCTTCCCGGTGGTGTAGTGATCCGCCGTGTGGTTCCCGGGCTTGTACCGATGCCTGAGGCCTTCGTACAACCACGGAGCGTGCACATCGCTTCTCTGCCTATCCTTAGCAGTATCTCGATTGATCGATTGTTTGAGTGACACGGCATAGAGAGGAGCCTAGGCTCCTCTCTATGTTTACAGGGTTTGCTCTGCCGCTTGGGGCGACTTGAACAACAGAGGTGCCACGTTCTGTGCAATGAAGTTCGCAATCCCTGCTGCAACATCGGCTGGGATCTGGTTCACCAAGTACTTGCCGCTCTCCGCTTCCGTGAGACTACGCCGGATACGGTTACGGTCAGCATCGTTCTTTACGTTCTTGGCCAACTGGTCGAACTTCAAGAGCATGGCAATCACAGGAAGCCGTGCCATGGTCAGTGCCCAGATCGCTTGGTTGGTGTACGCGATGTCTGGCATCCGAACGGTCTGGATCAAGGTGTCGTTGCCAAACACAGGGACGTTCGAGAGGATGTCTCGGTAGTACAGTGTCTGGTTGCAGAAGCGGGTAGCCAACTCCTGCAAGCCTTTCTCCAGCTTGGGGTACAGGTCTGCCGTGTAGAAGGGCATGTCGCTCTCTACCTTGACGTAACCCGTGCCACCGATCAAATGGTGCAGCGTGTTGCCCACTGCCACGTCCAAGTGACCGGGCAGCATGTTGGGGATGATGATCTGTGTCAGGAAATGGCTCACGGGGAAGGCAAAGCCCTCTGGGGCCAGTCCACGTACAGCCACCCGCCACAGGTGATACTGACAAGCCAGCAAAGGAATGTTGATCTCGATAACGGCCGTCGCACCCCAAGGCAAACCCTTGATGTCGTTGGTCCCATCCAGTTCAATAATACCGCATCCCATGATAGGATGTGAGAGTACCCTCACAGGGCTCATATTCCGCCAGTTAAACCAGATCTGGCCTGGAGTGACTTCATCGTCAGCAATGGCAATGATGACTTCATTCACGCCTTTACCGTAGAAGTGGCTATGGTTCCTGACCCGCCCGTGGTGGCCGGCGGTGCAAAAGCCCATCTGTCCAGCAAGCCGGTCTACAATGCTGGAGACACGGAGATAGTAGTCGGGTAGGTCGCCATCGAAAGGGATGTCGATCATGCCCAGGATCTTCTGTAGCAGGTGGTCGCTCTTCAGGTACCCGGGGTTTGCAGCCCGAAGCTGTTTATAGCGGTTCACCTGTACGTTCATCAGTTCGCGCTTGACGTAGTCCAGGCCAAAGGTAGCGATATTGGTCTGCTTGATCCTGGACTCGGTGTTGAACAGTTGGTACATGGCGATGGTCCATTGGCGGGTAAAGTCTCAAAGGATAGCCGGAATTCTTTCAGAGGTGGTGCGAGTGCAATCGTAAAAAATAACCTGAGACTGCATATGCTATAGGAGATCTGCTCCGGCTGAGTTTATAGCTCAGCACAAGAGGAGGGTATTTCCTTTTCCGGTAAGATCACACGTATTTTTAAACCCCCTGGCCGAATCATAATGAGGCTCTCTGCACGAATTCCATTCGAACTTCGTACGGTGCTACATTATAAACATGAATACAGAAGCCAAGCTTCGAGTTCACTAGGCCTAGTAACGTTATATACCAAGGAGTCACACCATGGCTGTACAAGACGACATCGACAACACCGCTTCGAGCAACGAGCGTCCGCGCACCGAACAACCTCGCAGCGAACGTGCTGAGCGCCCTGCCCGTGAATCGCAGGCTGGCACCGCTGGCCTGCTGGACATCAACCGCCTGCTCGGCGCACCGATGTCCCGTCGCATCAGCGGCGAAGTTCTGGTCAACGCTGTTAAGTCGGTTAAGCACTGGTTCGATCCAGAGCGTCAGGTTGCAGGCGCCGGCCTGATCGACCTCTCCAAGATCCAAGTTCTGGGTCTGGAAGCTTCCGAGCACAACGTCAGCATCTCCTCGGTGATCCTGGCTTACCCAGTCGAAGACAACGGCACCGTCAAGGTTCTGGTGTCGGCTCTGGCTCTGTCCTCGAGCATGACCGACGACGCCACCGTGCGTAACGTCGAAATCAACCATCGCACCTACCCGCTGCCGATCATCGCCTCCGACTACATCACCGAGAGCTACCTGGCTCTGGTTGACGAAATCGCGAAGAAGGCTTTCGATCAGTCGCGCCGTAGCGTCGAGATCGTTCGTGCCGGCTGGCGCGTAGTGTCCCACAAAGTGGACTTCAACGATCCGGAAAACACCGAAGTGCGTCAGGTCGTGTTCTACGCCCAGGCCGCTCTGGCAGCGATCTACAGCAACCTGTTCCAGCCTGACCTGTTCTTCTCGCTGGACTGGCTGAGCAAGCAATCGACCCTGGAAATCAACGTCGACCTGTCTGGCCGTGAAGCCATGACCGCTGACGGTCTGCCACGTCGTTCCGACCTGGCCGTTACCGTTGCCGGCATCGTGCGCAAAGGCGACCAGAACATCCCTGTTGGCCTGGCCAACCTGGGCGGTTACGTCAGCATCATGTACACCCCGCCGGTCGAACAAGATCGTTGGAGCCGTACCCAGCGCCGTGATCAGCCGTACTTCACTCCGATGTACGTGATCAACCGCATGGACACCAACGCCAACGGCATCACCCCTGAGCTGCTGTTGCTGGCTCTGGCTGGTGCGTCGGTCATCTCGAAAGACCAAGCGTGGGCTCAGACCTACCTGCCGGGCGACATCGCTCGCGGCGAAATCGACCACCGTGATGCTGGCCTGCTGAACATCCTCGGCCCGGATCAGGACAAGACTCCGGTCGAGTTCGACAACCGTGCGTCGCTGGACACCCACAAGTGGGCTCAGTACTTCTTCAGCCTGGTTGACGACAACCTGGCCTGGGCTATCGAGCTGGAAGAAGGCGGCGACAACAGCTGGATCACCTCCCTGCTGTCCGACGCTGCTACTGACGACAGCGCCAACAAGGACGCCATCGGCCGTCTGTACGACTACGCCGACCGTCTGACCAACGGCAACTTCACCCGCCGTGCCCGTGAACTGGGCGTCGAAACCCCGCTGCAAATGTCCGGTGCTCGTTACCTGACTGGCACCTGGATCGACGAGAAGGGCAACGAGCGCGATCTGCGTGAATGGGACCTGCTGCGCTGGATGGCCACCAACCCGAATGACGAAGGCGAATCTGCCCTGCGTTATCAGGACGTGATCGACCGCGTTGACCTGGACGTAGAAATCCGCGTCAGCGAGCAGTACGACCAACTGACCAGCGCCCTCGGCGCGAGCAACGTGAAGTTCGCTCGTTACGTAGACCTGGCTTTCGTCAACCCGCAGTTCATCGAAGCGCTGGCAATGGCCGTTGCTGATTGCAAAATCAACATCGACCAGCGTTCCGCTCACTACACCTTCGGCAACCGTCGCCTGCGTGGTAACACTCGCATCCGTGACTTCGTCGGCGGTGACCTCACTCACGGCATGCTCTCGAGCCGCCGCGTGACTGGTGACGGCGCTCGTTCGCTGCGTGGCAACGTTGGTAACGGCTTTGGCTTCGGCAATAGCTTCTAACTGACGTTCATAGCTTGGGGGAGCCTGTGCTCCCCCTTGTTATGCCTTTTTATTTTCAGCGGGCACTAGGGGAGGTCAATGAAAAAGCGTAATGGCATTTACTTACGTGTGGTGGGCTACGACACCATGTTCATGCATCAGTCGCACCCAGCGATCCTGATGAACGACTTCAACATCGATCTTGAGGCTGATCGTCTCAAGCTGAACAACCTGATTTACGCCAGCCTGGACGGGGACTCGCTGAACAACACGGCGAGCTGTGACTGTGGACTTATCCACGGCATGGACAATTACGGCATCCGCTGTAATGACTGTCTGAGCTTGGTTATGCCGATCACTGAGAAACCATTGGAGACTCTCCTGTGGATCAAGTGCCCGGCAGGCATCAAGAAATTCATCAACTTAACAGTGTGGCGGATTCTGTCGAAGAACCTGACGCATTCGAACTTCAACATCCTGGAGTATCTTTGTAACCCGCGCTACACGGCAGCCTCTCCCCTGGCTCCCGACAAGATGCGCAAGTTGGATAAGCTGGAAATCCCTCGTGGCTACAACCACTTTGTCGAGCACTACGAGTCCATCCTGGTAGCGTTGTTTAAGGCTGGCTTGATTGGTCCTTCGGCATCTGCTCGTAAGCGTAGAAAGATCATGCGCTTCTTGCAGGAGAACTTCGACCGGACGTTCTCGGATTACCTGCCATTCCCAACGCGTCTTGGGTTCATCAAGGAAAACTCCAACAACCGTATCACGGCTGACCCCAAGATGGTGTCTGCGGTTAACGCCGCGCACATCCTGATCGGGATCGACAACCGTGAGACTGCCGAGAATCAGCCCAAGCTGGCTCAGGCTGTTAAAGAGGGTCGCGTTGTCAGCGCACTCCAGCACTTCAATGACTACTATAAGACCTTCGAGTCTGAGGTGATCTTCAAGAAGCCTGGTGTGGCACGTAAGCTGATCTACGGCACACGTCCGTACTTCGGGTTCCGTGCGGTGATCACGTCGCGTCAGAAGCCCCACCGTCAAGATGGGATGGAGATGCCGTGGTCTGCCAGTACCTTGCTGTTTAAGGTGCACTTGCAGAACAAGCTGCTCACTCAGGGGTATATCCCCAACGAGATGCAGGCTCTGATCTACGAGAACACACTGCGTTGGCACCCTGAGCTGGACCGGTTGTTCAAGGAGCTACTAGCCGAAGCTCCGAACGGCACCATTCCAACCACCTTCGGTCGTAACCCGACGCTGACCCGTGGCTCGATTGGCTACAACCAGATCGACACGATCAAGCCGGACCCGACAGACAACACCATCAGCATCTCGCCGCTCAACTTGATCGACAAGAACGCTGACTTCGATGGTGACGCACTCTGGGGCGAGCTACCGCTTGACCTGAAGAACGCGAAAGTCATGTCCCGCCATGATCCCGTCACAGGCGTCATGGACCTCGACAAGCCATTCACGGTGTCCCGCAACACGACGCTTCCGCCGCCGTTGATTGCGACGATTACCAGCTGGATCGTCGAGGGCGACCAGGTATCACGATGAGGAGTACACCATGGCGATAGCTATCTACGCTGATGATCAGGAGTTCGGTGTCATGCACTACGGACTTCCGCGATCGGAGGACCGTGCGGCTATCCGACAGCGTATGGAAAACACTGCTCGGTCCTATGGGCTTGCGGGCAGTGAAGTGTTCAGTCGAGCGGTACAGCGGTTCGAGTCGTTTGACTTTGATCGTCTGGAACGCAAGATGGACGCACTCAAACGGAAAGTCAGTCACCTGTTTGATCGGGATGAGATCCGGCCGATGTTCAAGATCGGTCAGTTCCAACAAGCTGGGCCTGATCAGCAGCGTTGGCTCATGGCTAACCCGCGCGCTCAGAAACTGTTCGAGAAGGACATGATGAATGGCTGGCGTGATTCCTTCGTCAATTACTTCCAAGGGAAGCATGGCGAGGATAACCCAGATTACCAGGCTGTCATGGACGGGCTGTTCACCTTTAACGATGAAGGCGGTGCTGTAAGTACTCAGTACCTCACGATCCGTGACGGTGACAACCGTGGTCCGCTGCGCTTTGCCGAGCAAACCTTGGTTAAGGACAGCATGTGGGCTAACTTCGAAGCTTTCCTCGACGACGGCTTGGACGATCCAAGCGATCCTAACAACGGGTCGCTGTAAAGGAGCGAGGCCTAGTGGAGCACTGCCCTATGGGTATGTGCTCCGCAACCGCCTCACCCCTTTTCTTTTTCGTCTGGAGTGTCCTATGGCACGTGTTATCCCGGTCTTGGGTAGTCCTGGTTTTGCTACCGACTTGACCATCAAGGCTGATGAAGCCCTGACCAATTTCTACACCTCCCAGCGGTCGCAGTCCGACTTCTATCGCGGTTCCATTGCGAGCCTGGGGGACATCATCAGTCGTTTCGGGAACAGCCCCTCAGACCTTGAGACCGAGGTCCGAGACATCCTGGAAGACTACTTCGGGCGTCAATTCGATGAGGTCACTCTCGATGTTAACACCGTAGTCAAAGGACCCAGTATTGATTTACAAATCGGTGCTATCCTACGAGACGGTGACAAGACGATTGACATTCAACACGTAGTGACGTCCACCGATTCCAAAATTCGCAGCATCATTGATCTGCAAAATGACGGTAAGCCTTTCATTCTGGCTGACCTACTCAACTAAGGAGTGCTTCATGTCCCACCTTATCAAACTCTTCACTGCCCTCGGCCCTGTGTTCGCTCTGTCTGACGCGCTGTTCACCCGTCCAGACGGCACCGAAGTCCGTGCCGGTGACCTGGTTGTTGGTGATACGTACCAAGTGACCCGTGGCGGCGCTGTGTTCACTGAAACCGTCGAAGGCATCCAGCCTGCTTCGCAAGCCGAAGAAGACGAATACCGTCAGAACGCGCGCATTGCCAAGCTGGAAGAGCTGGTGACTGATCTGGGCTCCCGCCTGGAAACCACCGAACACGCTCTGGAAAGCGCCAACAACGCGCTGCTGGGCCTGCAACGCACCATCGTCGAACTGACCGCTTCGCACATCGACCGTATCTTCACCGATCAGGTCATGGTCGACAGCCTGGCTCAGCGCTTCCTGATCGCCGGCGCCAACGCCATTGCCTTCAAGGCCCGTGCTTCCGTTCAGCGCACTCCTGAACTGGTCGTGATCGAGCAGGCAATCCCAGGCGCAATCCGCGTGACCCTGCTGGAAGAAGGCGGCGTGCTGGTTGAAGAGCAGCTGAAAGAAACCGGCGAATGGGTAAGCGGCGACAAGCTGTCCGAAAGCCTGCAATCCGAAGTGATCCCGGAAGTCTTCGGCAACCTGCTGGCCGGTTACGGCGCATCCATCGGTCGTCCGTACTACGTCGTTGAAGACGTGCACCTGGAAACCTTCCGCAAGCAAGCTCAAGAAGGCGCCAAGGCAGCCCTGAGCCAAGTGGCTGGCGCTGCCGCTCCGGTGGCTGAAGAAGCCCAGGCTCCGGCTGGCGAAGCGGTTGACCCGGCTCTGTCGGCGTCGGAAGCTCCGATCGTTCACTAAGTCGCACTGGGAGAGGCTTCGGCCTCTCCCTTTACCGGAGAGACTGCCATGCAGCTGACCGATGACGATTTCAAACGGCTCGACGAAATGGATAAAGAAGCCAATGCTCGCATGAACGAGCGTGACTTCATCCAGCGACTCTTGCCCCACCTTGTGCCCAATGGGTCAGGTGAAAACGTGCGTGTTGACATCTATGTAGCCGCTGCTGGTCATGCCAACCGCATGATCGACGTCTACGAGAATGGCAACCCTGCCAAGATCCTGTTCACCGTTCCACCACTGATCTCCCCGACTCCGATGACGATCCGCTCTATTCATGCGCGGCCTGAAACGGACATCGGCGAGTTGAGTGCAGAGTACGACGCTCAAGTGACCACCAACGCCCCAGGCATGGTGATCGACGGTTTCGTGCAGCGCCTGATGGCCTTGAACTACAGTCCGGCTGACGCGATCTCCGCTGTCTATGGTCTGATGTGGGCCAAGATCTACCGCCGCTACAACATTCCGCTGGAACGTATGTTCGGTGAGAATGCCCCAGCAGTGGCCGCCCAACTCGGCTTCCTCGGTGAAGACACCGGTAAGGACGCTACCCCGGTCAGGAAAACCCTCGATGAGATTGAAGACGACGACATCGAACCGCTCTGAAAGACTCATGGCGTTCATCTCCGACATCCACTTAGCCCATCCACGCACCAACACGTACCACATCATCGACAACCTCCGCAAGGCGTTTCCCGATGATGAGCAGACGGGCAAGCTTGATGTTATCTTCTTTGCAGGCGATGTCTTTGACCGCCTGATGAGTTTACCTCAGGATGAGGTGGATGCCATCCAAGAGTGGATCGGTGATCTTCTTCGCATCTGCGCGAAACGCAACATTATCGTGCGGGTCCTCGAAGGCACTCCAAGCCATGACTGGCGCCAGTCGAAACAGTTCGTCAACGTCAACAACACGCTGGACAATCCCGCTAACCTGCGCTACGTCGATACCTTGAGTATTGAGGTGATTGCAGAGCTGGACAACCTGAGCGTGCTGTACGTGCCGGATGAGTGGAACGCTGACGCCAGTGTTACATGGGCTCAGGTCCAAGAATTGATGTCGATTCACGGGCTGGACAAAGTCGACGTGGGCTGTATGCACGGCTCCTTTGATTACCAGTTGCCGATTGAGTCGAGCAAGAACCACAACAGCGACGCGTACCTGTCCATTGTCCGGCACTTCATCGGCATTGGTCACGTACACATCCGCACTGAGATGACACGCTACGGCGCCTGGATCTTGGCCCAAGGGTCATTCGATCGTCTGTCTCACGGTGAGGAAGCTGCTAAGGGACATTACCGGGCGTGCATATCGCCTGCCGGTAACTACCATTGGTTCGTCGAGAACACCGGTGCCCGGCTCTATAAGACGCTGGACTGCCGTAACCAAGACATTGATGAGACCATCGAACTCTTGGCTCAGTACGAGAACGAACCAGACCAGTCGAGTTTCCGGCTGCTGATTCAACGGGGTGGTACGGTGCAGTACGGGTTGAAGGACTTGCGTAAGCGGTTCCCTCAGTTCCGACTGACCACACAGCAGGATGATCTGAAGACTCAGGAAGAAGTAGTCCTGACTCAGCAGCAGGCTCCGGTGGTGAAACCAATCAGTATCACACCTACCAACATTGGCCACCTAGTGTCTGAACGGATGACGCGTCAAGGTGTTGACGTCACTGATGTTCGGTCGCTCAAGGTCCTTGCTGTCTTGGACAAATATAAAGAGGCAGCATAGGAGTCAGTATGATCAGTGATCCTAGCGCCCAAGCGGCGCTGTCGGGACGTGAGCTGGGGCAAATCCCCATCTCCATTGGCACCAGTCTGGCCCTTGAGGGTGCCTTCGGCATCCTTGAGGACAACCACAACCCCAAGCCCATCATTCACAACGTGGACGTCCTGTACGTCAACATCCGGACCTTGATCCGGAACATGGTCGGGGCCATTGACGCTGAGCAGCTCAGCGCGGTCTTCCCGGAAGACTTGGCCTTCAGCCTGGTGAATGAGCTGACCACCATTGAACAAGCGGTGTCGCTGGTTTCCAAAGGTCGGGTGAAAGTCCAGCCTTATCTATGTAACTACCGGGACCTGCCTCGCAAGTTCCAGTACGGCATTCTCAAGAACGCGAACACCGATCGTCAGCGCTACGCAGCGCTTCGTGAAGAGAACACGGTCATTGAGTTCCGCCGTATCCTGCACGAGCATCCGAACATCCGCCCTATCGAAACCGATATGGAGCTGCCACCGGACGCCCGTAAAGTGTTGCTGCTGTCGAACTACGCTGTGGATCTCTTGCAGCGGTACAAGTTCGCAGCCATCACGTTGCTCGAATCGCACACCGGCGCCACTAAGCCTCCAGCCCTGTGGTACACCAAGCTTACCAATGGTAAAGAGCTTGAGCACATTCCGTTTGATCGGATGACGCTACAGTTCTTCGGAGACAACGGGAACCTGTTCACAGGCTTTCCGATCAAGTACCGAAGGATCATGCTCGACATCGCTCAGAAGAACCGCTGGCATGCCATGACGACTAAGGACTACATCATCCAGTCTGTAAAGAAGGCTTACGAGCCTGAACTTGAAAAACTGGTGATCAATCTTTACTCGAAAGGCTAGGGGAGCCCGTGGGTAAAAAGAAACACCAAGGTCCTATCTTTTGAATAGAAGCCGATCACACTTTTTGGTTTGGAGTAACACAGATGAGTGAACAGAACGCGCGGGTCGAAACGATTCTCGACGACCCTTCGCTGGCCCTCAAAGCAAAGAAACAAGACGGCATGGAGGGCGAACCCACTCTGCGTCCGGCTTACTACGAGAACAACCCACGTCTTGTCGTGAAGACTCGCGTCCCGAACGACAAGAACCACGGCAAGATTGAAGCCGCACTGTCTAACCGTGCCTTCTTCTCCGTTCTCCGTGCGCTGGAACTGGTTGCTAACGCGACTGGTCCGACCATCGTGTTCCTGGACAACAAAGGCCACCGCTTCGTTGATAAGAAGCGTGACCCGAACCCGTCCATCATGAGCATGATCAAGCTCGAAAAAAACAACGAAGGCGTGATCTCGATCTGCATCAGTGCAGGCAAGAACCGTCCTTTGATCGAGTTCCCGTTCCTGGACTGCACCTACCATCAGTTCCGCGATGGCCAAGGCACCATGCCAGTAGACGTGGCTTCGAAGCTGTACTGCCTGGGTTGGATCGACGTGGTGCGTGAGTACCTGCCGGTCGTGATCGAGAAGAACTACGCCAAGCCAGCTTGGATGCAGCGCCGTGAGCAGAACAACAACGGTGGCGGTGGCCAGTGGGGCGGTGGTGGCAACAACGGCGGTAACCGTCAAGGTGGCGGTGGTAATAACTGGGGCGGCAACAACAATGGCGGCGGTAATTCCGGCGGCGGCGGTTGGGGTGGCAACAGTGGTGGTCAAACTCAAGCGCCTGCCCAGGTATCTGGCGGCACTGGCTTCGACTTCAGTGACGACGTGCCTCTTTAAAACGAGCCCGACATAGCCAGCATCGACACAGGACCAGTCTTGGTCCTGTGTCGACTCTTATACCCTGACGGCGTTCTGCTCGAGTGCTTTTCGGCGATACATTATCTCATTGTAACCAGTAACCATCGAGGTTGTACCAAGTGCAGATTCAGCTTAATGAACTGTCAAGTAAGGGAATCACCTCCCTCACCCTGGAACACCGCGGCAATTCAATGAAGCTGTCGGCAGGCAGCTACCATTCGGCTGCGATCATCAACCGTGACACACTGTTCAAGGAGACCAATGAGTTCCTTTCAAGCCTTCCGCCTGAGCAACAGGCCAAGCTGTGGGATCTGTACCTCAAAGTAAACGAGTACCTGTCTTCCGAAGAGATCCGTTCTTCGTTCTTTATCCGTGCTGAGATCGAGCAGGTTGTCAAAGACCTGTACAAGATCATCACTTGGCCGGTGGTGCGTGAATGGGTTGATCATGCTCGCTTGGAAGTTCCGAGCGATGTGAACGATAAGTTCGAGGAGTTCAACGAACGCGGTCGCAACTACCGCAGTCGTACGTACATCCGTTCGGACTACATCGACTTGCAAGCCATGGCACTGGGTTTGCGGATGATTGTCCCCGTATGGGGCATGTACATCCAGAACGTGGCGTCTACCCACGGCAACGGTTACAAGGAATCCGAAGCGGTCAAGCTCATCGAGCTGGCTGGCGTCAACCAATGGCCTCCTTATATCCGCATGATGGAGTACATCGAGGCATCGGTGGACAAAGAGATCAGCATGACCATGGTCATGGCGGGCCTGTCGAGTGAAGAAGTACCGCGTCACTTGATGGCTATGGCATTAGTCCGCAAGATCTCCATCGGGCCACTGTCCACTCCGGTGGATCGGGATAGTCTGGCTCGCATCTTGTTCAACTACGTGACAGGTACGCACCTGCGCATGGATGGTCGCTTCCAAAGCGTCACCGGCGTGGTACAGGCCAAACGTTCTCGCAGTCTGGACAAAGGCGATGAGGATAACTCGTCGGTCTGGGATGACTACGGTCAAACCACCGAGATCACCGAAGGCGACCGTCAGTTGCTCGAAGTGTTCAGCGAGAACACCAACGTCATCGTCGTACGGGCTGATGCAACTCTGGACATTGCTCGTGTGCAGCAGTGTGTCGCCATCTGCTCTCGTCATGAAGAGCGCAAGGTGGAAGACTTCCAGAAAGCGATCATCTTCTGGGTTATCCGGACGATCTCGCCAGAAGCCCGTGAATTGCTGCTCAAGCGCACAGAGTTCCGTTTGATGGGCGTGGCTCAGGCCATCCTCGATCACTGGGGCTTTCATGAGTTGGCAATCCTGGTATCGGCAGAGGAGTACATCAGCGATGAAGGCGAGACCTACATCCCGACGGAAACTCGTAACAAGATCACCAAGATCCAAGCCGAGATCCTGGACAAGCAATACCCGCACTGGCGTCAGGAAACGAAACGTCAAGAGCCGGGCAAGCGTGGCAACGTCGCCGTGACTGCAATCGACATGGTTGTGGACTGGATGAGTGGCCGGGCTTGGAAACCACATGCACCCCGCGACATTATCAACCGCGTACCGATGCTCACCCAGACTGGCTACATGTACATCTCGGGCGACATCAGACGACAACTTGCAGACATGATCATTCATGTCAATAACACCATCGGGAGCCGTACCCATGCAACTAATTGATCTCGTATTCCGTGAGCGCTCGGGCTACAAGGACATGCAACTCCGTCCTTATTACGCCGATGCCACCGACGAATTGATCGGCATCCTGGACCGTGACACCCGTGGCGGTGAAGACCTGACTCCAGCGGCTCTGAGCCGTGTGGCGGGTCGAATCATCCGTCCGGCGTCCCAACACCAAGGCAGTGCGATCATTGCCAATGGCTGGGGCGAGAAGCGGTTCATGTTCATGATGACCGTTCTGGTTCGCAAAAGCCGTACCGACATCCGGACCCTGGAGATCTCCGGCTATACCGACTACGTGGGCGCTTCCCAAGGCATCCGCGGCATCAAGCTCGATGAGAACATGGCGTTGTACTTCAACTCCGTGACCGAGCTGAACCAAAGCTACATGGATACCCCGACCCGTCGTGGTTGGCAGACCCAGATTGCCAGTTCCAACCATTTGATTGCGCCGCAAGTCTTGCCGGACTTCAGCCGTGACCGAATGTCAGCGGGTACGCTGGTGATGCGTCCAGAAGACGTGTTCCACAATAACCCGAAGAACGTGGTGTCGAACGCGTTCAACCGCCGTGCCGAGAAAGAGAACTACCTGGACATGCGCCATGGGTTCACCGGTAAAGGCCTGCGGATGTCCAACCGTCTCAATGACTCCTCCACTCGTTACCTGCACCGCTCGATCAAAGCGCTGGCAACTGCGAATGAAGGCGAAGTCTTCGGCCAAGGCAACCAGTTCGATCGTGACACCGGCTCGATCCTGAAAGATGCACGCTCCCAAGTCCGTGAGAAGACTGTGAGCAGCATCCCAGTGTTGGCCGACATTGCTCGTGAGACCAACATCCTCGAGCAAGGCTTCATCACCTACGGTGAGCTGATTGCGATGAACCCGGAGTATGTCTGGGACGACGTCAAGGTGTTCTTCGAGCGCCCTGAGACTGCACGCAGCCACCACAACCGTTCCGGCTGGTCCGGTCGTGACAACAGCACCATCGCCGCTATCCAGATTGCCCGGGCTCTCCCAGCATTCATGGCGTTCCACCACATCGCGTACGTCGAGTTCTCGGCGGACAACATGTCGGCGTTGGGCGAACCTGTCATGATCATCCCGCAGTGCCTGCCGATCATTGGCAAGCAGATCACCGATCGCTCGCTGATGGCGTTCGAAGAGCGCTGTGTGACCGAGCTGTTCTACGACATGCTCCCGTGGCCGGACTGCATGTTCGAGATCGAAGTCCAAGCCGGTCTGGCAAACGACATCGTGATCAAGCTCAAGCTGGAAGGCGAAGATCCGTTCGAGGACGTCTTCCCTGTGTTCTGTGACTCCTTGGTACCGCCGATCATTGCGAATGATCAGGACACCATCGGGGCCATGAGTTCCTCGCTTACCGACATCGTGGACAAACTCGGGTCCAATCGCCGGTCGAGTGCCGACGATGACTACGAAGAGTCCCCAATCCTCAGCAACACTGGCAACTTCAATTTCTAAGGGAGTAACGCATGGATCTCCATGATTTTAACCCCCGTGTGCTCAATGCCATCGGGATCGTAGACGAAACGGGTAAGGGTCACCTGAGCCGTGTGCTGGGCGAAGACCGTACTGTGCCGTTCATGATCGGTGACAAGCGCGTGGTGCTGCCTACTTCCGAGCATCTGCGCGGTGACGACAGCGGTGTGGTGATCTATCACCCGTTGTCCGAGAACATCACCCGTGGTGAATCGGACATGATCAAATCCATGCGTGACCAGATCATGTTCAAGCTGACCGTGATCGCGGTGCAGTTGATCTCCGAGCTGGGCCGTGTGGCTGCCACTGACAGCGAACACTCGCGCCTGGGCAAGGACGCATCGAAGTACCTCAAGCAGGTCTCGGGTATGGACGCACGTTCCTACGAGTTCCTGAAGAAGGTCATCCTGCGTATCGGGCCGGAGCCTGAGAAGCGTCTGGTCTCCATCAGCCTGCGTAAGGGCAACAAGGACGGCGTGCTGCGTGCAGCGAAGTTCAAGTTCCCGGTTCTCGATCAGTTGCTGACCGACGAACACGAACTGCTGGGTGTGAAGTACCCGTCCAAGAAAGCCCGTCAGAACATGATTGCACTGTTCGAGATCGTGCTGGGCGACGAGGACACTCGTGCCGGCTACGACTACGGCAGCAAGAACATGGCAGCGCCGTACTTCCACGCGCTGATGATGGGCTTCAATGCGTTCGCCTCGCACCTCAATGCGGTCATCAAGACGCACAAGAAGTTGCTGGGTCATGCAGTGGACGAAGACGGCAAGGAAACTGGCCGTTGGCTGTCTGACGACCTGCTGATCGACACCAGTTGGGTTGACGGCATGGACGACCTCGCTGACATGCGCCGTATCGTGCCTCCGCAAGAAGGTAACGAAGGTTGCATCATCGTGGCCGAAGCCAAAGACGTGGCCAAGACCACCGAGAAGCTGAGCAGCCGTATTGCTCCGCCTACTCGTGCCAGCGGTGAAACCCGTCGGACTGAGCGTGCAGATACGCTGGACCTGCCGTTCGATCTGAACGATGACACCAACCAAGGCAGCCAAGCTCGCCGTGACGAACCACCTGCCCGTCGTTCGGGTGGCAAGTCGCTGGACGACTACTTGTCCGGTGGCCGCGATACTCGTCGTGATGACGATCGTCGTGGCAGTGACCGTGATCGCGACACCCGCTGGAGCCGCGATGACCGTGGCCGTGATCGTGATGATCGCGGTGGACGCTGGAACAACCGTGATGGTCGTGACAGCCGTGACACGGATCGTGGCGGTCGTCGTTTCGACCTGGGTCTGGACAAGGACCGTGATGCTGACCGTGATCGCGATAGCTGGAGCCGTACTGACTTCCGTCGTGAAGAACGTAGCACCTCCGGTCGTCGTCCATTCGGTAGCGGTGCACAGCAAACACAGAGCCGCGGTCGCTTCTGACTGACGGCATAGAGGGAAGGGCGATTGCCCCTCCCTCTTTCTTTGTTAGATACGGCCTGGTGTCTGTAGGTAAAGGTTCTTGAGGTTGTCCACCACTCCCAAGTCGGGCAGCCTCATTTCCTTGAAGTCTCTGGTCATCTGTGTAGGGCAATCGAGGTCGTTAACAACCATGAAGATCAGCAAATTCTCGACTGGGTACTTCAGTTCTACGATGAGCGACATGAAGTTGTACTCGAACTTGTGAACGATTCCCGGATCTAGTGGGACTCTTACACAGTTCGCCTTGAGGTATGCTTCATGGGTGTGTACGAAGCTTAGGAATTCTGGTGAGTGAAAGGTGGTAGCTCCATCGGCCACCATTAGGTTGTTAAGCAACTGACTCATGCCCGTGTTCCTCGTTTGAATTTTCTTCAGAGATACATTATCTAATTGGTAAGCGAGCGCTAACCTGTAGTGTAATGGGAGTAACCGATGTTCAACGACAGTACCCCGTCCGTGCAAGAGCAGTTGGCTCGGCTCTATGCGCAGCAAGAATGGCACAACCCAGTTGAGTTGCACCCTGAGTTGATGTCGCTGTACGGACTCAACCCGTTTATCCGGCACATCTCCGCCAGCCGGGCGGCGATGTTTACTGGTAACTTGGCGCAGATGGTGGTTATCAAAAGCCCCATGCGCAAACGCATCCGTTCTGGGATGGAGCGGCCCTTTGGCGAAGCCACGTTCTCAATCGAGTTCGATGACGATGTCGAGGTGCTCGAGATCATCCCACGCTTTGGCCATACGGCAGGCGCAAACCGTATCCGTCATTCTCCTCAGACAGCGGTGATCTACGAGAACCTTCGCACGAAGGAACTTGGGCTTACCATGCTGACGGACTATCACGTCACTCACCAGCATTTCGGCACGGAGTTCAAGCGTAACCGCGATGCGCTCGACAAGATGCGCAAAGGGGTCAGGTTCAAGAAAGGCACTCGACTGGCACACAGCCCGTTGATTGACGAACACAAGAACTACATGTACGGCCGTGAGACAAACGTGCTCATGGCGTCCGACGTGGCAGGGACTGAAGACGGCGTTAAGGCACGCCGTGGTTATCTGGAGTCGTTGGCTCCCACAGGATTTGAGACCCGAGTGTTTGAATTCGGTCGAGAGTTCTTCCCAACGAACCAATCGACCATCCCGGGGATCTACAAGATCATGCCGGACTTGGGCGAGAAGGTGAGCAGTACCGGACTGTTGGTGGCTCTGCGCCGCTACGATCCAATCAGCGCTGTGGCAAACATGACTGTCGATGCGTTGATGCAGCCGGACTACATCTTCGACCGCAAGCGCTTCGTACAGCACATTGATGCTGAGGTAGTGGACATCAAGGTTGAGCGTAACACCTCGATCCCGATTCCGCCGCTGCCTGTGGGTATGGATGAGCAACTGCTCAAGTACTACAACGCTGACACTGAGTTCTACAAGAAGATTGTGGACTTCTGGGTCGAGAAGCGCAAAGATGCACGCCGCCGTGGGTTCACTGAACTGCCCATGGAACCGGCACTGAGCCATCTGGTGTACGAGGCCATTGGCCGCGTGACGCCGGACTACATCCGTCCTGACGGTGGGTTCAACAAGAAGTACGATGACAACGGCAAGGTCGACAAAGTCTACCGTGGGCTCAAACTGGATGCTTGGCGCGTAGAGATTACGTTCAAGTACCTGTCGGTTCCCAACAAGGGCTATAAGATCACCGACATCAACGGGAACAAGTCGGTAGTCGTTGAGGTGGTTGATGACGAAGACATGCCAGTCGATGAGAACGGTATCGTCGCTGACATCGTGGTCGACCCGAACTCCCGGTGGAACCGGGTAACTCCAGCGTCCCCGATCGAAATGATCATCTCGGGTGCAGCCCGCGACTTGGGCAAACGCATCCAAGCTTCCTTCGGCTTTCCGCTGAATACGCAGATCACTGAAGAAGAAGCTGACGACGCGGTCTTCGCGCCGGAGAACCGTGACTTGGTAGAGGCAGCCTTTAATGAGCTGCTGGAGTTCTACAAGGTTGTGGTACCGTTCCACTGGCAAGACCTGACCGACCCCGAGTACCGCCGGTTCAACCCGGAGTACATGTACACGCAAGTGGCGTCCGTGATGTACGACCACATGTACGGGCTCGATCTGGAGATGCCGACCAACAACCCGATTCACATGCCGGACGTGATTCGCACCATCAAAGAACGCTGGCCGCCGTTTATTACGCCGGTGCGTTTCCGTGGTCGCGATGGCAACATGAAGGTTTCTCGTGAACCGATGTTGATTGCCCCGTCCTACTACATCAACCTTGAGAAGACTGCTGAAGACTCGTGGATGGCTGCATCGTCTGCGAAGTGCAACGTCTTTGGTACGACTGCTCGTCTGAGTAACAACGACAAGTACGACTCTCCAGGTCGTCAGTCATCCATCCGTGTTGGTGAGTCTGAGTTCCGGTCCGAAGCTGCCGTGTGCGGTGGTGAAGCGATCGCGGATCAGAAGGATGCGTCCAACAACCCAATTGCGCACAAGTTCGTGCTGCGACGGTTGTTGACCCACCCTACACCTACAAACGTCGAAGAAGTACTCGACCGTGCCGTGGTGCCTGTTGGGGGACATCGACCGTTGGCCTACATGCGCAACATGTTCGAATGCTCCGGCAAGCAACTCACCAACGAATACACGGAGTAAACAATGCGTCGAATCAAAGCACGTGAGTTCATGAACCGCGACATCGTTGCGGAATGGCCACTGGACGATGAGCGGCTGGAGATCGAGTTCGACGATGGTGTCCTTGAGACTACCACTCGCCGTTCTGCGTTGAGCTGGTTCTGCTGGGAGCTGCACCGTCAGTTCCCACGCACCCCGCTGAACATGAACCACCACATTGGTAATGCGTTCCCAAGCGCCGACATGGTGCCCAAGACGCTGTCCAACATCGTGCGGTCCTTGCACTACACCTACTTCACCCCTGGTCAGGAAATGGCCAACCATGACCTGTGCTACGACCGGGAGGACGTGTGGCGTGTGGTCAAGGATGTCGGCAACGAAATCTACAACGTGTTGTCGATCAACCTCGAAGAGTGGCACGTGCACATCAACGGCTTCCACTTGCTGGAGCTGTACGACTATCCGCCTCTGGTGGAGATTCGTGGCACGCTGCAAGAGAACCAGCTCTCCATCAGTAATGCGATGGACAGAACCGCTGAAGTCTTGATGAAAGACCCAGCGATCCTGCACAACCCAATCGTGCGGGGCCTGCGCTCCAAGCAGATCAAGATGGGCCAGTTCATGCAGATCATCCTCTGCCTGGGCTACCGGACTGACCTCGACCAGGTGATCTTCCGTAAACCGATCACGGTAGGCTTCTTCGAAGGCCTGACCAAGATGCACGACATCATGATCGAGTCGTGCTCCGCGAAGAAGGCTTTGCTGTTTACCAAGAAGCCCCTGCGGATCGTGGAATACTTTAACCGGAAAATGCAGCTCTCCACTACAGTTGTGGATAAGCTCATCTGGAACGACTGTGGCTCGGATCAGTACTCCGAGATCGTGGTGGACTCCAGCCTCTGGTCCCACCTGGATGGCAAGTTCTTCTTGAACGAGAAGACCAACAAGCTCACCCCAATCCATGCCGATAACACGGCACAGATGAAGGCGCTGAAGGGTCAGACCATCAAGATGCGTTCTGGGTTCTACTGTCGTTACCGCGGCAAAGGCGAAGTCTGCCATGTCTGCTTCGGTGAACTGGCTTGGTCCATCCCTCGGGAAACCAGCCTGGGCCACGTGTGTGCTACCGAACTGTGCCGGGAAGGTTCCCAGCGAACGCTGTCCGTGAAACACTTGGACGGCTCGTCGGTGGTGGAGGAGATCGTGATTGCGGAGGAACACTTGCCGTACATCGACGTCTGCGCCAGCGACCCGGCCATGAACGACAACGCAGATGTGGAAGTGATGTCGAACGTCACGGAAGAAGCACTCGGTGAAGCAATTCCTGAGACTGCCCGTGAATCGTCGTTGCTGAAGTTCAACCCACGCCTGAAGAAGATGAAGCCGGTTCTGATCCTTCAGGCTTCTGCGGACAAGAACACCGACAACGGGACCGAACTGGCAGGTATCAACAAAGATACCGTCATCGAACGTCTGAACATCCACCGCTTCACTGCCTTCCGGGAAGTGCAGATCCGTACCACCAACCTGCGTGATGAAGTCTATGACGCTTGGGTGCCGGTCTGTCAGGGTGCACGCTTGGGGTCGCTGTCTCGCCTCATGCTGTACTACATCCAGGACAAGGGATACACGATCAACGAGAACGGGGACTTCTGCATCGACCTGAGCGATTGGGACTTCGGTGCACCTGCATTCTCCTTGCCACGTCGCCATGCCAGTACGCTGGACTTCATGGCAGCAGTAGAGGCCTTCATCCGATCCCCGGCGAAGAAGTCGGAACGGAACGGCTTCTCTGGCAAGATGTTGACCAGCTACACCGATCCCGTGGCAGCATTGTTGGACTTCAGTGACTTGGTGAACTCTCAGTTGAAAGTTTCCGTCAGCCACCTTGAAGTGATCCTGCTGTCGCTCATGCGCCCAGCCGATGACCCGGATGACTATTGCCTGCCAGAGTTTGGCCGGCCAGCGAAGTTCGAGGAACACCGGACACTGATGCAGTACCGCTCCGGCGGTCAGCAACTGGCGTACGAGCGTCAACCGGACATGATCGAAGACCCAGACAGCTACTTGATTACCAAGCGGCCTGCTGGACTCCTCGATCCGTTCGTGTTCCCAGAAGTGATCTGACCATTAGAGGAGCCTTCGGGCTCCTCTTCTTATTTTGTTTGACGGATCTCCGTGGACGTCTATGGACGCCCGTGGACATTGGTGGACAGTTTTTTATCATCTAAAAGAGGTTTGTTATGTAACAGTCGTATGCCGCCAGTTAGGGATGTCCCATGAAAATCGATGTCTACAGTCACGGATTACGGGTTACCGATGTAACCAACGATCGTGACCTCCAGGCGATGTTGGCGTTTTGCAGGCCCTTGATCGAGATGGGATATGAGAAACAGGGCAGGCGATTCGTTCCAAAAGGCCTTCGTACATTTGCTGCGGCTACACGGAATCGGAAAGAGTTCAGCTTTCACAGGAACCAACTCGACGCCCTGAAGCGCCATCTATTCGGGAACCTGGGCTACGCTCAGCATCTGGTCCCCATCACTCACCACGTCGTTGCCAAGGATATACTTCCAAAGGTAGAGTTCGACGTCCGTAAGATGTTCCCACCCCGTGAGCGGCAGGTCGGAATCATTGAGTACGTGCTTGACGATCAGAATCCTAAGTGGGACGCGATCATCAAGATGGTTACGTTGCAGACCGGCGGGGGTAAGACCTACGTCGCCCAGTACTGCATGAACCAGCTTCAATTGCGCACAGCCATCCACTTTAAAGGCGGTTACGTCTCCCGGTGGAAGGATGACTTGGAGGAGACCTTCAAGTTCAAGCGTGGTGAGTTCCTGATTGTCCGCGGTGGTAAGGACATGATCGCCCTACAGCAAATGGCGCTGGATGGGGATCTGGACAAACTGAAGGTCGTGATCATCACGGCCGGTACCATGCGTGAGTACATCAAGAACTACGAGGAGTCCAACGGTAACAGCAAGTTGTACCCGATCAAGCCTATCGACTTCTACCCGAAGACCGGTATTGGCTTCCGGGTGACGGATGAGCTGCACCAAGAGTTCCACAACAACTACCGCATTGACCTGTACACTCACACGTACAAGTCGTTGGGCCTGTCCGCCACCATGGTCAGCTCTGACGCGTTTAAGAACCGCATGTATGACATTGCTTACCCAACGCAACAGCGCCACGATGGCGGGGGTTACAACGTCTACATTGGTGTGACTGCGATCCTGTACCACATGGACCCGGAAGTTCGGATCAAGTTCATGGGGGCTCAGGGTTACTCGCACACCACGTTCGAAGAATCCGTCATGCGGCATAAGGGGCTTCTGAAGTCCTACCTCAAGATCATCGACCATGCGATCTACAACCGCTTTGTATCGGTACGTGAGGAAGGACAGAAGGCACTGGTGTTCTTTGCCCGTGTGGACCTCTGTACGCTGTTTGTGGAGCGTCTGAAGAAGATGTACCCAGAGTTGAACGTCGTTCGTTACGTCGGCTCTGAGGGGGACTCCTACGAGGAATTGCTGGAAGCTGACATCGGTGTCACCACCATCGGCTCGGGCGGTACCGCCATCGACATCAAGAACCTGCGTTGCTCGTTCATGTCGACTGCAATTGACTCGCGTCAATCCAACGAACAGGTACTGGGCCGTACCCGTCCCCTGATCGGCTGGCCTGACGTCACCCCTGAGTTCATTTACTTTGGTTGCTTGGAAATCGAGCAGCACTGTAAGTACCACAGGAACAAGCAGGAGTTCTTCAAAGGCAAGGTAGTCTCGCATATGGAAGTCATGTCGCGGTACGTCCTCACCACGAACGGATAACGGGAGGGCTTCGGCCCTCCTTTTATTCCGAATGTCAAAGAAAACAAACTCAACCAATCGTACAAGCAACACACCGTATTTGCCCGGCTTGGGCAGATTGCAGGAGCATTCCGTTCCTGTATCAATTCACCGACAGAATAAGCCCTCAAATGAGGCCAGTCGGTTTTGGAGATACAGCCATGTCCGATACACGAAGCAACCTAGATTCAATGCTGAACCGCCAATTCAAAGGTGGGTTCCTGCGTGAAGTCCTAGGCGCACCGCTGTGCGATTCACTCCGGATCTACGACGGCATGCGCCTGTCATCCGAGAACCTCGCCATCCTCATCCAAAAGGTGTGTGAGACCGAGCACCTGGACTTCAGTCATGTGCTGACGGTCACCGAGGTGCGACACAAACGCGGGTCGGTCAAGAACATCGACCAAGTCCCTAACCTTCGCCTCACGCTGGGGAACCCAAACAGCTACACGTACTTCTTGGTGGCACCTGCCCGCCTGTACGAGTGGTCCGAATACGACGACACCATTCGCAACCTGTACCGAGTCATTGCGCCCGTGATCTTTAAGGAGCTAGGCAATCCTCTCGGGAAAGCAGATCTGGATCGCCTGAACCAGACCCTGAACTTCGTTTGCCCAGTGTTCTGGTTCGAGTACAACTTCGTGACTGGGCGGTTCAGCATGCGGACGCCAACAGGCGTGGTCGTTCGTCGCATCAAGCGGTCTCAATACCCTGTCTTCAGCCGCGAGCCAAAGCTGGTCATCCAGATCGGCACATTGAACCACTACGCATTGGTCATGCACAGCAGTCCTAAGGACATCGACGTGGGCTTCTGGCTGAACCCTCGTGAGAACGATGTTCCCCCGCGGCTGGAGCACGATATGGTCAAGCACATGGCTGCTGTGGGCTGGAATGCAGACGTGCGCATCGCCACCAATGAATCCATGATGAAGGGTTGCATTGAAGAGTGGGCCGATGACTTGTCTGCGGCTTTGGGCAAGACTGTGAAGATCACCCTTGATCCAAAGGACCCTGACGCACCAGGCACCATAGCGATGATCGCAGATGCGTACGCTGAATCGCAGTCTGACAAGAAGTGATTGAGGTGGAGGACCTTCGGGTCCTCCATTTATTCGATTAGGAGCAAGTAATGGCAATTCCAGAGTACGCCGATCCCCGATCCCACAAGCATTTCAGCAAGGGATTCGTGGGCACCAGTCATGGCGATGGCAACACAGGCTACAGGACGAGCTGGGACGCGATCAGTGAGGCGAAACCCACTTCGACGATGGGTATCCATGCACACACTCGATTCTGCGTCTTCTGCGGTAACCGGGCGTTCCCAATCCAGTCCTGCGTTGGTGCTGACCCACACGGTTACGCCTGCGTCTGTAAAGAGGCCATGGATGAAATCGATTGGCAAGAACAATTCCAGCAACTGCTCAATGAACAAGCCAAGGCCAGACGTCTCCTAATAAAGGAAATGCCCAAGCGCAACCCAGACGTGTTCGAGGCGTACGCAAAACGCGTCTGGGATCACAATGTAGAGGACATTCGAAAAGACTTCTTCGCCAACTCGGTAATGGCTCGACTGGGCATTACCGTCGATGAACCAAAGAAATTCAACTTGGGGTGATGTAGATGCTACCTGATAACGAAAACATGGTCATGCACATGGCCGGTACGCTTTCCCAGAATCTCATGAACAACCACATAGGGCACGCTTACCCGCAACTGGTCCCTGTGCTCCAAGTCCTGGGCATGGACCTTAACAATCTGTTCAACCAGATGATGGGGTCGATGCGTTCCGAGCTGTTCTTTGGCGAATCGCCGATAGCCAAGATGTATGAGATCCAGACGGGCAAGAAGATCGAAGTCCCTGATCGCACCATCTTGAAGAACCTCTGTCCAGAACGTGGCTACACAGTTCCGCAGATGCCGTGGGAAGATGTCCTTGATTACTTCCTTGCGGGGTGGGCAAACCCTGAGGGCGACGAAGAGTGGCACTTCTTCCTGGACGGGCCTGAGGACTACGATAACCAAGTCATCCTCAACTTCCGTCGGAAGGACGCCATCTACTACTGGGCCAACAACGACATGGAGCTGGTGGTTCCCAACTTCTCCCGCAGCGCTGCGCGGTTAGAGTGCCCACTGTTCCATGTGCCGTATGACGTGGACGTCGAGATGTCCTATCTCCAACGCACCTTGTACGATCAACTCTTGCCTCGCATGTTGGAGATCTGGGAAATCGAACCAGTGACTGTAGAGGATTCCGCTCTCCTGATCAGTCAGCACTACTACGGTACCCGCGAGAACCCGATCGAAGTGCCCGACGAGCACAACGTCAAGCAACTGGCAATCCTGCTTGACATGGGCGGTTACGGCAAGTCCAACCGGTCGTACGTCTACGTGGATGATTGGAATGGCTACCGTCTCCAGTTCTCTACCAAGCGTGACTGGAACTGCAACCCGACGAACATCCTCAAGGTGTCGGTCATGCACTTGCGCAACGAGGACGATCGTAACCACGACCGTTCAGTTAACTACTGGTGGAAGAACCCGTTGTTGGTGGCAGACTTGTTGGCCGACATGGACAACCTCCTACAAGGTCTCATTGACCGTCACGAATTAGAAATGAAAGAGGTCTAAGCAAGATGAGCAATTCAATTGGTGCACGGTTGGTTCACTGGCATCTGTTCGTCTGTGCTCTAGAGGAGCTGTACGAGGTCTACAGGGCTATCAATTCTCACGAATGGGCAAATGTCGAACGGTACGAGCAAGCGCTGTACAACGGCATCCCAGCCGCGATGGCCCTCATCAAGCAGGAAAGCTGGGACGATGCAATGTCAGCATATCCGACCACTCGTAAGAAACTCACCGAGTTGGAAGGTTACTGGATGCACCGGCATCAGACGGGCATCAACGATCAGAAGTTCCAGGCTAATAACCTGCGTGAGCTACTGACCATGACAGCCATGACCCAACACTTCACCACAATGGGGCGCATTGAACTGCGCTTCGCCGCAGAATAAAAGGAGAGGGCTTCGGCCCTCTTTCTTTTTTGATTCCAAGAATCTGTAACCCTACATTGTAAAGGTGAGATAACCATCACTAAGGAGTGAGCAGTGAAGAATATTCCAGAATGGCGTCAAGAGATTATTAAAGGGTTCTCGCATGTGTGGGAACTGAATGATAAAGCGCATCGGGAGAATCACTTTGAAGCGGTATTTCAATGTGGTACTGCGATCAGTAATCGGATGGACTTTGGGTATGATCCGAAACTGATTCTATTTGCTGCGTACTTTCACGATATGTTTGCGTGGAGTCGCGTGAATCATCATGAGTTGAGTTTCCATTGGATGATGAGTACAGATCATCCAGCGATCCTCGATAATCTTGATCCATTGGAAACGAAGATGGTCGCGTGGGGATGTCATCAGCATCGGGCATCGTTTAAGGGTTCGTTCCATAGTCAGTTCTGTGAGCTGATCAATGCTGCGGATCGGATGTTGCCGGGGAATGTCTCGGATATGTTGGAGCGAGCGATTCTGTATCGAGTGGCTCATCATCCGGAACAATCGGAAGGGCAGCGGTACGAAGAATCGGTCAAGCATCTGAAAGAGAAGTTTGGGGTTGGCGGTTATGCACGCTATCCTGAAATGTATCTGACGTGCTTTGGTGAAGAGCTGCAAAAGCAGCGTGATGAAATCGCATTGTTGTAAGGGAGAAGGTAATGAGTGAGTACGGATTCAGGACGTTGCATGTGTACGCTATCTCCGACAAGCAGGGGATGGCAAAGGTACTGGCCAAGTGTGAAGAGCTTGGCTTGCAACATACGGGTGTCCATACCTGTTCACCGAATGGAGGACAGTATCTGTCTGTCCTTCCTCGCGATAGCAAGTTGGGATGGCCCGAAGTAGAGGAACAGAAAACGAAACTCTACGAAGTGATGACGGTGTGTCATCGTCACAACGAAGAGATGGGGGATGACTTCCTGAACTTCACGTTGCTGTTCAGCTATCAACACGAACAACTGAACAAGTGGCAATCGATCATCGAAATCTCGGCATGACAAAGCCGATCGTTGCAGCGTATAAAATCACAGACACCCAGTCCGGCACGTTCTACGTCGGAAGCACCAATAATCTCGATAAGCGACTACGAGATCATCGTAGTCGTTTTAATCTCGGGAACCATCCGAATGAAAACCTACAACGCGGCTTTACGAGCTGGGACAATGTTGAGGTGGAGTACATCGCTGCAACATCGGAAGATCATTCAAAGCGGCTTGAACAGAGCCTCATTAACTTCCATCATGGTGACCCGGACTGTGCCAACCTTGGTACGGGATCGATTGCTGCATGGTCTCATGGGATGCCTGAAGAGAGTCGAGAGAAGTGTCGTCAAGCTAATCTCGGGAGAGTATACAGCGAAGAGACACTTCAACGGATGCGTGTAGCTGCAATACACCGCGCTCCACCGTCTGAAGAGACTTGTCGTAAACTCTCCGAGATCGGTAAGGGCAGACCTCACTCTGATGAACACAAGCGCCGTATAGGTGAGGCTCGACAGAAGGAGATCGTGATTAATGGGACTACATACCCCAGTATCCAGATCGCCGCGAGTGAATTGAAGATGGGTCGCACCACTATCCGCAATAAGCTTAACTCTGATGATCCTGACTGGAACTTTGTCTAACGGAATAGAGACAGGAGCCCTAGGGCTCCTGTCTCCTTTCTTTTTTCTTTGTTCGGGCTAGAGCTTAGCTCAACCCGTAATACGCGAGAATGCTCTGTCTTGTCTTCTCGTTGGTCACTTCCTTCAGGGAAGCATTCCACTCGATGACTTTGACTTGACGATCACGGGTCGCCGGGTCAGCAGTCTGCATCAGGACCGACGTCATGTTGTTGAACAGACGCAGGCCTTTAGGGGTGATCGACATCTGGCCAACGCCGGTGTAGATCTTCTTGGCGGACATGATGCCGTTGCTGTTCTTGTGGAAGAAGTTCAGCAGTTCGGTCCAACCCTGCACGAAGTCTTCACCTTCCAGGCGCAGTACACGGCTGATGCAACGGTCCAGCAGCGTCTGGTAAGGCGCAGCGGCGGCGGCATTGTCACCGGCTGCTTTACGGCCTTCTTCGTACGACTTCAGGTCGTTGTCAACGAATTTAACGGTCATGGTCATGGATTCCTCAGTGATGGCACTGATTCGTTTCTTGATCGAATCAGCATCGAGCAGGGTGGTTACCCCAAAGAGATCAGCAGCACGCTTGATCATTGTCTCAGGACTGGCAGTGATCGAAGGCATGATCTGCCCACGGCACCAGGCCTTGATTTCCCGGCGTGTCCAATGTTTCACCGGACGGGCATCGCGGTTACGGTCACGTACCCAAATGCCTGACGGTGTCGAAGGGACTTGCTTGCCGGTCAGCACATACGATTTGGCATCCTCACGGTACCAGAACAACGGAACACGGAAACGAATGTAGATCTCGTCCCACAGAACCTCTTCTGGAGCCTTGACGGTTTCGGTGATCTCGCCGCGCAACCACGCCTTGAGTTCAGCGTCACGCCATTCGATAGCCTGCTTCATTGGACGGGTAGGGTCATTGATGTAGACCCCGCTTTCCAATGCCTTAGGCTTGTCGTTGGTGACCAGGTAGTTGAGGACATCCTCGTCCGACCAGTGAGCAGGGCTTACGCCGAACTGCACGTCAATCAAACGACGGATACGTTCCATGGCATCGGTGATGGCGAAGGTAGCCGTGATCTGGCCAGAGGCCAAAGCACGCAACTCTTTCCACGACCAATTGACACAGGTGTCAGCACAACGCATCCGATCTTCCACCAGAGTCCCATCTGCCAACCGCTGAGGCAAAGAGCCGTTACGGATGTAGGCGAGGAGATGGGCATTGGTCCAATGGATGTCAATGCCGTACGCTTGGCGAGCCTGCACGAACAGACGTTCTTCATCGGCCTTGTCAGCCGGGAGATCGCCTTTCAACCACGCATCCAGTTGACGCTTGGACACAGGCTTGCATGCCTCGATCGGAGGAATCGTGTCATCAGGCAAGATACCTGTCACGATGTACTCCTTGGCTTCTTCGTCGTTCAGCCGGTCTGGGATCTTGAACCGGTTCCGAGCCGCTAAGAGGATACGGTCATCAGGGACACTGGTACGGATCTTATCCGCTGCCCATGCCTTGACTTCCTCATCACGCCAGTCGCCCGGGTGCATGCGATCACGGATGCAGTCTTCCACCAGAACCCCGGTCGCAAAGCCCTCAGGAAGCTCCTGAGAGACGACAAAGGCTTTTACCACACTGTCAGACCAGTTAGTGACGAACGACCCAAGAGCGACGCGCAAGGCGTTGATAAGGGTGTCGTCAGTGGTGTTCATGCTGTTGCCGATGAGACCACGAGCCCAACCGATGAGTTCGTCCAGTGTCCACTTGGAAGCACTGAGCAAACGACGACGATCGGTGTTGGCAATCAGCTCATCAGATGTCCCAGCGACAAGCGCTTCATAGACTGGCGTACCTTCCGGGACCAGATCCGTCCAGAGCACCGCAGGCGGTTCCGTTTCCTCCGGGCCACTATCGTCATCGCTAGGTGCATCCGGCTCAGGTCCAGGTTCTTGAGGCTCGTCAACAGGGCCTCCGTCTTCTGGATCAGGTCCTTGTTCTTCCGCTCCTCCGTCGTCGACCGGTTCTTCGGCAACAGGGGGTACTGGGGCTGGTTCATCTTCGGGCTCCGGTGGTGGATCAAACGCTGGATGACGACTGAGCAACTCATGTTGAGCTTCTTTGTCGTTGTCTTGTTCAGCAAGGACTGTCAGCTGTTCGTCGGTGTACGACTTGTAGTCGACGTCAGGATAGATGTCACGAATGACGTAGTCCTTGACCATCTGCTGCGTCCAGTACCGTCCAGCATTGAACAGTTGAATGGAACGGGCCAGTAGCAGAGCTGTCTTCTTCTCGTCTTCGACAACGATCTCGTCAAGCAACCACGCTTCGACTTCTTCATCGGACCAGTCACTGATCAACTTGCCAGCACGGTTACGGTCATTGACCAGTAACTCATTGCTCGTCATGGCAGGCTTTGCTTTGGTCGTGATGTACAGACAGAAGTCTTCCCACGTGATGCCGTGTGGGAGAGCGAACCGATCAGACGCTTCATCGAGGATGTAGAGCTGGCTCTTCTCCGGTTCCCCGAAGTAACCCGCACCCAAGTCTGCCAATTCAGTGTCGTTCCACTTGCTGGCATCCTTGACCCAACGCTCAGGGTCACTGATGTAGTAACCGTTCGGGCTTTTCTCTGGAGGACGCTCAAACAACAGCCAGTTGTAGAGATCTTCCTCACCCCACTTGACCGCATCACGATCATCAAGGAGCGCCTTACCACGAACAGCCTGATAGAACTCATCATTGCCAGTGGTGTGGAACGAATACAGCTCACCGTTGGCCAGAGCGAACAGTTCAGCCAGGGACCAGTCTTTCAATTCCCTTTCTTCACGTTCCTCATCGGTTACCCATAGACCGTTCTTGGTCTTGGGAGGCTCGGTTCCCGATTCGATGTAGGTGGCCGTTTCCTGAACTGTCCACGCCTTGGGATAGTTGCCGTTGTATTTGTCGCTCATGAGGCACCCTTAGGTAAATGCTTCCAACACGTTCAACTTGGCCGTCTTCAGTTCCTTAGCGTGAGCCGAGGCCATCATGATGTCCATGAACTTGGAAGCGACAGAGGTACTTTCAGCACCGATAGCGAATGGGATAGCTGCCAGAGCATCACCTACGCAACGGGCACAGAAGTCAGTACCGCCTGTCTTGCAGAATTGAGGGGAACGAGTGCGGATGGTCTTGCCTTCCAGACTCTTGGCACGTTCTTCCGTGAGCAACGTGATGCCTGTGGAGGTAATTTCCCACAGACCGGCGTAGTATTCGCCCTGACCCTTCTCGATGGTCCGCTCGATCCCCAGTCGGGACCCGCAATCCTCTTCCGAGATGGCCACGTTTTGGAAGACTCGCATGAAGAACTTCACCGCTTCCCCGCCGAGGGCTGTCAAAGCACCCCGATAGAAGGAACCCGCACGTGTGGAGTTGAACATGGCCACCAGTTTGTCGGTGTCCCAGCCTTCTTCCAGCGAGTTGACCACGAGTTCAGCGTTACCGCCCTCGTTGAAGCCTGCTTCTGGACCGTGAATGAGGAACATCCGCTTACGTGCCGTGCCCCACGTCTTGTTCGACAAGAGGAAACCTTCGGACGGGTCGTCTTTGAGCCACGCTTTGTCCATGTCGATGAGTTCGTTCTGGATCTTAGCCACGACAACAGGGTCATGGAGACGATCAGCGTTCTCTTCCAGCAGTTCACCACGGCGCACACGCACTTGAGGGTCAGTCTGGAGTGACTTGGGTGTCAACGTAGGCACGAAGATCTGCGTAAAGCCTGCCAGAGCCCCTACACAACGACCAAAGCGCATGTACATCTTCACCGGGATCTGGTCAGGACCGGGTTCGATGCCTGAGATCTCCGGATCGTCCACCAACTTCTTGGCAATGATGCGTTCGATGTTGCCAATCTTCACCGGACCGACCTGATAGTCGATGCGATCATGGAAAGGCTCCACCAAGGCGATCCAGTTGAACAGCAAATCACCAAACGTGGACTCCACGGCGGCTTTGCAGTTCGGAATCATGGCCGGGGTCACGTTCAACGGGTCAGCCGGGTAGAACAACGGTGTCATGGCCACGGTATCTTGAATGGAGATCCACTCATTGCCGGCCATGGTCGGTACAAACACCTCAGTGCTCTCACGACCGTAGCGAATGGAGTACAGTTCCGTCCCGCTGATGTCCCCGTTACCCATTTGGGCCTCAGGAACCGGTCCATGGAACGATGCTTGCTCACGCACCACCGAAAAAGCACTGATGACCCAGTCCTTGCGACGGTAAGCGCCTGCTTGCAACGCATCAATGTAAAAGTCAAGCTTCTTCACGGCGTATTCTCCGGGGGCAGCTCAGCCAAACGCTTGGTAACGCGCTTGTAAGCCTTCTGAACCATGAACGGGTCCTGGATGATGTTCTCTGCGAAGAACATGACTTCATCTTGCAGAGCATCACGTGGGGTCTTGGCGATAATGGCGATGGAAATCAATTGATCCGCCAAGTCTTCAGCCGGAAGGTCAGCCAAACGACCACGGGACTGGTTCACCAGCTCTTCAGCCGAGACACCTACACCCATACCCGCTGACAACGACTCCATACCGACCGTCAACTTCTCACCGACCAACGCTTGGTGCTTGTTGAGCAGTACCACGGCGTCTTGGACACCCTCTTCTGCCTTCTCGAGGTAGCTGAGGTTACGTTCCACGACTTCACGGATGGCAATGATGACTGCGCCGTCTACACCCGTGACGTACTCCATCAGTTCGATGGGTTCGCACTGCATGTAGATGGCCAAGATGTCGTGCAGGGTGTCTTCAGAGTCTTCTCCGGCATCCAAAGCAGCCAGATACTCTGAATCATTATCGCTTGGCGTAAAGGTCAGACACTCCAGGATCATGGAAAGCTTGTCCATGCTCAAGGTGTCCAACTCCAACTGGATTTTCATCTGTTGGGTCAGGGCACGCACCTGATCGTAGACGATCGAGATCGCTTCGTCAGTCAAGGTGAGTGGTTCACGGTTATTCGCATCCATCCGCAATTGAATGATGCGCTCCTTGTACTGGACAGCTTGATGCTTTTCCAGCGCCCGGGTAAGTGACACCATTCCACTGTAGATGGCAGGGTGCACATTGTCCAGAAGAATGTCAGAGAGTTCTTGGAACATTGTGTATTCCTAATAAAAAAAGTTTAGCCGACCTACTATGAGTAAAGTACAAATAATTGGCCAGTCCATTTTCCATATTACTGGGGTTCAAACGATCATGTCCAAGCTTACACGGAGTCAGGGGTTGCAGTCCCTTCACCAACAGTCCTTGAGACTTCTGCACAGTTTCGCTACAACCACCCAAGACGCTGCTCGTTACGACTGGAGCAAATCTCCAAACGGCAAGCGCGTCGCTGAGCTGACCCGCATCATCAAACGTGATCTGGAAGAGATGAAGAAACGTCTCGACGGGATCAAGTCCAAGCACAGCGCTGAGATCACCTCAGCTGTGTTGAATAATCCTAATCACCCTGTCCTGTTGAAGGCCGGTGGTGATTACTATGATTTCATTGAACAGACCACTGCAACCGTCTCTCCCCATTCCGGTGAGCTGATGGACCTGATTGGTGATCTTGTTCGTTCCGAAAAGAAAACTGCGTGATAAGGCAGAGACATGAGCGACGACCAGAAACCCCAGAATGAAGGAATGGACGAGGTGGAATTGGACACGTCCAACTTGGTACCGAACGTAGACGGCGCTACCAGCGCTGAAGCATTCGCCCAAGCCACCACAGCAGCGGCCACTGCTAAAGCTCCAGAAGAACAAGTACCCGAAGTCAGCATGGAAATCGAAGGACTGTGGGCAGAGTTCGACAGTCCGAACCCGCACGTCACCATGGCGTCACCCATGTTCAAACGTCAAGACCTCGATCCAGGTCGCCCAGGCCTCGTTGCGCTGAAGGTCGGCATGGAAGAGATGGGCATGATCATGGATCACCGTGGTCTGAACGATCTCACTGACGAGAAGGCCAAGACCCTCTCGCCTGAAGACCGCCGTCTGGTCAACCTGTCCCGCAGTCTGTCCGCCGTATGGCAAGACATGTACTTCGACGGCATCGACAAAGAAGGCAACTGGCACAACACGTTGATGCACAATGAAACGGCTCTGGGTGCTGGTAAGGTCAAACCTGCCAACATGAAAGACCCGATCATGGCAATCCGTGCGACCTTTGGCCAAGGCTCGATGGTGCAAGTGCCATTGTGGAACACCGGTCTGTGGCTCACCTTCCGTGCCCCGACCATCCAGGCTCTGCTGGACTTCGAACAGAAGACCCGCATGGAGAAGATGAACCTCGGTCGCTCCTCGAACGGCATGGTGTTCTCGGCAGTGGAAGTCTACACTGTTGAAACCTACATGCGCTTCGCTCTGGAGCACGTCGTCTCCGTCAACTACGCCTTTGAAACTGGCGAGACTGTTGATGAGCTGATGGACGTGATCCGTAGCCGTGACTACCAGCAAGTGCTGTGGGGTCTGGCCTGTGCAATGTACCCAGACGGTTACCCGCTGCGTCAGCCGTGCGTTGCCGATCCGGACAAGTGCAAGCACGTCGACGAAGTGCTGATCAACTTTGCTCGTATGGGCTTTGTTGACCGTTCCAAGTTCACCCCGGGCCAAGCGCTGAAGATGGCCTCGCGTAGCGCCAAGCGTGATGCGAAGTGGCTGGCTGAATACCAAGCCGAGTTCACCTTCACTGAAAAGCGTATCGCACTGGGTAACAACCTGACTGCGGTATTGAAGGTGCCTTCGCTGGCTGCACAGATCGATTCCGGTCACGTGTGGGTTGACGGTATCTCCAAAGCGACCAACGATGCGTTCGGTGCGCGTCTGTCTGAGATGGACCGCGTTCGACACATCATGCGCAGTGGTGCGTTGACGAACCTGCGTCAGTACAGTCATTGGGTGGCTCACTTCGAGCACGCCTTGGACGCTGACTCGGCGCCGGTGATCTACGATGACCTGGTGAACAAAGACCGTATCCTCGAGATGTTGTCCGAAGACCCAGAAGTCGGTGATCGCTTCACCAACGAAATCATCGAATGGATCAAGAAGTCCACGGTCTCCTACATCGGCCTGCCGAAAGTCAAGTGCCCGGCGTGCCAGAAGGAGCCTGAAGACCAAACGCATCCGTACTTGATCCCAATCGACATCGGTTACGTTTTTTTCACCCTAGCCGCACTGAAGATCAGCCAAGTAGAAGGCGCGGCAGTCTAACCCTTCCGTTAGGCTACCATGCTGGTGATCGTCGGTTCGGGATGGACAAGCTGGAGGACAAGGACAGCATCACTGCCCTTGACGAAGTGCTGTCAAAGTTCGAAGGGACTCTTGACAGCATTCCAGCCCAGATCATCATCACCGAGTGTTACGACGACTACTTCGGGGTCCACGCACAAAGCTCTCAAGGCATGAGTCCGTACGCCTCGATTGCGATGCACGAGTCCGAAGACCTGGCACTGGTTGATCCGTTTGATGTGTACCTTGAGCGATACTTGGTTGCCAACGTACTCAAATACACCGGCATGTCACTTGACACCTTCATGAGGATGCCCCGTGATCGTGCGGAAGCAGTCCTCAAGCGGTGTGACACGGTCTCCACGAAAGAGGACACCGAGGTCAACAAGTTGATGGGTGGTGTCGCGGGTCCGCCTGGCGGAAAGAAAAAGTAAGGGGAGGGCTTCGGCCCTCCTTTTATTCGATTTGGTTAAGACGATACATTATCAAGTTGTACACCAGAGGCCATCTCAATGTCACTAACGATCGTGGAACAAGACCTGTTTGACGTCCCTGCGGACACCCGTGTGATCACGATCAATCTGGTCGGGGCAATGGGAGCCGGAGTGGCTCGAACTGCCCGTAACACGGTCCCAGGGCTTCACAAGCACTATCGCAAGATGTACCCAACGATTGAGCCAGGGAACATCATCACGTATAAACACAACGACATTCGTTATCTGTTGGTGCCCACGAAACTAGACTGGCGAGACGCATCTCCCCGTAGTCTGGTTGTCCATCACATCAACAAGATTGCAGTCTTGGCCCAACGGCACAGACTCGGACGCATTGTCTTACCACCCATGGGCTGTGGACATGGCGGGTTGAGCTGGGAAGACGACATCAGTTACGTCTACCGAGCCATCTACCCGTTCATCCAAGCAGATATCACGGTTGCCTTAGGCGACAGCAGGAGAAAGAATGGAAGGTCCTAACTATTTCCGAACAGCGATGGAGTTCTTCAAACGCTCGAAGCGGATTGCCGGTAACAATGAGTTGGCAGCGACGCTTCAAGCAGCCATGACAGCTCCTAAGTTCGCACTGCCGGAAGGTGGTCGGGTGTTGGACAACAACCTGCGTTGTCTTCCGGAGAAGATCCGGTTGCCCTACCCTTGTGTGGTGATTGAGTATTACCACAAGGAAGACTATCTGGCAGCAATAGCAGCCGAAGCCGCCCTGCACCACATTGAGGACCCGATACTGAAACTGATGACCTCCGGTCACTGTTATCGGGACAAGATCATTGTGATCGCCACTCAGGAAGGCGCAGGCCCTATTGAGATCACCGTGGTCAGTCACGTGCCTGATCAAAGCACGTGGATCAGTGCACCGTTCATCGCCAAGATGCCCTCAGAGAAAGGCCCGATGTTTGAGCTTCTTGAGAGCGGCATCCTCCCCTGCACCCTGACCAATGACATTGGCCTGAGCAAGGAGTGGTTCGAGAAGCTGGCCGGTGCCACCATGCGAGGACCAACCCTGGCTCTCTGTGAGTTGTGCGAAGCCTTTGCCTTCAGTAACATCTCTGAGCAGGAGATACCTGCCAAGAAGATGACCTTCACCGAACAACGTAAGAAAGCGTTGCCGTATGACAGCTACCGGATTCTGGTGGTCAACAAGTCAGAGCGTATCGTCAGTGCAGGTCGGACTGAGACTGGCGATTGCGGTGAACGTCGTCAGAGTCGCGAACATGATCGCCGTGGTCATGACCGTACTTATAAACGATCTGGTAAAACCATCTGGATCAACCCCATGGTCATTAACGCCGGAGTCGGCGGTAAGATCGTCAAAGACTACCAACTGAAGTAACCCTAGGAGAAACGCATGACCCGTCTCGTTAACATCAGCAAGGGCCGTCTGCAACAAGTCGACCCCAAAGCCCCTGTGATCTCGATCACTGACCGTTACAGCAACGGCGTAGCCATCCCCGGCAAGGACCAACGTCCACTGCTGCAAGTGATGTTCTTCCCTCGTGACCATGCTCCGGAACTCGACCCGGAAGGTTGCATGACACCAGAGCGTGCAGCAGAGATCTTCAAGTTCGCTGAAGAGCAACGTGACGCCGGTGCTGAAGTGGTCTACGTTCAGTGTGGTGAAGGACGCATTCGTTCGTACACGATCTGCGCCACCCTCGCCCAGCTCGAAGGCTTCGAGCACGATCACGCGAACAGCTGCATCAAGTCGGGCACCCTGGACCGCTATACCTACAACATCCTGGGTGACGAATTGGACAAGCGCCTCCGGGCCGAGTAAAAAAGTCCGTTTGAGAAGTAGTCTATGAAAGACCAATGTGCCATCACGTTGGTTGCTTTAGGGGGTTTGTAGAGAGGCCATCTACCTCGTTTCGAACCTAGCGCACCCGTCCGCAACATGGAACGGCTACAAGCCCCCGCCTATTTCTCATTACGGTAAGGATCTACCGATGTCGCTTCCAACCTACCAACACTACACTGGCACCAAGATTGTTCGCGCTGCCAAGATGTCCCGCAGCCTGGCTGCTGAAACCCGCGCAGTCGGCGGTAACCATCCAAACATGGAAGAGGAAGTCTACGTAGTCGAATACGAAGACGGTTACGTGAGCCTCTCGCCAGTGGAAACGTTCGAGAAAGCGTACATCGCTATCGGTGATGCTTCCGATTTGCCTCCGTTCATTCAGCGCCTCAAAGGCGAGCGTGCTGAGAACTACGATCGTCTTCAAAAGCTCTCTGACTTCTTGTTCCGTCAAGAGCTGCTGACGCTGCCAAAAGAAGAGCTGACTGAAGCTCAACTGAGCAGCATCGAAAACCTGCCAGTCCTCGACATCCACCAGCTTGCTCTGCAACAAGAGCAACTGCGTCTGATGCAAGGTCTGGAAACCGTTCTGACCCAGCGTCTGGAACTGCTGTTGCCAGAAGCCCGTGTTCAGCACAAAGCACTGATCCGTTTCTCGGTGGCCAACGGCACTCGCTTCGACATCATGCCACGCATCTTCAAGGCGCTGGAAGGTCAGATCGACGCATGCTGCTACACCGGCACTATCTACAACGTCCCGGTCAAGTCCGTCAAGGTCTTTGGTCCGAATGGCGATCAGATCGACGACGCCACTGTGCGCGTTGAGAAGATGGTGCGTGGCTTCGGCATCTCGGGCGACATCGGTGAAGAACTGTTGTTCGACATCGGCATGGACGTACAGCGCGGTATCACTCACGTGACCTCCTCGTTCTCTGAAGACTTCCAGATCGAAATCGAAGTCCAACTGGCCGACGGTAACCGTCGTCTGGTGTAACACCCTCCTGCATAGCGCCGTGCAAAAGCACGGCGTTTATGCCTGTCTCTCCGGTAAGTCCTTGTAATCGTGTAAAAAAATACACGATGTACGTAGTCTATGTGAAGAGCCTTTGTCCCTTACCCCTTAAAACGGTTGTAGGCGAAAAACGTCCTAGGCTTCGAGCGTTTGGAAAGGCCGGCGCCTCCGCCGCCGTGATCCGTGCAGCCTTTGAGCAGCGAAGGGATCGGCATTCGTGCCACTTGCGGCTTTGGGCGCCGGCCTTTCCACCCTATCCGGAGAGGTTTCCGAGCGGTTAAAGGAATCAGACTGTAAATCTGACGTGCGATCGCACTTCGAAGGTTCAAATCCTTCTCTCTCCACCATTTATTGCCCACTGCCTTGGCGGTGGGATGCAGAGTTGTACCTCCCATGAATCGTCGTAGGACGGGATTGCCGCACGTCGGGTCCCAACCTCAATTCTCAGCAGCGGTCTGAATAAGATCGTGGTGCTGGCAGTGTAGACGGGCCGCAGCGCGGCGGGATGGTAGCTGTCATAGGTTCCATAGCTCAGTTGGTTAGAGCACCGGCCTGTCACGCCGGGGGTCAGGGGTTCAAGTCCCCTTGGAGCCGCCACATTTAGAGGTATAGCCAAGCGGTAAGGCAATGGGCTTTGATCCCATCATTCTCTGGTTCGATCCCAGATACCTCTTCCAGTTGTCGACATCTTCAAGTATCCAGTTAAAGCGTGAGCCTGGATGCAGGGAGTCAACCTTCGGGTCAGCGAGTAGAAAGTAACAACCGGCGTAGGCAAGGTGAAATCTACTTGAAGATGTTGATAAACCGTTCACTGCCCATTGGCAGCTTATCCTCGGTCGCCTGCGGGTCAACCGGACAAGGGTAGGTCGCTCAGGGGGTCTGGGTACAGCCCAGCAGTGAACGCCATTCCGCGATAGCTCAGTTGGTAGAGCATACGGCTGTTAACCGTAGTGTCCCTGGTTCGAGTCCAGGTCGTGGAGCCATTTTAGTCCTGTAGCTCAGTCGGTTAGAGCGCTGCCTTTCAAGCCCCTCCCTCCTCAGCGGGGGAATCAGGGGCTTAACAACGCGGCAGAGGTCGGGAGTTCGAGTCTCCCTAGGACGACCCTTTCAATCAGTGGCATTCCTGCGCGGCGCGCAGGGTGTAGGCGGACGCCGTCCCGCTGGTTGATTCAATTTGTGGTGTGCGTGGCCGAGTGGTAAGGCAGACGACTGTGAATCGTCGCACGAGGGTTCGATTCCCCCGTTCACCCCAAGAGCGCGCCAGTGAAGCTGTACTCGTTAGCCGAGCCCAAAGTAACCCTCGTAAGGTGAACAGCGGGTATAGTCCTCAGGATGAGGGAAAAGTCCCGGACACGAGAGGAGCACGGCTTCACTGTCTTTTATTTCGGAGTTGAGAATGTGCAATCGTAAAGGTGCTCGTAGGCGGCGTTTAGAAGCACCCCCGTCTCCTCCGATTGATCTGGAGAAGTTGAAGTTGGAAGGTTGGACTCCACCAGATGGGTTCTTCACCCTTCCACCGCAACCTTATCTACTGCGCTCCAAAGGCTTCATAGTTCTTGAGGAAGATGGGCTGGGCAATGCCAGTGGTCGTCTAGTGACTACCGAGGTGTTCGATCCGCCCATTCCGATGAACTGTAACTGAACACATCTCATGGGGGTGCACACCCAGTGAGCAGTCTCTACTCGAGGTCCGTCTGAGTAGATGCCTGAGTGTTACCCGGATGGACTGTTGTACGATCTGGCTCATGCCAGCCGCGACATGTGACTCGATCGAACAGTGATCGACAAAGCCTCTAGCTTGCCCGCTTGTCTTCCGAGGCAGGCGGGCAGTTATGCCGGACCACGTTGCTTGGGGAGAAGCAGCACACACTAGGAGCGCTACATGCATTACTACCTGTTTCATCCTTCATTCCGTGGGGCTTTCGATGACAATGCTGACCTGACGGCTCAGTTCATGGGCATTGGAAAGTCATACAGCCACGCAATGGAGTTAGGTACAGAGAAGATCCGCTCTCTAGAAGCGGACGAAGCACAGATACCGCTACTCGCTCTGGTTGAATCGATGAAGGTGACCATTATTGACGAGAAGTACGCTTCTCTCATGGAAAGAGTCATCAATCGGTTTGGCTTCTCGCTACAGGCACAAACGCCGGGCGATAAGGGTAAGCTGTCAATGATCGCGTTGCTCCTCCATCGAGGGCGTTACGACGTCATTGAACAGATCGTGGATGCACCAGTAATGCCTGCGACACAATTCAGTGCATAACTCGGAGGCTTCGGCCTCCACTTATGCCGTCACCAGTATAACCTACCATTGGGAATCCACCATGCGTTCAGTTCAATACTACATCGGTTTCATTAAAGGCTACTTCACAGGCTACTTCAGTGGTCAGCGAGCCGGGAAGAAGTACATGGCACTGTGTGAGCAGCACGGTGGTCTCCAACACATCCCTACACGGGCATTGGAGAAGATCGGTCGGGAGGGCGGCATGTTTGTCGCACGTCAGCGAATCATGCTGGCAGCAATAGCCCTGCGACACCTGACAAGCAAGTATGCCAACAACGAGATCCCACAGACCATCAACGTCGTGGGCGACTACTTGGACTTCAAAGAGATCACACAAGCCTCTCAGGATCGCATGGTGTCGATTGCCGGATCGAACAGTGTCGTACATGCCTTGGCCACTTACGCCTCGACCTACGACGCTCTGGACATCCCTGCGATGCAAGCTGTGATGATGGAGAAGCAGTCTCTTCACCTGTGGCACACGTTTGAAGACAACGTCCTGCTGCGGGTAGAGTAGATAGAGGAGAGGTGACATGCGATTTATCATCGGACTGTATTGGACCTATAAACACTGGGCAGACAATCGAGCCTTGCAGAAGCTCATCTGGCCAATGCTGGACTTCAAACCTATCACCAGTCGGAAGTTTGAGCGAGAGTACGGTGAGCGGAAGATGCTGTACATCCGTCGCCAGCGAATAAAGATGGCGTGTCAGGTACTGGCACACATTTTGAAAGAGTTGGACGAACCGGCTACCCCAACTACCCAATGGATAGCAGATTGGTGGATTCGTGAATCGTGGACGATGCCGCCCGGATACTACATCCAGATGACCAACGTGTGGAAATCCGAATCTATCTTCATGGAGTTAGTGGCCATCGCCGTGAAGAATGGAGAACTTGACCTAGCGCGGGTTGAGGCCAAACTTCAGCATCGACGACTACTGCCTGTCTGGGAAGGTCTGCGGATTAACAACCCGATCTGGGTATGACTAAGAGGAGGGGTGCACCCCTCCTTTTCTTTTGTGATTCGAATCTTTTTCAACAATACATGATAGCGGTGTACATACCCCACGATCCATTAGGAGGATCACCATGACTGTAACATTCGAACAAGCAAAAGAACTTCTGGCTGACTGCAAACGCAGTGAACTGCGTGATCATGCTTTTGGTGATCGCGAGATCTACTTCGAGGATGCTCAAGGCGTGTCCGTGGCTGAAGGCTATGCCGGCAGCGGTGGCTACTCTATCAACTTCGTTGCAGGGGCTTACTTTGATGGTACTGAAGCAAGGGAGTTGATTGCTTTGGGCCATGAGGGTAAGATCGAACGTAATGACTCTACGGGGCCAGATGAGTTCGAAGACGGCAAGTGCATGCCGGGGTTAACGTTTGACGGTGTTCGCAAAGAACTCGAAAGCGAATAAGCTATGGGGACTTCTCCCCACAATAAGAAACAACACTAACCAGTAAAGGAATGCAACAATGGCTCAACAACTCACCGCTCGCCAACTGAACCAGAAGTTCATCGAACGTCTGGAGCAACTCGCTGCTGCTAACATCATTGATGATACCGGCTGCGATACGTTGGGGCAGTACTTCCACATCGAGTATTCGAAGGAAGATGGGGAAGTGCGTTTTGACCAGTATGGCCGTGTGGTCTGCCGGGCAAAACAAACTGATGCGGGCTTCGGCAAGATCGAGATCCTCGATCCTGAGATCCATGTGATGGATCTTATCGAAGCTACTTGTGACGTGTTGAATGTTGGCCCAACCATGTTAGACATCTACGGTGTCAAGCAGCGTTGGTTTACCACCAAGGGAGCCGGTGCAATCGGCCTGAGTTTCTAACACCCGTAAATAGGAGAGGGCATCCGCCCTCTCTTTTATTTTCTAACCAAGAGATATTCACCATGAATCGCGAAGAACTGAAGAAACACATCACCAACTTCCGCTTGAACCTGCCACAAGGTGTCAAGTTTGCAGTGATCGCACAATCGACTGCCGTGCTGGAGTCCGCTAAGGACCTGCACTGTGAATACCTGTACGTAGCCATGGAACGTCAGGGTTACGCTTGGGCACGCATGACCTACGGCGAAATGGAAACCCGTCTCGAAGGGACCTGGATCGGCAATAGCTGGCTGAAGGTATATCCGTGCTACGACGAAGAACATCTCGTCATGGTAGACGGCATTCCTTGCCAGTACGTAGGTGAAACCAACCCGTTCCAGAACGATCCGATGTTGGAACGTCCTGTACCAAAGTTGGAAGACTTCATGCCTGAAGGTGGTCTCGGTTCACGCATACGCAAACTGGCCGACATACTGGGAGGCGGGATGACTGAAGAGAACGGCTTCATCAGTTTCACCGACGAGTCCATCCACGACGCAATGACTGCCGGTCTGAAACGTTCCGAGACCGGTCCAGTAATGGAACAGGTCGCTAAAGACAAAGGGGTCACTCGCCGCAAACTGGAGACCGCCCAACCATTCGCCAGTCGTGGAATAATCACTGCTCCGGTCGTACTGGATCGGGACGGGGATGCTGAGTTGTATGCCAAGCACTTCCTCGGCGATGCCAGTATTCTGGATAAGTTCATTGCTGATGGGTTGGAGTCCCGTTCGGCAAGTAAGGCTCTGTTGCAGAACCCGACCTCGTTGAAGGATACGCCGCAAGGCATGTCCCAAATCCATCGGCTTCGCAGCCAACCGTTCCTCACTTCTGAATACCGTGGCAGGCTGGTGCGGTGCTCTGAAGATCAGTTGGGCCTGACGGACGACAAGAAACACAACCTGCGTCAGTACAACAGTGCTTCGCTCAAGGTCAAGGTGTCCTACAAGCGTCGGCTGGCTGCATGGGCTCGATCGCTGGCGAAGGAATCGTTGACGGCTCATTGCACTGCTACGGGCTGGTTGGAGCGTCGTACACCACCTAGTCCAGAAGGTGAGGAAGTCGGCACGTACGGCTTTGGCAGGAAGGGGCTGGTCCGTAAGCAGGTCTACGGTACACCCATCCCTCCCCGTGATCTGGAAGACCACACGGTCGATTCGGTGGCTATTGCTCGCATGTACCGTCCGGGTGCAGAGAGTACAGAGCCTGTCCATACCGTCTTCCTTGATCCAGAACTGCCCAAGGAAGTCCACGACACCATTGAGAAGTTCATTGGTGATGAAGACAAGAAGGAAGACAAGGAATGAGCAAGGACAATGACCTCCTCGTCGGGGCTATGCGGCTGAAAGAAGAAACAGGGAAGCCATTCCCTCGGGATATTGAATCGGACATCTTCCAGAGACCTCTTCGGGCTCCTCAGGCAGACTACGATGGCGACACCCCGTCCTACGAACTGCCGAAGCCACAACTGCCACGCGATATTCGTCTGCGTCGCAAGTTCAACAACATGTCCCTCAGGGCGAAGAATGAAGTCCGGAAGGTTCGCAAGGAACTGAAGGTCGCCACGAAGTACATGGCAACAAAGCTACATGGCAACATGCGTAAACTGCACGACAAGAAGGGCAAATAAACCTGTGCACTGGGGAGAGCGGTTCTCCCCAGTCACCCCCGTCAAAGCCGACGAACGGTCATTGACATGTAACGGGGTTATGTTACACTATTAATAAGGGCCACACGGAGGACCAAATGAATGTAAACAACAATAAGAGAGGCAGTATGAAGAAAGCAATAAACTGGGCGACAAACCGATTAGACAAGTGGTTCAAGTTCAAAGAAGTCAAATTGTTCAACGTAGAGGTTGGCGATATGAAGATAGTAGGATACGGACTGATGATGATTGCTTTTGCATGGATCATCCACTCAGGGGTAACAGCCTACGCAGTAAATAAAGGTGTTGACATCCACCAGAACGTAGAAATCAACATCATCAAGAAGGAGGTACCAAAGCCCTGATTACGGGCACACGAAATAGAACCCAGGCCAAGACGGCCCGGGCTTTATTTTTTCTTTGTTTACGCAGCTTGACGCAGTTCTTCCTCGAAAGCTTCCAGCAGTTCGAACGGATCTGGTGCCTTCATCACATCGGTCATGATCTCGATTGAGTTCACCGGCCCGCCTGTGAGGTTGATGCCCACCAGTCGTTGCTTGCTTGCTGTGACCCCCGCAATACGACAGACCTCGTACATGGTCGTCATCTTCGACAGGTTCATGATGATCTCGCCGTTCGGATACGTAGACCCGATGTCGGCGTCAGACGTGTACCGACGTACGAATGAACGTACGGTTGGCAAGTCTTTGATCATGAACACACCGTTCGCTTCCACCAGACTCGTTGGCAGCGTGATGATCCAATCTTCCTTACCGAGCAGCAGACGATCCAGCTCGTCTTCCATCCGGTCCGACAACGTACCTGTCATCATCCCTTCTTTGAGCATGTCAAAGTAGAAGTCGTTGACGTTACGTTTCGGGTTGGAGTTAAAGATGCTGTATTCCGACGACCCAGACAAGATACCGATCTGGGTGTTCAGGTCAGTCACCTTCTCATCCAGTAGCTCTACACCCAAGCAGTCGTAGACGTTATACACGACGTACGGGATCTTGAAGCTCTTCTGCATCTGCATGTGCCATTCGACACTACCCGGGTGAGCAGAGGAGTCACCGGTTGGGAAGTACAGTTTACCGAAGTCTTCACCGAGGTTCTTCTTGAGGATCTTGTCGAGAGCGTAGCTGGGCTCCTTACCCTTGGCCCGACGGATGTTCCGATAGACTGCCGCACTGTCGATCCAGAAGTGACTGGACGGCGTTGTGACGGTGTGCCACCGATCGTACCATGCCAAGTTCTCAGACTTACCATCGGCCTTGACCTTCTGATCTGGACCACGTTTGTACTTGAAGTACTTGTACTCCTTGGGAACCTCAGGGGCACTGAACACTTCAGCCAAGTTGTAGCCTTCGTTCTCCAACGCACGGATCATCACCGTCATGTCGAAGTCCATGTTCCAGAAGGACACGAAGTCAGGCATCCAGTCGTGGCACTTGTCGACACACTTTTTGACCATGGCCCCAGGGGACTTCATGATCTCGATCTCGAACTCAATCCCGCGTGGCTTCACAAGATGGCCGAGGTAGGTGTTCAGAGCCTCACGGATCTGATTGACCGCATCTGGAATGCCTTCGATCCATGTGTCGAGGATCGTGACAATGGCTTTGTTCTTGAACGTCACCGTCGAGATGATGATGTCCTTGCCATCGCCGTTCCACATGTCGGTCTCGGTATCGAGCACGGCCACTTGGTTGGCATGGAACAGACCTGGCCACTTCTCTTGGTACTGACGCTTCAGCAGAGTGGCTGGAGCAATGTCGGCACCGTAGATGTACTGGTTACGGCATAACGTGCGTAACTGCTGACGTGGGTTGCCATAGCCCATGCGTCGAACGATCTGATTGTTGAGGTCTCGCTGAGTGGTCTCACACAGGACCAGCTTATCGAGGTCCTCTACTTCTTTTTTGTCCTTGTGGTTACGGTATTTTTCTTTTGTGATGCCAAAGGGGCGCATGCGGTTAGGGTAGAACCGAAGTCGCGGCACACGAGTACCGTCCTTCAGCCACACCAACTCCTTCACGGTCAGGAGGTCATCGGTGTCATTGAGCTGATGTTCGGTATAGATCGCGTGTTTGCACTCAAGACCTAACACATCCTCTTTGTTGAAGAGAGGAGCTTTCTTAACGGCTGTCATGAGCTATCCTGAAAACTGTTGGGTGGGTATATACAAATCAATACCAGAGCTTTGTAAGAAATAACGCCAATCTCTATGATTGGGTACCTACACCAAGCCACCTTCAAGAGACTCTGTCATGAATCCAGCCCTCATTGCCTCGATGGAAGCGATTGACTTCCAACGTGACTCTACACTGCTCAAGGAAATGGGACTTCAGTTCGAAGCCTGTCTCCGTGATCCTTCGAAAGACACCTTCAACAAAGTCAGTGCTGCTCTTCACGAGATCGCGAAGAAAGTCACTGGCATGCACTTCCGCTTCAACTTCGCTCGACTGGGTGGTCCGAACGCATTCGTGCTCCCACCACAAGCCGACATCGCCAGCCCAATGCGTCCTGATGAAGTCGCCACCAAGGTCAAACGCTTTGGTCGTCCGGTCTCTGAGCAAGAGCTGTTCAAGGGCACCGTCGACATCAAACTGGGCAAGGTCTCGGGTATCTACTCCGAAATCCCAATCGACATCTTCATCGCCACTGAGTTCTTCACTGACCGCAGCATGGTCGGTATCGAAGGCATGCACGTCGCGGCTATCGCCTGTCACGAAATGGGCCATGGCTTCACCTACCTGCGTTACTTGGGCCGTATGGTCCTGTCCAACGTGGTCGTGGCTGAAATCACTCGCCAACAACACGAAGGTGCCGATGACAAGATCATCCAGGACGTCGTCAAGGTGGCCGAGCAGAAGACCGGCTGGCGTCTGCGTGACCTCAACGAGATCAACGGTTCTACCGACCCACTGCTGATCCAGCAAGTGGTCATGGCCGGTATGGTTGAGAGCATCCGTTCTGAACTGGGCACCAAGTTCTACGACCTGCGTGCGTTCGAGTTCTCCTCGGACCAATTCGTGGCTCGTCACGGCGGTGCTCAGTACATCGTTGAAGCCCTGGACTACATGTACAAGTCCTACCCTGCGTACTTCAAAGAGTACCGTGGCCGCAAGGCGAACATCATGTCCTCCCTGGCTGGTTACGCAGTGATCGGTTTCGGTGCATTGGCTGTAGCCTTCGGTATCATGACTGCCTTCGTGCCGTTGGCAGGTCTCGGTATGATCATGGTCCTCATGCCGCTGTTCGCCGGTGTGGACGACGGTATCTACGATCCAATCCCGCAGCGTTTCGAAGCCATGCGTCGTGAACTGATCGCCTCGGCCAAGGGTGCCTACCTGACTGTGCGTCAGCGTCAGGACATCATCAACCAGATCGAAGCCATCGACAACATCCTCGCCCCGATCCGTAACGGTGTGAAGGGTTACTTCGGTCCTGACGTGATTGTTGAATACGTCAAGGGTGTGTTCTCCGGGCGTCCTAACGAGCAGAAGTTCCAACGCATGCTCGAGAACCTCGTGAACAACCGCCTGTTCGAACTTTCCAACCAACTCCAAGCCAAGGTGTAAGCATGAACATCACTCGCCTCCTACAGCTTCTTGAGGCTGTCCCAAACCCAGCAGAGCGTAAGCCCTTCCTGGAAACCGCACTGGCCGTTGAGTTGGGTTACACCTTCCCGTTGCCAGGCAGCAAAGTCGACTCCATCGTGATGCACTTCGAGCAGTTCCATGCCGACGTGGTTAAGCGTGTGATCGGCCAGCTGAACGAGATGTACCCGTTCTCCGTGAACGTGACCTACAACATGGTCGTGGACATCTACAAGAACCGCTACGTGCTTTGCCACGAGCCTCAACTGCTGTCTGTGGAAGACATCTGCGTACAACTGCGTCGTCCGGCTTTCGAAGCCTCGGTCGATGCGGTGCACGCAAGCGTCCTGAACAACAGCGTCGGTGGCCTGATGCGTAGCGATCTGAGCGAGTTCATTCGCCGCTTCGTTCCAGCCTGACACCACCCGAGAGGAGCCTAGGCTCCTCTCGCCCTATGAGGGTAACTCAATGTCAATGATTTCTGATTCCGGTGCGATAATGGACATCAGTGAACTCGCTGCCACACTGGAGTTGACTCCTGAAGTGACAGAAGAGATCACCGGCCTCTCGCTCGAGCAATTGTTCGATGAAGTCGAGAAGCTGGCTGTGGTTGAAAACCTGAGCGACGAGGATGTCACCATCCTTGAGCCAGCGCTTGAAAGCCTGCGCAACATCTATCACAGCGTGCGTGACTCTGGCCACATCTCTCGGGCCGATGCCCAAGTGCTGACCAGTATGACCACCTCGATGGAAGGCTTCCCACAAGTGTTCGAGACGATGCCACTGGCTTCGTTCACCGAACTGCCGTCGAAGGTCAACTACTCTCCAGCAATGGAAGGCCTGTTGGGTTCGATCCTGCGCAAGATCTGGGAAGCGATCAAAGCGTTCGCCGCCAAGATCAAGGCTTACTTCTCTGGCTCTGCTGTAGCGGCTACGCGTAGCGCTGCGATGGAGAAGAAGGTCGAAGAAGAGCTGGTCAAGCGTGTCATCAAGGTCGACTTCAAGAAAGTGGAGAAGGTGACTGCCCTCCCACAGGTTGATGCTCAGACCTGGAAAGACATGACCGTGTTCTTTGACATGGCTATCAAGGACAACCGCCTCGTGAGCGTCGTGTACGCCTACGAATCGTTCTTGAACACCGTGTTGCAGAACATCGATGGTGGCTTGGCTGCGTTGTATGACGCCAACGCCAAAGTCGCTGCGATGTACAGCATTGAGTTCTCCCCTGTAGAGCCTACGTGGGACCAGTGGAACATCGCCAACCGTCAAATGAACGACATCCTCAAGCACTTCAATGCGCTCAAGGCTCAGCCGATCAAGTACACGGTCTCCGACATGCCTGTGGTACTGCGTAACATCGACACTGCGACTCAACAGACTCGTAAGTACGGTGTGCTGCGTATCTTTGCCCTGTGGAAGAAAGTGTGGGCGAAGTTCAACGAAGAGCAACGCGAGTACAACAAGCAGTACCGTGAAGCCGAAGAAGCCGGCAATGAAGAAACCGCCAACCGTCTGCTGGATTTCATCAGTGGTCGTTACGGTATCTCCCATGCCTTGGCTAACTTCGACACGGTCCGTAATCTGATGGCCGGTGTGAAGCTCGACATGGCCCGTCTGATCGACGGTGTCGACAGCCACATGGACCAATTGATGGCTGCGTAACACGCGAACATAGGGCAGGGGCCAGTGGCCCCTGCCTTTATGCCGTCACACCGAGTGTTTCACGAACTGCATGTCAATGCTGTCAGCCACACCGAAGGTGGCGTTAGGCAGAGTCACCATCTTCTTACCGATGCACAGGCGAGAAGATTCGTCTTTCATGGTGATCACGCTGTAGTTGCGGTAGCCGCCCAGACCAGTGATGTTCACCGTGGTCACGTCATCGCCCATCGTGGTCTTCAGGAGGTTCTCAAGGCCGTTACGGGTCACTTGAAGTTCCTTGAAGGCCGTGGTCAGGACTTTACGTGCAGCCTTACGGATCTCTTCCTGAAGCGCCAGATCCTTGTACACGGTCTCCGAGACGAAGAACTCGATGTACAGGTGTTGAGCCGCTTGGATGTTGACCGCCAGACTGTCGTCGACGATAGCACCGACCAGACCCACAGTCGATTTCGGGTGGAACCACAACTTGGTCTTCTCCAGCAATTTCTTGCGGGTTGGAGCCAAGGTGATGTTGACCCATTCCACGATTTGGTTTGGCACCGTGTCGCGGTAGTTGACGTCCGTGGTGTTGGTGACGAAGTAGTACACCCCGTCGAACAAGCACAGCTCAACCTGACGCAGCACCGAACGAGGCGTGGCCACAATCGGCTCACCGTTCTGGTAGATCACGGAGTTGGCTGCATGAAGGATCTCAGGCTTACCGGTCTCTTCGTTGATCTTGACATCACCCACACGGTGTTTGTACACCACGTAAGGTTTGTTGTTGCTGTCGTACGCGACCTTGACCGCGCCTGTAGCTGTCTTCTCAGGAACGTCCGAGGTCCAGAGTTCGTACACGTCTTCTTCGTAACGCAGGTACTGTTCTTCACCCACGGTAGAACGAGCACGTGCCCACAGCCCGTCCAACGAGTTGCCAAGGATGAGGGTGACTTGCTCATGGTACAGGCCCATGATCTCGTCTTCATACTTGAACTTGCCCATCAGTTGGTCGATGCGGGTGTATTCGCCCGGGGTCACCAAAGCAGCCTTGACACCGAAGAACACATCGAACACGGTTTCCATGGTAGCAGGGTACGCATGCGGTGCAATCTGATCGGCTTCAAAGCCATTCAGGTAGACGTTGTTCGACCCGTCCACATCCCAGTTCGAGGTGAACTCAAACTCGAAGATCCATTCCTTGGAGGTCAGGTCTCGACCCAGCATGGTGCCGTTCAAGTAGACACGGGACACTTCACCCGGTGGAATGAATGCCAACTGCGCCACGAGGACTTCGTCATCCAGTTCTTTCAACGTGTCGGTACTGCTGGTCATGACCTGCAATTTCCAACCCGTGTCAGTACGGATGAAGTTGTGACTGTTGGAGTTCACACCCACGCCCATTGTGCCGTTGTCTTCAACAAAGAAGCGACGGGTCAGCTTTGGGTTGCCGAAGTAGTACGGACGTACTGTCAGGACGTTGTCAGCGACGTCGTAGACGTAATGGAACGGCGTGTAGAAGTAATCCCCGCCTGTGACACGTTCGACCAACACATCGGCCGGTAGAGCCTTCAGTGCATCGCGGTCCTCGTTGTCCACGATCGACAGGAATCCACCTTCGTCCTTATACAGGGTCGTAGGCAGGATGGTGATCCGCTCACCGTTGTCCTTCACATCCGCCGAGGCCAAGATCTGGTCGATGGTTTTGCTCAGGGTCACGACGTTGGAACCCATACCTGTCGACACTTCCTTGATGTCCGGTGCTGGCAACTCACGGCTGGCCGCATACAGACGGTTGGTCACGTTGTCGATGTCGGTCACGCAACTGAAACCAGCATCGGTCAACAGGTCCAATTGGGTCTGGATCTGCACGTTGGTGATCGGAACATCAATACGACCCAAGGCGTTGTTGATGGCACGTTCTTTCAACTGCTCGAACGTCAGGGCATTGGAGCCACCGGTCGCAGGAGTCGCAGCCATGAAGTAACCACTGACCAACTTCTGCACAGGCGAGGTGTACTTGCCGTTGTCATCGTTGTCGTAGTCGTTGTAGACCGCTTTGAACATGTCCGAGCTGTAACCTTGCACGGCCAGTTCCAGCGCACCACGGGTGGTGTAGACGTCGACCCGCAGCGTACGGTTCATCAGACCCGTGCTGTAGTAGATCTGAGGGATGGAGACGTTCAGCTTATTGTCGTCCAAGATCTTCAGGACCGCAGTCGGGGTCAGTGGGTTGTAGACCTGATCACTGTGGGTGGTCTTGATCTCATCCCAGCCGCCATTACCATTGCTGGCGTACACCCGGCAGAAGTAGAACTGGTCATCGAACTTGTAGGTCTTATCAAAGACCCGCGAAGCTGTCTGAGGTGCGGTGTAACTCTTGATCGCGATCTGCTGAGTCGGGACTTCGAGCTGGATGTACTCTTCATGTCCACGGTTGTAGTTCTCGATCGACTTGGTGACCCGGTTGGTCTCCAGTGTCAACAGCGGTGAAGGCTTGCTGTTATCGTAAACCACCTGCAAATCGCCGTGAGGCAGCACACGCAGCTCGATCGGGTACTGGAGGGTGAAAGGTACGTCCCCGGCCATGATCTTCGTGTGACGAGGAATGACGAGCTTACGCATGCCCGCTTCGCCGGTAGGTACCGCCTTCTCCAAGATCTCGTCTTTATGGTAGACCAGCAGGAGGTTGGTACTGGACGGTCCAGAGAACACGTTGATGTAATCCACGTCACTCATGTGCCGATACAGGTCAGAGCGGGTCATGGCCAGTTCGGGGTATGCAAGGCGGTTGAGGAATTCGTCTTTACGAGCCCCGTTCGCAAACAGAGTCGAAGCAAACTCCATCAAGTACACCATCGCGTTGCTGGCATCGACGATTTCAATCTCGCCATTGCGCACACGTTCAAGGTACTCGATACCGCCACGTTGTACGGCCATGGGGTTAAGCTTGGCCAAATCAATCAGGGTATTCAGGTCGGACCTGGACATTGATAACTCCGTTATACAGTCGTAGTGACGTTAGACGAGGACTCACCTGCAAAGATCGCAGAGTCAGGGTCGGAGGTATCGGCTGGCAACGCAGGCACCGTCCCGTTGAAGTTACCCTTCGTGACAGTGTCGTACTCAGCACGGTCCATCCACCACTCCAACTCGTTGTTGGCAGCGAGGTTGATCCACGGGAAGCCTTTGTAGTTGAGCAACTTGCGCTCATCAGCAGAGATCTTCACCATTTGACTTTGGCGAGTGCCGTCACCCATCTCTGGGTTGAACATCACCACCAGTTTGTTGAACTCCCACAGCGTGATCGGGTCGTTGTACTCAGCCACTGTGCATTCAAAGGTGGTCTGAATGGACTTCTGACTTTCGTTGTACGGGTTGTCACGCGAGTAGTTGAACGCACTGCCCATGGACAGGCCAGCAGGGAACGCAGCCCCACATGCCGCCCACTTCTGAATGTACCGCCCAGACCAATCTGTCACGAAACGATAGATGCGTGTGTTGTAGTCCATCTCGTTCTGCACGATGTTGTAACCAGCCGGCAGAATCTTGGTGCCGATGTAGACACCACCGATGTACAAAAGCCACGCAAACAGCGTCAATGATATAGGATCGCCTAAGGTATTTTCGAATGTGCAGTCCAGGGAGTAACGTCCATTGATCTCTGCAATGGTGTCGTTCATCATCCAGGATTCTTTTGCCATCCCCTCCGAAGTGCTGTAAGCGTGGAGGGTCAAGTCAGGCCACCCGGACATGTTTGTCAGGGCGTTGCTCAAGAGCGGCATAAAAGCCTGACGGTTGTCAAAGATGGTGTTGTCTTTCTTTATATCTGATTCGTAACTGTCCGGCCAAAGCATCCTTCGGATGATCCGGCTGTAACTACGAGGGTTATCACTGGCCAAAACCGACAATTGCCGGTACGCCATGATGTTATCGTATGACAGGTTCAAATTCGGACGTGTGAAAAACGTCAAGCCCTGCATGTCAGTGTTAGCTGGCACCGCAGATCCCTGCTGCGTACGGTTGTATCCGCCGAGCAGATCATGGAATCGTCCGCCAATGGCGCCGGTACCTTGCTCACGGGTCAAACGGCGCATCAAGGCGTCATCGCTGTCGAAACCACCGTGCTGGGCAATTGTGTCCAGCACCTGTTTCATCACCTTATAATCGCTCATTTCTGGCACGCCTTAAAGGGAAATGTTCATGGACAAAAAACTCACGCAGTACAACGTCTCGCAAGAGTTCGCTGGCACTGCCCTATTGGTTACTACGGGCATCGGCCTTCTGGCCAAGTACACCCCTCAAGTCGTCGCCGCCATCTCAAGCAAAATCAGCGAGAAAGCTGCTGGCAAAGTCATCGAGACTGCCAAGAGCGTACTGGCCGGTAGCAAGGAAGGCGACTTGGTTCGCTTCACACAATCTGCGCGTGTTGAGCCCATCTTGCTGATGGACAAGCGTGCAGTCCAGATCCCGTTCATTCAAGACGTGGTCCATACTGCGTACAACATGTTCACGGGTTACTGGTTGCTGGCGGTTTCTCTCGACACCAAAATCAACGGTGTATCGGTAGGTCGTCGTCTGGACAAGTTCGCCACTGACCGCGACTTGGCTGACGCCACACTGACCATGTTTGCCGAATCGCCATCCATGGAATCCTTCGCCGCATCGATGGCTGACTTCGGTCTGCCGTTCATCGACGAGATCCTGGCCGAACAACATCAAGTAGCGATGGAAGCGATCAGCAACGGTGACATGGTTGCTGCCAACGTGACCGCTGACCTGCTGGATGACGGCGAAGACGTCAAGGCCGGTGCGAACGCTTCTGCTTATGGTCAGAAGAAAGCTGAAGCCGCTGATGCTGCTGCCGCTTCTGCTGCAACCAAACGCGCTGAAGAAGAAGAGCGCAAGCGCCTGGCCAAGAATGGCACGGGTGTTCAGAACGCTGCCAAGTACGTCGAGAAGGTTAACAACCTCGCCGTCGGTAACGTCATTGATGTGACCATCAGCGAAGACGGCAAAGACGCCGTAGTCCCTGTCACCATCCGCCTCCGTGTGGCCGCCATGCCGTCCGACGTCATGACCCAGACTCTGGCCGTCGGTGGTACCGATGTCACCTTCCGTAGCCGCTGGAGAGCTTGGCGTGCTGGCGAAGTGGGCTTCTGGTCTGACTTCGTTCTGCAAATGGACCGTGTGGATGCTCACCGCGCCGCGATGATGAAAGACGAGACTGGCTACTACAAGACCGTCTACGCTCGCGCTGCCAAGAACTCCGCTGCACAAGCCATGGCTGGTGGTCCTTCGCTGGGCACTGCATCTGCCATCCTCGTGTTGGACGTGAAGACTGCTGGCGAGTTGGAACGCCGTATCGGTGGCCAACTGAGCAACTTCAAGACCCGTCAAGGCATCTTCGGTCACACCTACTCGATGCTGATGATCGTAGTGGACCCGGATTGGGAATCGGTCACCATCTACACCCGCGGTATCGAAATGCCTTCCAAGCTGACCAAGAACGACATCAAGTCGGCAGGCAAGTCTGACAGCAAAGAGCTGATGGACATCCTGAAATCTTACCAGCTCGGCAAAGCACCAGGCCGTATCTGATCCCCAGCCCGTTTAAAGGAAGACTGCAATGCGTATCCTTGATTTCCTTCACCGTATGGTGGCGTCCTTCACGAAGGATGAATTGAAAGAGAAGCTGAGAATCCTTTCTCAAGCCATGCAGAAAGCTCTCGAAACCCACATGAACGCTGAGGGCACGCTGAGTGTCTTCAAGTCCAAGGCCGGTAAGCAGTTTGAACTGGACTTGGGCAAGAGTGTTCGTCTGCCCCCACGCATGACCCCGATTGCCTACATCCGTCAAGTCCTGACGAGCATGTCGGTGACCCTGGAGCTGCTCTCGGCCATCGCTGAGAAGAGCTACGGCAAGGACATCGTCGTGGAAGGTATCACCTACCGCCGGGCTGAGCTGCTGCGCACAATCGGGTACATGGACTTCGTGGTCACGTATTCGATGCAGTTGCTGCACTACCTGCTGGTGGCTGAAGCCTCGGTGACGTCGAAAGAACACCCTGAAGGCGCTGAGCGTCCACGTCCTGAACTGGCGTGGCTGAAGAGCAACCAACTGGCGTTCTTCACATTGCTGACGACCTTCTCGAAACCAAGCCGTGAGATTGCTTCGCTGATCGAGTCCATTCCGGACATCGTGGTTGGCGAAGACGATGACAAGATCATCGCTCCTCAGGTGGGCTTCATGAAGCTGGACCCGTTGAAGAACAACTTCATCCCGGGTATCTCCAGCATCGCGCTGTCCATCGGCATCTGGTACTCGACCCTCCAGGTGGCCCGCTACGAGCGTCTGAAAGAAGATGCCCGTTCCATTCAACTGCGTCTCGAACAATTGCGTCTGCAAAACGACGGCAAGAACGATGCGCAGCTGGAGCGGACCATCTCGAAGTATGAGGGTTACCTCAACCAGACTTCCGAGAAGATCATGAAGATGGAGGCGAAGTACGCATGAGCCTGACCACTCATCGCGGCTTCACGCTGAGCACTGGTGCGCAGACTGGTTACGTTGATCTCCCTGTGATCGATACGATCTATCATCATATGGAGACCAACAACCACTTCGCCGAAGACTTCGGTTATGTGCAAGATGTGTTGAAAGCCGCCAAGCAAATCCTGTTCGACCGTGATGGCCGGTTCATCCTGACCAGACAGCTGAATACTCCGTGCTCCCACTGGGTGTTCAACTTCACCGTGTCGACCCTGGCGTTCCTTTCCGGTAATGCTCGTAAGCTCTCCTTGGAGAACTACCGGGATCTGATGTTGTTCCATCCTAAGGACGTGGTTGCGGTTGATGCGAAAGCTATCATCCGTGAACAGAACCTGGGCTGGGCCTTCGATGCCGATGCGAGCACGATCCTTTCCCGTTGGCTGTCTCAAGAAGACGGCCTCACCGACCTGGTCATGTCTTTGAACTTGATCGGCGGTAGCCTGCCTAGCGGCTGGTACCATCAGACCGAAGGTCGTCCTCCGAGCTGATGCCCTAAAGCTGGCACAATCACGATGATGCGGTGTAAGCCGCATCGTTGTCAAAAAGCACCTATTGTGTGCAGAGATGCGGAACTGTCCTAGGCTCCGTCTGCGTCTCATTCCTTCTGTTTGCAAACACGGAGTTTTATACTCATGCGTAACTCGATTCTGCACAGTGCTCTGAACGTCTCCATGGAAGGCATTGACCCTAATGCCAGCCAAGAAATCAACCCGGTAACCGAAGAAACCATCGTCGCAGTTGACGAGGTTCTGGAAGAAGCCCGTGGTGATTCCGCCATCGTCGAAGAGCACGACGAAGCTGTTGAAGAACTGTCGCAAGCTGCCGACAGCATGGAAAGCCTGATCGCTTCCCTGGAAAGCGCTATCGCCGACGGCGGTATGAGCCCACAGGCTGCTGACGTTCACGGTCGCGCTCTGGCAATCGCCACTCGCCGCCTGCCGATCGACGCTTCTGAATTCACCGTTTCCACCGAATCCTTCGGCGGTACCGGCGACAAGCTGCAAGCCTCGATGGAAGCTCTGGAAGGCGCGAAAGCCCTGCTGAGCAAAATCTGGGAAGCCATCAAGAACGCCGTTCAAGGCGCTTGGGCTGCCGTGAAGAACTTCTTCGCCACCATGGGCAAATCCGGTCCTGCCGTAGTTGCTGCTGGTCAGTCGCTGAAGCAACGCGCTGCTGCTGCCAAAGGCCAAAATCCTTCGGTTGCCAAGATCAGCATGGGCATGGCTCTGAACTTCCTGGTAGTCGGCGGTAAAGCCGTTCCTGCTCAAGCCCTGTCGGCCATCAACCATGGCTACGACGTCGGCGTGAAGAACTACACCAGCAAGATCCTGGCCGCGCTGAACCCGCTGTACCAGGCAATCCAGAAAGGTGAAGTTCATCCTGACCGTCTGAAAGCAGTCGCTGGTTCGATCAACGTCGAAGCCTGCCTGACCGAAGACATGAAGGGCAAGCTGCCTGGCGGCTACTACTTCGACCTGACCGTCGGCAACAAAGAAGGTCTGGACGGCTTGGCCGAAGCCAGCCTGAAACTGTCGCAAGACAAGTCGGCCAAAGTCAGCGAAGCTGAATTCGACCTGCCATCCGTCGACGAAATCGGCAAGCTGGCCGATCAGATCGTCAACATGGGCAAGCTGATCATCGCGTCCAAAGCCGTTGCTGGCATGGCCGAGAAAGGTATCAACGACGCAGTCAAGGCCGGTAACAGCCTGGTTGCCAAAGGCGATACCCTGGACAAGACCGAAGCTGGTTCCGCCAAAGCCGTTCTGGCCAAGCTGAACAAAGCCGCCCGTCTGACCACTGGTTGCTCGCACCAGTATCTGTCCTTCATGGGCAGCGCTGCCAAAGCCTCCGCATCGTTCGGCGCCAAAGTACTGGCCCAATACGGTAAAGCGGCCAAGAAAGACGCCGCCGCTGCGGCCGCTGCTCCAGCAGCCTAAGTAGCGTTTGGTTAGAGATGTCCATCTGGCTACGGCTGGGTGGACATCTTTTATTCCGTTTGAACGAATTCTATGGTGAATTGTCCTCCTCCATCCTTAACGAGCATTTGTCATGTCTGATGAAGAACTGCCAGCAATTGCGGGCAACGAGAGTGAGGGGTTCGTAGACGTCCTTGAGGCAGAGCGCAGTCTCACTCAAGGGAAAGCCCAACTCGAATCACTGCTCAATGCCACCGACTCTTTGGAAGCCCTGATCCAGCATCTGGGTAGCCATGAAGTTGTTACACCGGGCCACAAGGCCTCCATTACTGTCAGCTTCGAAAACCTCATCGGTAACATCGGCCTGACAGTCGCTGACATCATCCCCGAGCTTGAAGGTCATGAGAACGGTACCGTCTCCACGGAATCGCTCAAGGATCGTCTCAAGGAACTGTGGAAGCGCTTGGTAGGTGCCATCCTGTCTCTCCTGAGGTCCCTCAAGGGCTTCTGGGACAAGATCGCCTCTTACCGTGGCCGTCTGCGCATCTCGGCTCAACACCTTGCCAAACACGCTGCTGTGCGTCGCTATGGCACTGTACGTAAACCCAACATTGATCTGGGCCTTGAGATCAAGTCGTTGATCGTAGGCGGTAACGTCCTGTCCGATCCTGACGCTATCATCCGGGCTATCAGTGCTGCACTTGAGCAGTACAAGATCTTCACGGATGCGTACGGTCCTGGCATGTTGGAAATCGGTAAGCAGTTTGAACGCATGCTCACCGAAGGCAGTGGTGGTCCTCAGAAGTTGAACGAGGTGTCCAACCTGTTCTCCACAATGCCTGTGGATCAGATTGCGTCCAAGATGAAAGCCATGGTGTACCGTGACGCTCGCTTTGGTCGTCGCTTGACCCTGTCGGCCCCTCCGATCATCGGTGGGTGGTCGTTGTTCTTCCTGACCCTGGAACCTGAGCAACGTGGCTTGGCTGCCACTAACTCGTTGGGCTTTGCACAAGCTGTGCGAACCACCGGCGTGAAGTTTGCCCTGACCAGTGTCAACTCCAGCGCCATCATCTCCGGTTCCGTGAAAGCGGCCAGCGGGATGCAGGTCGAGATCCTTGCCAAGCGCGTGGTCGAGATCCTGGATGTCATTGATAGCCAAGAACGGTCGATTGGTTTCAACCGTATCGAAAGCCAGATCAAGAACGTGCTGCGTGCTGGTGAGCGTTATCAAGCTACTGCGTCTACTAATGACGGCGGTGGTACTGATGAAAGCGTGCTTCGTTTCGTACGCAACTACGCAGGTTGGGCACTTGGCCCCGTGGATCAAATGACCACGAACCTGTTGACTGTTTCCCGTAACCTGCTGACCTACGGTCGCAAGTCTCTGTCTGCTCAATAAGGAACTGACATGAAAGCCAGTTTGGAATCCCTGCTTGCCGATTCGTTGGCCGGTGTGACTCAACCCGTCGCCACCAATACCGACGATCAAGGTCCTGTCGAAGGCCTGCCACTCATCACGTCCGAGCAGATCGCTGCTGACGTCGTTGAGCACATGAAAGACGAGCGTTACAAGGACCCGGACTATCTGTCCGAGAGCTGCCGTGACTTCCTGGATCAGAACGAGATGGAACACGCTGAACTGCGTGGCTCGATCAACGAGATCAAGGAAATGGTCGGCGGTACCATGGCTTCCATGGAAATGCTGGCTACCATCGCTTCGATGGAAAGCATTGATGACACCGCTCTGGCAGCAGCCAACAGCGCCATCGGCAACATCAACTCCCAGTACGGCATCGGTGACGAAGCCCCTGTGTTGATGTCGGCTGACAACGTGATCACCACGGCTTCCATGGAAGGCCTGGTGGACTGGGTGAAGAAAGCCCTGCTGTCCATCAAGAAGTGGGTCGCCGAGAAGTTCCAGAACATGGCGATCAACCAGCGTCGTAGCTTCGTGAACCGTCAATCGTTGATGGACCGTGCTGAAGCTGTTCAGAAGCGCATTCAGGGCATCGGTCCTGACTACGGCATTCCGAACAAGCAAATGCGTTACAACCCGAAAGCGTTGTTCGCTGCGTACCGCGATGGTGCGTTCGTACCGTTCGAAGAATCCACCATGTCGGCCGCTATCAAAGAAGCGTCTGACCTGATGAAGTTCGCCAACGAGAACCTGTACAAAGACGCCATCACCCGTTCCGATGCTATCGGTGACGTGATCGCTGACGTGTTGGTTGCCCGTGACGAAATCGCTGCTGAAGAGAAGATGCGCAACATCTTCAAGACCGTCACCCAGCCTCTGCCGATCGACACCTACTTCGCTCAGGCGAACGTACGTGAACGTGAGATCGTGGGCGGCATGACGTTCATGGACCCGTCCAAGCAGTATCGTACCAACTACCGTGATGCTGAATGGATCATGGAACTGGTGCGTCTGGTCGACATGAACCAAGCGTTTGTGAAGTACCGTCAAGTGGGTTCGGTTCCGAGCACTGTCTACGACATCCCTCAGCTTCAGGTGATCCTGGATGCCGTGGGTTCGATCCTCGACGACTCGGGTCTGGCTGACAACACCTACTACGACGAACTGGCCGGTGCATGGCAGCAAGCGAACAAAGTGTACAACCGTCTGTACACCATGATCGTGTCGATGGAATTCCCGCACATGAACAACGAGCTGTGGCGTGCTCTGGACGTGGGTTGCACCGCGATGTTCATGTTCCTCGACAAGGCGTACTACCACACGCTGACTCTGCGCGCTCCAATGTACCGCTACGCCGATGGCCTGCTGTACGTGCTGGAAGAGCAGATGAAAGCCTACGTGGCTGTCAACCGCTGATGACTGGGGGAGGGCTTCGGCTCTCCCCTTATGCCGAATCGACTGATTTTATGTCAAAGATCATTCACCCGGGGGAGCCCCCATGCCTAACCTACTTATCCCGTTGCCAAACACTTACGATACCGTCACACGCCGTGTGGCCAAGTCAGTGATTGATAACGTCGTGCGCATCTCCCGTATCCCCGAAACTCGCATTGAGATCAGGGGTGATTCAGGGGTGGCTGCACAACCCGGTACTGAACTGGGTGACACCAAACTCATCAACCGCTGGCAACATGACGGGCGTGTGATTGTCTCTCTGCGTGAAACTTACGTGGACTCTGAGGTGATCAACAGCGAAGTCCGTCACCCGTACGCCCAGCCTATTTTTGCTGACCCTGAGATTGGGGTTCACATCAAGCCTATCTACAGCAATACCGAGATGGAGCTGAACTTCACTTACCGGGCCAAGTCGAAACAAGAAGCGGCTGTGTGGCGGGACGACATCAAAGTCCGCATGGCAGACAACCGTCAATCGCACTTGCACCAAGCGGAGTACTTCTTCGCGGTTCCAGACTTCTGTGCTGGGTTGCTGATGCACATGCACGAGTTGCGTGAGAAGGTCGCCGGTTACGGTGAAGACCTGGGTCCTTACCTGCGTCGTTATTACACCAAGCGGGCCAAGGTTCTGACCAACCAAGCGGGCAATGAGAACGTCACCCTGCTGGTTATCGGTGAGACGCAGATCGGTATCCAAGGCTGGTTCGATTTCGACCTGCCAGTGGAAGAAGAAAAGCAAGAAGACGGCCCAAGTTACACCGTGCAGTTCAACTACAAGTTCAGTTACCTGAAACCTGTTGAGCTGAACGTCCTGTATCCGCAGATCGTGCATAACCAACTCATCAAGCCTGACTTCCTCGTCGTCAAAGCGAAGACCGAAGACCCGATGATGTTGCCGAGCTACAAGAGTGACTACCGGTTTGCACTGGATCACTTCGACTACCTCGCACGCATTCCGAAGAAGCCTATCGGCGGGATCATGATCCCTGACTTCGATGAGTGGATTCCGAAATCGGTCATGCCGTACACCACGTCGTTCATCAACTGGATGACAGTGATCGAACCGAAGGACTTGACGCTGGTCTTGTCGGAGAAGGACATCCTTGACGTGGGGTTCTTGCCTGAGTTCGTTGCGTGGATGCAGCGCCAGGGTAACAAGATGGCCACGTTGGGCCGTAGTCCGATCCACTTCAGTTTGTTCCGTGGTGATGAGTTCATTGACGACGGTGACATGGAAGTGACGGTCACGGACAAAGCGTTCGAGATCCGTTGCAAGACGCCTGCTGACCTTCGTCAGACCTACCATGTTCGCATGGCGTTCTGTACAGAGCTGGCCAAGTACACCGAAGCGGCTCTGATGGGAATGCACGAAGAGGGTTACAACACCCTGCGCCTATTCCAGACCGCTGTGAATCGTCTGGACGTGGAAGACGCTCAACTCAACCACATGACCGAAGATGGCAAACTCAGCATCTCGTACATCAAGCGGTTCTTCGGCTTCCTGCAAGATCAGCGTGTCGGTTCTGAGAATGCCAATCCGACTCCGGGCGGTAGTAACAACAACGATCGTCATCCTAGCGAGAGCTGGTATGACAATGATGACAACTTCGGCTTCCGTCTAGACGTCCCTTACGTGATGTATCTGACGGTCATTGCTGGAAACCGTAACAGGGTGAATGAAGATGCCAGTTCCAACGATGCCTAACATCGACACCGTTGTCGGTAAGCCTGTCAATGAACCTGTCAAGGTCCAACCGAAGGCGTACATCGGCAACACCGTCGACACAAGCGAAACCCACTTCGACCAACTGACCAGCTACATTGCAGGCCAGTCGTGGACCATCGACTACTTCTGGTTGATCCGTGGCCGAGACGATGACAACCGCTTGCAGGAACGGGACACGCACCCGATCTTCCAACAGTACAAGCTCATCAAGGGCTTTGAACTGAAGGTCACGCAGCCGTTGACCCCGTCTCAGGTGGGCGACACCAAGGACATGACCCTCAAAGGCGCTGCAAACGTCTATGGGGTGCTTCCACCGAAGGAAGGCGACATCTTCCTGGGTGACATGGGCGATGGCCGTGAAGGCATGTTTGGTGTGACGTCGACTAACCGTCTGACGCACTACACCTCAACTGTTCACGAGATCGAGTACAGCCTCATCTGCCCTGTGGATCAGGAACTGCACGACAAGCTGTACAACTTCAGTGCTCAGGAAACCACGATCTTCCACAAGGAGTTCTTGGACACCGGCAACGATCCAATGATCTCTGAGGGACAGACGGAACTGGTCAACCGCCTCAAGGAACACTACGAGCGTTTGATCGCGTTGTACTTCCACGATCACTTCTCCCGTAACCTTCAGTCGTTGCTCGTGCCAAACCAGCGCGAAAGCCACAACCCACGGATCACCTACGATCCGTTCCTCGTGCGGTACCTGAAGACCATCCTGACGACTCAGGACCATCCGGCTATGCGTCACCTGACCGAGTTCAACGTTCAGGGCGACCAGACGATGTACGAGTTCACGTTCTGGAACTGCTTGGAGACCATGGACCACGCAATGCTGGCCATGAGTGTTCATCAGGCCGGTGTGGTGGATGTGGACAACTTCTTCAACCGTCGTCCAACGCTCAACAGCATCTATTACTCCGGTGTTGAGGCTGTCATCTACCCTGACATGTCGCGTACGGATGCAGACAGCGGTTACGGCCCTTACATCGGCGATCCTGACCTTGAGAAGTTGGTCAGAGGGGCTGCACGCTTCCGTGACCTGAACCGGTTGCTCAAGCCTACGTTAAATCTAGACCCGACGCTGGAAATCTATGAGGTTAACTCACCAGAGCGATCCCCACAGATCAAGCGCGTCACCGTTGATGATTACTACGTGCTGAGTAAGGAGTTCTATCTCCACAAACCGGACACGAAGTTGTGCAAGCTGGAGACGTTGACCATGGCGGCCTTGAAAGGCGAAGCCATCGACATCACCACGCTTGACTACCTCTGCACGCATGCGATCCACTGGGACAACCTGGAACGTTTCTATTACTTCCCGATTCTGTTCACGCTGCTGCGCGTGTTCAAAAGGAGATTCAAGTGACCAACAAGACCATGTTCCCGGGTCTGGACCTGACCAACATTGATTCGGTCCGCAAGCACATCTTCCACGCCACCTACCTGTACGCCATTCCCGGCTACTATCGTTACTCTCGTGAGCACAACGAGAAGGTGGGGCACCTGAGCACAGGGTCCAAGAAGGGCGATGCCGATGCGATGTCCGAATACGTCAACATCGGGGGCACCATTGAGGACATCCTCAAGCTCTACGAGAAGGGTGCCGACATCCTGATGCAACACCGTGAAGACCTCGTGACCATCTACGAAGTCCTGATCGCTCACATCGGGTTCTGGCAGCGTCACATCCAACACGACCCGAACGTCAAGGATGCACCGCTTCAGTCGTTGTACTTGATGTCCGACTACTGCAAGACCATCCAGTCACAGGTCATGGGCTTTAAGCCTAAGGTCGGTGACGTCCCTCAACTCAAGCGCATGTCCGCGCTGTTTGGTGGGGTGGCTGGGGCAGAAGAACTCTTCAACCCAACGGGTGTTGGCACTGTGGTTCAAGACACCTCTCCAATCATGGGCCGGATCGAAGCACTGCTGGCCGAACGTAACCAAGCCCGCAAGTAACCGCAAGGGGTCCTCATGGAATTCTCCCAGACGACCCTCAATGCTGAATACGACCTGATCAAGCGCGATGGACAGGAGTCCTACTACAGTTACGAAGCCACGTTCGTCACCGAGAAAGAAGAAGTACCGGCGATGATCGTGGTCAGTACCGATTCCATCGGTGACTACCGTAACGCAGCCACGGATGAAATGCTGATCAAGGTCGTGTTGCCTTGGGGTCAATACCTGAACCGTGTTCTCCCGTTCAAGGAGAACCTGAAGATGACAGTCACACGTTCGCGTGTGGGGCAGCAGGGTGAATCCACTGCCGATGCCATCGTGGTTCAGACGTTCAATGCGTACTTGCCCGCTGAGGGTGAGACCGCCACCATGGCAGACAGCCCCGAGACGGCCACCGAGTATTCGGCAGACCTCTCGGGACTCAAGACAGTGACGGTGCAGTTACAAGAAGAAGCCTTTGCCTTGACCCGCTCTGAGCTGGTCGGTGGGGTGTTCCGGGACAGTACGCCATTTGACATCCTGATCGCGCTATTGAGCAACTCGATCAAGAACATGGACCTTGAGGTGGAGCAATCCATCCTAGGGATCAACAGTGTCCCTCCGAACAACTTGACCAAACGCTCGAACACCATCATCCCTCATGGGACGTCCTTGGTGTCAGTGGCGGACAAGCTTCAGAAGGAATACGGCGGGATCTACACAGCCGGCGTCGGGTGTTACCTCAAGAAGGGCTTCTGGCACGTCTGGCCGCTGTATAACTTCATGCGCTATGACACGGCCGAGTACACGGCGATGTTCATCCTAGCGCCCTCTCAGCAGTACCGAGGGGTGGAACGGACATGGCGCATCGTAGACAAGCACCTGAGCGTGTTTGTGACCGGTGGGGTGCAGCGTACAGACCCCTCTGAGATTCTGTTGTTGAACGAAGGTAACGGCACTCGCTTTGCCAACACCGACGCAATGATGGAAGGGTTCTTCGAGACCGGCGGTAACAAAGCCGTGGCAAAAAGAACCAACAACGCAAATGAGTACGAGGCAGTCACTCGAAAAGCCAACAACATGTCCCGTGTCAGCAGTGACATCGGTACATCCAACGCGTTCAACGAAGCGAGCAAGATCGCTGTGCGCAATGGTGCATTCCTGACGATGAACTGGGAGAACAGTAACCCAGATGCTATCCAACCGGGTCTGCAATGTGAAGTGGCGTTTCTGGTAGACGGCACACCTGCTTTTGTCAATGCGGTCGTGATTCACTCTCACTCGTATTCGGCAGTATCGGGGACTGGTATGCATCAGAAGATCCATCAGGTGACGACGGAAGTCGTGGTGATGGTCGACAGGCAGAACCCCTCGTACAAAAAGTACCTGGATGAGGCGAGCGATTCGACACAATCGTAACGCTACATTATCCATGAGCAGTAACTCAACCTGAGGTCCACAGCTATGCAAGACAATCATACGCTGGGGAGGTTATTCGTCAGGGCAGGAGAAATACTCACCTTAACATTCGACGAAGCTGTCTCTGGACATAAACGTCACCTCACAGTCGTGGCCATTGCTGACATCGACCTCAGTCGAGAAATGGCCTTGTTCTGTGCGGAGACCGATCGGTCGGGTAAGGACATCTACACAGAGAACGCTCTTCCAGAGTTCCTCCAGTCCCTTGCCAACAAGCAGCTGCTTCACGTCGGTAAAGAGATCAGCGTGCACTTTGGCGACCGTGGTCGTCCTGCTGCACGCCTGATGAACGAGTACCGGTTCCGGATCAATCCTGAGTCTTATTGGGAGGACAAACTGGTCAATCGCTACACGACCGGTTCGTTCACGGTCTTTAACCACCAACACCACTGCTTGACAGTGATGCAGGGCACAGACGCGCCATTCACTGCACACGCTGCCATCGTGGATATGCAAGGAGAGTATCTCGGGCACCTTCGGTTGTCCATTCTGCCAGACCAACGACATTCCTTTATCAGCGACGACGACATCGAACGAATCCGTTTAGCCCTACAGGCTGACATAACCCTCAACGTTGAAGAGATCAGCGTCATGGTGGAACGAGTCACAGTGACATCCAACCCTGACTTTGGTCAAAATGTATTCAAGAAGCACGTAGCACCCATCCGACATTCCTCCTCAGAGAAAACAACTTAAAGGTACCCTGTAATGAACCAAAGAACCTCGTGGAAAGATTCTCGCCCATCTGCCAGTGTGGATCGTCGTCCGAAACCGGTCGGCAACTCGCTCAGCAGCTTGGGGGCTCTGCGTGAGATCGCTCAACCTGAGCGTAAACCTCAAGTGCAGCCTGAACCGCTGAAGTTCGAGGGCGCTGTTAACGCGTGGTATCAGACCGTGCGCAACAACGTCACTACGAAGATCTTCCTGGTCGAAGTCCGCAAGGATCAGGCCCTGTTTAAAGACAAGGAAGAAGACAAGCACACCCAAAGCTTGTCGTTGGCCAAGTTCATGAAGTTCTACACCGCGGTGTGATTCACTGAGGGAGGCTTCGGCCTCCCTCTTATGCCGCATGGACAAGTTAAAACATACAAACTCGATAGATGGTTTGTATGTCAGGAGCATGTAAATGAAAGAAGTCCCTATCACTGAAAACTTGGAGTTTGATACTCGAGACGATCTGGAAAAGGCTTACTTTGAAGGTAAGCTGCATCGCGGGCAAACGTATCACGTCAAGCACAATCAAGCTACGTATCGCCTTTGCGTCACGCGCAAGGGTTTCATCGAAATGAACTCTGGGCAGAGGTAAGCATGGACCACGTCTTTATCTGGTGGTTGGACAAATGGCACGTCATGGCAGTCGACTTCACGCTTGAAGCAGCAGAGCGTGCTGAGGTGAACACACCTGTGCTACCGGGCCACATCCAGATGGCGTTGCGCCAAGCTGAGGGCCACTACTTCGGTGGCCAACTCTACCCTCCGGTCACCTTGAGCATCATCGACCGGGATCACTTGAACTACGTCGGGGTCGAACCAAACCTGGTGCAGATTTTCTCCAATGGTTGGTTCGGCATTCCGTTCGAAGAAGTACACCTACCTACGATGCGCCAGTACCCGGGCATCATCACCACCTTCGGCCTAAAGGCGATCAAATAATGCGATTCCTCGACTTCCTTGTAAACACCGACAAGCAACGTACCCTCAACGCACCGCAAGCTGTGGAAACCGGTTTGCTGCGCGCCAACATCACCGCACAAACGGCTGCGCAGATCAAGGCTCGCTACGACGTCTTGTTCACCCCGGGTAACAGCTTCGGCCACATGACCGGTGGTTTCGATCTGGCAGTGGTCGATGTGTTCGGTCGTGAAGTGCAGACCAAGGTACTGCGTGCTATCCGTGAGAAGTACTCGGGTATGATGCCTGTCGGTTGCGCTGAAGTGATCGTGGTCGATGGCAAGGCTGTGGTCTACGTGCCTACCATGTTCGCCCCGACCTCCAACGTCGATCCGATTGCCCCGTACATGGCGATGCATGTCGCGTTACGTGCCCTGGCCGAGTACGAAGAAGAAAACGATGCCTACTTCGATCGGGCACTGGTGCCGCTGTTCTGCACCGGTACTGCGAACATCCCTCATGAAGTGGCCCTGTTCCAGCAGAACGAAGCCCTCGTGGAATTCCAGCGTGCACGTCACCAAGAAGACCTCGGGTGCGTTCACCTGTTCGAAGACGGCATGGCGCGTTACAACGCTCTGATCCAACCACGCTAAGGACAGCTATGTCAACGCCTCTTAACCTCTCGGACTTTTGGGGTCCGTACACCGAAACCATTTGTGAGCTGTTCAATTGGTTTGGCGGTGGTGGTGTACTTGTGTTCGGCGTCATCATGTTGATGTTCATTCCATCGGCAATCGACGACGATGAACATCACAGCTACTGCACTCGGTTCTGCAAGCCGTACAAGATGAGTATTTGGCGCAAGTTCGGCATCTGGTCTGGTTATGCGTGCTTTGGCTGTGCTGCTGTTTGGACTGTGTATTTCATAGCGGCCTTGTTGACGCATGCGTTTCTGATCATCAAGTTCATTGTTTGGGGGTAGGGATGGATTTCTGGAAGGCGATTGGATGGAACTGGCGTTTCACTTGGTGCGGAGTCGGTAGCCGTAACGACTTGCCAGAGGAATGGGAGCCGTTGCTACGCTGGGTCGGACAATGCATGGCCATGTTGGGCGGTGTGTTGTGCACAGGTGATGCTCCGGGTTCTGACACCGTCTTCTGGGAAGGGTACGAACTGGGTAAGGGGCCAATGATGCCACCTGCCCAGATCTACTACACCAAGCTCAAGAACATGCGCAACTTGAAACAAGACCACTTGAAAGGGCATCACGAAGCGGAGTGGTACGGTACGTACGATGAAGCCCAAGCAATGGCCTTCAAAGCGCGTGGAAGCTTCAATGGGCTCTTCCCCTCTGGGATAGCCCTACATACTCGCAACGCGTTCCAGGTTCTCTCTGAGGGCCTCGATAAGCCGCGGTGGATCACAGTCTTCTGGGCTGTACCAACGGGCAAGAAAGGGTTAGTGAAGGGTGGTACCAATACTGCCGTTCAATTGTCCATCATGAACAACATCCCGATTGTGAACCTCTACGTAGAGGAGCAGCGGACGCAGTTCATTGAATGGATCAAAGCACAAATGACTAAGCAGGGTCTTGAAATCCCTCCTTTAGAATTACCAGTAGCGGCTTAAATGCCGCATCACCAAGGAACTCATCATGGCCTCTATCAAACTGACTCAGACCACTACCCATATCGTCGAAGTGAAGAAGGTGCGGATAGGTACACAGTCCAGCATCGTGAGCTGGTACGAATCCTCGCAAGAGGAAGGTAATGAACTGATCATCGGTTCGTTCTGGCGGGGCGTTGATCTCAAGACGCGTGACTACTTTCACATGACCGACGAGCGCAGCAAGAAGCACTTTATCGTGTCGTTCCCGAAAGGGGCTATCAAAGGCCCGGCTCACGCTGTCTCCAAGTTCCTGCTCAACGAGTTCATCGAATGGGGTGATCTGGTCTTTGGTGAATGGGTCAACAAGTTTAAGGGCCAAGTTGATGCGATCACCAAAGGTGGCCTTGTCTGGCATCGGGATAGCCCGCCATTGGCCAACCTCGACCGGGTGTACTTCTGCGTCTATCCGGAAAGCGATCGACTGATCATTCGCCATGCAGTGGCGGCTAGCAAGAAGAAACCCAAACCCGGAATTAACCATGCGATCAAATAGACACGTCGCTGCTCGTCGCGGCCTCATGCCGCCGTATCTACAATACCGACAACGCACACCAGGAGAACAAATGGATCACATCACTCACAAGGGCTTTCTGCTCGGGATCGAAGGACCGGATGGGGCTGGTAAATCCACCCTGCGCACTTGGCTCTCTGAATGGTTTCAAGGCCATGGAATCACCGCCGTTCTGACTCGCGAACCCGGCGGGACACCAGAAGCAGAAGTCCTCCGTGAACGTATCTTGATGGACCGCGAACCCGGTCTGCATGAAACGCTGTCGCCAATCGCCAAGACGCTGATGTTCATGGCAGCTCGTGCACTCCATCTGGAGAACATGATCTGGCCGCGTCTGTCCAGCGGCGAACTGATCATCACTGATCGGTTCTGCGACAGTACCTTTGCATATCAGCGCGAAGAAGGTATGGACTACCACCAACTGAAAGCGATGCACGCTGTGACGTTTGATCGGTTCCAGCCTGACATGACCATCATCCTCGATGGTAATCCTCTGGTGTTCCGTGAGCGTATGGTGGCTCGTGCGGCTGAGTACGCTGAGAACTACTACGATCGCAAGCCTCTGAGCTTCCATGAGAGCACGCGTGCGACGTACCTTCAGTGTGCTGCTGAAGAACCATGGCGTTACCTTGTGGTAGATGCTGAGCAGAGCTTTGAACAAGTGCAGGCTCAGTTGATCCCGATGTTGATGAAGATCGACGCGCACATGCGCAAGCGCCCTGAAACGGCGTGATGTAACCTTACCCGAGTGGTGGCTTCGGCCACCGCTTTATGCCCGAGGAGGGTAACATGACCATTGTCCTGACCACTATCTTGGCTGGTGAAGAAGAGCCGATGCAACCTGTCGGTGTCGATCCACACGGCGTGCACCGGTTCCTTGAGAATCGCATCGTGCGCGACGTGCTTGAATGTTCCCGTATCTCTGGCTATGGCCTGAACGAGATTGCTGTGGCAGGTTATACCCAAACTGAACAGCGTCAGTTCGCTCAGCTGATCGGTTACAGTGTCAGCGGGTACGGCGATCTGTCGTACGTGAGCGAAGAGTCCTGTTCACGCGCCGACGCGTTGTCTGAAGCTTTGCTCGAGGACGATTCAAACACGGAGTAACGCTACATTACCAACGTACAATCACCTAGGAGGCGTCATGAAGACCCGCGAAGAGTATCACGTACTTATTAACGAAGCCATCCAGCGCCTGGAGACAGGGGATACAACTTCGATGATGTTGCTGAACGTCAGTAACCCGGAGGGTGGTTTCTTAGAGGTTGCTGTCACTCAAGAAAAGCATCGCATGGACGGTTGGCATGGCGTCTTCCACAGCGACAAACCCGACGATCGTTACTGCGACAGTACGATGGCCGAAGTAGCCGCTGCATTTGAGTCCATCAGGTTCGACACGCAGAACCTGATGGCACTTGAAGAATTCACCACACTCATGGGAGAAAACTTCCGCGTCAAGAAATTCGTTGACATAGATCACCAATTCATCGGCATGAGCGATGATCGCCTTGTGCTCTTTCATGTCTGCAATGACTGGAGCCATGTCCGCGAAACTGTCGGCCAACATGTAAGCTTAGCCATTAACTAAGGAATTCATCATGCATACCTCACAAACAACGCACCACCGTATCTTCTTCACCGACGTTACCAAACCAGACTACCTTGAAGGTCTGTGTAAGGATCTGGGCTTCGAGAAGATCGACGACACCACGTACGACCTGGCCTTGGAAGAAGGCAGCCAGTTGACCGTAGAAGATGCCTGCCGCGTGGCTGTCAGCGTAGCCGCGTTGGGTAACCCAGCCGGTGACCCTGAAGACCTGCTGTTCATGTTGGGCTGCATTGCTCGCTTGCTGGCAGAACGTGGTTATGTTCCACACAGCACCACCTTCGAAGCCGACGTGGATCTGGAAACGCTGAGTGGCGTGGACATCTCGTGCCTGGAACTGTTCGACCTGCTCAGTGCACTGTCCTACGGCTATAAAGTCAAGGGCATCTACACCCAGTGGGCCATGGTCAGCAACAAGGCCGAATTCGGCGCTAACGCTGGCGGCACTCGCATCACCATGCGCAGCTTCTCGATCCCGTGCCAAGTGTATCCGGACCGTGCTGAGTCGTTGATCGACCTGCTGGCCAAGCACAAGGACAACGAGATCGGTGACGTCTTTGCGATGGAGTTCATCCTGCCTCTCCTTGAGAAGCCGATGATCCTGACCAAAGAAATGGAGCTGTCGATCCAGGCATCTCTGCATCGTTTCTTCGGTGGTCTGCCGCACGCTGGGATGGAAGACATCATTCCCCCTCACCTTGCGTCGATTGATCGTCAGCTTCAACAGTTGGGCGGTCGTGACAAGCCAGATCCGTTGGCTCGCGAATACACCCCGGAGATCGCTCCGGCGTTGATTGCTCAGACGCTGGCAAGCATGCAGCGCCAAGGTATCAACCCGAACGACATCCAGATCAAGGGTGTGAATCTGCGCAATAGTCGTGTTCCTCAACAGCCACCAACCCTGGACACCTTCCGTAACTTCAAACCTGTTCAAGGGGCTGGGGTATCGGACGATGTGCAGTTCTATCTGGCGTGGTACGGTTTCTCGCTGATGGACTTCAATAATGGTCATGGTCCGGAAATCCCTGACTGCTCGGCTGTGACGGATGCTGTCGCTGAAATCCGTGAGAAGTTGGCGCAGGGCGACATCCTGGATATCCCGGCGATTGCGAAGTACCAGCAAGAGTTGGAGAAAGAACGTCAGGGTGGTTTTGACCAAGATGTATTCGAGCCCGGTTCCCTCATTCAACCCCAAGCGCAGAAACCTTCGGAAGAACAGGTCCATATTCCAGCCGATCAAAACCATGGCCGCATGTTGAATCAAACGGGCTTTGAGAAGGACGCCGTGCCACTGGATCGTGAAATAATCCGTGACATGCACGTTCAAGCCGGTGCGATGGCCCGCAGCAGCCAACAGGTAGAGCATACCTACGGCGGCGTGCCTATGGAAAAGACAGGGGTGGATTACTCGGAAGTCTCCACTGGTCGCAGTTCATTTTCCGGCACTGACAACAGTCCTTCGCCAGTCAATGATTCCAGCAGCAACGACACCAGTTCCAGCAGTCCGTCGGACTGATCCAACATAAAGGCAGGGGCACACAGCCCCTGCTCACTAACCGCATAGACACCTAGGAGTTTCACCCGTGGACGAGACCACCAACTCAGTTGACAACATCGAATTCGACACTCTGAAACAAGAGTCGGCTATCTTGGATCTGTTCGAGGCCATCAAGAACCCGAACGCCAAGAAGGTCAAGAAGTTTGCTGCTCGCATGTACAACGAGTGCACCATCGAGATCCAGAAGCGCCTGTGCCGTGACATCTACCGTGCTGACGATCCAGTCAAGTACATGAAGTCCTGCATCAGCAAGATCCGTGACTGCGCCATCCTCGTTGAGCAGTTCATCGAAGACGGTTGCCACGGCATGATCTTCACCGGCGCCAACGGTACTGACGTGTGGCCTGTCCAACTGACCACTCGCATTGCAGTAAGCTGGCTGGAAGATGGCAAACGCTGGGATGAAGAGCAGGAGATGATCATTGCTCACGATGCGGCCAACTCGTGGATGAAGGAGCACGATAAAGGCTACTTCTTCGGCAAGGTTGTCCTGTTCCCTAAATTCGGTTTCTCCGGTGAACCACGTATCATCGAGATGGCCTGTGGGGATACAGAAGGCATGGTGAAATACCCAGGAACCAACTACTACGTCAAACCCGAGGCCACTCACGCCATGCGTGTGCTGAACCAAGAGATGGCGGCTCAGATCAAATCGGGCAATGGGACTGCGGCTGTACGTCAGTTGTTCCATCTCACCCACGACGCGTAAGGAAGTCTCATGGCAAACCGCCTCTTTGTCCGCGACACCCCCAAGGTAGCCAAGCAGATGGGTCGTCTGGCATTTCGTCAGACGCCTAAAGGCCTGTACCAACTGGATGCATTCATTCAGCAGCATCTGGACATCGATGAAGTGTGTCCCGAAGGCTATCGCCCGGTGGCTGTGCACATCCTGCCGTACACCATGGTCGAGGATGAGCACGTCTACTACGCGTTCAACAGCTTGGGTGCACCTACGCTGTATGTGAGCTTCCAAATCGGCCCAGAGGACTTCGTAGCAGCCTCTGAGACCGATCCGTACATGTCTCTGCCCCGTACTGTGGTCGGTAAGGTCGTTCGTACGTTGGATGCTCCTCATATCGACATTTCGTTGGACATGGAGCGCTTCATGTTCCCATCTGTCGTTAATGGGGAATTCATATGGGCGATGGAAGTACAAGGCGATGACAACCACACCGTCGATGAACTCGTTGCTCAACTCGGAACTGTGCTGGGTCGACTGACCAAGGCCCAGGTCCTCAATAAGGACATTGAAGTCAATGCCCTCTCACTCGCGGCGATCGAATACAAAGCGCCAAAGTCTGACCTAACCGTTTAAGGAGTAAGCTGCATCATGGGAGCCCAATTGGCCTTCTCTATCCACCTGTCTTCAATGTCTGGTTTCATCGTTCTATTGGTCGCGTACATTGTGCACGGCTCGATTTACCCGAGAGTCAGTGGAAGCATTCCGCTGGGCCCTCATCAGGTGGATTACAAAGTAGGCCGGATTCCCTTCGTCAACGCAGGTCGGTTCTTTGTCAACCTCTACCATCACTGGTGGCTGGTGCACAACATCGAAGACTTCCTCAGCAGCACAGGCAAAGAACTGCGCTATGAGTACAAGTCGTACTGGACCCACATCCTTGATTGTGGCCTCCTGTACCCTGCGTTGTTCGTCTACGTCTGGACTGGTTACAACTGGCTGTTGACTGCATAACCCCTAGGCCTAGTGCGGTGTCCCCGCACTAGGCCTTCTATTTCTTTTGTCTTCGTTTTAAAGAACTACTGTTTCATCCTCTATGACAAACACCCGGGCTAGGAACACATTCCTGGCCCCTTATTCCGGAAGCTAAACCATGTTCGACAATATGCGTAAGTCTGAGTTCATCCCTCTGCCACCTACTGTTGGCCGCATCATCGTCTGCGTACCTTCCCTTCGTCATGTCAAGGCCCTTCAGGTCGTGCTGGGCGACCGTATCTCCCAAGAGGAGCCGATTGGTTGGGATGAGTTCTATGCCAAGCCTGATGACTTCCAGAACAAGGCTCGCCTGATCTACCTTCAGGCCGAGACGACCGGGGAGACCATTGCCAAGCTGCCTTCCCGGACGACCTTCTTGGCTGAAGATGTGTTCGTACTCGTGGACGGTAAGAAAATCCTGCCGTTGCGTGACCAAACCAGTCGCAAGTGGGGCGATGAGAACACACTGACTGAAGATGCCTTGGCGCGGTACTTCGATGTCTTGGCTACCATCCCGGAGGAACCGTATGCGAGCTAAGCCATTGGCCTTGGCCATTGCCAGCCTACATGCCACGAAGGGCGACTACTTCGTCTCTACTGCCCCTGTGGAGTCTCAGTGGAAGCCTCACGAGAAACTGGCAGTGGCTCGTAACAGGAAGGTTACTTCATATAGGCATATCGTTGAGCTCGTCCGTATTGAGGGCGAGGACTTCACCTTACGTCCTGCACTGACAATCATAAATGGCATTGCTCGCCGGACAATCCACACCGAGGACTACACTCACGTGTTCTCGGTCAAGGCTAACTTTGCGACGGGCGATGTGGTTGGACATTTACAGAGTTTCGAGCACGGTTCTCACGAATACGTGTACATGAAAGGTGAGTGGGCTATCACCACCATCGAAACCAATGAAGGACGCCGTGGAGGTTCCGATGTATAACCGTTCTAACACTTTGGGCTTTGCGGCCCTGCTGGATGCGCTGGTCATTGATTTGGCTACGGAGCTTGAGATCCTTGTGGAGCAAGCGCCTACAGTCCGTGACCACTTCGCTACGCTGGCGACCGCCAAGACCCTCGTGAAGCACGAGGTGGACGTGCACGGCGTACAGATGAAGGATGAACTGCTCGAGGTCCGTGAGTGGTTCGAGTTGAAAGGTTGTCCAGGTGTCTCCTTCACCGTCATCATGTCCTTCGACGACGAGTTGGCCTTGATCAAGTCCGATGTCGAAGTGCGTGGTGTGACGGCGGCCAGAGTCGGTGGGGACCGATTCATGCAGTGGGGTTCAGCGGAGAAGAAATGTCTGGTGTTCGAGAACATCGACCTGTGTCAGTTTGTAGCCACTCCTAAATTACTCGGCCCATTGGCTGCGGTAATCTTCTCGATGCTGTTCAACAGTCAGTACTCTGATGACTTCGTCGAGATGGCTGAGCTGTCCTTGGACTTCGCTCAAGGGCACCACCAGATCTTCATCAACAACTCGCACTATGGTTCCGTCCACGACCATCAGAACTTCACCTTCTATCCGAAGAAGGGGTATCACGACCTGATCGAGCTGGCAGCGCTGTCGTTCTTGGGCACTTGTCCTCAGCATCGTGACATCTACTTCGTCCCAGAGCCAACCAGTTCCAGAGGCACTGACCTGTTTCTGGCTGTGGAGGGTGCAGAGTAACGAGTGGGTGTGATCTTATGGCAATACTCCGAATCAAGCAACCTTAGGATTTGTCTATGGATCGCACCCCCGTGTCCCTTTGGGCAAAGCACCTGATCCGAGCGTCCATTGACTACTTCAATGAGCGTACGGTTCAGGCGTGCCTGATCGTGGACAACTCTGTTCTGAAGGACGGGGTCCTTGCGTCACTGAAACAGGAAAGCGATGATTTCATTATCTGCGTTGCTCCTGGCTTCACGACACAACTGGACTTCGATGAAACTGAACTGAACATCGCTGTCAAGTTTGATAACCTGGCCCACGTCATGAGTATCCCGTACAACGCTGTCAAGGCTGTAATTGCTGCCAACAGCGGTGGGGTGCTTACTGAAGATGGTCACATGAACATTATTAGCATACCGCCGGTGATTTACCCACCAGCGTCACGCTTTCGCAACGAGCACGAGTTGGCGGAGATGGCCCAAAAGGCTGCCGATGCCGAAATGCATGCCCAACCCGGGCAGGACGAACTGCAACTCGTAGCTAAAAGAAGGTCATGAGGACACAATGATCGAACAAGTCTGGTACGACACCTTTTCCAAGCTGGAGCAATTCACCAACGAGCTTGAGAAGGTCAAGTCCTATGTGGCACTGAGCGAACTGAAACCGCTATGGCGGATCATGAAGTCGGTGCAGTTGCGCTATATCCCTGTCGTTACCGAGGAAGTGAATGTACGGCTCACACAGCTGCTCATCCGCCTCGAAATCCGTGACGTCGGCGCGAGTGCTTGGGGGGCTCCAGCAGCCATCAAGTTCATGCACAACATCCACATGTCCTGCTCTTTAGACCCAGTCTCTTTGGGTGACGAATAAGTCATCCAGCACCAATATAACCACCTAGAAGTAAAGGGATAGCCATGAAAACTCCAGATAACGCCAACCCGTCGACCCTTCTCGGACACGCCATCGTTTTCGTTACTTCCTACGAGGAAGCTGCGGCTATGATTAAGCGTCTGCCGGATGTGAAGGAGTTCTTCGTCATCGGCGACAATGTGCGGAAAGTGCCAACCACGGTCCAGACGCTCTTTAAAGAGCGCAATGCCCGACCGTTCCGCATCCGGACCTCCGGTACATGGAATCCCCTTTTCAAAGCAATGGGCGAAGTAGATGACGTGCGTGCCGAAGGCGTCAAATACGGCAAGGGTGGTGAGCTGATGTTCATCTCCATCCTCAGTGCCCATGAGATCTCATCGGCTCTCAACCGTCATCGTGCGGTGAGTCAGATCTCCTGCCGTGAAATGTATTGGCTCGACACTCTCAGCTTAGGTGAGGAAGCTGACGACGCTATCGACCTTGCATTGCGCAGCATGCCATCGGTATTGACACCGATCGCCTACAAGGACCTGACTGCTCAACAGCGGTTTGACCTGACGGCGTTCGAGTTTGCCCGTTTCACTCGACCGATCCACTGTGTGGACTCAGTTGAGAACTCGTACAACGGCGTGGCGTTCTACACGAACTTCAAACTGGGCGAGTCGTTTCACGGTACCCGCAATGTCAGCACGCGTGCTGCCTGAGCTGGGCAACCCAACATACGGGCGGGGGTCAACCCCGCCTTTATGTCGTGTGACATGTGTTTTTGAACAAACCCGACCTATCAAATAGGTAACCACGAGGATGCCATCATGGAACGCACATTTATCAGTAAGCAGGAAGGTCCGACCCAAGTCTGGATCACTGACGATCCCGAGAAGATCGCGATGTTGACGCGTCCGGGCGTCTTCCCGCTGCAACGCCACACCGTTGTATTGAAAGGCCATCCGTACGACCTGTTCCTGATTGGTCCTGGTACCGATCAGTACCTGGGTGATACCGAAGGGGCTATCAAGTTCGCTCGAGAGTTCATGACCACTGACACGTGTGAGCTGATGGACATGGCACGAGTACTGCTCCTGCATGAGGGTCGTCCATGAGTGTGTTTGAAACGGCGCTGGCTGCATTCAAGGAACAGGCAAGAAACGACACACAGAGCTACCTGAGTGCCGAGCAGCTTAAATTCCGGATACACACGTACAAGGACTTTGATCCGACTTACGACGGTACGTGGCCCAAAGATGTACATGCCTTGTTCGCCACTGGCGCTCTGCACCTGATCTTCGCTCCAATGCTGGTTTGCATCCAACGTCGGGACTTTGTAAATCATCCGGGATATCAGGTGGGCAACTATGCCATCTACTTCCTTCAGTCAGCGATGAATCGGGAAGGGGGTGTCAGGGGTGAGGGTTTCTGCATTGCACGGATCACCACCGACGATGCGTTATTCAGACCCATCGCAATCACATCAATGAAACCGTTCTGGTACAACATGCATGTCGACTAAACATCGGAAGAAAATGAAAGAGGCTCGCAAGATGCGGGAACGTCAAATCAACGTGCTGAAGGGTATTGCTTTCTTGATCGTACTGGCCATTGGCCTTGCGCTCTTCTCTGGGAGGTAAGTAATGGAGACCGACACCGATTTCGCCTTGAAGAACTGGAAGTCGTCCAAGCTTATCAAGAAGCAGGTCCGGCACTTGAGGGAAGAACCTCTCTACGCCAAGGAAGACCCGGAAGCCAAAGCCGAGCTGTTCAAGTTCTGCTACGCGGTCCGGGCTAAGCTGCGTGAGATTCAGGAGAAGCCTCTCGAGGAACGTCCTGCGTTGCTGGAAGAGTTCCGTAAAGATTACAAACTGGCCATCTCGACTCAGGACTACATGCGTTACGACGTAGATGTCCACGAGTACACACTCGGGATGATCATGGACATTCCTAAGGAGTTAGCATGAGTATCGAAGAAGCACCGGTGGGTGCATTGCCGCTGGAAGATTACGAAGCCATCGAAGAAGCCATCTTTGACGGCACTGGGTTTCATGCTTCCGAAGGACTGCCCAACGACCTCGCTGATGCGGTCCATCGCTTCACTGAGTCCGGTGACAACGTGGCCTTCGTTGACCCTAACCATGAAGAGTACGTGGAACTCATCATCCGTATCCCGAGGGTCTGATGAAACCAATCGCCCTCTGTCGTTTCTGTAGCAGACCGGCCGTTATCGTTGATGGCCTGTTCCCTTACGAGACGCTCTACAACCGCTGTGCGGTCCATAAGGAGGTCAAGTGATCCAGACTGTAACCGGGAACGTCCATCTCTTGGGCGGTAAGATCCGGGATCAATACGGCGAGCATTGCTGTCTGCACGTCCATGACATTGAACTGGCAGAGTACATGAATGAGTTCAGCGAGAAGCTGGTCACCATGCGCTACTGGGTCAATGATCGTGAACTGACGTCCGTGGAGCAGTGCATTGAACTGACCTTGGAACAAGTCATGGGTCTGGGCAACGTGTCGGCAGTGTGTACGCACCATTGGTCTGAAGTCACTGGGTATCTCTACACCACTGAGAAAGCCAAAGTCGGTGGTCACGACCTGATTGCCGAGCTGGAATTCTGGGTGGGCAAGTATGTCCTGCTGGAGATCGAGGTGCATCCAGAAGCACCGACTCAAGAACAGATCAATGCCACGGCTGAGAAGATCACTCGTGATACTAAAGCCACCGACGCACTGCTACATTTCCTGACAGGGCGTCCCTAATGGAACGTGTCGAAACCCAAACCATCAACCTGCGGGAAGTCTTGAATCAGACATACCCCAAGGTCAACAACAACTGGTCGATGAAACGTAAGGTCAAGCACCGTAAGTTCATCGCGGCAAAGATAAAGCGCCACCAGCTCACCATTGTCTCCGTCCTAAGGAAAACTGTCAGTGAACAAGTTAACCCCGTTCGTCCTTAACACTCGTCTGACCCCAACTGATGACGCGTACCACAACCTCGTCGAAGACGTGCTGCACAACGGCAACTTCAAGGGCGACCGTACTGGCACTGGCACCCATGCGGTAGTGGGTCGCATGGCACGTTACAGCCTGCTGAACAAGCGTTCGCCTCGCCTGACTACCAAGGGCATGCAGGACACTGCTGAGCGCGAGATGCTCTGGTTCTGCGGTGGCAGTTCCAGCATCAAGGAACTGCGTGACCAGAAGATCGGTATCTGGAACAGCTGGCTGATCCCTGGGACTGCCAGATACCAAGACCGCACTCTTGATGAACTCGTTCATCTGGTCACTCGGAAGATCGGCGGTGACGACGGTACGGTGAACCTCACCACGCCTGACAACTTCGCCAAGATTCAGGAAGGCCATGGCATCAACACCTACGGCAAGTGCATCGTCAAACTCACGACGAAGGAAAGCGGGCAGAAGACCGTGGCCGTTTACGGCAGCACGGAAGATTTTGCCAGTGTTGAAGCGGTTATCAACTACATCGCTATCGAGATGGGCATTGCTCTGCGTGTACTGATCGACGGTGACATTGGTCCGGGCGGTTACGGTCCACAGTGGCGTCATTGGCAAGACACGCAGATCGTCTCTCAGACTGGGTTGCACGAATACCACAAGCAAGGCTATACCGTCCGCGGTGAGGTCGCTCCGGTAGGACTGCCTGATACCGAAGAAGCCCTGCTGACTGAACTGGATCGTGTGGCCGCTGCGAAAGGCTATGTCCGCACCGATGTCGTGAAGGTGCAGTTCGACGAAGTGGGCGATAAAGGCTACGACGTCTATAACAACGGCGGTACGTTGTGGGCTCGCTACCATGACGAAGACGGTCTGCGCAAGATCTTCACTGTCATCGCTGACCTGCCTCGCTTTGTGGTCCATCGTGAAATCGACCAACTGGTCAATGCGATCCAGATCCTGAAGCATGATCCAAACAGCCGTCGCATCATCGTGTCTGCTTGGAACCCAGCACTGACGTGGAAGGCAGCCTTGCCGCCATGCCACCTGTACTTCCAGTTCATCTCTCACGAACTGACTCTGGAACAACGCGTCATGATCGCTCAGGATCAGGTCGAGTTGGCCAAGTACGACCTTGAGAAGAAACAGCGTCAGACTGGCATGATGGATCTGGCACTGCGTACCTGGACAGACTGGACTCATTATCAGGCTCAGACGAAAGTCTCTGATGAAGAGTTCCATCTCCGCCTGGACGAAGCCGGTATCCATCGTCGTGGTCTGTACTGCTTCCTGCTGCTGCGCTCGAACGACCTGGGCCTCGGTCAACCGTTCAACGTGGCTCAGTACGCAACGCTGACGCACATGGTAGCCCAATGTGTCGACATGGCTCCATTGGAGCTGGTGTGGGCTGCTGTGGACGCTCATGTGTACACCAACCACGTCGCTGCCCTCGAACACCAGTTGACTCTGGAATCGAAGGACTGCATCCCGCGTCTTGAACTGAATCCTGAAGTCAAGTCGATTGACGGCTTCAAGATCAGCGATCTCAAGATCGTTGACTACGATAGCCATCCGGCCTTAACCAAAGACATGCCGGTAGCCGTGTAAGGATAAATGGAATGAAAGCTATCAACCATGCTCGCAACGCAATTCGGTTTGCTGTTGTGGTCTTCTGGGTTGTCGTCCTTGGACTGGCATACACCGCGTTTCAAAACTCCGGCAATAGTTTCGCGCTGGGTTGGGGAACGTGGCTGTTCTACGCAGTCCTGACAATCGTTGTACTTTACGCCGGTGTCGTTTACACCATCAAACTCTGGAGCTTCAAATGAAAAATGTTGTAGTAGCTGTACTCCTCATGCTGGCCATTGCTGGCTGTAGCCGTACCCCGTCCAACGTCCACGTACTGTCGACCAGCAATTGTGGCGCCAACTGGGAAAAGCTCGCGGTTGCCTCTACCGTGCCCAAGCACACCGGTAACCCGTGTGGCTACAACGTAGCTCTGCCGAACTGGCCGATGGCTGGCGATACTCAGTTCAAGACCCAATTCTCCAAGAAGGTCTTGAGTATGGCCAAGATGTCGTACACCTACACGATCACCGATCCGATCCGGTTTATCAGCGAAGCGCGGTACCTCGGCAAGATGGGCGGTTCCCTCGAACTCTCCGCTGACACCGTCGGCAGCCGTTACGAGATGGCCGAGAACATCATCATCGACAAGATGCTGCGTGAGGTGACGACTGAGCTGACCCGTGATCTCGACGTGGTTGATGCCAACCCGGCAGAAATCGAAGACGCGATTCTGAAGACAGCCAAAGACACCCTGGAGAAGAAAGGTATCGTGCTGAGTGACCTTGCTTTGGTCATCGAGAACGACGACTTGACTCGCCTGGCCATCGACGCTGCTACAGCGATCCGTGTGTACGAAGCTGCCGGTATCCGTACCGTTGGTGAAAGCGTGATGACTGCGCGCGCCGGTGCCACCAAGATCCAGATCGTCACTGGGTCCGAGCACACTTCGGAACAGTAAGGGGCAATCAATGTCCACCCCTCGGTTGCAGGAAGGTAAGCAGCCGAACATGACTCACCTGGGCGGCTCGATGTATATCGTGCGTACCCAGGCGGGTCTGCGTAAAGCCATCAAGCAACAGTTTGACGACTGGAAGGAGATGGAAGTTTACGGTCGGCCTAAGAAATATCCAGCCATTGTCGCGATCATGAGTGGTCGGTCTTGCGGCATTGACCATATCCAGATTGCCAGTACGCACCTGAACGTTATCAAGGACGTGCTGGCTCAACAAGGTGAGCTATGACTGCGCCATCTGCCACTATTACTGTTCCTGAAGTTGCCGAACGTTTCAGAGAGTACTGGCTGGACAATCCAGCTTGGGGTTCTCTGCACATCGTTCTTGATGACTTCAATGTCGACAACCACCACGTAGAACACTGCATCGAGTACGCCGTCCAGAATGGCGACAAAGAAGGTGAGGCACTGGCCCGCATTCTGTTGCAGATGTCCAAATCACAGCGCCTGAAACTCTCGCGCATCGGTTAAAGGAATCGCCGTGAAGAATGTACCCATCTTGATGCTCCTGCTATTTGCTGTAGTGAGCTGTGGTCCTCAAGAAGCACGTTCCAGCAATGACGCCAAATCCCCCAACATGCGCTACTTGGGTGAGACGCCGGGCTGTAAGATCTATTCCGGGTTTGAACACGGGATACGTTTCTTCGTGACTGACGGTAAAGGCGCTCACGACAACTGCTCTATCTCCACTGCCCAGTAAGGAATCGCCATGTGTTTCTTCATGCTCTATCCAGTCGACAATGTCGAGAATCCTGACGTAGTTGAGAAGTTCACAGGACCTGATGACGCTGTTAAAACTGCCGTACAGCTTTGGCTTCACGGTCGGGTTGCTCAAGCGGCTATCGACGAAGCTGCGAAGTTCGAGCGCGTCATTGAAACGTCCTACGGTGTCCCGTTGGGTGAACTCCCGGATAGAACGGTGATCGTCACCAACCCCGTGGGTCAGCGTTACCTCGAATTGGAAGGTAACGTCCATCCTGAGCAGGTGTATGTTTCTCACCACAAAGGCCTGGACGGTAAGATCCTCAGTCTGCAACTGAAAGACTTTGGCTACCTTGCCATGTACAGCATCACTTACACCGTTAACGGAGCCGAACTGAAGGTCAAGTTCGGTGTTGAATCCGAAAACGCCACGACCTATAACTGCAAACCACCGGAGTTTCACTATGCCCCAATCGTCTGAAGTTCTGTCCACGTTCCGCAAGGTGTGGAACCACTCCCCAATGCCGTTCCCAGACTTCACTGGCCTGCGCGTCATGATGATGCCGGTCAAGCTCGGTTGCCTTGACGGTGTGCCTGTCCAGTACATGGACCTCGTCTACGACCTGTTCGGCATGGTTGAATCGCGCTTCATGGGCGATATCGGTTACCTGACCATCGACGAGCGTGAGCTGCAACCGGGTGAGACACTGCGTCGTTCTGGTCTGCACGTTGACGGCTACTACCAGGGTCGTTGTGGTGCATGGGGTGGCGGTGGCGGTTGGGGCAGTGTTGGTAATGGCATGCTGACGGTTTCCAGCACTGCTCACTGCAAGGCGTGGCTGGGTGTTGCCCGTGGTGAGATCGGTAGCGAAGGTGAAGCGGATCAGATGGACCTCAGTGCCTGTGGGTCCATTATCTTCGGTGCTGGTGATGTCTACTGGGTAGACGGTGCGTGCATTCACGAATCGTTGCCGGTGGAAGAAACCACCAAGCGTCAGTTCGTGCGTCTGTCCATGCCCAACAACGGCCCTTGGTTTGAAGGCTACACGGAGAACCCTACCGGTATCAAACCGTCGAACGACATCCTGCCTCGTCGTGACAAGTTCATGAAGGGCTAATGGCCACGGCAAAGAAGCCGCCCACTGCTGAAGAGCGGTGGGCACGGTGGAGGGAGGACAGTCGGTCTATCCTCCCTGACATCGAAAAAGCTAAAGACCAGATTACGGCTATCCAGCTCAAGAAGGCCGGCAAGCTTCATTAAGGAAGATTCATGAAAGCTCAAACCACTCAGACCCTGATTAACCCCTCTAAACGCGACTTCATGTTGCAGTTCATTCTGAACGCTCGCTTGAGTGGTCGGGGTCAGGACATCGGTTCTGGCGGTGAACGTGGTCGTCGTGAAATTGTTGAGGCTGCTGAAGACCTCTACAACCTGACCATGAAGAAATGTGAAGAGCCCATTCCTGAGGAGAAGTAACATGTTGAAACTTCGTTCGATACTTGATGAAGACCGTCATCGCTTTATGTGCTTTCACGAAGGGTTTCGGTTGATCGTTACGCCTCGGTTGTCACGGATAGACGACGATGCCCGTACTCCGGTCCCTGTCACCGTAGACGGTGTGGCTCACGTCCTCTTCACCGATTACAACCGTGACAATCATCTTCAGGACATCTTCCTCCATGTGCCTGACGGACCGTACAAGGACTACAGAGGCCCTCGTCTGATTTACCAAGAGTTCGAAGTTGATCTCGATACCTTCGACAAGCACTTCAGCATCGTGCTCTGGCGTCGCGAACGCGGCACACTCTGGTCGCAGCAGGTCAAAGGCATCGATGCAATGCTCGCTGCGCTCAAGGAAGGCTGGTTCCGTGAACCGGTTCCTGAGAAGATCGAAGACGCCCAGTACATTCAGGTCGCCCGTGATGGCCAGGTGAGTCGTGAGCGCAATCCGTTTTACGTACCTCCGGCACCTGAAGGAGCGAACTGATGGGCACGTACACAACGGTTGTATGTCAGCGCAAGATCGGTGACAAGTGGTTTATCATTTTGCCTGAGGGGCTCGGATACAATCCCGAGATCCCTCACTCGTACGGCAAGATGGACATGATGGACGACATCGACAAGTCGATGGGCATTAACTTGGAGAGCTCTGGTGCGTTGCACTCCATTCGTCAGGACTTCCAATCGCCGAACGAATACAATGAACCGGATGAGTACGCTCCGTGGGCTAAGCGGGGTCTTCCAGACGACGCCGATGACGAGATCAAGGAGATCTTTGAACACGAGTACCAGAACAGCATCAGCTGGGCGATGGTCGATGAGATCCTGGCTTACGACTTCGACAAAGAACTCGTCAACACCGGTTACGGTGACAAGAAGGTCACGTGGACCGAGCACCTCCAACCTGCTTACCGCATCTGGTTCGAGCAGTTGAAGGCAATCGGGGTAGAGCGGGTCATCTACAGCAACGGTTAAGGAGCGGGTACATGTTCTCTGACATCCATATCGGTCACTTGCGCGGTAAGTCTCACAGCACGGATAGACTCCTTGAGCTTTACGGAGAGATGGACTTAGGTCCTGATCCGTGCTGCGATGATCGGTTCCATGGTGACCACCCTAACGACCAAGGCGAGCGTACGAACAAGAAGCTTCGTGTGCAGCCTTTCTATCAACGCGGACGCGATGGAAAGATGAAGAGGTTCTAATGAAAGCCACGTTTCCGCTTGAGACCATCCTTGCGAGCATGCGTCAGCACGAACAGGTAGTCGTCAAGATGCCTGCCCTGAACCACTTCATGTCTCGCTTAGAAGGTAAGCTGCTGGATGTTCTGAAACGCAATCCATCGGCAGAGGTACCTTACCACAACAACCGGCACATGAAGGGCGTTTGGGACATTGGCCAAGTCATGTGGGAGGCTGAAGGTGAAGACCTCGGCCTGGGCGGTGATTGGGCGTTTGTGGCGTTGATGTTCGTCACCCTGCTGCATGACTACGGTCATTCGGCTGGCAAGGACAACGACCACTACAATGTCCTGAGTACCCGGGAGTTCGTCTCGGACTTAATTGCGCGCAACGGTTATAGTTTGCCAAGTCGCGTCGTTGAAGTCATTGACAGTGCCATTGAGTGCACCGAGTTTCCGTTTGTGATCCCTCCACGCAACAAGCTGGAGATGGTCATGCGGGACTGCGATGTCCTCTATGCCACCGTGAGCCTCGACCCTACTCTCGTCATGGAAGACCTCCGTGCTGAGATACAGGTAGCGGCCAAACGCGACGTGACCTATGAGGAGATGCTGGTCGGACAATCCAAGTTCATGGAGTCCGCAGAACTCTTCACAGAAACCGGTCGTGCTATCTGGGACATCTACGCTCCCCGTTACCTTGTACGGCTTCAAGAATACGCTAAAGAAAAGGGTACATCCGATGGCTGAGAAGAACATTAACCAGGTTCGTGCGTACACCATGAGCGATGCCGCTCTGGAAGTATTCACTAAGCTGTTCAACAAAGGTCCACAGACCGATGGTGATCTGCCGAGCAAAGCAGGGATGAAAGAACTCATCTCCCTGAACCTGGCCAAGAAAGACCCGAAGGACGCAGAACGCAACCTGCTGACCAAATTGGGGGCACATGAAGCGGCGGTTTACTTCACCGAACAAGCGGTGCGTAAGCAGCAAGAAGAATCCAAAGCCACCGAAGAACATCCGGTAGCCGAAGAAGAAGCTTTCCATGATGGGGAACCGCTCGATGAAACCGAACCGGCGTGAGTTTCTCCGGTTACTGACCATTGGTGCAGGGGCGGCTATTGCAGCCCCAGTACTGGCGTTCGTACCGGAACCAAAGATCGACGTGGAAGCACTGGCAGAAGCTTACCGTCTCAACGTTCAAGAGGACCTCGTGAAGCGCATGCGCGAAGGGGTCTACGAGTCCATTGAGAACAGCAACTACCAGAGCGCCATGGCCGCTGCGCGCAAGAACCCGCACTGGTGCACCAAAGAGATGCTCCAGCTTCATCCGATGCCACCAGCAGGAGTAGTCCATGCAGCCCACGCGCCGTAAGTTCTTAGGTCTGTTGGGGTTGGGTGCCGGTGTTGTAGTGGCAGGTCCTGCCCTCGCGAACATCCCTGATCTCATTATTGCTTCAGCACCTGAGCCGCTCGACACCATGGGTGAGTTGGCGTATCAGTTGAATGGCCAGTATGTCGTGGCCACTCAGGAGCAAGCGTGTGCTGGTATCGACACTAATCGGATCGTTACTCCGCGTGACATCCGTCAAATGCTCACTACCGCTAAACAAGACGACTTTGATGAGCGCTTCTTCCACACCGTCGTGACGTACCCGTAAACACCTAATGCTCCGGGGTTCGCCCCGGGGCTTATATCCCGATAGGAGGCTGTATGGCTTTCAACATCACTATCGTAGCGTTCGGTAAGGAACCAGACTACTCTGACGAGAAGCTTCTCAACTACCGTGGCTTTGATCCGGTTCTGGTTGGGAAGGAGACAGATGGATCTCTGCACTTCTACTCAGTGAAGACAGAAGTCCCGAATGCACACATCCTGCACGTACAGACTCGTGACTTGAAGGTAGAGTCGCCCAACATGTCGCTGGTGTTTGAAAATGCATTCCCTGAAGGGATCACCGAAGATTCGCCATTCCTCAAGGGTTATCAAGACCGTCTTCAGACAGTCCTCCGTGAAACCATGCTCCGTCTGAACATCACTGACAAGAGTCAGTGGGAAGGACCGTGGTTCTTCGAAGGTGTCATGGCCTTTACTTTTTTGAACGTCGGCAAAGAAATCTCCAACGATTTGGCTAAGGCTGAGCGCCGTGAGATCTTCAAACAGAGGAAACCATCATGAGCAACGATCCGGAAGAGACTGGTCCACTGACACCAGCCCAGCACGAAGAGATGCTACGCAATCCATTGAATGGCCAAATGGTGCATGAGATGGAAGAGGACCTCAAGTACTACAACGACATCTTGAAGAACACCACCGAAGGCGATCCGGTCTATGGACGCTTCACTCAACAGAAGGAGGTCACTGAGCGTTACCTGCACCTACATCGTCGGTTTGAAACTTACGGGGTGAGCGAGATCATCTCGTTGGATAAGGTTCACGACACCCGACGCTAATCAACTTATTTACAGCAATACATTATTGCGGTGAATCTCTAACCATTAGGAAACACCATGAGTAACTGGCTCGCTGACCAGCTGACTGCATTGCGCAATTGCTTCTTTCTTGAGAAACCCACCTCCAACGATGTCCAAGCAGCGTTGGTTGAACTGGCAAAAGAAGTACCGAAGGTGGCGCCTTTCGATAACGATGCGATCATGGCGTGCATCCGGGCCAACAATCGAAAGGACGCTGTCCTGATCCGTGGCAAGTTGTTCAGCTATGTTAACTTCCGTAGCGGACACTTCTCGCCAGTAGGTGGCAATGGTCGACACATTGAAGTGTTGACTTGTATGCCGGATAACTTCCACTTACACATGGACTACCTCCCCATCCCTGCCGAGTTCTACCCACGGTCTCCAGAAGACATTGAGGCGCCGGGTGTATGGATTGAAGACATCGACAAATGCGACCAGCTTGTCGGTTACATGAAAGATGTCATGCAGCAGATTGGGTGGGCGAGTAAGTTGATCAAGAAAGGTCAGCCGTACCAGTTTGTCAAGGCGGGCGAATGTTACCTGCCATGCATCAAGCTGTACACCGACCTGTCGTGGATCGACATGGGTTGGGAAGGACCAGCGATTATCGTTGGTTGCTATGGCGACCGCCGTGTTCCAACTGCGTCCGGCATCATTCCAGATGAAGCCAAGCTCTACGACATGTCCGAGGTGTTCAACATCTTGGAGGAGTTCCGCACGGGTCCGCTCCAAGACATGCTCGACAACCACGAGTCGGTCATCGAGTTCAAACATACCTTCGAGGCGTTCATCAAGTATCTGGACGACAAGTCCATCACCTACCGCTGAGGTCCATCATGGAAAAGAATGCCTACATCTCGATCTGGGGTTTCCTCGTCTTTGTGGTCGATTCGTCGTTGGACGTTTACGAAAAGTGGGAGACGTTCCAACGTCACGGTATCGCTCGTAAGGAAACCCTTGGCGAGCGTAAAGAAATCTTCATTGAAACCCTGATCCACAATGGTCTGGTTAACGAAGTCAGCGATGCTGAAGTAATCCCGGACAAGATCGACAGCTACTTCGATTGGTTCTTCATGAAGGCCGACCCGAAGGCTGAATTGGTCCCAAGTCCGGATTGTCTGTTGCGGTTGCAGCAGGCGATTGGTGACAAAGAGTTCAATGCGATGTCGGTGTACGAACGTGAACTGTTTGCCACCGGGTACCGTTCTCCACTCATCACCGATGTGAACTTTGATCGTCAGACCTATTTCCGTTGGGTCGGTGACCACAAGGCCGGTAGCTTCGAAACGAAGAAGATGGCTCTGTTCAAAAGCTGGTTCAAGCGTAATCAGGACATGGCCACCGCAGAGCAAGGGTTTGCTGTCCAGAACGTCTTCTCCAACGACCCGAAAGATAAATGGGCCTCGTACTCTTACACGTACGGCGCTCAAGGCAAACTGGGTTACGAGGTGCTGATTGTCAATGCTGGCCAGAACTCAGGGGCCATGTTGGCAAAGGTCACCAAGTGGGCCATCGAAACGGGTGGGTTCATTGAGAACGTGCCCTTCACGATTCCAGGTTACACGGTCGGTCCTGCTGGTGAGTTGCTGAAGGCAGTCGCCACTGAACAGATCATGGGCGATGTCGCCACGACGCGCATGTTGGGGGCTGTCAACGCCGGCATGACCCGTTACATGCAGGTCTTCGTCGGCGACAAGAACAACATCTTGCCTGGCGAAGACGGGTACGACACTGGCTACGTGCAAGAACTGCCTCCAGAGGTGAGTGATGAGCAAGGTCATTGATTTCGCTGCGTTCAACGACCGTAAGGCAGAGGCGACATCCGCTGCCAAACGGGAGTACCTGAAAGGCTTTGCCAAGAAGGTCGCGGACATGACCTTCGTTCCAGGCTTCATGTATCCGTTGGCAGGCCAGAGCATCTGCGCTGGCTGGCACGGGTATCTGGACATGCCTCAGTGCACTGATTGGTGGTTGCCGGCTGTTGTACCTGTGCAACCTAATAATGGCAAGATGTCTTGGGAGATCGAGTTCTACAACTGCCGCATACCGCAGAAGGACGAAGTCTTTCCGTTGGTTGGCAAGATCGAAGTCTTCCCCAGCCGTCAACCCGTGCCCAAGACCGACGTCGATGGACTGACCATCTTGGAGAACTGCATCAATGAATTCGGCGACGGGGCGAACAACCCAGCGTTGCCGTTTCATTGCATCATGTTCTTTGCACAGAAGGACATGGGCTTCAAGTACGTCAATCACACTGTCGACGGCACATCGGTAACGATCGTCCTTCAAGCTCTCACAGAGCGCATGGAGGTGACGTTCCATGCAGCCCAGTGCATCGTGTTGCTAGACTACTTAAAGCTCAGCATTGATCGCTTAAACCGTCGTGACGGTAAGTCCATTGAAGTCGAATGGCCTGAACCGAAACCCACCGAATAAACACCTAGGAACCTCACCATGCCGTATGCCATCTATCGCTTGTCCGGTCACAACCCAGCATCCTTCGGTCTCGAGGGTCTGGCGGATCATCTCGACTACCGGTCCATCATTGACTCTCGATTTACCACGTTTGGTAAAGACCCATTGGCTGTCCAGCAGGACCTCTTCAACTTCATTGTGAAAGAACACCGTGATGCTGAAGAGCGTCGGGTGCCGGATGACCTCGAGCTGATGTACACTCATGAGGTCCAGCCATACCCGGGCACCGCGTTCGATCCAATGGGTGGCGCAGGGGTACACGACATTCAGATGGAGCACTGCCATCAGCAGCTGTTCCGGGCGTTTGACAGCCTCAAGCTGGAAGTCGTTAAGTTCCACAGTCCTGAGACTGAGCACCTCATCGACGAGGCACGAGAGATCGTCAATGATCGCAACGTCACTTTGGCATTGGCTCGGGTCAGTAACCCACACGGCATTGTCATGAACCTTGGTCGGATCATTGCGGACATTGACCGTGACAGTCGTCGCTGCGTCAGCATCACAGGGGCTTCGATGTTCGAGGATTGCATCGAGGTCCTCAAGACATCGGTGGAGGCGTACACGACGCTCCATCAATCCATGCGCTTTGTGACACTGGCCACTGAACAGAAGGAGGCTTGAGATGTCGTACGCTATTTATGCCCTGAACTGGCAACAGCGAGAACTCCATCACGAGTTCGTCAGCCGTAAGAAAGATGCGTTCCACGTCTGGGGCGATGTGATTGCGTTCATCACCGAATACAACCGCGGTCTGGATACGGATCGTGTCGGTGATGTGGCAGCGTTGCAGAAGCAGCACGACGATCTCAACGCGTTCATCCTCGAAGAACTGCCTAACTGGACTCTGGTGACACTGGAGGTCATGGACAAGGACACCGAGGAACGTATTGATGAGATGTTCGAGTTCTTCCACAATCACCGCAAGTACTGCGACGAGTTTGCGTTCGTTGAGAATCAAGAAGCATTGGTTCTGATGAGTCGTCTGGACTTCGGCATGCGTCGTCTGATCGACCGTCGCTTCCACTACCTCTGGCTGGAAGGCCCGCAGGAGGTGAAGGACAAGCAACAAGCTGAGTTCATCTGGTACTCCAACCAACTCCGGGCTTTCAACGCATTGCTGCGCAGTGACGTCGACATGAGTCGCTTCAACCAGCTCACGGAAATGTGGACGGGTCCCCAGTCAATCTTAAAAGATCCGGTCAATGGTGTGGATGTCGATCCTAACGGTGAGTACATCTGGTGGACCAATCAGGGCGATTGTGAAGGCGTCATGGCGTATCACGAGAAGGCTCGTTTCGAAGGCATGATCCCTTGGGGTGGACCTCTTCGTGATCACGTATACAAAGAGCTGTCTTCTCGTAACGGGCGCCATGCGGCAGGCTGTGTCTGGGGTCTGAAGGAGCAGCCAACGTTCGATCGGAGTAACGACTTCCATCGTTACATCATCAAGTATTGTGGCGGGGTCCTCATCACCTACGAGGACCTGATGGCTGTCCGTCATAACCAAGGGTTCGTCACGGACCTGAAACTCAAACCGCTCTGGGAGTTGAAGTAATGCGCCAACGAATGAAAGATTTGATGATGACTGTTCATCGCGGTGAGTGCCGTGCTGCTCAAGCCTGTGGTACCGAAGGTGAGATCCTCTTCGATCCGCGTGGTGAACAGAAGATCCCCGTTACCGCAGAGAACATGCACATCTACAACCTCGGCGTAGCGGCAGGTGTGCACGGTCTACTCGGTCAGTTGTCCGAAGATGGGTACGACATCGTCAATGACAAGGGCATTCATGTCGACCAGGCAGATGACTACGGTCGTCCTCAGAACTACGACACTGCCTTCGTACAGTGGTTGACGCCGTCGCGCGATGAAGGCAATGATCCGGTTGACGAAGAAGAGCCAATGGACTGAGGGATCGTGATGAGCAGTATCCCTGGGTACAAACTTGAGGACTTCGTCGCATGGCAATGGAACCTCGTTGTCGATGAAGCCCCCGAGAACAACATCAGCCTAGGGTTTGCGGAGGCGCTTGGGAACATCCCTGAGCGCCCTCGTTTGACCAAGGAGCAGTTCGCTCCTATCTTGGCTGTCTATGAACCGCTGCGTGAAACCATTGAACGTCGACTGGATGACTTCGATGAAGACCGGCAGTCTTGGCGTGGCTACGCGAGTTATGTTGATTGTGACATGACAGACGAGATGAACGCCGAAGCAGAACGACTTGTCAAGGAGTTGAAATGCGCATTGTTAACCGTGCAGAGTTCTTAGCCCTTCCAGGCCAAGTCCTGTACTCGAAGGTACACAAAGGTTCTCCCGAAGAAGGTGTCTTCATCAAGTACCCACACAGTGAAGGTCAAAACCACAACGACTGGAACTACGATGCTATCTCTGGCACCGGTGCCATGGAGTGTGGTGGTTCTGATGAATTGTGGGACAATATCTTCGCCATGGTGAAGAACCCTGCAATGTCGGTACCCACTGACTTTCACTACACTGGCCGAGATGGTCACTACGATGGAGACGAAGTCCAATTCCTCATCTTCGAGAAGGAGGACATCGTAAAGCTGAACAACCGTTTCACCGAATTGCTGGAGAACATGGCGTGAACCAGATCAAACAGCTTCTCATTAACCCCGTAGAGTTTCAATACGCTGAGCATGTCCCGGATAACGGGAAACATTACTACGCTCGTACTGATGAGCATGGTCATGTGCACATGCCAGCGGGAATTGAACCGGGCGATCAGGTGACGGTGCATTATGAAGTGCCCAACCCGATCTACCAACGCATCCCAACGCTGGAACCCAAGCGCCTTCCGCGCAGCCAGCGAATCCCTCACCTCACACGCGGTGGCTTCCACCGCTAACGGAGATAACATGCCAGACCAAGACAAACCGTTTTCCCAGAAGATCATTGATGCGGGTGAAGACTTCCAAGTCGACGCCATGGAGGATTTCGATGCCCGTGTTGCATCCGGCGAATTCGCCAACAAGACACCTCAACAAATCCGCGACATCTATCTGGATGAAGCCATCCACGCAGAAGACGACGCTGATGCAGCGGCTTCTATCCGTGCTACGGAAGAGCAAGAGCAGCGCGAACTCGACCGGGAACTCGACGGTGGCGACGATGACTAATCTGACTCCTGCTGTTGAAGAGCCGGATGACGAAGCCATCGTTGACCTGCGTCAAGCCAGTTTCGGCAAGGGTACCCTGATCAAGGTCCAGCTCAAGAAGGTCAAAGACCTGAGCCAGATCAAGGTCGACCGGTTCAAGCCGGGCAAAGCCTATCGGATCGTAAAAGACCCTGAGCAGGCCTTCTTCATCAACGCCATCGGATACCATCCCCTCTCAGCACTGCCAACCGGCTTTGGCTTTGTGGTGGACAGTGTCAGTTACAGGGAAGCGTACTTCTACCTCCACGATTTGGGTGGCGAAGTATTCTTCTAGGGGGCATCATGGCTGATCTCAAACTGATCGTGCCAATTGCCAACGCTCGTCCTGACTACACCGTGCGTAGCGATACGCACGTTCTGTCGATCCAGGCAAGCTTCTGGTTCAAAGCACGAGCTACTGTTGATAAAGAATGGGCCGTCAAGCGCCTCAAGGCGTATGCTCAGAAAGAACACGGCGTCGCCCCTGACTCGATCTACTCGATTGTAGGTCAGTGCCGATATCCGCTGTACACCAAGTAATAGGAAGGAGGGCCAATGTCCTCCTTTCCTCACCATGTGAGAACCATCATGAACGTAAAGACAGCACAAGGCATCCTCCAGTTCAACAAGGAACACAACCGTGTGGAGATCATCCGCACTGTGGTTCCTGCTGAGCGGGGGAAGGACACGATGTACCAGCTTGAAGAGTTTCTAACAGGGAATGCCTTGGCGTTGGTACCTGCCGAAAAGATCGATTCCATCCGTCAGCACGAACACCTGCACGTCTGGGGTAAAGAGCTGCTCATGATGGAGGTCTACACCAACATGATCCGTGACGTACACCGTGTGGTCGAGCATCACGGCGCTAACGATGAGATCTTCGGACCTCGGGCGCAGCATGAGTTGGTGATCTTCCATGGCAATGGAGGAATGAAGGTAGGTCTGCGTATTGTCAACGACTCTGTCCTGCTAGCGATTGACTGTCTGGTTGCCGGTATTCAGGTCGATGGGTCCATCCTGCGTCAAGGGACGGTCACCCGCTTCAAGAGCATCTTGCAGATGGTCACTGGCAAAGCACGGCACTTCATTGACAGCCTGCCTAAGCAAGCACACGCGGCCATGAACCGCCAATGGGCTGAAGCCATCAATGATGAAGTGGATTCCATTGACCAGTTCTACTCGCGTTCGTTCAATGAAGGTTGGCAAGACTTCCTGAGTATCCGAGCAGTCTGTGATCGCTTGAACATCTCCGACACCACCCTCACTCGCTATCGCGATGGGCGTGTTCCAGGTGACGCTCCAGTGTTCCCAGTCCCTGATCGCTACAAAGGTCGTTCGCCATTCTGGCACCGTACAACTCTCACCCGTTGGGAAGAGAGCCGTCGTCATTAATAAGAGGCGGGCCTAGGCCCGCCTCTATGCCGTCTCACCATTTATTTTTTCCAAGGTATCCATATGTACAGATTCTTTTTAACGGCCGTCACTGGCTCAACCAAGGTAGTAAATCATGCCGCCCAGCCTCGATATACTGAAAACGAAACTCGCGGGTTTGTTGACCGCTATTGCTCTGCGGGTGGACAGCAAGCTCGATAAGGGCGCCGCCTCTGTAAGCGCTGCCCGTTTGACCAACCCATTCACTCTGTCCCTCACTAACGATGCCGTCGGTTCTGCCAGCATCCACGGTGGGGCCAACGTCGGCATTGCCGTCACGCTCCCCAACATCGCATCGGCGGGGACTTACCCCAAGGTCACCATCAACGCCAAAGGCCAAGTGGTGAATGGTGAGTTGTTGATCGCTGCGGACATCCCAGCGCTTGATGCAGCCAAGATTGCCACCGGTGCATTTGACCCAGCCCGTATCCCATCTCTGGACGCGTCTAAGGTCGGTACTGGCGTGTTCAACGCTGCACGTATCCCTTTGCCTGCCCGACTGGCTACCGCACGCTCTATCAGCCTCACAGGCGATGGTGCTTGGACTGTCAACTTCGACGGTAACGCTAACGTCACGGCGGCTTTCACATTGGCTGTGTCGGGTGTGACGGCAGGTACTTACGGCGGGGCGACCCAGATCCCTCAGATGACCGTGGATGCCAAAGGGCGTATCACCGGTGTCACTCTGATCGACATCAAGGCCCAGACTGCTATCGCAGTCAACGAGTACGTCACGGTAGCGGTTGATGGTGTTAAGCAGTACGACTTGCAGACCCTGTTGGGTGCAGGACATGCTGCCTTCGACAAGAAGACGGCTGAGATCTGCGTGCGGGTCAAAGAGACCAACGGTTCTTCGCCGCTGCTCAATGCGTACGCCAACGCTGAAGCCTTCGTCAGCTACGGCATCAAGGATGAACGCTACGTGATCATCGCCAACCAATCCGGCGGGGCTATCGACCTCTACGTCAAAGTCCTCGTGCACCCACTTTAAGGACTGAGTCATGGCCGATATTTCATTTGACGTTGCAGAGGGCTATTACCTCTCACCGTTCACTGCCAAGATGATCCTGAGCGGTAACGTTCAGAGCTTGCAGTTCAGCGTCAACGGCGCCCCTCCGTCCATCTCCAAGTACGTGGCGTACGACCAGCTCGTTCCACCAAACCCATTCATTGCGGTGACGCAGGATGGTAACGGTAACGTGGTCTACGATGGGGGCTTCCCGAAGCTTTACAATAGCGTTGCTCCTATCCAAGGCATCAACGCCTCGATCTCCATGGAGTTCCGAGCGACGTGTCAAGGCGCTGGTGCAGGAACTAACCTGTACTACTACAACGCCTTCACCAACAAGAACGTCACCATTGCGACCGGTGATAAGTTGGTGTACGACATGGCGCAGAACAGTATCGATGCTCGAGTGGGCATTGATGCGGTGACCAACGCTGATCCAGGCGTGAGTACTCAATACTCGTTGCGGGATTGGGGACAAGCCTCCTCTGTGATCAAGGACCAGAACGGCCTGAGCCCTCACCCGGCTACTAACCTTGGTAACCGGGCGGTCAACCAATGGTACCACCGTGAGTTTGACCTGAGTCCGTGCGCTGGCCATACGTTCATCAGGTGGTCGTTGGCGTACGAAGGTGAGACGGCTGGTGACTTTGCTACACGTTTTCGCGACGTGTACATCATCGACCGTAACGGGGCGATCAAGGCGACCTTGTTTAAGGACGTTCTCGACCTCCCTGGCAACTCTTCAACTGAAGTCGGGGCATCGGGTTACACCAACCTCGTTAAGGTGCTCTACGACCCTCGTGGGCAGCTTACCGCCAGCTTTAAGTACCTGTACAACGCGATTATCTGGACAGCCAACCCCAAGAAGGTGACAGCAGGCAATCGCAAGATCCTGATCCTTGGGGATGCGCTAGCCGCGTCGAACTACGCTATCAAAGGTACGGATGGGACAGGGTTCTTCACCAGCCTCACTCGGCTTTGCGCAGCAGTTGGGTTCACGCCCACCTTCAAAGACGTGTCTGACTACACCGGTACGCAACTGAACCCTACAGTCGCTGAGCTTGACCAGTACGCCTGTGTGTTCTTCATGTCGTCCGCGTTCTCTACATTCGCAGCAATCACCGACGCAGCAGTTCAGGCATTGGTGACTTATCGCGAAGCAGGGAATGGTCTGATCTTTGTCACAGACCACGGTCCTGTGCTGACGAACATCTCGCAAGCTTATCCGCTGGCCACGGGTGCTTTCTTTGCCACTGCAAACAAAGTGATTGTCCAGTTCGGTGCGTACTTCAGCGGTAACTACGATCGTACTCCGGTCAACGTCGGGTTCCTGCGAAGCACTTACGGTGATCACCCGTTGTATGCAGGTATGACCAACGACGAAAGCATCAACGCTGGTGCTTCCGAGAGCCGAGTGCAGGTGGCTACCTTTACTCCGGTAGCTCCAGGTCAAGTCCAACCGTTTGCCATTGGTAACGGGAAGACCATCATCCGAGTGTCGGCCATCTTGAACAACGGTGAGATCATCCCGTTCAAGATCGAATACAACGTGGTGAACTTCAAACTGTCCTTTACGGATGGGGTTCTGACAGCCGACAACGGTCAAAAGCTTAACGTCGGAGCGAAGAACCAATCGTTGATCAATGTCGCGCTCAGTGGTAACCCTGGGGTTGCGGCTACGGGCAACGTGATGAAGAATGGTGTCAAGGTAGGCAGTATCGGTTTGACCGCCGCAGGCGTCCTGACACAAGCTTGGGACAATGGTGGTGTCGGTCCAGTGGCCGTGAAGAACAATGACGCATTCAGTGTCGTGATTGCTTCACCAATCAGTTACAGCAGTGGGATCACCATCAATCGGTTCCAGCCAGACATCAGCAATCTTCGAGCGTTGGGGGACGTAATGAAGATCATCCGGGCTTACAAGCCTACGATGACGCCGATCAAAGCCATGAAGACCGTCATTGATGAGATTGCCTCCACGGTTCCGTGGCTGGGGATCAAGTTGGTGCTGAACATGCCCAACAACCTGAAGCTGATGCGTGACTACTTCAAGGACACGGGCTTGGCATCCATTGTCTTGCCTAACGCTGCGGTAAAGGACTACGCGACAGGTCGTGCATGGGCAGCGGATGATGGTGGGTATGGGATCTGGAAGCCGATCAACCCTGTGACTGGCTTGGCCATGGACTTCAAGTGGTTGGCCTACTCACCGGTCTATGGAACTGAGTCAGTCCCAGGCAACTTCAAACTCGACTACTACGCTAACCTGTACATTCCGGCTGGTACGTATCGGTTGTTCAGTCAAGCGGATGACATCTTCGAGTTCAGAATGGATGGTGTGTTAATCACCAGCCAACCCGGTCGTGGCAACATTGTGATCACTGTCAGTGAAAGCAAGTTCTACGCCTTAAAGGTCTCCAACACTAACGTCCCGGCGAACACCCCGTCGTGGTGGACCTGTGCCATGGTCGATACGACTACTGGTGCAGTTGTCATGCGTCCGGAGCCTGGTGTGTGGAAGACACAAGAGTACAGCGCCTCCTAAGGAACGGCTATGGATATTCCACTTCCCCAGTTTACAGACACCCCCGCTGAAGTGAAATACTTCAAACGCTTCTCCAACTTCGACACGCGCCAGATTGGTAAGCGTGAGTACCTGATGCTCGCGGACTTCAGCTTTGATGATGAAGTCTACGGGACCATCACGGTGCCGAAGGGTTTCAAGACCAACTACGCATCGCTGGATGCCTTGCGTAATATTGTGCTATTCCCGGTGTACGCCCTGCTGGCAGATTACGGGGACATGGCTGCGACGATCCATGACTGGCTATACAGTGGCGGTACCATTACCGTCAATGGTGAACAGGTCAAGGTGACTCGCCAACAAGCTGACGAGATCTTCTACCGCGCTCTGCGTGGTGAAGGCATTGCCCGTTGGCGTGCAGGGATGTTCTTCTACGGTGTCCGGTGGTTCGCTGCCGGTCACTTCGAAGTGTGATAGGGGAGGGCTTCGGCCCTCCTTCTATTTTGTATTCCCGTGATGGGTATTTTATGTGGCTTCTTCTATCCAGCGCCTGAAGGTATCTTTTAATGAACATCCCAGAGATCAGAACGGCGATTCGTCGTTACGCAACACTTATCCTGCAACGGCTAAGTGGCAAGGTCGACAAGGTAGACGGTAAGCAACTGTCCACCGAAGACTACACCACTGAAGAGAAAGACAAGCTCGGTGGCGTCAAGTCCATGGCCATGCGTGACCTGCATGTCAGCACTCAGCAACCTGACAACGCTGTTGGCAACGATGGTGACATCTGGCTGACCATTCAGCCGCCTCAGCAATAAGCGAGGTGCGTCATGCGTATTAAACAAGGAACGTATCCCGAATCCACTGGTGTTGCTGTCAGGGTCGAGGGTACTTACCAGAACGTACTGCAAGGCTACAACAAGATTGACGGCAAGTGGGTCCCATGGGAGATGCCTAATGACAACGGTGACGTTGATCTGAGCACTGCCATGACCAATAAGAAGCTGGATGGTCTCATCCTCAATCTTCTGGGCTAACGGCATAAAGAGCGAGGGCCATTGGCCCTCGCTCTGTGCTGCAAGTACGGAATTAAGCCTGAGCTTCGAAACCGTCCAGGTCCTGTACGGCGTACAGGTCAGCGAAGCGCTCACGGCCATCAACTGGCTCGATCACGTTGATGGTCACGGTACCGATGTAGGCGTACGAACCAGCCTTGGCCTTCAGGGTCAGTGGAGCGGTTTCGCCGTCCACAGTACCGTCGTCCCAAGTCGGCATTTCGGTCTCGGTGATTTCGAGATCGGCAGCGATCAGGCCCTTGGCCGCAGCAACACCGGCAATCACATCGGCGATGGTGCTTTCTTCAGTGGTCTGGAACTCGTAGCTTGCGCCAACCAGTGCAGCCACGTCCAGACGGGTGTAACGCAGGGTCTGCGCGCCCTTGAATTCGGTCGAACCTGGCAGAGCCGAGATGGTGACCTGGGTATTGCGCTGGTTGGTGTCTTCAGGATCATCGAACACCTGTGGGGCGCCGATGGTCATTTGCGAAGCAGTCAGAGTCTGGCTGTTAGCGGTGTTAGCCAACAGCAAGAAGTTCTCTTGGCCACTTTTGAGGATGTCAAGTTGCATGGCGATCTCCGATGCAGGTTTACGAAAAGATCAAGAATTCCTGACCTCATAGGATACGTCGTAAAAAATTCCACGATGAGGCATGCAAAAATAAGGGAGGGCCGAAGCCCTCCCGAATATGCCGGATGTCTTACAGTTCGTAAGATTTAGCCCGGACAAAGAGACGCTTGTTGTAGACGTAGTCGGCATGGCCTGAGTAAGCGCCAGCGTCAGCAACTGGGCATTCGCGAGTAGTGCCGAACACGTTGGCACCACCGCAACCACCACCCGGCCCCCATGCGCTCCAGAGACCGAACGCGATACCCAAACCAGTGTCTGCGTACCATCCTGCACGAGGACTGTACACCGTACGACGGCCATCAGGAGTATCGACCGCAATCCCGTTAGCACCAAGGATGGTGTTGGCTGGAAGTGGAGCTGCCTTCTGGAAACTACCGAACAGGGTCTTCCACGTAGGGCTGTCAGATTGGAACATCCACTGAGACGCTTGGTTGTCCAGGATCTTACCTGCCGGGATAGCAGGACGGTTAGCCGCATCACGCGACCACCCTCTCAACGCATTCCCTCGTACAATAGTTTCATTGTACGTCAGTGTGGTGCCCATGGCCGTGGTCCAATCTGCCAAGAGGACCCAGTAGCCGCCATCGGTCGTCATGTCCACGTACGCATTGAACGTCGAACCGTCATCTGCTCGTACTGGATAGATACCGTTGACTTTCTCCTTCGCCCCCACCACCGACAATGGACCGGTGTTCTTAACGAACCCAGGCAGGTCAATGGTCTTGTACATCAGAGACAGGTCAGCGACGTTCTGATAGACCGTCTCACTGCCTGGAATGAAGAACCAACTGTTGCTGGCAATGCGCAGCGTGAATTGGTTGCGTGCATGGTCAATCGGGATGTTGTCCAGATCGTTCGGAACAAAGGTCGTGCCGAAGACAGCGTTGATCTGAGGAATCAGGTCATGCGTCCCCACCTTGCCAACCAGATCAAGTACCGCCGTCTTGCCGTCGAAGATCCTGCCGACTGCATAACGCTGGAAGTAGATCGTGGTCGTGCCAGAGAAGCCGGAGGCGGGCAGTGCCGTGATCTCCATCTGGGTGTTCCATTTGTTCGGCGCTGTGCTTGGCTGTGGATTGCCATGCGTGAAGTGTGCCGGGATAAAGCGGGTGTTGTTGTTGCTGTTGATTGCAGTGATCAGACGGAGCCAAGGATCTATACTGAACCGAGGTGGGTCGTTGACCACTTCCAAGTACTGGAGTCGCAATGCCTTTACAGGTTGGCCATCGACCTGCCGAGTCATGACGAAACCATTCAACCGTCGCAAATTGGCCGGGTTGCTCTGGTCACTCGAGTACTGCATCCGTACATCACGTACGTTGGCAGGGCTCTTATCAACCAACAGCATCTGTCCAGATACCCGACGAACACTCGCCGGGGACTGAATGTCCTCTGAAAACTGCATCCGTACATCACGGAAGTTCAGAGGGTTGCGGTCGATGATAAGGGCTTGGCCGTTGATGCGGCGTACGCTGGCGGGATTGTTATCGTCACCAGCGTATTGAAGCCGAGTGTCCCTGAGCTTAGCCGGCGAGTCATCGAGGACAAGGTATTGAACGCGCACCGTCCTCAGATTAGCCGCTTCGCTCATGGTGGTTACGCCCCGGTTTTGGAGTTGATAAGGACTTCAAGCGAGTCGATGCTGTCGTTGGTCCACGCCGCACCGTTGAGGTCAACGTTGAAGCACCCCAGTCGATCACTCGCTGCACCACGGTTGTAGTCCAATGTCGGAGTCGTGAAGGTCTTCTTGGTATCTGTCTTCGCGCCCTGCTTCAGTTGCGCTTGCAGAGTCGGAGCGGTACCTGTGTCACGATAACCGAACACTTCAATCGACACTGCCTTGATGGCCAGTTCAGCAGCCGGCTTGGCAAAACCAATCGAGGCAGGCGATTCAGCAGGTGACGTACGGATCACTGGCGTGAGTTCGGTGTTCGGTGCCATGGTGCTGGCGTCGAGGATACCGTCGGCAGTCTGACCATCCGGAACAGTCCAGTCGCTCGGCAGGACAGAACCCGCTACCTTGGCAGTCTTGACCTTAATCGGCCCCAGACGGTTCGAAGGCAACTGGTCCACGTCACTGGAATCAACCAGCCAGTAGAAGTCGTTGTACAGATGGAGTTCGGAAACGACTGCTCCCGACGACATACCGTAAAACAAACGGATGTTCGTCAAGTTGGCCACGGTCAACGAAGTTGTAGCAACGCTTCTGACCAAGGCCCCGTCGATGTAGCCATCGATCTTACCTGCTGCCAAGTCGATCAAGCATTCAACGAAGACTTCATCAGTTGCCCGCTGAAGATCCGATTCCAGCACCACGTTGAACGTGCCAGCGGCACCGATGGTCTGGACGCCCAGGATAGGAACCGCGCCAGTTACAGCGGCGTTACTGCCGATCACGTGGCGGAAACCCAGCCAGATCTTCTTGGCCTTCATTTCAGCAACCGAGAACTTCAGATCACTGAGCAGCGCGGTAAGACCGGGGTTAGCGTTACCCGTCACTTTCATCCAGGTGCGACCATTGTAGGCAGTAGCACCGGTGTTAGCGGAGGTCAGGCCTTGGTTAACCGAAGGAGCCACGCCCTTGCCAAGCAAGAGCCACGTTGGCCAGCGGGCAGCGAGAGGAAAGTCATCTGCGCCCAAGATTTCTTTGATTGCCATGATTACTTGGCTCCACTTTTCGATTTAATGACAACCTGAAGACTTTCCAGGCTCGCTTTGGTCCAAGCAGTTCCGTCAGGTGCTTTCAAAGCAATGGGGAACATGTCTTGCCGCTCGGCGTGAGGTTTCAGTTCGAACACACGTTCGGCTGTGGCCGTTTCACCGACCTTCAATTTTGCCCGAATGTGTTCAGAACTTGCCTGATCACGGCGAGCAGTGAGGCCCATACGTACAGCCAACACTTGACTGGTACCGAGTTCAGGAACTTTGAAGCCGAAGCTCGCTTCACTGCCATCAATGCCAGTGCGAACCACCGGGTAATCCAAGTCAGTCTGCGAACCGTTTGGACTGCGGGTCAAGCCGTCGTACAGTCCGTTCAGGGCTGCGTCAGCCGGGTCGCCCAAGACTTGGAAGTGACCCATGTAAACACGGCCGGCTTGAGAAGGTGCAACCAACACCTTCGACACGTTCCAACGGAAATAGCGATAGCTACCAACCTTGGCCGGGTCGATCTTGAACGCATACGCTTTAGTCCCGCTCTGGATCTTCGCAGCGCAACCTACGCGGGTATCGAGAACAGTCCAAGCCTGACCATCGTTACTGCCTTCGAACGTCCAATCGTCGAATGCACCGTAACCGCTACTGTACCCGTAGAGGGCATACGCAGCGGCCTTTTTAGCCCGTTCGAACGTCACGTTAACCCGGATCGCTGTGGCTGCGGTGGCGGCAGCCCAAGAATCACCTATCTGTGCTGGCGGGTTAAAACGCTGATAGCTCAGAGGTGAGGCACTGAGAGGCACTGAGTCCCATTTGAACTGGCCAGCCACTTCAATTTCAGTGGTGTACCGAGGGATCAGGCAATGACCAGAATACAGGCCACCAGTCGCATCTTGATCGTAGTCGAAATAGCTGTACAGAGCGTCTGCATCCGAGTACGACCAGTTGGCAGGACGTGTGGACTTGTCCGTAATCAGCGGCAGGACTTTCACAGGACCCAGTCGACCAGAGACTTCACCGTCTTGGTTATCGTAAGTCGTGTAAAAGTCGTTGAAACTGAGCATGCTGACCGTTGGCAAGTTTTGCTGGTTGACAAAAGTGATGCCCAGTTGTACAACAGAAGCCATGGCTACCGCACCAGCGAACTGATACGTGTTGACCAGCGTCGCGTTGAGGTAAGTCCGGACCGTGAAGGTCACGAGATCAATCTCGTATTCCACGTAGTGCTCGCCAGCAGTCAACTTAGTCGGAAGAATACCATCGACCGGAATGCCGCCGATGTAGAGGAGTGCGACAGCACCACGGTCGATGAAACCCTGCTCTACAAACATCCGAACCCCGATCACGCCTTTCGTCATGACCGACGGGGTGCCAAACAGCTCATTCAGAGAGCGTTGGAACAACCAGAACGTACGGGTGATGTTCGAACTGATGTTGGAGTAGAACGTCTGCTGAGCAGTCAACCACGTCCGACCATTGATCCGAGTGGTCAGCCAGTTCGTGGTGCTGGAGATCAGGTCCAGTTGATCGAACCCCTCAACCTTCATGTGTGCAGCGTACATGGCAGACCGAATTGGGAGTGCATCGAACCCAAACATCAAAGGAATGGACATGATTACGCTACCTCACGATTGTACTGGAGGTACAGCTTGCCAGTCGGACCTTCCGACTCAGGACCGAACGCCAAGATCAGTACGTGACTGTACTTGGAATTGGTGGCAAACCGATTGCTGTTGCGGTCGTTGTAGAACACCGTGGCCAGGCTCAGGTTCCATTCCTTCTCGGAACCCTCAGCGCGCCACAGGTCTTTGCCAACGCCCTTGTCAGCACTGGTCAGGATACTGGCCAATGCCAGACGCTGATCGTGCTGCAATTCCACATCGCTCGGGATCTGAGACAGCGTTTCAGCATGCTCACTGAAGTCAGTGTGGAAGAAGTAGTTGATCCAATTGATAGGCATCACTTAGCTCCAGGAGAGGTTGTTGTCCACGATGGCCAACGAGATGTGAGGAAGGTTGCGGAAGATCAATAGGCCCGTGCCATACCAGGCATACGAGCCAACCTTCGCAGTCAACTGAACCTGATAGTTACCGTCTTCACGGGTGATCACAGGTGCGTCTTCAACATCGTCAGACGTGAACAGGATGCTGGTCCCATCGGCCAAGGCCGCCAACATGGCGTACAACGTAGCACCGGGGACGCAGCGTGGGAGTACCGGAAAGATACCGGGTAGATCGGCCAGATTACGCCGGCTGTATTCAAGAGCATCACTGCCCCTGTACGTGTAGGTAGGGAGCGTCGACAAACGCACCTTGACCAACTTGCCGGACGGATCAGACTGGAGCGGTACGACTGGGCTGAAAACCAACCCAGTGTAGTCCAATGCGACTGGCGTCTCCCGGTTCAATGCTGACACGAGGTCAACTTTTGAACCTTGAATAAGAGCCATGGGCGTCCTCGTTAGACGTTGTAGTGAAGGAGGATCTTGCCACCGAACCAACTGGTGGTACGACTGGAGATTACCAACACCCGGTTGTACTTGGCGCTGTTTGCCTCAGGGACGTTAGCGTTCGGGAGCGTGAAGCGAGACATGGTCAGGCCTTTCACTCCGTTAGGCAGAGCGTTATCCACGGCCAGACTCAGCGTCATGCCGGAGCACTTGTTGAACCAGTCAATCAATGTCCGGACCTCACTGTAGAACGCACCTGAGTCGTTCAACGTGATGCCGTTCGTGATCGTGTCGATGTTGAAAAACCGACTGTAGTCCAATCCAAAGTTCACCGGAGTGAGGAGAGGCTTACCTTGCACATAGGAACTATCCCAATACAGACCGGCGTACCGATCTAGCGTCAGGATCTGATCCATGGCACGTTTGCCTTTGACGTACCGGACTCGGAAGTTACCGACGTAGGCAAGGGATGAAGGACCTACCGTGAGGGTGTTGGTCGTTTCCGACATCGCCCCGTAGATGCCCATGTCCTCTTCAGTCAGCGCAAGACCGTACTTCTCGTTGATCAGTGCGACCCACGTAGGCCGGGGCAGGTTACCCGCTGTCCAGGTGTCCAACTCCAACGTCATGTTGGCAAACAGCTTAGCCAGATCGATTCGTCGGTAGGTAACGATCTTCTTGCCGATGTAGAACGACCCAGGCAATGCGTAGAGTTCAATCGACGTGTTCTGGATCTCACCTGCTCCCGGTGTCCGAACAGTCGGAGGACCAAGACGGGTGTTCACCAAATCACGAAGCTCTAGCAGCCCTGGGTTGGACTCGTTAATCAGCTTCAGCAACAATTCGACCTGAGGTTTTGAGTAGTAAGACGACATCTTCAGTCTTCCTTTATGATGGCCCCAGTTACCCAGGGCCGTTTACTCACACCTCGTTCGGATCGAACGGATCGTCGTAGTGGAGGTAGCACACACCCGGAGGCGTGATGTTGGTCGCCTTGAGCAACAGACCGAGTGCGTACTTGTACGACTGGTTGGTTGGCAGGACGTTGCTGTTGATACCGCTGTAGACGACTTCAGCGCCTTCCAGAGACCACGCAGTGCTTGCCGGGTCCAAGTTCCACAGCGACTTACCGGCGTTGGTGTCGATCGCCTTGATCGCAGCCAGAAGAGCTGTATCGGACGCACCCAACTTGGTCCCCACTTGGTAGTTCTCAAGCGTCGACTTGTACGCTGTGAAATCATACCCGTAGAGGTAGGTCAGTGCCGAACCCTGAGAACCGTCACCGGTCACTGGGTAGTTCAGACCCGGCAGTGCTGCCACTGTCAAGTGTTGGCCCAGAACAGCAGAACCCGAGGTCGACATCACGGTCAGTTGACCCGTCCAACCAATAGCGCCCGGCTTGGCTTTGAACACACACGGTGTCGGGTTGGCCCCATTGTGAGCGAACGGCTCTTCGATGAAGTCTTCCTTGCTCAGCACGATCCCGTAACGACGGAACAACGCAGGCAGCACGTCGAAGTTGGTCGCGGGTTGGTAGCACTTGACCGACAGTCCATTCGCCAATGTGGAAAGGTCTGGCAGGTTCAAGCGGTCGTAGCAGATCACGCGAGAGCCTTGGAATACCGAAGCTTCTTTAGCAGTGATCTTGATTGCAGTGTTGGCATTGACCAACCCTTCGCGCCACGTACCAGCCGTCGGCTGTGGTGTACCGAAGTCCAGCTCGTCCACAGTCAGTGGTGAACTGTTAGCAGCGTTGATGTAGTTCACCAAACTCTGCTTGGAGTTGAAATGAATAGTCATGGCACCTGCCCTTAGACGTTGTAGTGGAGGAAGATGCGACCAGTGCCCCATTCACGAGGACCACCGCCACCGAAGTAATCCGCCATGCTGATTACCATGCAGCGGTTGTAGAACTCAGAGTTGGCTTCTGGAACGTCAGGGTGTGGCAGGGCGTAGCGACGGAAGTACGCGCCGTTGAGGCGGAACGGGATCGACAGACCTTCGGTAATACCAGTAGGTCCGCCGGCCGTGGCCACGGTGTAGAAATCGCCATTGCGGTTCTTCAGTGTCTTGAGGCAGTTGTTCTCAATGTACTGACGAGTCACCTGAGCCCCATCACCGTAGTTGTCGCCCACGTAGACGTTACCGCGGATAGCACCGGCGGTGCCGGTTGCAACCGTATTCGCTTCCAGAGCATCCTTGGCGAACGAGTAGTCCGTATCGAAGCCATCTGGGGTGACCCAGTACTTGTGACCTGGGGTGACGAAGTCGTTACCGCCTGGGTAGCGACGACCTGGAACCACGTCCACAGTCAGCAGGGATTCCAGCGTACGTTCACCGATGGTCCACTTGCCGCTGACGTTCCCGACGAAAGCCAGGTTGGTGGTGATTGGCGCGATGTTGAACAAGTCACCACGGATACCGTTCAGACCGGACAGCGCTTGGTTAACCCATTCGCCCACGGTGAAGTTGAACCCGTATTTCTCACTGTACAATGGGTACAGATCGTTGAGCTGGAGCAACGTTGCACCGCTTGCGCCGGAGTTGGCAATCCAACGGTAGACTTCAAGCGTCATGTTGCGGAAGATGCGCCCCACATCCAGACGGCGGTACGTGAGTTGCACGTTGCCGACGTAGTTGGTGTTTGGCTTGGCCGTTACACGGATACGGGTGTTGTGACCATTGCCTGGATCAGCGATGACCTCAGGTAGCCCAAACTCGAAGTCCATCTCGTTGACTGGGAATGGCAGTTGCGGGTTACCCGCATTGATCAGATCGACCATCATCTGCTTGGTCGTTTTGCTATAGATAGCCATGAGCTAAACCTTCTCAAGAAAGGACAGGAATCACCAGTCCAGGTCGTAGTGGAATAAGATCGGACCCATCACAGAACCTGTGGCGTAGCTCTGAACCATCACCCGTTGGAACTTGGGGTTGGCACTTGGCACAGCACTGGTTGGAAGGTCAACGATCCCGCCTGCATTACCCCATGCGGGCAAGCCTGCTTTAGCCCCTGCCGCCATGACCAAGTCGAAGTTAGCCCAACGGCCATTCTTTGGATCACGTTGCAGGTCAGCTTTGTAGGCTGTGAAGTCGAAGTTGTACGTGCACATGTACCCGGACTTTCGACCTCGAAGCTCCTTGAACTCTACTGGGTGTTCCAGCACAGGAAGAAGCTGTACCAAGACCACGGTTTCCAGTAATGGGTTACCGAAGGTCATTTCGAGGGTAATGGTACCGACCCAGTTCCACGAGTTGTCTTTGACGACGATCTCGATGGGCTTGGTGGTTTCCAATTGGTCGAAGATGGGGACATCGATGTTGTTCAGGTCGGTGGCCTCAAGGTACAGGCCGTACTTGCTGTTCAACTTATCAATGATCCATGCCGGGGTGATCTCGGCATTGTGACGAAGGTTAGGCGTAATGCCCGCTTCATCAAACAGCTCTGGCAGGTCATGGCGGTTGTAGAAGATCTCCGTCTGACCTTTGTAGCCTTTACCGTGCACCCCGTTGAGCGTCACCCCTGTGTTGCGGGGATCGTTCTGCCCTTTCTTCACAGGCAGCGACATTGCCACGTTGTCCAGAGTAATCGGACGATACAGAGTGTTCTGTTCGTTGACCATCTGGATAATCAGATCACGTCCGTCCATGACTCACCTCACGTAGGTTCGGCGAACGGGTCTACCGGATCGCTGAAGTGGATGATCAGGTCGCCAGTGATACCGAACGCATCGTCATGGTTCAGGCGAACCTGAATACCGTAACCGTACGATGGGTTCATCAGGCCGTTGTCAACCGCCTTACCGGCCCAAATGACCTGCGCTCTACCCAGACTGAACTCATGGTAGCCCGAAAGGAACCACGCATCACCAGTGACGCTGGAGAGGATGTCAGCCAGCTCTTGTGGGATCGCCTGACCGACCGTGATGGTCTTCAGGTAATTCACGTGGGCTGAGAAGTCACGCCAGTAGCTGTACATCTGCGCAAACGGCAGCGTAGCGTACGGCGTTGGGTAGTTCAGACCGTTGAGGGCCGTCACTGTCAGGTACGTGGTCAGAGGAATGTCACCCTGCGCCACCGAAACAGACACGGTGCCGATCCACCCCAGGCTACCAGGCACAGCCGTCAACTGGACGGTCTTGTAGTCGACATGGTCCACGGCATCAACCAGTTCCAGATCCGACTCTTCCAGGTTCAGACCGAAACGGTCATTCAGGAAAGGCAGGATGTCATGGGAGTTGGTGACGCTTGGGGCTTTCATGGTCATCGTGACCAGCTTCTCAAGGTCTGCCAAGTCCAGACGGACGTAGTAGACTTCCGTCTCGCCCTGATAAGGGGCAAAGGCGTTGTTGGCCTTGATGGTAACGATGGAGTTTTGCTCAGGATGCTTTCCGCTGGTGTTCGGCCGAGGATCAATGAAATCGAAGTCAGCCGGATCAAGCGTGATCCCGTTGTAACTCCCGACGACGTTCAAAAGCGTCGTGACGGGGTTCTTATAAAGAGACATGGGTCATCTCCGATCAGGCGTTATAGTGGAAGAAAGCAGTACCGGAGTAACCGTCGCTGCGCAGGCTGGTTTGAACCACCACCCGCTGGTAGTTACGGTTGGCATCCGGGTGATCTTTCGTGGCGTAATCCCTGATCGTCATCTTGGAGTTTGCACTCGTGTCGATCCTCGGCCAATTCTCGATGCCGAAATACTGAGCCAGGCCTGCTCTGAGCCCGGCTTCGTCGATCCAGCTACCTTTGTAGTTGTTGCCGTAACGGTTCACTTTCAGGTACTGGGCGATGATCGTGAAATCCTGGCCCCACGTCAGCAAGCCAGCACTGAGGTAACCCTCAAGGACTGGGTCGGCATGTTTGAACTCGTCATACGCCTCAACTGCTACAACGTCTGTCAGCATCAGTTGACGACGGTTGAACAGAATAGTGGCCAGACCCGTGAATGCCAACGACTCAGGCTTAGCACGTAGTTCAAGGTTGACCTGATCACCTTCTTCCAACAACTTGAGGTCAACGTCAGTCAAGTCGTTTTGTGTCAAGTTCAGGCCGAGGGCCTTGTTGATCTCAGGCAATAGACGGTAGAGAGTCGACTGACCCAATGCCGTGAATTCTGGGCGGTAGTTACCGCGGAACAGGACGCTAAGGTCCAGTCGGTTGTACGAAATTGCAAGCTGACCAGCGTAGACCTCACCCTGGATACCTCGTACATTCACCGTAGCGTTGACCAAAGGGTTGCCCGTCACGATGGCCGGTTTACCGAAGGTCAAGTTCTGAGGAGAAAAGGGTACGAGTGGGGTGTTGGCATTGTTGATCAGTTCGCGCACCATCTGGTCGGGCGACTGACTGTAGATTGACATGATTCTTTCCCGGTTAAGAGACTAATGCCACTGGGACCCGAGAGCCCCAGTGCGCGTTCTGGTCAACTACCAGCACCATTAGCTCAGGGAGAGCGTCAAGCCATCCAGGACTTTCTTGGTGATAGCAGCGTTCAGATCTTGGTCAGCCATCTGGATGCTGATGACCACCTGACCGCGATAAGCGTACGAGCCTGCCGCAGCGATCAAGGTGAAGTCTTCAGGAGTGCTGGTCAGATCGCCTGGCAACGTGAGGTCGCTACGCACGTCGTTCAGTTGCAGGTTGGCCCCGTAGAACAGGTTGAAACCATCCAGAATGGATTGGATGGTGACGTCACCTTCTACTTGGATCTGCGACGGGATCTGGACTTCGAACTGGGCCAGATCGATCCGGTTGTAGAGGATGGTGGACGTGTTCTTGAAGCCCTTGCCTGGAATACCGGTCAGGACCAGTTCAGTGTTACGTTCCGGGTTTTCACCAGACGCTGCGACAGGATCACCGAAAGTGACTTTCTCATGCGTCAGGTTGAGACCCGGGTTTTGCTCGTTGACCAAGGCAAGTACTTGGTCCTTGGAAAGCAGGGAAATGTCAGACATGTCTTGGTACCCGAAGTGGATTTAAAGAGCGGCTGACACTCAATAAATCAAGATGAGATAAAGAGAGCAGCTACACATCATTTGGCTGCCTCGGATACCTAGGGGTATCTATAAAAGATACAAAGCAAATAAGGAAGGGATACAGGCCTTGGCCTGTATCCCCTGTTTATAGTGGATTTGATTTTACTCAAACGATACATTACCCTCGTAACCAAAAACTAATAAGGGCGATCCTATTGTATGTACAGGCAGTAGATTCTGTCTAGTGAGGGGGTGATCCAGCACACGCTTAACCCGAAACGGTTTAGCATCGGCGGGAGCCAGTAGCATACGTTTCAACGGCGCCTGTACCGGGCAGCATGGGCTCAAACTCATGCTGCCCATTTATGCCGATAGACATTTCTCAGGAGTTAATCTAATGCGTAATGAAAACGGTATCAGTATCATCATTGCCGACTCTGAAGACGAGGCGTTAACGATTGCTGCTGGGTTAGGGATCACCGAGACCCACCTGATCGAAGCCCTGCCTCATCTGCTCATGCCGGACTTGGAGAACGAGGTCTTCATCGCTGTCCTGAACGGTCCCGTTGAAAACATGAAGAGCTACGCCAACCGGTTCAATGTCCGTCGTGGCGTACTCTCGGTCAAAGGCAAGCGTGAGTTCATCGGGTTCAACGTGGACTGGATGAAGAAGCTCATGTCCCGTCCTAAACCCAGTCACGACGAGGTCCGGGTGTTGAAGTCCTCCATGCCAGTAGGCTTCAGCAATGTGTTTGAAGGCTTGGCAGAGAAAGATGATCCACACGCCGATCTTGGCTATCGTCGTTGAGCATAGGCGGGCTAGTCCCGCCTTTATGCCGCTTTCCCGATTGTAATTAAAAATTATAAGGCAATACATTATAATCGTGGAACTACAACCATAACCGAAAGTAAGGGGAAACTGTAATGCGTAACAACCTCCACGATTCTAACCCAGGTGACTCTTTGGACATGACCGAACGTCGCCCTGTGGTGGAAACACTGAAAGACGAACACGGTAACCTGATCGAGATTTACAGCTACCACGATGCTACTGACGATTGTCCAGCAACCGCCCAGACCAACTCGGGTGCGATGTTGATGTCTGATGTGGAGAAGTTGCGTTTACTTGCGACTCTTCCACCTGAGCAACGTGAAGGCACTGACTCCGTTGATCTGCGTCGACTCATGGTTCGGCGCGATCCAGGTGCCAATGCTCGTGAACGTGTCCTCACTCGTGGGCAGAAGGTAAAGCGTGCCGTGGTCCGGACTTACATCCTGATCATCAGCGCAGTCGTGTTACTCGTGGCGGGGGCTGCGGGGTACGGCTATTACGAATTTACCAAGCCGGGTAAACGTATGGTGGACTTCCGCACCTGCTCTTTCGTTGACGAGAAGCTGGGCGTCGAGATCACTGGCAAACGTGAGTTCTCCTATCTGGAACGCTCGCTGTTCGGTGTTCACTTCCGTCTGGACAAGGACATCGAACAGAAGACTATCATCGACATCAAGGGTGATCCGATCACTGTGGTGGGCATCAACAAAGATGGTAGCTGGTGGAACAAGTTCGCCGACATGGGTGAACGTGGCGTCATGATCTTGCCTCAAGCGGATCAGTACGTCTTTGCCACCAAGAAGAAAGCCCCAGTGGTCAGTTACGAGCAGTTCTGCCGCTAAGCAAATACACCAAGAACAGGGAGGCAGGGTGCCTCCCGCACAACTACCAGTACACCATCATCGAGATTATCATGGCAGACATCGACGCAAACATCACCAACATCCAGCGCAGCCTGAACAACCTGCTGGAGCGCGTCAATAAAGGGGAAGTTCTGTCCACGGAAGAAGCCCGTACGCTCTTGGAGTGTCGTAAGGGGTTCGATCAGCTCAAGCAGGTCGACACGTACAAGGAAGTGATGAAGGGCGCCAAACTGAAAGCCATCACCGACAAGTGGGCTTAGGAGTATCACCATGACACAGAGCAATCTGCCAGCCTGCTACAACTCCCGCGTGTGCTTTCAAGCCAAAGGCGAAGAAAAGAAGTACATGAAGACATTCGGTGCCGGTGAAGGCGGTAAGCCAATGCTCGAGTACACCACCGATGTCAGTGAGGCCAAACTGTTCCGCTCCCACGTAGGCTGGATGGGTCCTGGTCCTGACTTCGACTGCTATCACGTAGCGATGGAGTTCCTGCGCACATTCTTCTTCATGAACGGCGCCTATCGTACGGCAGTTGGTTGTGAAAACTTCACTCAGCCTGATGGCAGTGTGGACTTCATCACCGAATCACTGGAAGGCCAACCACGCCTGACCTTCGTCCTTATGAAAACCGAGACCTGAAATGACTGACGCCCTGGTGAATGTTGTCAAATGGCTACACTCCTCCTCGGGCCGCAGTAAACGAAGCGATACCACTAACCAAGGTTGCTACATGTTAGAGCATGTAGCGACTGGGCGTTTCTATCTGGGCCAAAGCGAGAACGTTTCATCTGAAGTAGACAAACAACTTTCCTTGCTCGCCATCGGTAAGCATCCCTGTAAGCTCCTTAACGGGCTTTACGCCAAGGATGCTGAGATCCGGTTGTTCGAGTATCCGATCAAAGCTAAGAAGGCCCGTGCAGCGCTCCTGAAACAAGTCAAGGAGAGTTGTGAGACGGACTATCTGTGCCTCAACCCCAGAGACATCAAATGACGGGACAAATAAAGCTGTTCGAGGAGATCACCATCTTTGATGCCCATGATCGATTCAACAGCGCACCTGCTCACGACAGTATTACCTGCGTCGTTGTGCCAGGCTGTGAGTCGTTGAGTGATGAGGAGGTCCGCCGGTTGATGCCGGATGACTTCCTGCCTATCTTTTCTTCTTGGCCTAAGCGTAACTGGGGCAATTCGGGTGTCGGTGACATCTACAGTTACCTGAAGTCCAAGCAGATCGGTCTCTTCCAGCCGATCGAGTTTGTAAAGGAAAATGAACATTGGGTATTACATGGGAGGGTGCACTACAACGGTGGACGCCATGTCAACAATGACCTGTTAACGTCTCCGCGGCTGGTAGCCCTCAGTGTCGACATCGAGCGTGGCGATCCTACAAAGGGTCGGCGCGTATTCCAACTGGCTCGCTTGCTGGTAAGCCCGAAGTAAGTTAGGAGTCAACCATGGACAACCGTATCGAAGCTCTGCGAGCAGAGATCAGTCGTCTGAACCACCTCTACTACAACGAGGGGGAGTCAGACGTTGATGATGAAGTCTACAACTCCCTCAAAGCTGAGTTGCGTGAGCTGGAAGGGGAAACCGACGACCCGTTGTCGCCGTTGAACCAAGTCGGGGCCGTTTCTGACGGTGGGTTTGAGAAGATCAAACACCTGACGCCCATGCTCAGCCTCGGTAACGTCTATAACGAGGAAGAGTTGACAGATTGGTGCCTCGGTTTGGGTTATGCTGCGTATGCGCAGATGGAACTCAAGCACGATGGCCTTGCAATTGGCTTGCTGTACAACAAAACCAAGCTGAAGTACGCCGCTACCCGTGGCGATGGCGACATTGGTGATGACATCACTGAAAATGCCGTGTACTTCGAAGGTGTGCCAGAAGAACTCAAGGGTTACGATGGCAAAGTGGAGATCCGCGGTGAAGCCGTAGTGCCACACAAGCACTTTAAACGTGTTTGTGAGCTGCGTGAAGCGCAGGGCAAGAAGGTGTACGCCAATCCACGCAACATGGTGGCCGGTTTGGCCCGGAAGAAGGAAGGTGCGCAGCTTCAAGGCATGGGAATTCGTTTCATTGCCTACGATGCGGTCATCCATACTGCTGCCGGACCGATCTCAGTGCCCATGTCCTTCTTCAGCGAGGAAGTTCAGTCTCAGTTCTTCATCTCTTTGCCGGTTTGGGAAGGGTTGACCAGTGACATCGGTAACATCATCGAGACAATCGAAGAAGTGACCGAAGACAGACCGAACTTAGGGCACGACATCGACGGCTTGGTGATCAAACTCATCAAACCTGCTGAACGTCAGACCCTTGGACAGCGCTCTACCTCCCCTCGTTGGGCGACAGCGTACAAGTTCGAGGCTCAGACAGCCACAACCGTGCTGGAAAGTGTGGATGTGCAGGTGGGTCGGACTGGGGTGTTGACTCCAGTAGCGAAGATTCGTCCAGTGAAGCTCTGTGGGGTCACGATCTCCAGTGTCACACTGCACAACTTCGAAGAGATCGAGCGTCTAGGCCTGCGGATCGGTGACACCGTTGTGGTTTCTCGTCGTGGTGACGTGATTCCGAAGATCGAAAGCGTGGTGCTGGCACTGCGCACGGATCAACACGGTCTGATTCACACACCGACCGAGTGTCCGTGCTGTGGTTCCAAGGTGACCAAGCGGGATGTGGGCAAAGAAGAAGGGGTGAAGCTGTTCTGCACCAACCTGATCAACTGTCCGGCCCAGCTTATCAACCGGATGGCGTACTTCGTGAGCCGTGATGGCATCGATGTCAAGAACCTTGGCCCTGCTGCGGTCGAGTCCTTGATTGCTGTCGGGTCTTTGGGGTCGTTCAGCTCATTGTTCTACTTGGGTGAGCAGGACTTCTACGCCGCTGGCTTGGGTGAAGCCATGACGGACAAGATCATCGCCGGTCTGAACCGTTGCAAGAAGCTGCCGTTCTACAAAGCGCTGCGCGCGGTAGGCATCCCGGATGTCGGGGACAGCACTGCAAGGGCTCTGGCAGCTCGATTCCCATCTTTCCGTGACTTGGGTAAGGCTAGCTTCAAGACGTTGCAGGAAGTGGACGACGTTGGCCCAGCGGTAGCAACAAGCATCATGCTGACCTACGTTGCTAACGACGTTGACCTGCACGCTCTGGACTCCGTCTTTACGTACACCGATGTGGTGATCCCGAAAGCTGAGATCCAAGACCTGGCTGGCAAGACAGTTGTCGTCAGTGGGTCGGACTTCGATGGTTTGACACGACGCGCAATGGAAGATGACGTGATCTCACGGGGTGGTAAGTTGACGAAGTCTGTCAGCAAGAACACCGACATCCTCTATGCGGGCGTAGGTGCCGGACCTGACAAAGTCAAGAAGGCCAAAGAACTTCATTTCATCCAAGATGGGATCAAGTTCACCAACCCCAACTCCCTTACCACGATCCTGACGACCGATAACGGTCTCACCGCAACTGGAGAAACCAATGAGCAATGAAATGATCATGTTCGATCACCCCCTCACCGTGACTGAAGCCGTTGCCAAGGCTCCGGATCACAACAAGGCATTGGGCTGGGGTATCCAGTCCATGGTGGTCGACACGGTCCGCTCGATGGTGTTGCTGGCCGCTGCACGCTCGGAGCATTACCGCTATGCTCTGGGTGTGACACCGGGTATTGGTCAGTACTTGTACGACCTGCCTGAAGGCGCTATCACCAACCCGGATCACTTCAAGCGTACTGATCAAGTCAACTCCCTGATCGGTCACTTCGACAACCACGAAGTCCACGTCATCCAGGAACTCACGCCTGAGGAACAACAAGGCCTGATGCTCCTGATCCTCGACGATGACCACAAAGCCGTCGGCTACATCTACACGCAACTGCGTGAGTACGGCGACCACATCAATGTCAACAACATCCTGCCGAAGAAGACCTACTGATGACTATCTTTGACACCATCGTAAACGCGCTCAAGCCACTGGCGACCGACGACGTTCAACTGACCCTCGCCGGTAAAGCCGGCCATGGCAACCAGAACGTCCGCGTTCACTACAAGCGCGACAACCTGCTGACCAAGGTCCTGTACCGCGGTGACCTGTCGGCCCTCGGGGCTGATTCGGAAGTCGTGGCTCAGTACCTCGCCGGTCTGACCGCTCCCCAGCAATCGCCGTGGACTTCGTTGCCCGGTCGTAGCCAGGTGGAACTGACTGCCATCCTGCGCGCTGCCAGCATCGACGAAGACATGTTCCTGAAAGAGTCCACTGCCGTCTCCAAGGTGGTGCTCGGCGAGTACGAGAAGTTCGAGCGTACTCATGCTTTCGTGCGTCAGTGGCAAGCGGCTGGTAAAGGCGTCGGCCTGGAAGTGATCGTGGTGTTCAAAGACGACGAGCAGTTCGCCATCTTCGAATCCTCGCTGAACTTCTACATCGAGCCGGATGCATCGAAACTGATCCGCATCCTGCGCGAGCGCAAAGAGGCCGAAGAGAAGGCCAACGTCAAGACGCCTGATGTCAAGGTTGTCGTCGATGGTGTTGAAACCACCGTTTAAGGAGCAGCACTAGGCATGAAGATCAATCTGATCTATGCCCAGAACGAAGATGGGGCGATCGGCTATGCCGGCCCCCATCCACTTCCGTGGCATCACCCCGAAGACCTGGCACGGTTTAAGGAGTTGACGAAGGGCAAGCCGCTACTCATGGGCATGGACACCTTCGACAGCCTCCCTAGACTGTTGCCGGGTCGATTCCATTATGTGCTGACTCGCGGGAAAGGTCTCCCTCGTCTCGGCCGTATGGACAGCGTACAGTTTCTGAACAGCATCGAGCAGGTTCTTGCTGAAGCCCGTAAACTCGACATGACAGAGATCTTTGTCATCGGAGGTGCTGGCATCTTCAATGAACTCATCGGTAAAGCTGACACCATCTATCGGACCATGGTCCTCAACCATCCTCTTGAAGGCAAGTTGGCACGTGTACTCAAACCAGAGGATGAAGATCCTGTCTGGAATGGTTACAAGTGTGTAGAGACCTCTTACGTCGATAACCGACTGGTCTTCAACACCTACGAGAAACACCCAGGGTAACTCAATCATGAAATGGCTATTGGTATTGTTGTCGCTGTGCATCTTCTCCGCCGCTGCTGAAGAGAAAGAGAAACCTCAATTCATCATGACCGCAGCTCACTGCGCTCTGTTGAAGCAACACGCTTACATGGCGATCACTGCCAAGACTGCGGGACTCGATTACCCTCAGTACGTGCGTGAGCGGGTTGAAGGGTACACCAAACTGTCGGGAATGGAACGGGTGCTCTATCTGGACATCCTTCCGTACAGCCTCGACATGGCGTACGAGTACTTCGAAAGCGACTTCAATGCCAACACGCCTTACGAGGAAGTGATTGAGCATAACTGCCTTGAAAGGGTGGGGAGCGGTGCAAGATAATAACGGGAGGGCTTCGGCCCTCCTTTTATTTTTTGTAATTGTATGTATCTCCGTCTTTCAACAGGGACAGACAAATGGCTACCCCATCGCAGTTGGCTGTCAAATTTGATGGCATCCTTAAAGCAATTCGTACAAAGATTTCCAGTAAGCTTGATGCCACTGCACAAGCTGCTGATGCGGCTATGTTGGGCGGTAAGACGTTGGCTCAAGTTCAAGCGGCAGTCGTGCAAGAGAACCTCGGTCAGATCAACGGCCGTAAAGGTGAGTTGCCATTCTTCGGTGAAGAAGGTACACCTATGTCTTTTGTCAGTGGCGAACTACTGACCAAGATCCGCATGGCGGCGGATGACACCGCTATCGCCAACCTCAAAAGCAGTACAGTCTCTTTCGACACCGTTTACAACAAATGGTCTCGGTTCAGTCATGGCACCAATGGACTCTTTCCTAGCGTACCTGCTGAACTGGACGGATGGTCGTACGACAGCGCTACTGACAGTATCGCTTCGACCATCAACAGTGTCAGTGTGATCGGCATTGTCAGTCAGGATCGTTTTGACAGCTACGAGTTCGAGACCATCATGAAGTCGAATAACAACGACGACGATGGCATCGGCATGGTCTTGGCTTTCAAGAAGGTCGGCGATAAAGAGCACACCGTGACTGTCATGGTGAGCGGCGGCGGCATGAACGCCCTTGGACAAGTGGCTAACGGGCAGACTCCAAAGCTATTGGTAATCGTCAACCAAGGTCAGACTACTGCTCAAGGGCAGCAAGTGCTGGCAGTCAAAGAACTGGGCATTCCTGCTCAGGGCTTCAATGGCGCAGACCTTGCCCCGGGCATCAAGCTGAACGCCAAGCGCAGTGTCTCGGGGTTGATCGAGATCACGTGCACACGTGCTGATGGTTCGGCATGGCCTAACGCAGTGGCATGGTCGGGCAGTCTGCCTGCTCTCTTCCTGAGCAAGTGCGCTGTCGGTTACGCATCGGTCTCTCAGCCAGCGGCCAGTTGGAAGAACAACAAACTTCCTACGTCCAAGGCTGACATCGTCGACACCCGTGACCTGACTGTCTGGCGCTGGAACAACACCTCCGGCACTTGGGTCAACGCAGGCAAGGCCAACAACAGTGCTGTGTTGCCGCCGGGTCGACTGTACAAGAACACTGAAGGACCGAACTATACGGCGTACTACTTGGACTTTGAAGGTAACTTCATTGCGCTGGGTTCACCTGCCGTTTTATAAGGCGAGGGCTTCGGCCCTCCTCTTATTCCGTATCATTGTATGATTGGGTATTCCACTCAATCATTAAATGACCCTACATTATCCACGAGCATGACAATAAAGCCAACACATAACCGTGAAGAATAAGAGTCGAGCTGAGTTTTAAGGGATAACTCTCCATGTCGAAAGGCAAATATGTAGTACCGGTGATTCTGGGGCAACCGGGTAATGAGCTGTTTTTGGTCAAGGGAGAAGTTCCGGCTAAGCAAGGGATGGCACTCGTCAGATTCAGTGTAGAGCGGGGGCTCTGCATCAAAGACGAGAAGGCACTGGAACGGCTGTGGGAAAAGACAGGTTCACCAAAGAACCGTCCAACCCGAGTGAAGGAACTCCAAGTCCTTGACGTCGATCTTGAAGGTGTGACCCAACGAGAAGCCACGCTCGTACAGGGCTACATCAACAACACATTGCCAGGAGCCTTCCGTGCGGTTGAGCTCAACAACTGGTACATCTTTGAACGGCAGGGTGATCTCACTCCGCTGAAGCTTGCACGTTTCGCAATCAACTTGCTGGAACGTAAGGAGCGCACCGAACTGCTGGGTAGTCTCTCTCGTAAGAGCGTGCCTTTCACGCATCCGAGTTACGACACCTACCGCTGATTCGTCGCCGTCCTTCGGGGCGGCGTTTATGCCGCATGTCAAAAGAAACGAACCCTTCAACAAGTATGTCAACCAAAGAGAACTCACCCATGGCACTTCAAAACCTGTTTCATCCCGCCGTCTCTGTCGGCGACACGCAAGCCTCGTTTGGCGACGGGATCAAACTTGAAAGTAATATGGACGCTTTGCTCGAAGTCATCATGAAGACTGAGACACTGAGTCAGTTACCCGATCGTGCCAACATCGAAGTGCTGGCGCACGCCACCGGACATGGTGGCAAGTACTTCGTTCGCTACAACAAGGTCCTTGTGGGCATGCTCCTCTATCCTCTGGATGAGCACCTGATGGACACCACCGGTGAATGGGACCGCCCAGTCCCGACATGGGTCGAAGAAGCCGCGGCTGTACCTAACCCTTTCAATGCTGAAGAATGGCTGGACAAGTTGAAGTCCGCAGCGAATGACGATCCGACGATTCTGTGTCTGATTGATTCCTTACCGCCGTGCCTGCGTGATTTGGAACAGGTCGGCAAGACTCACGTCATCGTACCTGACTCGTACAACATGACCGAAGAGATGGTTGATGCCTCTCGCAGTCTGCTGCTGTACTCCGACACCTTCGGTGACCACAAGGCTGAATCGATCCGTGACCAGATTGCACTGCGTCCATGGATTCGCAAGAACCTGCCGCAATGGTTCGCTGAACAGAAAGGCCACCTGACCAAAGCAGGTCGTGCCGATCTGGCGTACCACCTGACACTGCAAGCGTACCTCAATCCGCCAATCGAGGCAGAGAAGCACTTTGCACCGACGTTCAATGAGCGTAAGCCATCCTCCAACGACTTCTATTACGGTCTCGAGATCCAGTTGAAGACAGCCGATGCTGCTTTGTCTCTCTCGAAGGCGTACGAGTCGTTTTGGACCAAGGCGTCGGACGGTGACATGTTCGACCTGCGTATCAATCGTCACGAGTTGCCAGAGGCATGGCGTGGCTTCTTCAAGAAGCAGGCGATTGAAGTCAGTGGCAAGATCAGCAAAGACGAAGCCGGCGTGATCGTACTGGCTTACCCGAAGATCCGTCTGGGTCTGAAAGGTGACCATGCGTCCACCGTCGCTTATGACCTGCTGACGTCGGTCCAGATCCCAAAGAAACAAGTCCGCAACGTAATCGAGTAAGTAAGCATGAGTAGAACACGTAAGAGCAAGGTGGGGATCACGGAGATCATCACCCTGTTGACCATTGCCGCTGTAATTATCGGCAACATGGGTTACGCAGACCCAGTCGGTACCAAGAAAGTGCTGGAAGATGAAGGCTACACTGACATCGAGGTTGGTGGCCGTCAGTACTTCGGCTGTGATCGCAACTTCTACCGCACTCAGTACACCGCCAAGAACTCCCGCGGCATCAAAGTTCATGGTTTGGTGTGCAAGAGCCTCCTCGATGGCGCGGCGTATATCAAAAGGACGTAACAAATGGTTGAGAAGTCGGATGTAGGCGTTTCAGATGTAGCTCAGCACGTTCGTGTGGGTGTTGGTGTCATCATCATGCGTGGCACCAAGATCCTCATGGGTAAACGCAAGGGCAGTCATGGTGCAGGCACTTACTCTGTCCCCGGCGGCCATCTGGAGTTCGGTGAAACGGTCGGCACCTGTGCCAAGCGTGAAGTGTTGGAAGAGACTGGTATCGTCCTGCACGACCCGTTGTTCCAGGCCGGGTTCACCAACGATCACTTCAAAGAGGAAAACAAGCATTACGCTACCCTCTTTGTGGCGTCCCGTTTCAACGAAGGCGAACCGCAGAACCTCGAACCTGAGAAGTGCGAAGGCTGGGATTGGTACGATCTGGCTGAGCTGCCCGAACCTCTGTTCCTGCCGTTCAAGAACTACATGGAAAAGGTCTATACCAGCCTCAAGGTAAATGAAGGCATGACCCGATTGAGGTCTGACTGATGTGCAGACGACTCGGCAAGAAACATTCTCAGTACGTTGGGACTGACGGCATTGAGCAACTGAAGGCTGACAAGTCCCACTGGAACCCAAAGCGGCGTCTGTTCGACACCTACATGGTGCAGATCCTGCTGGCACACACCAACCTGCGTGATGTGCTCTGGAACCCCCAGTGCAACAATCAGAAAGGTATCAGTAAAAGGCTGACTCGCCAGAAAGCCTCACTGTACGCCAAACTTCAACGTTATTACGACCGCGCCGGAAACGGCAAATAGGATCATCGTCATGCCAACAGCACCCATTACGCAGTACGACATCTATGCCATCTTTGAAATGGTGCGCAAACAGTGTCCTGCGATTTATCCAGAGTTCCGTGAGAAGCTGGATAAAACCATCAATGAGTTGGTTGCTAAACGCGGCCGGACTCGTGGTCTGGTTACTCGCATGTCCAACGATGCGTCGCTGCTGAGCAGTGATGCTCAAGCTCTTCCCGAAGGCGTGTGGCTCCTTAACATCCTGGACATGGGCGACAAAGCAGCAGTTGCTGACATTGCGACCCACGCCGTGGTACAGGTGTTCTGGGTTCTCGACTTCAACGACGGTACGTTGGTTGACAAGACCTCTACTCTCGAATCCGTTCAGTAATCCATCCATTTCGTAACCAAAGGAAGTTCCCATGTCTCAAGTTGCTGAAGCTTTCAAGTACCACGAATCGCTCGACCAACTGCAAATCGCTGCGCAATCGAAACTGGCCCCAGGCGTCGGTGCGATCTTCGCAACCCAGCAGCGCAAGAAGTTGATGAAACACTACCTGCTCTCCATCGAGAAGGTAGCCAAGGCTGCGTACCCGGATCACATCCGTGAAATCGTGCAGCACTACAACTGCGCCCAGTGCTCCCGCTTCATGTCCCGTGTGGGTCATCTGGTGGCTGACGGCGCTAACGGCCTGGAATCGGTGTTCTGGAACCCAGAGGCTGTGACCGATCCTTTCTTCAAGGAAGTGGTCAAGCTGATGAAGATCTTCGTGGAAGAAGGGCGTATCACTACGCTGTTCAACCCTGAAGGTCCGTACAAGAACTACCAGAACATCACCAAGTCCGAAGACGGCACTCATACCTGGCAGCACTACTTCATCCAGCCGAACTACCTGCGTCACCGCTACGCCGGTCTGGACCGCGAGATCGATTTCGATCAAGTGGCCAAGCAGGCTGACCGCGTCAACTCGCTGATCAAACTCACCAAGGAAATCGACCTTCCGACCGTGATGTGGGTAGAGCAGTTGTTCCAAGCGCGTACCCTGGACCATCTGGAAAACAGCGAAGCGACCATCAAGGCGTTTGCTGACCTGCTGGCGAACCTGCAAGTGGCTCAGTCGTTGGTGTCGTACACTTCGGCCAACGATTACCAGAAAGAAACCCTGCTGGTCAACCGCATCTGGGTCTTCGCTATGAAACACCGGGCGCTGGCTGCACTGCGTGGTTCCATGCTGGGCGCGCTGCTGAAAGAAGCTGCCAAGCTGATGGCCAACGAACACCGCACCAAAGCTCACGAACTGGGCCTGGTGTCGTTCTGGAAATCCCAGACCTCGGCTGTGAAGTTCCGTCGTACCACTGCTCCGGCTTCGTCGGGTCAACTGGAACGTACTGCCAACTTCCTGCAAGAGAACGACTGGCTGCCGTCTTTCCAACAGCGTGAAGCGTCTGAGAAAGACGTGCCTGCTCTGTGGGAAGCCAAGGAGCGTTGGACCTGGATCGAAGGCAAGAAGATGTCGGCGCAAACTGACTTCTCCGAGTTCGCATCTCGCAAGGGTGTGGAAGTGGAGCAGATCAAAGCACCGATCGTCATGGACGTCGGCTACTTCTTCAACGAAGTGCTGAAGCATGTGGACGCCCTGGGCGTGGACATGACTGACATGACCTGGAAACCTTCGCTGCTGAACATCATGGCTGATCTGAACGCCAAGCCGATCTTCAAGTGGGACACTGATGAACGCCGTGCTCCGTTCGTGCCGTGGACCTACAACCAGAACTTCCGTGCTCAAGAGCTGGTCAAGGACAAGTCGGTCGTTCAGAACGGTCGCGTTATCCTGCCAGTCCTGTCGCTGTCGTCGTCGACCATCGTCGGCTACCACACCCCAGGCACTGAAAGCGAAGCTCTGATGCTTTGGTTCGGCGGTATCACCATGCCGTACGCTCCACACCCTGCTCTGTTCGCAGACGCTGTCAAAGGCGAACTGTACGAGCACCGTCGTGCGATCGAAGACTACTCCCGTGAAACTCAGGTGCCACGTGCTGAAGAACAACAGGCTATCGGCCTGACCTTCGGCCCACGTCACCCGAACCAGCAAGGTGAAGTCAAGATCACGCTGCACGCTCGTCTGAACGAAGCTGGTCAAGTGCTGTTCGGTGCCAAAGACATCCGCTTCGTTGTGGATGGCTGCGGTTACAAGATCAAGCCAGTGACTGCTGGTCTGCCGGTCATCCGTGATCGTAACGCTGTTGCCGAGCCAGAAGTGGCCCCAGCAGCAGAATCCGCACCGATGTCTCAACTGTCGGTCTAACCTGTTAGGGGTGAGTCTTGCTCACCCCATCCATCCCATTCGTTGTCCATTAGGAGTTACACCATGTCCGAAGCACAAATGCCGAAACTGTACACCCGCACCAAGCGTGACGAAATGACCTTCGGCATCCTGCCTGAGTTCGTTCCAAACAACCTGGTCGGCAACATGGCCGGTGATGCCCGCCTGTACGAGCCAAACGAAGTCCACGACCTGATGATGGAAATGGATGCTGGTTTCGTGGGCATGCGTCGTTCGACCATCGACAAGCTGGAAAACGTTCGTCAACTGATCCTCTACACCCTGGCTGGCAAGATCGTCGGCGATACCGCTTACTGGGCCATGTACCAGCGTGCGGCAGGTGCTGAAGCTCAGTTGAAAGACGGTTTCTCCATCGGCTTCGGCGGTCACCTGGAATTCCGTGATCTGGTTCCTCACTACGAGGCCGGTCCACAGGAAGGTCAACTCGTGCAGGTTGACGAAGTGCCGTCCAGCTTCTACACCACGCTGACCTCCGGTATCCGTGAACTGTCCGAAGAAGTGGCATTCACTGCACCGGAAAACAAAGAGCGTCCGCTCACCGATGAAGAAGCACTGGCAGTGCTGAGCCAAGGTCTGGGTCTGGTTGAAGGCCTGACCATGGAAGTGGTTGCTGAACTCACCGACGAACTGAAGAAAGATGCCATGATCCCGGCACCTGAATTCGTTCTGCGCCGTGATGCGACCAACCCAGGCGTGGGCACCTTCTTCGTTCTGGAAGGCACCACCGTGGCTCAGGTGTTCCAACTGATCACCGGCAAAGCGCCAATCCGTCCAGAAGCTCCGGCTGAACTGAACAGCAACGTCGTGCCGTGCGGTTTCGTGTCCGACCGTGACATGAAGAAGCCAGGCTTCGTTGGCAACACCCACCTGGGCGTGATCGCCGTGTTCCGTGTCAAAGAAGACATGGAGTTCAAGGTGCTGGAAGAGAAGTACACCACTGTCGGCTGGAAGACCAGCGCTGAAGTGATCGAAATGGCTTCCCGTTGCGAGCCATGGACCCGTTACCTGACCGAGCACATGGCTGGTCTGGAAGCTGTCCTGCGTGACAAGTGCTTCACCGAGCAGCCTCAACTGGCTGACCCACAAGGCGGTTCCCTGGCTGACCAGTTGGCCGAACTGGCTGCTGCTCAAAGCACCGAACTCCCACAATAATCGCTGCACCCATTAGGAGCATCACTGATGTCCACGACTGTATCCGCTGAACAAGCCCGTGCTGACGCTGTAACCTGCCTGAACGACATCCGCCGTGATGCCAACGCTATCGAAGACAAGGCTCAAGCCATCGACTTCGCTATCCAAGGCACCATGACCATCGTAGACACCGCCATCGAAACCGTTGACGGCACGCCGAACAGCGTCACCCGCGATCTGGCCAAGCAATTGGCAGAAAGCTGGTCGTTCGAGCCGGTTGCTGAAGCAGCAGCCGAGTAAAAGCGGCACCAGAGGTGAGGGGGCCAACCCCTCGCCCTTTATGCCGTTCAAAAAGATTGTGACCCTACATCATTCACGTGTATACACCTACCTAGGGGACACTATGAAGATGCGTAAACTGGCCGGACAGATTGTCCAGCTGATTGAATCCGAAATGATTCGACGCCATGCAAGCCCGGGGACTGAGAAGTTACCTCCGACTGTTGAAGACCTCCGCAAGCTTTTGTTGGACTGGCGTTGGGTGATTGACAACCCCGTCATCGAAGTCAGCACCAAGATGATGGGTGCTCGTGGTAAAACCATCTACCTGAAAGTGGGTCCGATGGTATTTGGTCTGATGCACAACTGGGAATCCAATCCCGATGGCATCAACCGTTTCCTTCTTGTACTGCCGTTGTACGGTTTCAAGTTAGGTAGTGCGGGGCGCAACGAAGCTCCTTACTATCACGGCCTGCAAGACATCCCGATTGAAATCTGTGCCGATGCGATGGAAGCCTACTTAGACATCCTCGCAGCACTGCACAACGCCACCCCTTAACCCGCACATACACCCAGGAACCTCACCATGGATAACAAAGCTATCATGTCTGCTTCTTCTGACGTAACCGCAACTCCGGGCAAACTGCTCACCGCGTTCGTCCTGATGCACAAGACTGACGAAACCATTCCTCAGTTGTCCGACAACTTCACGTTCCTCGATATGCCCGGCGACTGGAAGCTCGGCTACCTGAACAAAGAGAAGTTCGACAAGGCTGATGCGTCCTTCACCGAGTTCGAAGTCCTGTACACCAAGAAGGCGCAAGACGCTTTCGGTTACATCGACTCCGAGCTGATGGTCGTCACTCGTGACAAGTGCAACCGCTTCTACGTCAACCCAACCACGGCTCACTTCTGTGGCCTGATGTTGGACTGGTCTACTGTGGGCATTGAAGGCGGGACCTACAGCGACAATGATGGCCTGAACTGGACCCCGGTTGAGGACGAGTGCTGGCACGGCGATATTGACTCCGTGATCCTGAACCTCGTGATGCCGAAAGACGGCGGTGGTGCATGTGGCTGTGGTGATAACGCGGGTGCTGTTGTGGCACTGGGTCGTTTCATCGACACTCAGCGTAACCACCCGATCATCGTAACTGAAGAAGCCCGTAAAGCAGCCCTGGACTCGACCACGTACGACAAAGGCTTGCTGGGTAATGCCATGCTGTTCATCGGCTACATCGTTGATGCAGCAGGCTTCACCGAACACGGCGGTTCTGTCTACCACGGCTGGCTGCAACTCAAGGGCGTGTACCTCGCGTTCCTGATTGCCGAATCCATCGCAGAGACCGCCCGCGTAAACGCCGAGTAATCGGCGCTTTACCTTCGTACATTCATTCTGAAATTCACCAAGGAACTACCCATGGATCGCAAGGCTTCTATCAGCATCAACAACTTCGACAACCACATGGTCATCCGCATGAACGATGAGTCCAACCTCATCGACCACGTGCCGGCCATGGTGTACAAGGCGTCCATCGGTCGTCCTGGCATTATCATGGTCAAAGACCGTCCAACCTTCACGCTGCCTCAGCTGCGCTTTGGTAAGCACAACTCCCGCGTCAAGCAGATCACTGCCAGCTACGACCGCTTCGGTAAGAGCAATGGCGTTCTGTTGCACGGCATGAAGGGTTCGGGTAAGAGCCTGCTGGCAGAAGAACTGGGCAACTGGATGATCGCGCAAGACCTGCCGGTCATCATGGTCACTGAGGCCATGGGCGCTGAAGAACTGAGCATCATCATCAAGGCCATCGGACCATGTATGGTCTACTTTGATGAGTTCGGCAAGACCTACAGTGAAAAGGTCGAGCGTGAGCGTCTGCTGCCTCTGTTCAGCGATACGTCGTTCCTGGGCGTGATGTTCGTCATCACTGGCAACGAGGCGGAAGAGTTCTCTGACTACCTGGTCAACCGCCCTCAGCGCTTCCGTTACAACATCGGGTTTGGCAGCAGCATTGACCTGGACACCCTGCACGACATCATGGCCAAAATGCAGGTCTCCGAGCATCTGCACAAGGCGTTCGAAGCGTACGTGAAGCGTGAAAGCGGCAAGCTGAACTTCGACTCCCTGCTCTGCGTCATCCGTGAGTCGGCGGGTTGCAAAGACGCCATCGAAGTGGCCGACATGTGCGAGATCCTCAACGTGCCGGACTTCCCGCGCATGCAGTGGTTCGTCTCTCGTGTGGAAGTGCTGGACACTCCGGAAGAAGTCGCAGGCTTCGGGTATCAGGTTTACTCCAACCGCCACAGTCGTAGCGACCTGACCATCCGCATCACCGAAAGCCGCAAGTCTGGCAACAACAGTTTCCTGTCACTGGGTCAGACTCCCGATCCGATGTTGAAGGAAGCCCAGCTGCACATCGAAGGCCTGGAAGAATCTGAAGGCACTCGTGTCGTCACCTACCAGGGCCATCGTAAGCTCAACATCACGCTGAGCTACGGTTTCGAGTACAACAGCTCGACAACCATGTTGTCCCCAACGGAAACTTACGACGAAAAGAAGCCGGGTGGGATCGGTCGCTACCTGAGCGAGGGTCCCGTTGCCACTGGTGATAACGCTACCGAGTTCGCTGGTCGTGAAGCCATGTTGTCCAGCAAACATCACCCTGCCGCTGGCCAAGCCAACTAATCCATCCCTGCTACACCCAACCCAAAGACTGAGGAGTCTTGCATGAAAATCAAAGAAATCGAGAAGCACCAAGCAATCCTGGGTTTCCTGGCCAAGGATAAGAAACCTTTCGAAGCCTACGTAGCAAAGGCTGACAAGAAAGAGCTGGTGTTCCAAGTGGACAAGACTATCCAGATGTCCGTGGAAGTCGAAGACTACGACAAGACCATCAAGGCCGGCAGCACCATCGCCATCGACGTCGAAACTGGCGTTGTGACCTTGGTCTCCGAAACCGGCGTAGCCCCTCAGGGCGAACTGCCAAAGTCCAGCCCTCGCAAGTCTTGCAGCTCGCACGCCGAACTGCGTGAATCGCGCGGCGGCTACTAAGCCAGCATAGAGAGGACCTTCGGGTCCTCTCTTTATTTTTGGAGTTCGTATGACTGCTATTGTGTACCATGATGGGAAACTGATCGGCGACCGTAAACAGGTAGCCTTGGTAATACCTACAACATTCGAAGACGGTCCCAAAGTCTTCATCAGCCGCGATAAGCAATTTGCTTACGGTGCCACTGGCTCCGCCATCGACGAGTCCATTCGTGATGAACTGGAACTCAAACTCCGCGTTGTTCTTGAACGCCTAGTCATCGACAAACGAGACGTCGTCCCTCTGGAAGACATCTTGGAAGACAATATCGAAGGCTTCACTCACGGCACCCTCATGACCCGTGACCAGCAATTCGGTATCATGCAGTACGGTTCGCGCTTTCGTCGCTTAGCGGGCCATACACACGGCTGTGGGACGGGCGGTACGCTACTCGCTGCCATGTTGAAGTGCGGCATGACTATTAAAGCGGCGATGCCAGTCGTTGAGCGTTTGGATCTGTTGACCGGCTCGAAGGTCGATGTGATTTACGCCAGCCGTCTGAAGCCATTTGTTATCAAGGGGACTACTCTGTGAACTTCCTAATCTACCGCCGTGGCATGGTCGGGTTCCCTGAGGTCCACGAGGCCAACGAAGGCGTACACTTCAAGGTACTCGAAGCTGACATCGGCACGTACTTCAGCAAAGAAGGCTTCATCTACCCATTGTCCGGCACTGGCCCGAACATCGCTGACGTGGTGAGCGGTCGCTTGAAACTGGCCAGCCATCCCCGTGTCTCCATGACCATGATGGCGTTCATGATCACCAAGCAGGGCGCGATCACACAGGTCGACCTCTTCAAGAACAACAACAGTCCTGATGAAAAGCGCTGGACGCTGGACTTCCATGGGTTGCCATCGGGTCAATCGACCTACGTCATGTGTTCTGAGATCAGTACACGTGATTCGTTGTTGGGTGCTTTGGCTGCATGGAAGGATGAGGAGAAGTTCCAGCAAGACACCAACGGCATGGCGGTGGGCGCTAACTACCCAATCGTCTGGATGTCGGTTGAGGAGATCGTTGAACGTCTCAACAAAGACTATCCCGATCCCGATCCTGCCGCTGACGATGAAGTCCCGTCGGGTTATCGTCGTGGTCGTAACATTCCCCGGCCAAGATTACCCCGTTAAATCAAGGACATAAGGACTCCGGGTAAATAAATACGTTTGGCTCGAGTTGTATGTAGTAGCACTGTGACATCGTCTAAGGATAGTGCCATTGTTCGGATCGATCTTAGGTTCCGTGCGCCGCGTCTGGTCGTCAGTACAACGTCTTCTAAAGGCCGTGTCACTCGTGACGCCGCCGAATGAGACCGATGACCCGCCGCGCATTACCGGTACCGTTTCATCCGTTTCAGTGACTTCGGTGCCCTACCTCACGCATAAGGCGCGTGGAACGGTAGGTGCACCGTAGCACTGGAGACCATTGATAACTCATGAGCGTTCAATTAAGCCTCTAAGGAGCTACTGATCAGAACCCGCGGCTTCTCCACTCTCGTGGCGTTGGCCCTAGCTGTCACCTTGTCTGCCCAAGCGGAAGAGCACAATCGTGCGTTCGCTAAGCAAGAGAAGAGCGCAATTGCGTCGTCGGATAAGATACACCATCAGGACTTGGGGAAAGGTCTTCTCCCAAGGGCGGTGCCAGAAATGGCTCGCTTAGAAGGTGTACTCTTCATGGCACGAGCGTCGCAAGCGTGCGTTGTGAAACCAGCAGAGGGACATCGCACGGCAGTGTCTGAGCGGACTATCCAGCGCGTGCCTAAGGTGCACGAGAGCTAATCAATAGTCCGTGTCAGTGAACACATTTGATGACTATTGATTCCGATTGAGTTCGGTTGAATTGGATGGCAATGGCCTCCAGTCTGATCCAAACCTACGACCGATTAACGCAAGGCCTCGCACTACGCGATGACGCACTTGGTGAAAGGGCTCGAGGGATGAGGAAGACAAGCGCTACACAAGGTTACGGGGCATCGTCGATAGTCGTTCCTATGGTGGGGTTGATCTCCCATTGAGGTGCGTCCGAACGATTGCCCCAAGACTTCTTTCTTTTTTTGTTTTGCCGAGATACCAATCCTATAGTCTTGAATTTGAGGTGTCTCATGTCACTCGTCCACGTTACTACTTCCTTTGCAAATACCAGTTCTCCCGGGCATAAAGACATCCCTGAGCGTTGGATGGCGGGGCGCATTACTGCCAGTCACATGAACGTCATGTTGCAACTGGTCAAACGAACCACGTATGACAAACTCTCGGGCGATGAGTTCGAAGCCGCCAAGCATTTGATGAAGACCATCCAAGGTGCGGCTGGATGCTTCATTGATGCACTGCATACCGCTACATCGATTGATCAGCTCATCGAGATCAATAACGAATTCTACAAGATGGCCTGCACGAAATGCTGACATAGAGCCAGGGCAACTGCCCTGGCTCTTATGCCGATTCGATTCAAACTTTTTGAAACAATACATGATTGCAGTGAGTAACAACCTAACCCGATCAATGGAGATCAACATGTTCGACCTCATCCGTAAACTCGAAGAATCCAAGCCACAAGTAGAAGTGAAAGTTTCTATCTGGGGCGCAATCAAGAATGCCATCCGTAGCTGGAAAGGCAAACGTAAATTCCAAGCCGTGGCAAAAGCCAAGCGTGCAGAGAAAGCGCAACTGGCTCAGAGCAACTCTGTCAAGGCTGATGAGTTGATGAAAGAATCCGATGAACTGGTCATGAAGACCATCGGCATGAAAGACCGCGTCAAAGTGGACGAGCTGTTGGAGCAGGCTGCTGATAAAGCATTCCAAGCCGAACTGCTGCGTAACGCATTCTAATCCCCCGGAACTGAAGGAGTTTCACCATGGAAAAGCAAGTAGCCGTAATCGTAGGTGTTGGTGCTGTAGCCGCTGCTCTGGTAGGCGGTCTGGGCTGGAAGACTCTCAAGGGTCGTACTGGCGGTGACAAACTCACTGCTGAGCAAATGGAAGAGCGTAAAGCTATTCTGCGCGCTCGCCTGCAAACCGTGACCACTCAAGAAGTTGAGGTGGTGGTCATGGAAACCGAAGTGCAAGAACCAGCACCAAGCATGGAGAGCGTCGTTCAAGACATCCTCCATGCAGAAGTACCACCAGCCATCGTCGAGGTACTCGAAGGTGTACATGGTGAAAAGGTCGTGAGCATCTCCCGTCCTCGGGTGGTGACCACTCCAGTACAACCCGATCAGACTCCGATGTTCTGGAGTTCGTTCGAAAGCAAATTGCGCCGTCCTGAAGTCGTCGAGATGTCTTCGAAGGACTTCGAGACTCGCAATGGTGACTTGGCTCGTGGGTACCATAAATGCCGCGTGGATGGCGTTGATGGGATTCTGCACGTGACCAAGTCCAACGTCTCTGCCGTGCTGCACATGGGCGGAGACGAGTTCACCGGGATCAGTACTTCGGGTAGTCGCTTCAATGGCAAGGGGTTGGTTAACCTGAGTCACGAGCAAGCGAAGAACTTCTTGACCGGTCGTTGATACATCGCCATAATGGCACTTCACCACCATAACCCGGGACTCTAGGGTCCCACTTGCAAGAGGCTTTACCATGCGTCCTTTGAAACAAGCAATCTACTCCAGCCGTACTGCCGATAAGTTCGTTGTCCGTCTGCCTGATGGCATGCGTGAACGTATCGCAGAAGTGGCCCGTGGCAGCCACCGCTCAATGAACAGCGAGATCATCGCTCGCTTAGAGAAGAGTCTGGCCAGTCCGGACGCTGAAGGTGGCACAGTGGAGTTCGATGGCGAAGGCGTCATGTGGAACCCGTCGGTTGGCATGTTGGTCAAGACTCCCGCTGGGATGGGGTCTATCCAAGGTGTCACCTACTCGGGCGATTCAACGGACACTGTCATGATCGTTGTTGACGGTGATGCATATCCACTCAAAGACATCAAGCCGATCTGGCTGATGTCGTAACGGAATAGACTGGGGACCTTCGGGTCCCCAGTCTTTACCATCCTTTTTTTCTTTGTTACCAACGCATCGACGCTGACTTGGCTTTGATCTCGATCTTCTTGCCTTTGAGCCAGTCACTCAAGTTCACTGCTTCACAGCTTTCGATCATCTTGGGGCCGATGACTTGCTTGGTCTTGTACTCGTTGGACATCCCGTTGTGCAGGTTGTCTACAAGGACCCAGGTGGCTTTGTCCCAGTGAATGCGATACAGATACACCGTGAGGGCTTGAAGCTCTCTGAGGGTAGGCAGAGGCCCGTCTACGATGACTGTGATGCTATCGCCAGCCGACTGGTACCGAGCAAGGTTCCAGTGCTTCTCAATGACTGAAGCCAGCCCCTGAGCAATGGCTTCTTCCATCAACGTGGTGGCGTAGAGGTACTCGTTGGATTCGGTCTTGTCCCACTGCTGCAATTCACCAGAGTGCATGATGCCGGGTTTAAGCTCCGGGTGCTTGTAGCCAGATCCATGGTACAGGTGGGACATGAGGTTCACCGTTAATAAAGAAAAAGTGATGAGATGGTGTAGAACTAGCTAAGGCCTTACACCATGAAAAAGTTGTTGGTATTCCGTGAAGGCTTGCATCCTGACTCTCGGGAGTTGGATGACTACCTATACGATAGCGAGGCTGTTCGTGGAGATTTCTTTGACCTTGATGCGCGTGATCAATTCGGGGTCTACAGCGGTACACTGTCCTTGCACGCCTCGACGTGGGACGTGACGTTTAAAGACGATGACAAGTACGACTTCTGGCACATCGTCTGTGAGGGCACGACTGGCTACGCATTCACCGAAGCCGCTTACCTCGCTTCAACAGAATTCTTCAAGCCCGAATGGCGAAAAGGCAAGTTGGTTAATTGCCGAGCAGTAGTACACAAGAACAATGTCATGGTCAGCATCTGGCGCCTACCTAAAGCAGTGTCGGAAGTGATGGACATGGATCTCAAACAGCGTTTGGAGAGTTTTAAGGATGGCACGTACGCTTATGAAACGTCTGCGGATGCTCTTGGACCTTTGCTTGTTGCCGCGGAGAAAGAAGAAGTATCGTAAGGTACTGCGCGACAGCATTCACGCGACCTTGTTGGACAAGCACACCTATTACATCTTCTACGGGCTCAGTGTGGGCCTCGGTGTTGAATACGCCAGAGCCATGTTACGTGACTCCATGTACGACATGGTGCGTGCCATGTACATCGAGAAGGATCTAGGGCTTCAGTTCTACACAGACATCGCACGGGATCTGTGTGACTGGAGTGAAAAGATCATGATCCTGGGGACGTACAGCCCCACTCCTCAACGGGAGAAGTTCGTGTTCATTCACGAGCAAGGCATCAAGGCTAAGCGACTCTACTTCCAGTTCGGCGATCACCTGTTCAATAAACTGTCGGACCGTCCTGCGGTACAGATGGAGATGAGCAACATCATGTTCGATGTGATTGACCGGATGGGTCAGGCTGGCGTCGAGCCTGTGATCCACGCGGATGGACGTAGAACCATCAGCCTGTTTACCCTGCGAGAAGGCCATGACGAGGATAGTATGAAGGACTGATTAAAGTCCTCTGCCAACTATCTAGGGAATCACCATGGCCGTTATCGACGAAACCAAACCAGCAAAGAAGAAACCAGCCGCCAAACCTGCTGCCAAGAAGGCGCGCGTTGCTTCGATCAGCGTTCCTCCTGCCGCTCAGGCTAAACCGAAAGCCAAGGTAGCGCCTGCTGACGGTATCAAGAAGACCGCAATCCCCGCCAAGAAGGTCTACAAGATCCCAGCTCGTCTGGCCAAGATCTTCGAAGGCTTCGCCAAAGGCGGCTTGACTCGTTCTGAATCGCTGGGTGGCAAGATCACCAAAGCGCAGAAAGAAGTCCTGATCAAAGAAGCTGCCCGCATGGGCGTTACCCCTGCTGCATTGGTGGCCGCACTGGTCATCAACTTCCTCGACACCTGCGCCGAGTAAGTGAATCTAGGGGAGGGCTTCGGCTCTCCCCTTTATGAGGAGTTCTCATGAGTAAGCTATTATCGCTCATCAATCTCAAGTGGATTGTGGCAATTGCAATCGTCCTAGGTGCCTTGGCCTACTGGGTCAATTGGTCGTTGGACATGAACACTCAGGTGGCAGATCAGAAGACGGCTATCAGTGATCGCGATGGCACCATTGCTTCGCTCCGTACCGAGATCGAGACTTACACCTCGAACAAGAAACAGAACAAGATGTGGTTCGATGAACTGGAGGATGCTCAAGTCGATCTGGTGTGTGCTGCCCGTAACAACACCCCACTCGCCCCGCCTTCAGCGTCGACCCCTCAGATTGTGGAAGTGGTCAAGTATCGGGACCGTGTATCCAACTGCCCGACCACTGACATCACTAAGGCCGAGACCTTTGACCCTAAGGTGTCTGAACTGCGCCCTGTGAATGAGGAGATTGCCTTGCAGTCACTCAACAACGCATGGAAGGCCTATTGCATCTCCATCAAGAATGAGGACGAGACATGCGCGCCCTTCAAGTGATCCTCGTGGGTGCTCTCCTGCTGTTGGCAGGGTGTGACACTCGTCAGTACCAAGCAGTGCCTGAATGCAGTTCTGCGTCCCCACCGAAAGGTGAACGGTACACCAACGCCACCCCGGATGAGAAGTTGGTGCAGATGACCTCTGCCTACATCCGTCAGACCCAGTCGCTCACTGACTGCAACGCTGACATTCGGTTGATCAATGCCGCTAACAAAGCAGCCCCCAAGTAAGCATAGGCCAGGAGCGAGTGCTCCTGGCCTTTATGCCGATTCGATTCGAATTCTTTTCAACAATACATGATAGCGGTGAGTAAGGAATACAGTACTCAACCTAACCTAGTAAGGAGCTTCATCATGTCTAAGACTTACGGTGCTTGCGCTGTCGGTGGTCTTCTTGTCGGCTATTTGGGGATGTCGTATTACCTCAAACGTAAAGAAGAAAAGAAGATGGCACAAGTCCGTGCCACCGTGGGCCACCTGATCAAGGATGTCCCTGGCTATAACAAGCCCTCTCGCTAAGGAGAGCCCCATGTACCTCGACGCTGTTGTCGCGATCTTTGCTCCAGCTCTTCGGATCTGGACAGGACACTCTACACTTTTGAGCGGGTTCGTTTCCGCTCACACCTACGCGGTGGCCATTGAAATCATTCAAGGCTACCTCACCACGATTAACGTCCTTGGTTTCGACGGCAGCGTTCTCCACACAGAACAGATCAACTTCCCCTTTGAAAGCATGCGTACCTTAGCGGATACGTTGCAAGGGATACCGATCTTCTCCATGCGGCAGGAACTGCAACCTGAGTACCGAGCCAAAGTGGTCATCGAAAGCGCCAAGATCATCCTGTCGGTTGATTGGGCGGAAGTATCTGATACAAAGCAACACTTGCACTAACCCTACCCCTACCCCATGCTAAGGAGCATGTCATGACTTACACTATCATCGTTGATTCCCGCGAAGTTGCAGAAGCTCAGGCTAACACCCGTGAGCCGTTTAAAGACCTGTTCATCACTCGTCTCCCAAGTGAGTGTGAAGAAGTCGGCTACGAGCGTATCGACGATATGCTGGTGGTCAAGTACGAAGAGAACGAGGATGGTCGTATGAACATCACCGCTCAAATGCCGTACGAGCTTCACGACCACCTGCCACGCATCTTCGGTGTGATCATGCAGTTGCACTACGGTGTGACCAAGATCAAACTGGGCAAGAAGATCCATCGCATCGAAGTACTCGTTAACGCGCCTAACGGCGTGTACTACAACGAGGCTGTACTCGGCGGCCGTGCCCTGAAGCACGAAACCACTGGCGTTGTCTTCACCCGTGGTGGCGATACTTACGCTGCGGTCACCGAACTCACCCTGTCCATCCTTAACGAGCGATTCGTTAAGAAAGGCACTGGGGTGTTCATCCCTGATACGTACATGGTCCGCTTCGTTGTGAACGGTCGTTACGTGTACCAACCAATGTCTCGTCTGTTCAACGATGTCGACGTGGCTGTCAGCTTTAACGACGCTATCACCGAAATCGAATGGCTCGAGAAGAATCAAGAAGTCATCAACAGCCTGGGAGATCCCAAATGACACAAGTTTATCACGAAGAAAACGGCCTGATCTTCCGGAAGCTCGAGGGCGAAACGGGGATCAGCTACATCTCCGTTCCTCTTGAGGAACTGAAGTGGACCGATACCACGAAGGGCCTGTTGGTCCGTCATGGCAACCCGTTCACAGGCCAGTGCGGTTACTACCCGCTGTCCCTGTTGTTCGTCACCCCCGACAAACGTGAAGAAGTAGCCATCCGCAATCAGAAACGACCACCCAGTGAAGACTGGGTAAAACGTACCCTCGACAACCTGCAATGTGAAGGCATTCCAATACTGCACTAACGGCATAAGGAGAGCAGCCCTAGGGCTGCTCTCCAGTGCTTTCTTTTTTCTTTGTTTACTTGATCGAGCGGTCCATCCACTTGATCAAGCCGATGATGACACGGTAGTGACTGTTCAATGCGAAGATGTCATCCGACCACGCATCGTTAGCACCTTGCCAATAGAAGCGGTGGTAGTAATCCATGTAGACGCTGTTGTCGGCGTCGTAGATCCAATCGCTGAACTTGCTACCGTCCTTGAAGTCCAGCCACTTGATCCATTCCATGTATGGCCAGAAGTTCGGGTTCTTCATCATCTCAGCGACCAACTTAGCCACCTTGAGCACGCCGTCTTTATCCAGCGCAGGCAGGGTGTCACTTGGGGTCATCGGCATCTTCGCTTCGACCTTCACCCAAGGCACATTCAGGCGAGTCTTGACGACAGGGATCATGTTGGACAGCGCAGTGCCGGAGAACGAAGGGAACTTGGCAGTGGGGTCCGGCAGCGCATTGAGTTCATCAACCGCTTTCCGAACGATCTCGATTGCTGCTTCATCATCCTCTGCCGCACCAGCAGTGGCCTTCACGGTACGTTGATGGATCGCTTGCACCTGAGTGTTCAAGTTGTCCAATACGCCATGCCATGCTTTGACAAACGCCCCCGTGTTCTTCTTGTGCTGTTCGATGTTTGCCAGTGGGTCCGTGACAGGTTTCCCGTCGAGTTGGAACGCACCCGAGAAGTCTTTGGCAGGCACCGTACCTTCAACGTACTTCTGCTTACCCAGCCAGACAGAGTTTAGGTAAGTCTTCTCCATGTCTTTGATGAACTGAAGGATCGCTTGTTGGCGTTTGCTCCAGTCTGTCTTCTCCTCATCGGAGATCTGTGTAGGGTCAGGCTTCGGTTTCCGCCAGAACCCAGACAGCTTAGATGCCAGAGACAGCAGTCCTTCATTGGAAACATTGATGCCTTCAGTTGCACCCATGTTCTCAAGAACCTTGAACATGCTCTGGTGCATGTCACTGTCTTCAGGGAAGTCACGTCCAACGCGCAATGCTAAAGAACTGGCTTCCTCGACCGCATCGGCTTTCTTCTCCTCGCCGATCTCCATCTCTTCAATGGACTCCAGAGAGGCCAACAGGTTACGACCTGCTTCGCGTGCGTCAGACATCATGTACTGACCAAGAATACCGTTTTTCATTGTCGATCCTTAAAAGGCGGGGACCCGAAGGCCCCCGATAGTTATTTGGTGGACTTGGTCAACAGACCCCAGCAAGCACGATACGTGGCTTCGAAGTGACGCTCGAAGACTTGTACCTTAGGCGAGTTGAGGAAATCAGACTCGACCTTCTCGACCGTGTTACGAATGGCTTTGAACACCGTCAGTGCATCTTTAGCGTGAGCCAGGCCACTGGTGCGGATGTCTTCTTGCAATTCGATGTCATCATCGGACTGAGCATGGAAAGCACCGAGACGCTTCTCAGTGAAGTTCTCTTCCACCAGACCCCACATGTACGACCCGCTGTGACCCAGAAGGGCTTCGAGCTGTTTGGCCAGTGCGGTCACATCAGACGACTCAGACAGACGGTTCACCGTATCCACACCACCGATACGATAGTTCGTCATGCCGGGCAATTCACCAAACTTGGCGATCACGTCAATCTCTTGCTTGCTGTATTTGCCATAGCGGTCGTCCTTCTTGATCTGGGACATCCACTTGGCGACCTTACCAGCATCTTTCCACCCACCACCCAAGAAGTCTCGGGCAATGCCGGTCAACGTAGCGCTGCGGTTTCTTGCCTCACTGACGTACTTGTCGAGGACCCGTTTGGTTTCCCCGGCGTTCTTCAGGTTGGCCAGATGACCGTTCTCCATCCGCACCGTGCCGTCCTTGAATTTGCGCTTGGCCATCCACCCAGTGTTCAGGTAGGTTTCCTTGAGCGTCTTCAAGAGTTCAGCCGGCTTATAGATGTTGCCCGTTGGGGCACTGGTGAACAACCCTTCCATGGACGCAACATCGTCCTGAGGCAAGGTGTCCACAGGAAGCATCCCACGCAGCTTCTCGATGAATTGCTCACCGTCGTCGATACTGGCTTGTGGGTCTTCAACCAACGCTTCCAGAGACGCTTCCAGATCGTCCGGAGACTGCACGCCAAGGATCGCCTCGACTTGCTGCTTGGACCACTGCATGATGTCTTTGGAACGTGTGGAGATGTTCGGCTCTTGACCGGTATCGAGGAAGGTCTCGTGCACATGGCAACGATGCTTCTGACCAATCCGGTCTACCCGTGCGATGGTCTGAGTGCGCTCATAATCACGGAACGGGGAGTTGGTGAAGATCTCCGTGTTGGCCATGGTCAGAGGCACCGCCGTCGACAACGACTTGAAGGTCGCGATCAATGGGTTGGCATCAGGATCGTTCTCGAACTGCTTGACGATATTCGTCAGGTCCTTGTTGGTCTCACCGTACACCAGCAGAGGTTTGTACCCTGCGGCTTTGAGCAAGACTTCCAATTCCTTGACCACTTCCACGTAACTGGTGAAGATCACCGTCTTCGACAAGGCATTGTCAATGATGGTGTCCAGTGGCATGTTAGGGAGCATGTCGAGGTGGCACTGGATGCGCATCCGACCCAGTACTTGGGACAGCGCTTCACCCATCACCTTCAGTTCCACGTACTTGATGATCGCCCGCACGTTCAAGAACGGTTTACGGTAGGTATCAGGCAGTGACGGAACAATGTTCTTCAGCTCGTACCGGTTGCAGTACATCACCATGTCTTTCATGGTGACTGGGTCGTAGCCTTTACGGATGGTCTTGACGTAGGTCTGGTACTGCGTAAACGCTTGACGCTCAGACGGCGACTTGAGTTTGGACTCGTGCATCGCCAGGCAGCGTTCGTACAGACCCTCGTACTCCTTCATGCCATCCTTGTAGTACTTCAGGCGGGTCTCGATGAATCCAGTCATCTTGTCGCGCACTGACACCAAGGTGTAGTCGTTACCGTTCTTGAGCGGGATCTTGACTTCGTGGTAATCCACACCCGGAGTCTCGATGTCCTGCTTGGGCACCTTAAAGGAAACGATACCAATTCGGTTGGCCAGGATCTCCAGCGCCTTCTTGGCTTCCTTACCGAACAGCTTACGGAAGGAGTTCTCTACTTCAGCGGTGAAGTCCGAGCACACGGTCTTGAGCAAGGTGATCGCTTCAGACCCCATTGCTTTGAACGGCGTACCAGATGCGTGCACCACATCGCGTGCTTTAAGGCCATGGCAGATGTCCACCAAGAACTGGGTCCGAGCGGACTGTTCGTTGAAGTTGTGCGATTCATCAATGGCCACAAAGACCTTACCGAACGAGCCACGGTTCTGCTTCACGAAAGTGAGGAACTTGTCCATGTAGTCGTAGTGGACGATGTAGTACTCTTGACCAATCTTGGGCTCATCGCCACTTAGACTATGCCAATAGTTCGGGACGCCCTTCTTGAAGAGCATCTTGATCGTCTTGACCCACACGTCGAACACAGAGTTCTTCGGTACGATGAACACTTTCGTATCCGCACCGAGGACATGACCGAGTGCAAAGTTGGTAATGGTTTTACCGCCACCTGCTGCCACGTCCATGAGCATGCCGTTAAGGGCATATTCAAACGTAGTCCGGTCGTACTCCCGTAAAAAATTAAGTTGGTGCTGAAATAATGTGACATTGAGGTCATCCAACGCCTTGTAATTCAAGCGAGGGCTGAAGCCTGTCACGCCAACGTTGCGCAACCATGTGGACTTGACGAGCTCTTCGGCGACCTTGGACAATGTCCGTCGTCCGCTGAAAGTACGTCGGGAATCCTGTAACTGCTCCAGGATGTACAGGACTTCGATGGCGAAGAACTTCGGAAACTTAACGGAGGACCGTGACACCGAAGTAAAGATGTTGTTGGCGATCTTGCTGGTTTTCCAAAAGTTGTAGATGTCTTTTGAAAAGCGCAGACCGGGTATTCCGTTCACTATAATGTGAGAGTCAGTCTCTTTGACAGAGATTATCCCCAACATGCGCGAAAAGCTGGCGTACATTCCTATATTCCTCAAAGGGGAGTATATCTGAGAAGAGGGTCATAACATGACGCACAATACCACCGCACGACCTAACGCGGCTCAAATGCTCCATGAGGCTCAAGGCTACCGTACCAGCCTCGAAGCCCTGATGTCGGTTGGCCGGGCACTTCTGCTCACTCCATCGTTGGAAAGCGACTCCGCTTCTTCCTTCATGGTGTTGGCTGAAGACGTGCTCGAACAAGCTGATCATCAAGCCGACTTGCAGGTCGTCGATGGCGTGACTGAGCCTCAAGCTCAAGTCGAACTGATCATGCAGGACGTGCTCACTCCACGCCTGACTGAAGTCGAGGCCATCGAGCAAGCCCTGCAAGCCAAGGCCGACTCCGACGAGCCAGTGCCGTTCACCACCCGTGACTCCGAAACCTCGGCATCGCTGGAATCCCTGAACTTCAAGGCTGAAGCCCTGGGTCTGTTCAAGGAAAACATCGACACCGTACGCGCCGTGATCTCCATGGAAGGCATGACCATCGAAGCGGCCCGTCCGCTGGTGCTCAACGTCGCTCGTCGCATGGGCGATGGCTTGGTTGCACTGGGCGTCTCCATGGAAGACCTGGAGCAGACTCAGGTACTGGGCGAGATGTCTGATGCGGTTGACCGTATCGAGGCGTTGGTTGCCACTGCCAAAGAAGCTGCTGAAGAAAGCGCTGAATCGGCCCGTGCTGAAGCTGCCTCTATTGGTAGCGAAGGCGATGACCGTATCGGTGATCTGATCGAGCAGCATCGTGACGACAATCCGTCGGGTCCTAAACTTGATGACGGCGTGACTGCCAACACCATCGAGAAAGACACCCCGACGAATCCGGACAATGGCGAAGGCGACGTGCCTACCGATCCTGACGCAGATCCTGCGCTGGGCGATAGCACTGATCCGGTTGACCCCGATGCAGATCCGATCGACCCTGTCGATCCTGACGCTGACCCGGTCGATCCAATCGACCCAGACGCCGATCCTGTTGATCCAGTCGACCCTGTCGACCCGGATGCAGATCCGGTTGATCCGGAAGCTGAAATCGAAGCGGCCAACGCCGATGCTGATCCAGTAGATCCGGATGCGGACCCAGTGGACCCTGATGCTGATCCGGTCGACCCAGTCGATCCGGAAGAAGACGAGCTGGATGAAGAAGGCAATCCGAAGAAAAAGGTTTCGACCGAATCGGTTGCTGATCCGATCGTCATCGAAAACATCACCACTCGCGTTCAAGACGTCGATGCCGTTGTTGGCATTCAGCGTCAGTTGATGTCGTGGCTGGACTCCAACGGTCTCCTGACCGCTGATGGCAAGGCTGCTCTTGAAGCCGAAGTCAACCATGAGTTCTGCCTGACCACCAACATGGTTGTTGACCGTGCCGGTGACGTTCTGGTTCGCCATTACGACACCTGGGTTGCGGCCTGCATCCGTGACGGGGAAACCAACACCCGTGCACTGCAAGCGCTGATGGACCTCTGATACGCAAAAAGCGTGTATAGTATGTAGGACCTGTTCTTTAACAGATAATCCAGCATCCTGATGCGCTTGATTGCGTAGAATAGAGGAGAGCGTTTGCTCTCGCACTCGTGGCACCCTCCCACTCCCCCATTGGGCGGACCACACAGCTGAGGGCATTGCGCCCTCAGCTACTATTTCGTTGCCCCTGATGAACTCGTCGTGATAGTCAGGGTTGTTGCGGTTCCGTAGCCCCACGCCAACGCTACCCGTGGTGTGTTACGGTAAACGATGACGCGTCTGAGCGTGTGCTCCACGTCGCTGCCAATGATGTCTCCCGATCCGGCTGAAAGGGGACGTCAGGCGTCACGAAGTGCCACTCCTCACGGAGTGATGCCATCTTTAGTGCAGCCTCCAATATTCTGTCTTCGGGTAGAACATTGGGGGATGCACTGCGGATGGCTTTTATTTTTATTATGCCGTGTCACTGTATAGACGAAGGAGGGAATCATGGAACTCTACACCATCGCTCTCTCCCAATGGCGCAAGGCTAAGGAGAAGCAAGTCACACTGATCGACATCACTGTCAAGTCAGGTCTCGCTGTCTTTGCACCTGAGCCGTCCGTACTGTGGGCTTACAAGCGTAATGAAGTCTCAGACGAGCAGTACACGGTCTTGTACCTAGAACGCCTCAGGGAGCAGTTCAGGCTCCATCCTGAAGCCTTCCAAGAGTTCCTCGAGCAAGAGGGTCCTATCTGTGTTGCCTGTTACTGCAAAGCTGGAAAGTTCTGTCACCGGCACATCTTTGTTGAGTTCATTAAGGATGTGGCAGAGGACAATGGATACCGTTTGGTAGTGCGTGGCGAAATACTATGACTAGGGCTTTACTGAGGCTATCTCATGGCGTGCAAGACTGACAACTTCAAGTTCGACCCCGACAAGACAGCGCTGGAGAACCTCTTCGCCCTGATCTATCGGACCAACCGCGTTAAGCTGAATCCCAACATGGTGGAAGTAGAACTCCCTCGTGCTCTGGAAGACGGTGAGGACGACGACGGCGATAACACTGTCATCTTGGTCAAGGCCAAGAAAGGCGGGCCGTTCAAAGGACAGGAAGACCTGTACTACGCCCGTGCTGACATCAACACCCACTACCCAACCTTTACCATTGACTTGGAAGAGGTGAAGGACATTGCAGACAAGGCGGCATTGATTGCTTACCTTGACGGCAAGTTCAACTTGGTGGACGGTGAGTTCGATGTCGACATCAACGATCCATTCAACTCCCTGTTCCAGTTCATGGACGTGGACATCTTTGCTAAAGAGAAGTCCCTCATCTACATCGGGGACAAGAAGATCCATTTGTTCTGGTCTGGCGGTATCCGTCGGATCACTGATGAAGGGCGTCTGCGCATTACCGACGAAGGACAGATCCGGTTCGTTGAGAACGGTTCTCTCGACTAACGGCATAAAGAGCGAGGGCCTAGGCCCTCGCTCTATGTCGCGTCGCCTTAAACTACAGGCGGCTCTTCTGGTTCCAGACCATCAGACGCTTCGTTGAAAGCGTCGATCAGGGCTTGAGCCAGTGCGTCGATGTCGGCAGTGTTGGTCTCGACCTGAGTCAGGACAGGAGCAACAGCAGCATCAACAGCCACTTGAACTTCAGCAGCGGAAACCAGCAGTTGGAAGCCGGTGCCTTTAACAGAAACGTCAGCGATGCTGAGGCTGAAGATTTCAACGTAGGTTTTGCCCACGCCGTCTTTATCAGCCAGTTCAACGCGACGGGTAACGACTTTCGACGCTACGCCATTAACAGCGCTTTCCACAACGCTGACCGACAGGAAGCCAGTAGCGGCGCCGTGTTTGGTCAGGGTGGTGTCGGCAGCCATTGCGCCTACGGCAGCAGGACCGGACCATTCGCCAGTGACGGACGAAGCCATTGCCACGTAATCAACGCCCAGGAAGACGTTCAGCGGAGCAACGGTGAAGTCGTCAGGGGTAACGCCGGACAGTTGCAGGATTTCAGCAAGAGTCTTGCCTTCCAGCTTGTCGGAGTCGACCGCTTTGTCGTCTTTGCCCAGGAAGGTTTCGTCAGCGTAGGTCTTGGCAGCAGCGACCGCAGCGGTCTGTGCAGCGTCGGCCTTGGCTTGCGCGCCTTCAGGGGTTTCTTTGCTGCCGATCTGGCTCAACATCGTGTTGATGATGTCCGGATCGTTGTTCAGAGCGTCGGCGATCTCTTTGATGGTGTCCAGGGTTTCTGGAGCAGCACCAACCAGTTCGTCGATCTTCTTCTGAGCGATCAGATCGGCCAGGAAGGCGGTGACGTACTTGTCAGTCGCGCCTGCCAATGCTTCCGCTTCAGTCGCGACGCCGAAGTTCTCGACGTTGCCCAGACCGATGGAAGCTTTATCGATAGCGCCAATGACGCCTTCGAGTTCTGTCTTCGCAGCTGTTACGGCAGCTTCGATAGCGGCAGCGTAATCAGCTTGCAGAGTAGCGAGGTCCTTCCCGCCAAGTTTGAGGGCGTTATCAGCTTCACCAGCGGTGGCTGCTTTGCCTGCCAGGATCAGGGTGGTGATCTCGGCGAGGGTTTTGCCTTCAAGCTTCAGGCTGTTGAGTGCATCCTTGTTGGCCAGTGCGGCTACAAGACGTGCAATCGCCGCTTTTAGTGCGGCTTCAAGTGCGGCGTTGGACAGTGCCATGGAACATTCCTCTCTTGGGAAGGGTTAGTGAGGAAGCCGGTGTGGCGTCGTCACATAAAATAGACGAGGTCTGACGCACGATCCTTAAACGACTCAGGACCGCGCGCCAGGGACATCATCACGGAGCCGCAACAAGCGTATCAGTAATGTCGTCAATGTCACTTGTGACGTTTTGCAACGTCTGTTGAAACTCTGCAACCAGCAGGTAGTCTTCAGCCAGCTTACCGCCCAGCTTCAGAGCATCCACCGCCACTTCATCCGCACCCAACTTTCCATCGAGAAGCTCTTGTGTCTTCTCTTTGGTGAAAGCACCAGTCTGCTCAGCAGTGACATGGTTCGGGTTATCTCGCCTTGCGGCGTAGATAGAGAGGAGGTCGTAGATGCGGGCACGGTAAGTTTTCTTAGCCATGCCCGCTCCACCGTCTTCACGAGTGGTGACGGTGAGTTCTACGCTCTCTTCGCCAGACAGCAGCGAGGGATCAATGGGCGTCAACTGTCCAATAGTGCTGGTCCAGCCTTGGGGCACTTCTGGCTCTGCCATGATTATTCCCTCACCCTATCGGGTCAACCCTTAGCCTTGAGCTTCGGAGTCAACAGGAGTTACTTCCAGGCCGCCGAGCTCTGGGTTAACGACGGCTTCAGCCAAAGGGGTTTTAGCTACCGCCAAAGTCACCAGCAGGTCGCCTTTGAAAGCGTAAGAACCGGCCAGAGCGGTCAGAACGACTTCGGTGTCGTCTTCAGCAACGGCGGCAGTCAGGTCGAAGTCTTCGGCGTTGAAGCCCAGACCGTAACGGGTGTTGATCGCGTCGACAACTTCGCCAACAGTGGCAGCGCCTTTCAGCACGGTCACGTCGGTGATGCCAGCGGTAGTGAAGATGCCCTGCACGTCCAGACGGTCGAAGAAGACGGTCTGTTCGCCGGAGAACAGAGACTCCGGAGCAGCGGTCAGTTCAACCTGAACTTCGCGGTTCGGGTTGGTGGAGGCGGCGACAGCGCCGAAGGTGAAGTCGGAGGCCAACAGGGTTTTGCCCTGAGCAGCAGCAGCGACGTTCAGAGCGGCCAGCAGCAAAGCACGGCCAGCGTGAGCAGCGTTCATATGAAGATCCTCATGTGAGCAAATACAGCGAAGGAATTGCTGTACATAGGATGTCGGCATAAACCCCCTACAGCCTTTCGAGCTGTAGGGGGCAGATGCTTAGACAGGTAGCAGGATGCGCGAAGGGTTCTGCGGACGGTGCAGTTGGAACGGGAACACCTTATCGTGGTCGTCATGGCGTACGACGTTCACGCGGTATTGACCGTTGTCCTGTTCTTGTGGGGAGGCCTGAGTGGCCGCCACGTCCAACCATTTCGCCATGTACGGCAATGGCATCTCCAGCGGGGCTTTGAAGTCCACAGGACGTTCCAGGACGTCACAGGCATCAGCCACGTTGAAGTTGATGAACGAACCAATCTCATCCCAGCCCACACCCGGTACGATCGAACCCGAATCACGCTGGAAGTTTCTCCAACGCATTTCAGATGCACGCACTTCGAGGGTCATGTCGTCGATCAGGTGACGGTTCGCTTTCCAGCAAGCACGGCCACGTTCAGTGGACATCTCGTACTGGAGCACGTACTTACCGACGTTGACGTGGATCTCAGCTTCGTCCTGAGCAATACGCTGTACCGCTTTGCAGATTGGCATGTAGGCGCCAGTCTGTGCGATACCGCCAGTCACTGCGAACGAACCCATGAAGTTCACACGCTCGAGCAGGAACAGTGCAACCGTGAACATGAACGCAGCACGGTAGGCTTCGTCGGAGTTACGGTCAATGAGGCCCAGAGAGACCTTCAGACCCACGCGATAGCATTCGCCCATGGTGCGGCCAATGACTTCCATGCGGGACATGGCTTCTTTGATGCCCAGTACGTTGGCCAGTACTTCGTTCGGCGTGTCGAAGCTGTAACGCACGATCTCGGAGTAGGTCGTAGCGTGCAGGTTCTCGTTAGCCACGATTTGGTCCCACACTACCTTCAGTGCAGAACTGGTCACGAAGTGGTTACCCACGGCCATGATGCTGTTGGCTGCGAGGGTGTCACCTTCCCACTGCCAGCCCAGGTTCTGGATCATGGCTTGAGCGACGAACTTATCGCCGGTCTTGAATTCCAACAAGCACGGACTGAAGTCGAACTCGTTGGTGTCCCAGTCCAGACCACGGAGCGAGCGCCAGAAGTCCCACAGCTTCGGATGCGGATCGTTCACGGTGTCCAGCAAGCCTGCCGGTTCGCCGAGGAACAAACGGCTGTCACCGTAGTTCTGCTTTTCGGCGTTGAAGATGTTCACATCGAACATAGCGGGTTGGACGATGGATTGCAGTGCAGCGATCGGTGAAGCTTCTTTCAGATTAGACATGTCGTTGCCGTCTATTAAGTGTTGGAGGTAATGCCGGCGGAAGCACCGGCATCATGCCGAGCAGATTAAACGGAGCAACCGCCGGAAGTACATGCAGGACCGCTAACGTCAAGGCCGTCGTCTTCTGCGACTTCGCGACGTACACGTTGCATCACCCCAGCCAAAGCGTCTTTGTCTGAGGAGTCAGTGTTGGTGTAGTAGACCGTCTTCTGCCCCAGCCAGGACATGTAGTTGGTCTCTTCGATCAGGTCACTGGAACTGATCTTCTCGTCACCCTTGAAGGTGGCGTACCAGTCAGCGCTGATGGATTGGTCAGCCCACTTCTGGAAGATGGCGTACGTCTCGCTGTGTTGGCGGCGAGTACGGTTCCAAGCAATGGAATACCATTCTTTCAGAGTGTCGGCTTCTGGAGCGACCCAGTACATCGAGTTGTCGGCATCGGTCTTGATGATCGACAGTTCACGCAGGTCCATCAGGCTGTTGGTGCAGGCGCTGTACTTGGACGACGATTCACCTGGCATGTGGGCGATCAGGGAACTGAAGCGACCACCGCCTTGAGCGATCAGACGACGAGAGACGTCATCCCAATCGTACTGGTTGGTGAACGGAGCCAGTGTGTCGACGTTACGGTTGTAGGTCGATTGCGGCGTCCAGCCACGTGGCCAGTCGGTCTTGTGAATCCACTCGGCGTTACCACGCTCTTGACCCAGACGGATCGAAGCGTTGATCAAGTGGTACGCATGACGTTCGGCGATCTTGTGCAGCTCCAGCATGCCCTCTTGGGACGTGTAGGAGAGCTTACGCTGTGCCATGTAGTGCGCGACGTCCATCAGGCCCACACCGGCGTTACGGCGAGCTTGTGCCGTGAGCTTCATGTGTGGCAGGGCGTAGTGGTTGTGGTCGATGCAGTAGTCGATCATGTACAGCGCGTTGTAGGCAGTCTCTGCGTACTGCTCTTCGCTGTGGATGTTCGTCGGAATCAACGCAGCCAGAGCGCAGAGGGACACTTCAGGCTCTTTACGCGATTCCAAGACCTTGGCCACAGTGTGCCATTGGTCATCGCCTTCTTTACGGTCCTTCGCAGCCCTGCGGAACATGGTGCCGGCTTTGAGTTCCAGTGCAGCCACTTCACCCACGATGCCTTGGATTTCAACCGGGACGTTACTGTCCAGGAAGACGCCCTTGGTGGACATGGTGTCGAACTTGATGAACCCGATGAACTTCTCGCTGTACAACTCGAGGAGCATGTCGTAGTACCAAGTCGGCTGAGTGATCTCAACGCACAGGTTCGACGAATGGATCGCATCGCGGTGTGGCGTGTGATAGTTGATCTCATCGATCATGGCCAGGTAGAAGCGGCCAGTCTCGAAGCCTTCGGAACGGGCATTGACAACCAGTTGACGAGCAGAGATCCAGATCTTCTTGAACTTCTCGTCTTGCTCGTACTGCTCGTACAGCGCGATGAACTCGTTCAGGTCTTTGCCGTACAGCGCACGGTACAGGTCCGGTGCAGTGTAGACGTTGAACAGGAAGATGTTCTCGTTCAGCGAGGACTTATGCAACAGCCAACGGTTCAGCATCATCGTGTAATCGATGGAACGGTTGCGCTTGTTGATTGGGGTCCGTGGGTTCTTCAGGACCATGATGTCCACGACTTCTGGGTCGTAGCCACTGAAGAACTCGTTCAAGCTGCCGCCACGCGGGCCTTGCTTGTTCGACTTCACGATACCGGTCTGTTTGTTCATGTACGGGATCTTGCCCGAGTGAACAATAGAACCACCGCGGATCGGATCGCCCAGCGAACGCACCTGCATGTTCTCGCCCAAGCCTGCCGACATGTAGGTCATGACTTCAGCGATGTGACTGGAAGCCGCGATGGATTCCTTGGTGTCGTCACAGGTAAACAGGCAGCATGAGAAGAAGCCGTTGTGGCCAGTGCCCATGTTGTTGTGGTTCGGCGTAGGAGCAGACAGACGCTCGTTCACCAAGTCACTGTAGATGGACTCCAGACGGGCCATACGGGTGATTGGATCATGGTGCTCTGCCACGACCATGGCCACACGTGCCAACGCATGCTGACGGGTCTCGTAGATGCGACCGGTGATGCGGTTACGCAGGGCGTACTTGTCACGGCCTTGCTTGAGCTGGTAGTGCGCGCAATGGAAGTCACGCTCGTGGTCAACCCACTTCTCGATCTGAGCGTATTCTTCATCAGAGTAGTTCAAAGGCACCAGGACGTTAGCCGCCTGCATGACCGTGTGAACTTCTTTAAGGGAGAGCTTCTTCTTACCGCCGAATACTTCTTTGTGGATCTCCGTTGCGTAGATACGTCCGGCCATCAGTTGGCCAGCCCAGGTATCGGTGTTCAGTGCGTTACGGATCAGGCCGTTGTTGAATTCCTTGGCAGTGCAGCGCTCAGGCATCTGAGCCACAGTAGCTACCACAATGGACTGCCAGTCGATGTACTTGGCGAAGCCTTTGGCTCCCCACTTACCCCAGCCGAGGGCTTTAGGCGCATTGAACGGCGCGATGCGTCCGTCACGTTTGATGAACTCTTTGATCATGGGTGCTGTGCCTTAGCTAGTGATTCTGAGACCAAGTTTGAAGAATGTTTGGTCCTCTATGCATAATGTATCGGGCCTCTATTTATTTTGTAAATTGAACCGTTATATAACCCTACATTACCAAGGAGATGGACATGTAAAATAAAAAGGAGAAGGGCTGTTATATGTACATCAGGGGGATTTATGGAAGCGCTAACAATACACAAGCTTAATGAAGAGCTCGTCGTTAGCTTGATCGAATTACCGGGGTTTCGCAAACTCGGAACGGTCACGGTAAAGGATGAGCAGGGGTTGAAGTCCGGTAGTGTGACCGTGTACTTCGCTGGGGATTACTTCAGCACACAGCTCAAAGAAGGGGAGTTTGACAAGGTCCGGAACCAGGTCACCAAGCTGGTCAGGAACTATGCTGTAAAGAATGGGTACGGTGTCTCTACAGGACGTATGAACCTGTCACTGACATTAAGAGAGCGGCATAACGCTCGCCTACCAGAAATCGCTTAGGGGAACTACATGGGCTGGATTAAACGGTTGCGTGCTCGCCATGAAGAGCGCCGCAGGCTGTACGAGAGCATCAAGATCAGTCACAAGGCCATCCGTAGACTGGTCGTTACCGACATCTTCGTTGGCTACAGCAAGCACTCTGAAGAAGTCAGAGCGCTCTATCGCGAAATGCTCGAGCAAGTGGGTCGCTTTGCGGATATTGTCGGGAAGATCACCATCATCGACACCATGTTCTACGGCGAAGAAATGCGTAAACAGGTGCCAGTCATTAAGAAGCTCGACGACGAGATCAGAAACATGATGTTCTCGCCACAAGAGCAGGAACACGGCAGGAAAGAACATGTCGCTCAAAAGTGATCGTTGGATCATCCGGCAGAACGCTAAGCCTACCCATCACTTCTACGGCCGCCACGGCGCTCGAGACATGATGGTGGGTCCGCCATATTCGCAGTACGAACAGCAAGCGATCAACGACTACCCTGAGATAGGGGTCAAACGCCCTCCTCGAAAGCACATCGCCATCCCCATTGATAATTCGGTGGAAGGTCGTAAGTTGCTGGACAATTGGAAGCCGATGATCGATGGCGCAGTGGACAAACCCGTCCGCTACGTGGATCGTACCACTGGGGAGCCTGTAGACGTCCCCTACGGCGAAGAGCCACCAGAGACTGCCCGTAAGATCATCTCTTACGGAACGTCCTCCTACGGCTACGACGTGCGCATCACAGGCAAGGAAGATCAGATCAAGGTCTTCACCAATGTGTTCATGCCGGAGATAGATCCGAAGCGCATGTCGGAGAAGAACTTTGCTACGCCCTTCATTCGCGTTGATGAAGACGGGGCGCGCTACGTTCTGATCCCTGCCCACAGCTACATCCAAGCACCGACCATGGAGTACTTCCGCATCCCGCGTGACGTGCTCGTGATCGTGCTGGGCAAAAGCACTTACGCACGCTCTGCCTTGATCTGCAACGTGACGCCCATCGAGCCTGAGTTTGAAGGTGAGGTGGTCATCGAAGTCGCTAACGTCACCAACAGCCCGGTGCGTTGCTACCTCGAAGAAGGTATCGCTCAATTCGTCTTCTTCCAAGGCGATGAAGCGTGCCTGCGTTCGTACAAAGACAAGATGGGCAAATACCAAGGACAACGCGGCCTGACCATGGCACGCGTCTAACGAGCATAGACACCATGAACAATGCAGATCTCTTGGTTGCAAACGACATCGAACGTGCTATCGCTATCGTGAAGGCTCTGAACCCCGTGTGTGCTGAACCACTCACGGACATGATCTTCACCTCCATCGAAGTGCTGCGTGACGGCGGCTACAACATCACCTACTTGGGCTCCATGTTGACCAAGAAGACTGATTTCATCTTCGACGCCACCGATACCGAACCCGATGGACATGAGCGTGTCTTCTTCCACCTGATGAAAGTCGATCAGGACGGGAAAGCAACCGATGTCGCTGCGTTCATTGCGATCGACGTCACAGCCGGGACAGTCATGGACTGCTCGGCCAACATTACAACTACGCACTGAGGCGGACATGAAAGAAGCGGAAGTTAAACTGGGCATCGGTCAACAGACCATCACCGACGGCACGCTGGCGAAACTCCAAGCCAAGGCTGAAGACGACATGCTCTACTGTGAGTTCGGTGCTCCACGTTTCGTGCGTGATGTACCTGCTCAAGAGAAGGCTGATCGTTACCGCGCCATCTTGGCTGATCGCGTGTGTGCCAAGATCACTTCGATCCGCCGTGGTGATGATGGCCACATCTACGGCACTGTTGTTCCGTTCGGTCCGCATGCTCAACCTGTACAGCGTCGCATCGAGAGCGGTCAGCCAGACCAACTGCTCTTCGGTGCTCGAATCGTGACCAAGGCTTCTGTGGCCGACGTCATCACCTACGACCTGGTCAAATTCTGAGAACATCATGAAACCAATTATCGTGCTCTACCACCGTGGCTGTAATGACGGCATCGTGGCTGCATGGGCTGCCTTCGCACATTACGGTAAGTCGGCCAAGTACATGGCTTACCAGTACGGCGAAGAACTGCCTGCTGAAGTCTTTGGTGCTCACGTCATCATGGTCGACTTGAGCCTCCCGAAAGAGATGCTTGAGAAGATGGCCACTGAAGTGGAGTCGATCCTGATCATCGACCACCACAAGACGGCCAAACCTCTGACGACCATCATGCGCCCAGTGCGCACCTACAGCGAATACCTGAAGTACCGTTCGCAAGGTGAGCAGTCGTTCATCCTGTTCGACAACGAATACTCCGGCGCTGTGCTGGCGTACGCGTTCTTCAACAACCAGTCCAGTATCGTGATGGAAGATGTGCCAATGGCCATCCGCCTGATCCAGGACTACGACCTGTGGCAACACAAGTACGATGACACCAAGCCGCTCAATGCGTGGCTGATCAATGGCGGGTTGACCATTGAGCGTGTGGACGAGTTGATGTCTCACGGCGACAACATCCCAAGCGAGTATCTCGCCGTGGGCAGTGCGCTGATGAAGTACGACGACAAGATCATCCGCAGTGTCATCAAGGAATACCTTGAAGTCTTCGAGACCGATGCTGGTCAACGTTACGTCATGGTTAACGCGCCTCACCACCTCCGCAATGAGATCGGTGATCGTCTGAGTGGCAAGTACGACTTCGTGGTTCTGTACACCCGTCGTAAAGAACGCACCGTCTACAGCCTCCGGGCTCGCAAGGGTGGTTTCGACACGTCTACTATCTCCGAGCTTTTCGGTGGTGGTGGTCATGCAGAAGCCTCTGCGTTCTCCATTGCACATGGACCTGTCAGCCAACGCCCTGCACATCTGCTGTTTGGCAAACCACCCACCTTCCTCGAACGCCTCTCCGCTGCGTGGGGTCTGTTCCGTGGAGTCACACCGTAAAGGATTCGAAGTGACCGACAACTCGTTACTCATCGTCGCAGCAGGCTTGTTGTCTGCTGTCGTACATCTGGTCATGACGCCCCTGTGGTTGTGGCTGGTACCTCGCAAGCCGGCTCCTGGGCCGTTCATGCTGGTGCTGGTCTACTTCCCGTTGGGCGCGTTGTTGATCTACGGAGCACTGTACATCGCGTACATGTTCTACTTCACCTATAAGCCCTGAGGACCAGAGTCCTCTTAATCGGAGGTGTCATGTTCAGCAAGTCGTCTCACCTGCTTCAGTACCGTGTCGAGCTTCATGATCAGACTTACCAAAAAGGTCATTCTGATCTGTCCAAAGTCCACAGACTGTCCGCGCTAGACCAAGACTTGCTGACCGTGAATCGCAAGATCTGGAACGACGGTAAGCAGCAGGTCATTAATCCGGATGATGCTGTTAAAGGCGCCATTGCCGCCATCCGGATCTTGAACCTCTGTGGCAAGAATGCGAGCCAAGCATTTATGTGCGATGGCGTAGCAGACCCCAACGATGCGAATGCTCTTCTCATCGGTGGACACGGGCTCTCCAAGGCGATCCGTGATTTTGGTTTGAAAGGTGACGTCAAGTACCTTCGGATTATCGTCATGGTCGCAATGGAGATGCTGGCGGTTTATGTCCGTCAGTGCTGGGCCCACGACCGTGACCTCCATGAGGCCATTGTCGAACAACTCGATCTGGAAGCGGTAGATGAGCTGTTCTATCCGTTCCACCGGCTCGAGATTCAACGCTTGATGGACGTGGCACAAACCACGCTCCAAAACTCAATCCCTCACTCATCGCTACCAATGTAGCTGGAGACTTCCCATGGAAGCTGTAATGACTGCACCTGCAACAGACGCTGCATCCCTGCGTAAACTGAAAGCCATCGGTTGCCTGAACACCCTGCAAATGCTTGCAGCGCGTAATCAGACGATCAACTACGAGACGCTGGCGCTCATGATGGGCCTGCCGTCCTCTGGTAACGCCCTGGCTGCGTCGATCTCGCCGGTGCTGTACGACGTGTTCAACTTCTGCGTAGAAGCTAACCTGCCTCACCTGACGGTCTTGGTGGTGCGCAAGTCGGGTAAAGACAAAGGTCTGCCTGGCCCGGGTTTCTGGAAGGTGTACCGTCCAGATCAACAACTCACGATGAACGAACGTATCGACCTGACTGAGGAAGAAACCGCCAAGTGCTTCCGTCTGTACGAGAAGCTCGGCGCGTAACACACCTGCATTGGAGGCTGGGACATCTCAGCCTCTTCACCCATTGAAGTCCTTTCCGAGGAAACACCATGATTCGTCCAGAAGCCATCCATGAATTCGCTAGCCAAGTCGTACGTGACAACAAGTGGGCCATCAACCCTCAACTGGTTGTGGACTACTTCGCCCAGTTCTACTACGGCTACCTGTTCAACCAGAACATCAAGTCCATCGTGGGGCTGGCTGCTACCGTCCGCGGCGATGATTATCCGCTGGGTGTGTTCCAGACCTACATCACCTTGGAGGAGCTGAACCGTCCTCGTGGTGACTTCACGATCCAGGTCACGGCATACGGTCCTAATCAGAACGAAGTGCAGTCCACACCAGATGACCTGTACCTGCGCCTCAATGACGGTGCCGAACTGTACATCAAGTTCGACCAGTCCATGGTTGTCAAACCAACCCCTGTTGAAGGCGAAGCGGCTGCTAAGCCTCGCAATGACAGGGATCGTCGGGGCAGTCGCTCGGTGCGTGATGAACTGACCGAACACGACATCAACGTGCTGCACAGCGTCAGCATGATTGCCTCGTCAAAGCTCATCGAGTACCTGAAGTCAGGTGGTCGTGCTGCACGTAAGGATCTCCCTGAGATCGCTTACCGTCTGGGTTCCACCTCGCGCGTAGTTGCTGCCGTGCAGGTGATCAATGCCCAGTTCATGGGTGAAGGAGGTGAGGACATTCTTGTCAAGCACCTGATCACCGGAAAGACCAGTGCCGCGTTCAGTTCAGACTACGGCACCAACAAGGAATGGATGATGTCTCTCAAAGGCAATAGCCAGCGGGGACCGTTCGAATACAACGATGAGGAGAAAGACGTGTTCGATGAATACGCCCGAGTCCTCAGTCAGGCAAGTTAAGTGAGGATAACATGAAACGGATACTCATCGCTTTGCTGCTGTTGTCGTGCAACGTCAGTGCTCAGCCGAGCTACCCTGACGTCAAGTCTGCCTGGTGCAACCCACGCGCCGATGACGACTGCTACATCAACGGCAAGAAGGTACCGATTGCCCAGTTGGGCAAGTACCTGCCTTCGGTGACGGAGTCCAACGTCGATCAGTTGGGCGGTGGTTGTGAAACCATCCTCTGCTTCGACAAGGACGACAAGCCGCTGGGCTACCTGTCTCAAGAATAATCAACTGTACGGGGAGTGCCATTGTGCTCCCCTAGACCACCATGGGGTTTAACATGTCTGTATTGGTATTGGAATCTGGCTACATCGTTGACGGTCTCGGTTTGGTGCCACGCATCAAGGGCATTTATCGGGATCAGTCAGAGGGGCGTGAGCGCTGGGTTGTGTCGCCTACCAACGACAACACCTTAACCGAACGCGGCTATTTCCACGACAACGTGTACGGCGATGCTGATGAATCGTACAAAGCGGCCATTCGGCATCTGCATGAACACGGTGAGTTCTTCAAGCAAGGTAAGCGTCGTATTCTGAAGGAGCGTTGCGACAAGCAATGGCTCACAGGGACGGTGGGTGTCTGTGTACGTCGTCAGCACAGGGGTAACCTGGACTACTACGCGATCATCGCTACACCGATCGCTGAGGAGCCTGGGTGCATCGCTTATGCAGGCAACGAGAACACCCACGGGCACTACTTCGAAGCTGCAATGGAGTTGGTCACCAATCACCGCCATCGTGCAGTCAAGCGTTACTCGAAGAAACGTCGTGTGAAACTGAAGGACGCCATGCCCTGGCAGATCCCCGGTATCATGTGACAGCTCTAGGCAGGAGGGCTTCGGCCCTCCTAGCCACCCTTTTCTTTTTTCTTTGTCCGAGGACGCTATGGCTCGCATTACTCCGCCGATGAACCTCTCGGGTCCGTTTCTGCTTCGGTCTCCGTTCGTAGCCGACCCTGCCAAGAGTTACACCGTTACCGCTCACCGTCAGTTCAGTGAATTGATCACCCGCGGTCAAGACATCATGAAGCTGGTCTACACCCCGGTGGGCCTGACAGCTTCTGCCTACGCTGAAGACCAGATCGAAGGTGCCATTGTCATTGCCTTGCGTGACAGTGCAGGTAACGTCATGTACGTGCCTGACACCTACATTGACAGCTACCCCGGCTTGGGCAGTGTTCCTTACAGCCGACTGATCGGTGTAGTGGATCTGGGCATGTGGGCCAACTACCGAGACCTTGATGACGTCATGGCGTCGATGAAGGAATCGTGCAAGGCCAACCTGGGTGTTGATGTTGAAGTCACCTTGGCTCGGGGCTCTGTAACCAACACCGTGAGCGAGGAACAGCACATCCAGCTGACGGCAGCCCGTGAAGCAGCCAAGACCAACAACGAGACTCTGACAGCCACTATCATTCGTCTGAGTGATGAGATTGCTGCACGTGACGTCACCATCGCTGAACAGGCCACGCTCATTGAAGCACTGGCTGCACCTACGACTCCCTGACACACGGCATAGAGAGCGGACCAGTGGTCCGCTCTCTATGCTGCTATGCCGCCATGCGGGAATCGTTCATCTCATCGATGTCATTCCAAGCCATCCCACCACCTTGGGAACTTGGTCTGCCACCCACGATCTTGTAGCTGAGATCGATTTCCAGATGGAAGTCGTAAGCCACGCCGTACATTGGGTTGTCGTTGAACTTGAGGACGAAGTACTTGTGCGCCTCTGGAGTCGGTTCCACCACGCCACGGTGTTTACCCCACAGGTACTCAAGGTACGCGCCATCGTTGACAACTTGCTTGTTGACGTAGAACTCCCAGTCCACCTCGGTGTCCAGCTTCTTACACCCTTGGTAGTAACCTCCGCCTGGCATGTCCCGAATGAACTTCGTCGGGTTCATCCGCTTCTCTTCCTTGGCTTGGGTCGAGAGTTGGTGAGCCGTGACTTGCAGGATCTTTTCGGCAGACGTGTATTCACGTGTCCGTTTGTACAGATCTTGCAGGTCATCGCCAGTGGAGCCTTGGACGCAACCATCCTTGCTGAACATGGCCAGGTAGTCGACGTACGACGCACAGACTTCGAAGCCCTTGGCCTTGTATTGCTCCAAGTGCTTGATGTACTTAGCGTACGTGAACGACGAACCCTTGATCCGGTGAATCTCTACGTACCAGCCACGGGCTTGCAGCTTCTCAATGACGTAGGCGGAAGCTTCTGCCGGGTCGAGACCCTTGACAGAGACTGCCATGCCCAGTTCCATCTGCTTGAGAATGACGTAGGTCTTCTGGATGATGATTGGGATGTCATCTTCCGTGCTGTAGAACAGACAGAGTGGTTTCTTGTCCGGGTCAAACAGGAACGGATCGTTGAACAGGCAAGTGCCGATGAACAGGTCAAGCAAGGTGCCTGACTTGTTGTTGTGTGGCAAGGCGTTAACCAAGCCAAACTCACCCCGACGACCACCACCTTGTACACCCATCATGCGGTTCAACGCTTTGAAGGGGAACTTGATGATACCTTCGGTGGACAAGGACTTGTTCATGTCCGCGAACGCGGCTGTAACAGAGGCTGGGTCGTTGAAGTTGACACTGGTGATGAATGCAGGGTCTACCCGCTCGTCTGTCTCCATATCGACCGACAGGAGGTCCTGTGCAGTCTGTAGTACAAAGGTGTCCCAGTCTTCAACCTCGGCTTCGTTGAATGACAGGGTGTAGGAAGCTTTCTTAACGATGTCGTGCAGTTTTTCCCGGTTCTTGTAGCGACGCATCTCCCTCGAAATATCGTTGATGTGCTTACGGACAACCGACTCATCCGGGTACTTGCGGATGACTTTATCCAAAGCTTTATACGTTACATCGTCGGACTGGAGATTCATCCGAATACGCTGCATCAGCATATCCGGCTCATATCTCTGTGAACCACCGCTGTTCAACATCTCCAGAACAGTGGAGCGCAAATTCGACAGGATGTTCCTCCCGTCGCCGATGTCGCCGATGTTTTCGGGTAGCTTGATCTCGTTCAACATTGAACGGATCACTGATGCGTTACTCGAACTGTACCCTTCGATCTGACTCTCGAGGTACAACAGGGTAACAGACTTGACTAGGAATAACTTGATGTCCATTCTTTGTCCCAAGAGGGTGAATACTGATGTACAACATCAAACTGGTCATTGTGCCCGCATGGCTCGACCTCATTATGAAGGAGCTGGGCATCACGAACGATGATCTTGTTGATTGGGAGAAACTTTCAGGCATACTATCGCCTAGAGATCTTTTGATTTACAAGATGCTCAATTGGAATGCTTGCGAGGTGATCGCGAGACTCCCAGGCTGCAACGAACAAGTGGCCAGCAAGCTCATTTCCGAGCTTCCGATTGCCACCCCTGTCCCGACTTTGGAAGAGCGTGCGTTCTGCGCTAACCAATCCGTTGACGTTCTTATTTACGGTGCAACGTGCGTCCGTGATAAAGAACAGCAACTGTATGCCCAAGCGTACATGTCGGACAGTGAGGTATTGTGTGTCCGTCTGATCCCGTTCAGCCGTGCTTCGGAAGAACTGAAGAATGAAGGTCGCTCGCTCTCTGAGCAATTGGCCCACATTCTCTACTCTCGAATCGGCCTTCGAGCGGCAGCAGAGACCGGGGCGTTCAAACAGTATGTAAAGGAAATTCCTTTTAACCCGGTATTGTATTGAGAGCCATGTAGTAAAAAACTGCAATGGTATGCAAAACTTGCGAATGCGCTGAGCGATGATAAAGAGACCTCAGTATGCCTCGCAGTAAATAGCAGCGCGCGCTGCATCTTCCGCGGAGAAACACAATGAGCGTAGTAGGTAAATCGGCTCGCACCAGTCAGCAAACGCTGAATGCCCAAGCGACCGCCATTCAGGAAAAGTTCGCCCAAGGCGGCATCGTCGGTAATACCGCCATTGCCTCCATGGAATCCCTGACCACCCTGGACCACGAAAACCTGTTCGTCTCCATGGAGACAGCGGTCCAGTCGATCGGCGAAACCGTTTCGATCGAAAGCCTGGGTGACTTCGGCCTCAACACCGCCGATCTGACCCGTGCACAGAAAGACGCCATGGGCGTTATCGCAATGGCCGCTCTCGAGCCGGGCAACTATGCTCGTCGTGCTCTGGGCGCCAGCGACGTATCGGCTCCTAAAGTCGGCACCGTGGTTTCGGTTGAATCCATGGGCGACTTCGACTTCCAGGACAAAGCCAACCCGTCCATGGAAGCGTTCGACAACTCGAACCTGACCGACTTCATCGGTCTGTCGATGGTTTACAACCAGAAAGCGGCCAAACAGGGCGAGTTCGCTGAAGCGTTCTACCGCACTGTGATCCTGACTCCGGAACAAGGCGGCGCTGACGTCACCATCCGTAGCCACCTGGTTCTGAACCACTTCCTGCACAACACCCGCGGCGACCACGCCGATTTCAAACAGCGCCGTCTGCTTGAAGCTGCGATCAACTACAAGATCCTGGCTGACCAGTCGACCACTCTGGTTCCTGAAATCCACGACGGCAACAAAGACCTCTTCGTCGCTGAAAGCGTCGTTGAGCCACGTTCCGTTGAACTGGGCAACCGTACCGTTACCACTTCCGCCCTGCTGATCGGCAAGCGCGTGAACCTGGTCGGCCTGGCTCAGAACAGCCTGGTGAAGATCGCTGGTCAAGCGAACCAAACCGATGCTCTGGACCGTGCCGTTGGTCTGAAGACCCTCTACGTCCGTAAGGGCGATAGCGACGTTCTGGCTTTCGACGTTGAAACCCTGCCTCGTGCTGCCTTCATCAAAGGCAACCAAGGTCTGGCTCGCGAACTCGAGCTGAACTTCCGTACCAGCTCCTTGCAGCTGAACGCCAACAGCGTGAACTACAAGGGCGTGGCACTGACCAACCCGGTTCTGAAGCAGATCGTCGACGGTGACTACCGTGTGACCCTGGCTGTTACCGTAACTGGTAACGTAGACACCGAGAAGGCCAACGCCACTGTCAACGCTGCGCCGATCACTGTCGACAAGATCGTGAACGCCGCTGGCGAAGTCCTGGCTCTGGACAAAGCAGGTCCTGGTAAGGACATCGCTGATGCCCTGGCTGACCTCGTCATCATCGGCTGGGAGCCGAACGCTCGTCTGTCCAACGCCAACCGTCGTCTGCGCGGTCTGCAACTGAACAGCTCCGAGTACACCGAGCGTTACCCAGTAATGCTGGGCAGCCCGTTCTCGATCCCGAGCCCGCTGCAAGAAGCCCGTGGCATGGCCGACATCGACCTGCTCGTGACCGCAGCTCGTCTGCGTAACGACAACATGGCGATCACCACCCTGCTGCGCTTCACCGACGGCCTGAGCCGCTGGAAGTTCCTGACTGACTCCATCAACTCTGACGACCTGCTCCCAGAAGTTGAAGGTATCGCTCGCTTCCTGGTTAAGCCATGGTACCGTGAACGCGATCTCGACCTGCGCAAGCTGGTTGTGTCCCTGCGTTCCTTCGACCGCGTGCAAGACGTTCAGGCAGCTCTGTCGAACGTGCTGCGTAGCGACATCCAGGACGCAATCCTGGAATCGAACTACAAGACCGCGCTCGATGCCTACACCGGCTACACCGGTGAGAAGGTCCACGTTCTGATCGGTTCCGATCCGAAGACTGCCTCGTACATCATCCAGACCGGCGACAGCCGTACCCTGGGCGACGACATCACTTTCGAGAAAGTGTCGGCAGTTGACCAGCGTATCCGCAAGCAGATCTTCTGGACCTTCAAGCGTCAAACCGAAGGCCTGGACCCTCTGAACTGCGGTACTCACTTCTGGATTCCAGAGCTGATCTCCCACGTGAACGTATCGCGTGACGAGACCCAGATCCGCGAAGCCATGGTGCAACCGCGTAACCGTCACGTTAACCACCTGCCGATCTTCGGCAAGATCAACGTGATCGGCCTGGACGAGGTTCTGTCGGAGGGCTGGCACTTCCCTGTCGCCACATTTCCCGGCGACACCGACGACACCAATACCGGTGGTGAAGGTGGAACTCAGCAGCCTGTTGCCCCAGGTGATACCGGCAATGGCACCACCCAGCCTTAACCCGTAAGGGCCAAAGGTAAAGTGGCGTCAGCGCTAGTCGCTGTAGTCTAAACAAAAAGGCGGGGCTTCGGCTCCGCCTTTTTGCCGTGTCTCCGAGATAGTGGCTATGCGCTATTGCGTTGAACGTCTTTTCGGCAATACATTATTTACTTGAGCAAACACGGGGTAATAAAATACACGTGTAAATTTTTAATAAAGAGCCAACCTATATGGACGAGTTCTCACGTATCGACAGTGCACATCAGCCGAAGCGTATAGACACCCAGAGACATCACCTAGCGAAGACGGCACTGCCGTTTCAACATAAGGCAGCCAGTCGTATTCGGTTGGCAAGTCGTCAACATGAGAATGGTATCAAAGGTTCGCCGATGGTTACGGTGTCGTACTTCAATTACATGGAGCGCGACATTATAGTGACCAGTCGGGATGGCTCCAGCGTTGTGGTGCCTCCTGTTGCGAACTACTCGGCCGATGAGTTCATTGTTTGCGTGACCCACACCATGCCCAAGGAGTCAATGGAACGGGCGCTGGACATTTTAAAGAATCGTGCCAATCCTGATGAGAGAGAATGTCAGTATTGGATACGTGCGTACGAGGCAGCGCTGTACAACAACAAGTCGCATCACGTTGTGGCTGCCAGTGTCGAATACATCATTTATTTCCGGGATATTCAGGACGCCGGTGGGCGTTGCTATATGCCGGATGTCGATCTTCTGGTGGAGTGGTTGGCAGACCATGGGGCGATCCATCCGTTTGACAAGATCAAGCGCGATGAAGCCACACTGCAATCCATTGCACCGGGTGTCGGGGAAGCCACCTTCGTCTTTATGATCAAGGCGGTGGACAATGCACAAAACGTCCAGCGAGCGACTCGCTACATTAACCTAGGTGGTGATGTCTTTATGATCCCGATAGAAAGGGACCTGAAGTATCAGACTGGCGTTCACATCGTCAGTCGGTCACCGATCAAGAACGGGGAGGCAGTGTCTGATGTTATCCACAGGTCATTCACATTCGAAGAGGCCGATGTAAAGCTGGCACTTCACCGGACCATCGAGGATGCCCACACGGGAGGCTCCTTGGCGGACATGGCGAAGACCATCATCGAGCGGGAAACGACCGTTAAGAAAGTCGAAGAAGTAAAGTTACGCAGTGAGCAGCTCGGGGCTGATGCCGAACTCCAGCGCCTGCGTAATGATGGGGCACTGACGAAGGCTCAGCAAGATAGAGAAGCCGCCATGCGGCGTAACTATGTCGAATGGGCCAAGACAACAGTCGCTCTGCTAGGGGCGGCAATAACCGTTTACGGGATATTGTCAAAGTTACGATCCGACAAGTGAAGGCGTTCCAATGGACGACAAACTACACGAGTTCTCACACCGCAAGCGTGCACCTGTCTTCAATCAGGATGTGGTGAAAGGGATTGCTTGCAAGGATGTTCCAGGTGCTCAGCGTTATGTAGAGAGCATCATCCGTTGCGGGGAAAAGCAGTATCCCGAGGGATTTGTGTTCATTACGAGTGAGCGTTGTAATCCATTGGAGGAGTACAACGTAATTACCCGTGCTCGGGCTGGGAACAACCGGATCTACGACATTGCGCGCAGCTCAGTGTTTTTGGTTAAGTATCGGTTCTCGTTGCACGGTAAAGAGTTACACCCGATGTACATGTACCTGCCGTTTGTTCACCAGGCCGGTATGCTCTACATCTCTGGCAAGCAGTTCGCTGTGGCGCCGGTGATGGGGGATAGAGCGTTTGAGATCGATGAGAACAGTGTGTTCATCCGGATTCCTCGGGCGCCGATCTCGTTCAACCGTGAAAGCCACACGATCGTCATTGACGGCACTCGTGAGAAGGCTGATGTGGTCTACTCGCAACTGCACAACAAGGGTGGCAAGAAGTCGCGCAACCGTTCCGAGCTGATTCGCTTGGGTCACGTGCAATCTTCGTTGGCTCACTACCTGTTCTGCAAGTACGGGATGTACGGGGCGTTCGAGAAGTATTGCGGCACACGCCCAATCATCATGAAGAAAGAAGACTACGACGAAGCCAAGTTCCCTTCGGAGCATTGGGTTGTGGTCTCGTCTCACGGCAAAGAACCCGATGGGATCAACCCACGGCGTAAGTCAGGCTACCACAACATTGCCACTCAGCTGATCATGCTGGTGGACCGGGGTGCGTGGACTGACATGACGAAGTCTTTCGCTGCGGGCTTCTTCTACGTTATCGACCACTTCCCAGAGTTCGTGACCGAACCTTCCGAGTTGGAAGAGACCTGGTGGTGGTGCGTCTTCATGGCGTTCATCCAGTGGGGTGAAGGTAACAACTACGGTCGTCTGGTAGAGGATGTCGAAACTCACCTCAAGTCTCTCGACAGTTATGTCGACCAAGAGACGGTCAAGACCTTGCAAGAGGTCCAGGTGAACTGTAAGGATCTGTACGATCTGATGGCCCACATCATGCGAGAAATGCGCACGATGCTGGAGAACAACCGGGGCAAAGAAGCCAGCTTGTACAACAAGCGTCTGGAAGTTCTGCGTTATCTGCTTCGTAACATCAACAACAGCATGTTCGAGTTCTTGTTCAAGATCACCGGCAACAGCAAGAAGGTTCTCCAACCGAAAGAGTACGAGGACATCCTGCGCAAGTATTTCAACCCTTGGCTGATTCATGGCATCAGCTCAGCAGCTGAGCATCCCGAAGTCAGTTCGGTATCCAACCCGAGCGACAACATGTTCTTCAAGGTCACCTCGGTGATCGTCCAGCAGACCGATACACACGGTCGTGGGAAGTCCCAGGATGCCAAGCCTATTGGCCCCACCATGTACTTGGACTCGTCCTTTGCCGAAGTCACCGGCTTTGGTGTGTTGCCCAAGTCGACACCGATTGGCAACAACCGGTTTAACCCATGTGTGAAGCTTGACCCGGAGACACGCACTACCGTGCCAAGTCCCGAGCACCAACCAGTCCTAGACGGTGTACAACGTCTTATTCAACGCGTTTAATATCCAGCTGGAGTCATCATGAGCGATTTCGTCAACTTTATCTACGAACGTACGGTCGATTACATCGAGAACCGTGCCCGGGATAATGACCTGCGTGAAGCTTACGCAACTTACATGTCCAAGGGTAACTGGAACAACAACGAGATGGCAAACGTTGTTGAGGTAGCGGCACTTGTCTGCGAAGATGAGCTGCGTAGCTGCCGTTCTACCCGTGAGGAAGACGCATGCATCAAAGATGTCATCACGACTATCGTCGATGCGAACTGCGGCTCCTTCGGGTTGTCTGACCGTACATTGGCGAATGCCGTACCGGACGACGTCTACACCGAAATGAAGCGTGCAGATGCCAAGTGGAACGACATTCTCAATCGTCTGTCCGGCAACACCCGTGGCGGTGGTCGTGATCAGCGTCAGTCTCAGACGCGTTCGTGGGGCTCGGGTGGTGGTACCAGCCGTAGCGTGTTCGACCGCAATGAATCCTACGGCGCTCGCCGTGGCACTGCGTTTGACCGTGACCAGCCGCGTGAAGAACGTGCCAGCAACAGTGTGTTCGCTGGTCGTGACGTAGGTGGCACAAGCCCTGTCTTCAATCGTGACCGTGATGAGCGTCGGCCAGAGTCTGCGCCTCGCTCTGCGTTTGCAGCCACGCGTGAACGTCCACCTGCACCTGAGCAGGCTCGTCGTGAAGAGCCTGCGCGTACTGAGCCAGCACGTGAAACCCGTGCACCGTCTCAGGAAGGTCCAGACATGAGCCAGGAACGTCCATACGACGACTTCTGGATGAAGGGCGAGAACTGGCAGATCGCTCACCGCTCCAAGTTTGTGTGGAGCTGGTCCCCTAAACAACAATCCCGCCGTGCGTATGACCCGGACAACGAGGTGCGGTTCCTCGTCAAGGGCGTCGACGGTCAAATCCGAGAGGAGTTCATCGCAATGACCGACGATCTTGTCGAAGAAGCACACGCCATCCGTGCACATCAGCGTCCTAACCGCCCACGTACCGGCACCGAGCGTTTCGAAGGCGATGCCGTGTTCGAAGGCCAGGACCTGGACGTCGTAGATCTGGACGCGCTCAACGCGACCCGTACCTACGCTGCCAAAGAACTGCTGCAAGAGCTGGACATCACCAGCCCGTACATCTCTGAGCAGGCGATCTCGGTTGCCACTCTGGAAGAAGCAGCCGTCCGTGTGGCGGGTGACGCGACCAAGAACGAAGGTGACGTTACTGCTACCAACAACATCATGTCCATCCAGTTGGCCGGTGATGCTACCAGCCTGAAGGCTCTGGAATCGATCAAGTCCATCGGCGTGAACGAAGGCGACCTGCTGCAATTGCAGAAGCGCTTCAAGTCGTTGCGTGGCACTCTGGCCGAAAACGTGATGAACTACCTCGACAAGCACTTCACCACTGAAGTGAACGCTGCCTTGGGCGACCAGTTCGGTCTGGCCAAGCCGCGTATCGAAAGCTTCATCGAAGACTTCGAAGACCTGCTCAACTGCAACACGTTCAAGAAACAAGGCCAGGCTTACGCCAGCCAGTTCCTCAGCCGTACCCGTATCCTCCTGGCTTCCATGCAGTACCTCACCGAGGAAGACTTGCGTGAAGAGTTCCTGGAGTGCACGGACCTGCTGCAACCGGGCGAAGGCGACCCAGAAGCGTACACCCAGTTCCGTAAGGACATGGTTGTGCTGTTCAAGCCAGTGGCGATGGTTCACATCAAGCTGATGGCTGAGCAACTGGGCTTCGTCGATGCAGAAGTGCGTGTCCCTCGTCGTACCGGCGAAGGCGCTGACCCAACCATGGTCGACACCCTGAACGGACTCTACGCTATTGGGCGTAAGACTGCCGGTGCTGGTCGTGTTTACCTGGTGACAGCGGACAACCTCGTGTTCGAGCTGGTGCCGATCAGTGGCGCACGCGACATCATCGGTATTCGTGCCGTTTGATGAGCGTTTAGTAGATGGGGGCCTTCGGGCTCCCATTTATTATGACTCTCTTCATTTTTTCTTTGTTTGAAGCAAGGATAACGATCATGAATGCAAAAGCAGTATTGGCAACCGTCCTCAACCCTCCTGTGACCACCTCTCTGGAGGCGTTGGCACCAACAGACGGGCAGACTGTCAAGGAACGTGAATACGAGATCTACGGACGCGTAGACGACCTTGCAGCGATGCAAGCAGGGGCTCGTGGTAAAGAGTACCAGGAACAATGGGGCATGCCGTGCGACTTCGGTAAGGACGCTGGCATCTTCGGCAGCATCCGAGTGCGGATGACCCGTGAAGGGGAAGGCGAGGATGCACCAGTCAAGTACGAACAGACCATCAAGGAGAAGCAGCCTGATGGTAGCGATGAGAACGAGATCGAGATTGGTGAACCTACCTTCCGTATCTTCTCTCGCCTCGTACCCAATGGCTTGGTGAAGACTCGCTACTTCTTCCCGCTGGAAGGCACTGAGCATGAGCTGCAAGTCGACGTCTTCAATGATGCCGACGGTAAGCAGTGCAACGTCGTGAAGATCGACCTGGAGGTCCCTGAGGGCGTCTCGGTGGCAGAGATCAAGATCCCCTTCAAGATCGAGATCACTCGTGTCATCAAACCAGGCAAGAAGTCGGCAGAAGACTCGGAGTACGTGCGTGACCTGTTCACCAACCACTACGAGATCCCGAACCCGCAGCATAAACGCAAATGACGGCATAGAGAGCCTCCCGCCTGTTTAAGGGCGGGAGGCTCTCTATGTTGTTACTCAGTCGGTGACGGAGTATTCATCAGCGACATCAACGTATCGAGGAGTTTATTAACCAGCTCGAAATTGATGCTCCTGCCTTCCTTGAGCGCGGCGATAGCTTCGATCGCAAAGGAACCCAATACCAGAACGACAATGGCAATGGCGATGTAGGAGGTGAAGCTGGGCTTCTTGGTGGCCCGTGCTACGGAGTTGCTTTCTTCGCTCATGATCAATCTCCAAATGAAAAGCCAAAGACTTTGAAGACGGCTGAGAACAGCTCGCCCCAATGGAAGCCTTTGTGGACAGACAGGTTGGAGATCATGTACGACGCCATGGACACTGGAACAAACACCATGGCCAGACATGTCATGAATACTGGATTGAGCATGGCACTGCGCAAAGCGGCAGTGTCATCGAGAGTCGCGGACTCCCCTTCATGCTCGATAACCATCCCGCCCCCAGCGGGAGTGGCTACACATTGTCGAGCTGGATCGAGGTTAGCTCGAAGGACCAGATCGCGTGTCTCGGCAGAAAGAGAGTCCAAGGCGGTAGTGACATCCATGCCAGTAGCATCTTCCGTGATCTTGTTCGACTCATCCACGAACAAGTTTACCGTATCTTTAACGACGCAACCCCAGGGGAACGCTTTTAAGGGAGTGTTCCCCAAGACCTTTATAACGTCAGACAAGAGCATGACGTATTCCTCACAGGCTACTTCCTGAGGAACCCGGTCGCTTTT